ACAATCTTCGTGGTGGCAAGGAACGCATCTTCGATGACATGAACAATGGCTTTGGCTGGAATCGATTGCCAAAATCGTTCATGGCACAGAATACTGTATTCCTGCTTATGACAGCTCTCATCAGAAACTTCTACAAAGCTATTATGCAGAGATTGAAAACCCATGAATTTGGATTGCGTGCCACCAGCAGAATCAAGACCTTTGTTTTCAAGTTCATCTCTGTTCCTGCGAAATGGATTAAGACATCACGTAGGCATGTATTGAACATTTACTCAGACAACAATGCTTATGCCAACCTGTTCAAGACAGACTTTGGTTAAAGACCATGCTTTTCTGGTTAAACCAGCGTATTACCTCAAGTCGCTTTATGGGGTAAGGGGATTTTGTGTCTGCGACATTTCTGTTGTGCAAGAAATATGTACAATAAAATGAATTTTGTCGCTTTGCAAGCAAAATCCCACTAAACCCTATAGGTTGCGGATTTGAGGATATAAAGAATTAATTAATCAGACTACAATATGACAAATAACATTAACGTATTAGAGGTATTAGAGAGTAAGCCTAATGGTACTAAATTATGGTGTGTATTATTCGGCAAATGCTTTTTAAATGGCATTGATATCAATAATATACGTCCGATTAGAATCGGAATAGAAAAGGGTGATACATTTAAGTTAACAGCTAATGCCAAATTGAGTGACAAATATATAGATGGAGACTGCCTATTGTACCCTTCAAAAGAGATGAGAGATTGGTCTAGGTTTGCATGGAAGAAGGGCGACATACTGATTAGCAGTGACGGTGGAACAGAGGTTATTTTTGACAAATGGTACGATGATACTTACACAAGTTTCTATTGTAAACATTACCTTAATAGCGAAGATGAGAATAAAATCGTGTATTACGAAGGATTCATATGTACAACAGAAAGATATTCTCTTCAAAATAAAAATTCTGTTCAAACTTACATCAACGCAATAGAAGAGCGTTTAGGTGGAAGGCTTAATCGTGAAACATTGAAGATAGAAAAGACAATGCCTGAATTATATGACGGGGATATAGCTTTTGCTGATTATGGTAAAAGACAAGATATGTTTATTGTAACAGGCAGAACATTTTCATCTGATGGCTATACTTCATTTATTTCTTTAGATTTAAATCATATGACTTTGAGTCTGGGATGCAAAACAAGTTTCTTTAAAAAAGACCTTTGCGAGCTTCGCCTTGCTACTGAGAAAGAAAAGAAACAACTTTTCGATGCCCTCGAAAAAAACGGCAAACGATGGGATGCCGAAAAGAAAATGATAGTAGATTTAAAAACATTACAAAAGTTCAAACCGTTTGACAAAGTGATAATAAGATTAGGTGATCATGATACATGGAAAGCCGATTTCTATTCTCATTATTGCGCAAATGGAGAAGCCTATACAGTCGGAGACGTACATATTTCGGATCCAAGATATATTCTTCCTTACGAAGGAAACGAATCATTATTAGGCACTGCAAATAGTCCGAAATAAAAATACAACCTCCACGACACAGAATGAGCGAAAGTAAGTTAAGGCTTTATGCCCATATACCTTCTTAGCCCCAGCACAATACTGGTCGTGGAGGTCATTATAAAACTTAAAAATATGATAGACGATAAGAAAATAGAAACTGCTGCAAGAAGATACAGCGAAGTAACGGATTGTGATAAGCAAGAAGCCTTATTAATTGAAGAAGGCTTTAAAGAAGGTGCTAACTGGGCTATTAATGAGTTTCTAAAGAATCTGTGGCATCCCGCTAGTGAAGAACCAAGAAAAGACGTTGCTATTTTAGTAGAAACACATAATGATAAGAATACGTTTTATGGTGCTTGGCATAAATGGCAAGATACCTTTTACCCATCATGGGAAGATGTGGTTCTTTATGGTAGAGTTTCCCGTTGGCTATATCTTGACGATTTATTGGAAAAGAAAGGATGAGAACAATGAAAGAGTTTAAAGTTGGCGATAAATTCATTATTCCAAGAGGTAAAGATGGCTGCCTTTTGATAGAAGTTCAAGAGGTAACAGATTATAATATGATGCATCATCGTTGCAAAGGCTGTATCTTTAATGTTTTTTATTGTGAAAACAGTAGGCATATTTATGGATATTGCAATAGAGGAAGACGCTCAGATGAAAAGAATATAATTTTCAAGAAATTAAAGAACGTAAAGTTTACAAAACGTATGAGTTATGATTCAAGAAGCAATTGTAAGGAAAGACAGATTACACCTTGTGGAATTTGTCCTTTGATGTTCAAATGTCCTTATGATGAAGATAAGAACAAATATAATAATCTCAAAAAGTAAAGCGTATGGCAGCAAGATATAATTTTAGAAAAACCATTTCACGCAGATTGGAAATCTGTTGGAATGTGCTCACACATAAGACTTTTATAGCTTATACAACTGATGATATAGGTGACAAATGGAGTCTTATAAGTAACATAGAAAGCCTTGAACAATTTGGTCAATGGCTTACGTGTAGTTGGTATAAGAAGAATAGTAATTATAAGCATTAACCGTATGAAACAGAAATATATAGTTGGTGATGTTGTTATGTATGACAACAAAATCATGGTTATTAAAGAACTGAGAGACGGAAGTCACTTTGACTTGTCTTGCCCTAAAGAAAGGTTAGTATATGATTTTGTAGATATTGAAGATATAAAGCCAGTACGTCTTACTCCTGAGATTCTAGAGAAGAATGGATGGAAGAAATCAAAGATAAATGATTGTGCATACTTCTATTACAAAGATGGATTATTTCTTACTTATACATCGAAAGATGGTAAGTTTTGGTTTGACGACTTTGATTATAGTAGCAGTATATGCGTAGACCTTCCTTATGTACATAGTTTGCAGCACCTTCTCTTTGGTCTTGGTCTTAATCACAAAATGGAGGTGTAAGTATGAGTGTAGCAACACAAGTAAATCACCATTGTCCTTTCTATAAAAGAGAATGTGAAGAATGTAGACATTGGGATGAGGAGAAAATGGAATGTGAGATGGCAATTCTTCAAGACAGAAAGATTTGATGTTTAACAGCCTTCGGGAATAAATAGTAATAATATGAATATAGACAAATTAGAAAGAGCAAATATCTTAGCAAAAAGTTTAATTCCTAAAGTAGATGCGCTCTTAAATATACCTTCAAATATTATTAATAACACTGCTGATGCCCTTTGGGGATTAATACAGTGCGACGAGGAATTTAGAACTAAATTCAAGCAGCTTCTGAATGAAACAAAACAGAGATTGCAAAAAGAGTTTGATGAGCTTTAGTAACTAACCATCCACAAGGATATAAATATAAGTAATATGGAAGATTATCAGAAAAGAATGCTCGATGAACATAGTGAGTTAAAAGACCGTTTGACAAAGCTGAATGCAGCTTTAGCTAAAGATGGTTTCCGTGAAAAAGTTGGAGACTATCAGTTTAAATTGATGAAAGAGCAGTCATTGGGTATGCAAAAGTACTATCTCGCTTTAACTGCTCGTTTGACAGATATGGGTTTATTGAATGGTGGCGCAATGCCCGATAAGTAACTAACCACCCTCTCATTGGTGAAATTAAGATAATAACGAAGAAGTCGTGCTCGATTTAGATTGGTTGGCATTAGGTGTAGCCGTAAAATATCAATTACCGCTTGACAATTCACCGCAGAGCACTCTTATGTGGAAAAGGCATCAAGCATTTAGTACACATCGAAGAACGTTAATGAGTGAAAGGCTCATAAAGACTCCAATCCGTTATTATTCTGATAACATTATGGAGAGGGTAAAAAGAATAGAATATGAGATTTAGCTATTATAATTTAGACAAAGATGACTTTAATAAAAAACATAGTCGCTTTAAGAAGAAAAAGTTGTTTACGATTTGGTTTAATCATCTCTTAGAGATGATTCAGTTTGAAAATTCAGATAGAGGTCTTTTGTTGTGGGTTAATACTCCGAAGACTGTTAGGGTATTTGGATATTGGAAACAAGGTGGCTGTGGTGGAAGTAAGAAATTCTATCAGAGTTGGAATAATGATCATTGTGGCTGTTGCTAACATAGTAACTAAACATCCCTCTCCTTGGCAACAGGGAAAGGATAAAAATGGGAGAATATGATAATTTATTTAATATTAGGCATCCTTCTTGTGGTTCTTTCTATCTGTTTAGGAATGGCAATCATGCATGCATCCGATGAAAAAATAGGCGTTATAATATCTTATTTCGGATTTATATTTGGTCTATTTCTTATTATCGGGTATGTAAACAGCAAACCAAAAGCAATCGATGTATATAAAGGTAAAACCGAATTACGTATTACATATGAAGGGAATACGCCAGTAGATTCTGTAGTAGTTTTTAAAAAAATAAAAGGATATAACAAAATTACAGGAGAGGATAAAAAAGAATAAAATATGAAGATAAAGAAATTGGCGCATTTATGTATGATAATAGGTGCTCTTTTAGCATCATTTGCTCTATTGTATACCCTATTTTCGGTAAGTTGGGGACTTGGGGTCTTTGTTTTAGGTGCTGAATTATTTATACTTGGATTTAATATTGCAAGCAAAGATTAAAAAGAATAAAATATGGAAGGATATAAGAAATACATGATAATTGATCATGATTTAATCCAATTTAGATTGGTTATATTGGATGAGGAAAATAATGTAGTAAATGTATTATTTACATCGAAAGAATATGAATCAAGTTCAATATTCGATAAACCTTTCAGCGAAGATTTATATGAATGCCTGATGGATGCTCACCAAAAGTATGATTTTAATGATTGGGAAAATGTTCCATCTATGGAGTTTCAAGCCAGAAGAAAAGGAACTGACGAATGGATATATTTATCAGACCCGATAGAAGATTTTATGAATACTTAATACAGCTTTAGAAAAAGTCAAGACGTAAAGATATATAAAATAATACTGACTCTATGAATAAAAGAGAATGTAAAAGATTATTCTATAAAGAAAGTGTTAGAAGTCTCTTAATAACAGGCTGGGCTTTGGGCTATATAAGTCCTAACGCTATTAATTATGTAACAAAGAAATTAGAAAAAATTACAAAATTGAAACTTAGATACTACCTACATAATAATGTAGAAGAGGATTGCTTTGTAATAAGAAAAAGAGACCTATAGTATATATTAAATAAATTAAACAATAAGAACAAATCTTAATAATATGAAAGCAAAGGAATTAGCAGAACAACTTTTAAAATTACCTCCTGATTTTGAAGTTGTATTCAATACAATAAACGACGGTGGGACTCATGGGTTCAATGTCGTTCAATACAAAGACATCGAAGTAATGGATGTCGGTCGTGAAACTGTCATACTTGGTGGTGTGGACGTTTAAAGTTATTTATTAAATCGCAATAAAATGATGATAGAATTATTGATAATAAGCATAGGGATATTGTATTTCTTGACTTTTATATTCGGCTTTTTTGCTGTAATTTATATCTGTCAAAGGTCGAAAAATCTGATTTAATCGCCTTGCTAAACAACTTGAGAATGGAAGTAGAAGAAATACGTTAAAATGTAATAAATTGAAAAATGATTACAATAGAATTAGGTATTTATATAATTTCAGTCATAGGAGTAATCTTGTCTATTAGGTATGACGATATAATATTTAATAAGAAAAATGGCTCTATATTTCTATCATTCTGTCCAATAATTAATACTGTTTTATTATTTGCAGAATTGGTTATTTTAATGGGCTTATTATACGATATAATTGCACGTTTGGATTTAGATTCAAAGTTTTATAAAGCAATCCGTTTTGGACGAAATAAAAAGTAACTAACCACCCTCTACCTGTTGCCAAGAAGAGGGTAAAAAGAAGAGAATATGAGTATACAGATATGTAGAGAAGCCTATCAAGAATTGATAGACGGAGATTTGCAATGGCTTCTCAAACAATCTGAAAGTCTTGAAAGAGACCATATAGAGGCAGTGCTAAGAAAGAGTGTTGAACTTTTATACGGAAAGGGAAAATAAATATGAAATGGGTATGTTGTAATGGTGATGGCGTTACATATATATGTGATGTTGAACCTGTTAGAAATTGGAATAAAAAGATATGGGTAAATCCTTGGGCCACTTTTAAAAAAATATCTTATAAAAAGGCAGTAACTCTTACTGGAAAGGAATTGTCTTGGGAAGATGATGCTGTAATGTTGTAGGATTGAATATGAAAGCATTAAAGAGATTACAAACTGACGAGATGTCTCTTAAATTAAACTCTTATTATAAAGATAAAGTATCTTATCTAAAAGTAACTATTAGCGATAATTCTTATTTTAAATATACAGTAACTAAAGTTACTCCAAGTGGTAAATCTGTTGGTATATATCAGTTTAGTTCAGATAATATTGACTTCCTAATATATTACAAAGTTTGTTCTCAATCTGAGTGGGATAGTGCAATAGATAGACTTAATGTATGGTTTAAAGATGCTAGTTTAAAAATTAAAAAGTTATGACTAAAGAAGAGTTTAATGAAATTGTTAAAATTCCCTCTGAATCTTTATGGGGTAGTCATAGTATAAATGTGGAAAGATATAGATTTAATAGTAAAGAATTTCATAATTGGGTTATACGAGACTTAAATTATAAATTTGATAGTATCTTTACTAATGAAGAAGGAGATATTAATCTACAAGAAATGTATACCTCTAAAGTGTTTACTGAAAAAGAGTGGGATTCTTTATTACCACATATATTCTATAGAGACTTTAATAAGGACTTTGATAAGTTAGTTGAGAAAGTTCTTCCCCTATTTAATCGTATTCCTCAATATTGGAACGATTTACCTCTTGAGATGTGGCAAGGAATATTTAGTTTTGGAACACATTGGCGTACCGAAGGTCTCTCTTTAAGAGAATCTATAAATAAACCGGAAAATGGAGAATTATATTGTAACACTTTGTTAGAGATTTATCCTATATTTGAAGAATTTATAATTAAATGGGAGGATCAAAGATTTTTATATAGATTCTGTGAAGCAGTTGGTCCAGACCAATATAAGGGATTATTATATGAACAATAATATATTATGATTAAAGCAAAAGAAGCAAGGGCTATAACCCATTCTGTTGAATTAGACCAACAGATATTACATGAAATAGGTTTTACTATAATTAAGGAAGCAAGTCAAGGTAATTATGCTGCTCGGATTGGTTCTATACTTCCGACAACTAATGTTGACAAATATTATGATTACCTTAAAGAATTAGGATTTGAAATCAGTCCTATTTATAAAGGTGAACATGGAGTTTATGTAGTTTGGCGTTAAAAAATAAAAGATATGGATAAACTGAGGTATAGAAGTAATATTTATACTAGGTATACTGTTATTGTGGATAATTTTCTTTATGGGATTTATTGTATTTTATTATAAATTCGATAAATGTAGTACTTCCGTGTATTGGTGGACTTTTATACTTGGTTTTATTGCTTTAATTTATTATATCTGTCACATTTAAACGAAAGAAACAATGAGCATCACAAAAGTTAGAGGAAAAGAACTCGTCAATATCGAGTTATTTCAAGGTTTGGCAGGAAAAGTATTATATATAAATGATTATCGAATAACGCCTCATAAACCGATAGGTGTAATGTCTACGGCTTGGAAAGGACTTGTCGAAAAATCTGATTTAATTAGGAGTCTTAAATTAATAACTAAAGAATTGGAAGGGCAATCATGATAATGAGTGCAACTTATTTGTATGTACGATGTGATGAATGTGAGGAATTACTCAAAGATCCAAAGACCGAGAATGACCTTTTCGGCGATATGAAAGAACTCACTAAGGTGTTATCTTTGGCAGGATGGCATTCATTCGGTGACAAAGTACATATCTGTAAAGACTGTTATCTTAAAAATCATAAAAAAATGAATATAGAATCGAACATTAATAGATATGAATAAGCGATATTATGGAAACAAGAAACATAACTATTACTCTTGAAAAAGCAATAGAGTTATATAATAGTGGTAATGAATCTCTTAAAGATTTAGCTCTTCAAGCCTTTAGTAAAGAAGATTTGATGAATAATTTTAGAGATATCACAACTTTCAAGAAAGCTTGTGATGTGCTTGGTCATAACTATGATGATATTATATCTAAAATAAATAGCATAGCTGAAATTAGTAGGGCTTCTGCCGCAATGTTCAAGTTAAATATTATCAGAAAAGCACTCAATTTTGGTTATAATTTACATCTTGTGAAAAATGCCGGAGACTCTGACCTTTATTACCCTGTCAATCTTTTTATAACTAAGAGTTGCACTTTTTATAAAAGTGAACTTGAATCAGGTAAAATAGAGATAATAGGTAAGATTAAGAGTGAAGGAAATAAATATTATGTCATTGGTAATAATGCCGATATTCGTCGTTATGACGGTGTAGGTTGCTTCTCGGAATACTATGGTATCGGTAGTGCTAAAGCTGATATCGGACTTTTAGGCTGTGCCAATGAAGAGATAGCTAAACATTTTAGCAAATACTTTGGTATGCTTATCACAGAGGCCAAGTATGTAGATTTGGTAGATTTTAAAATTATTGAAGAGAAATATAAAATATAATCCTTTCTTGGTAACAGGGAGAGGGTAAAAAGAAGAGAATATGGCACAAGAAGGATGGATATGCCCTAGATGTGGAAAGGTAAACGCACCTTGGGTAATGCAATGTTCCTGCAATAGGAACACTCAGATATTACCTAAAGTCGGTGCTCCTTACTATGAAGGAGACCAAGCAACGTGTAACGCAAAGAAATAGTTGGAGGAAGCGTAATGAGTAAGATTAATGTCAAAGAGTCAATTCTGTCGGTTGTTAAAAAGAGTAACTTAGAAATACTCAAAATAGATTTAATGAATGATGAAGAATCCTTTGTTAGGTCTTATGGCAAGGAAAGAAATGAGTTTTGCAAAGTTTATAATAGTTTAGATGACTTAGATTTTGAAGTAGAATCTTTCGTTATGAGTGATGAAGTCCTAGGCACAGTATATTGCCGAGATAAAGACACTAAGGAGCCTGTATGGCTATTGTCTCATGGAGATGAATGCTATTCTTGGTGGGAAGTTAATAGAGTTCCAGAGTTTTACAAGAATCAATTTAAAAACTAAAGAATGAAGCACTCTTACGAGATTAAACATATCTTTACAGGTAGTAAAGAGTATAAAATGCCTAATGGATTATCAATACGTGTTAAGATTACTGTAAAAGAAATAAATAAAGTATGATAGGAGATATAATTTTATTCTTAAAGACATGGTGGAAGCAAAATGTTACCTGTCATCATAAGTATGTCTATAAAGAATTAGGAAGAATCAATTTTGAAGAGTGTCGAAAGTGCGGAAGAATAAAAAATTACATAGGTTAAAATTAAAGAGAATAAACAATGAGCAAAGAAAAAGCGATTGAGAAAATTAATCAAGCAATATTTTTAATAAAACCATATTTTGAAGGAAATCTTGAAGCTAAAAGATTTACTTTAAAGTATTTACAGGAGGCACTCAAAGAGTTAGAGGATAAAAATATGGATAAGGAGGATTTAGTAATTATCGATTTATTCCAAGGTTCGGCAGTAGAGACATTATATATAAATAATAATCGTATAACTCCCGATGAACCTATGGGTATGATGAAGACTATATGTTCTATCAAGGTACCAAAGCAATTTTTGATCAGTAAACTTAGAACAGTACTTAAAGAGTTGGAGGATGAATAATGTGTGAAATAAACGTTAAAAAGTCACTTCTGGAAGTTGTTGAAAAAAATAATCTAGAAATACTAAAAATAGACTTAATAGACAGTAACGAAGCTTATGTTAGATACCATGGTGGAAATAGAGATATGTTTCCTGGCAAAGTCTATTCTACGATAGAGGACTTAGACTTTAAGGTTGAATCCTTTCATATGCAAGAAGATGTTCAAGGTACAGTATATTGTCGAGATAAAGATACTAAAGAACCGGTATGGATAGTGTCTTATGGAGACGAAGATGATTCTTGGTGGGAAGTAAATAGGATACCAGACTTTTATAAAAATAATCCCCAATCTTATCGTGTTAAGCCTGAATTTAAGTATCGTCCATTTAAGGATATAGAAGAGTGTTGGTCAGAAATGCAAAAGCATCAGCCGTTTGGGTGGCTAAAAGATAAAAGTGGTAATAAATTAATAATTGAAAATGTAGATTCAAGAGGTTGTGTCGAAGTTTATAATGGGGGTGCATGTTCTTTTAATGAGGTGTTTGAATATTTCACCTTTGCCGACGGACTTCCATTCGGTGTAAAAGTGGAGGAATAGTTATGGACATAGATATTGTAAAAAGAAAACTGACAGAAGTCCTCGTTTACATGGAGAGTTACAAGCAAAATCATTACGAGGGGTATTTCAATCAGATGGAAAATGCTCTTTATGGATTATCAAGAGAACTTAATAAGAAATAGATATGGCTTGGGTTGCGGTAAATAAAGATGGTGCAGAGTTCATATATGATGAAAAACCTACAAGGGGTAAAAACGATTGGGAACCTGCAATAATAGGTCAAATGCCTTCAGCCAATGATTGGGGGGAGGAAGATTATGACAATATATATGATGACTATGTTAGACTTCCAAAAGGTTACATCAAGAAACTAATTGGAAAAGGACTATCTTGGGAAGATGAGCCTGTCGAACTTGAAGGAGAATAATAGCATATGTTAAAATTAATTTTCATATTTTGTTTATTTAGTTTTTTTACTTTTCCGATTATTTATGCTGGTCATTTATTAAATAAAAGAAGTAAGAATGAAGGACAATAATAACAATTCACGAATTTTAAACAAGTTTGCCCGTTCAGTATTGAAAGGTATGAAAAGTTTAGATTCAGACATATCTCAGTTAATTGATAAACACTTTTGGTCTTTAACTGAGGATACAAGTGAATACACTGATAATTTATGGCTTGCCTGCGATAAGGATAATGAATTAGTATTATTCAAACATAAGCCTTTCCGTGATAATTGGTATGGTTTTTGGAGCGAACGAGAGGATGGTATTTCTTATAATTGTAATGATGAGATAACAGTTAGAGAACATAAGGCTAACAGATTTATAATTCCGAGGAATGACATTAATTTATCATGGAAAGATGAACCGATTAAGGTAAAATTAGTCAAGGTTTAATTTCTTTTAACTTATAATATTTGGTAGGTTAAAAGAAATTTTTTATCTTTGCACCATAATTTAAAACATTAATATATAAGGAAATGGAAAAGGATAAAATTATCGAAAGTTTGGAAAGTCGTCTATCAGACCTTGACGAAGAAAGACAAAAAATAATGGATCGTCTTATCCAATTGGAAGAGGAAGAACTTAAAGAGAAATTTCACGTAAATGATTGTTTCATTGACGTTATTTCAAGTGGTATCTATTACTACGCATATAAAGTAATCCGTGTTAATGCAGATAGCATCCTTGTCGTAAAGGTTCTCAGAGACCATATCGAGCAGAAAATTACTACATCGTCTGCTACCACCAATTGGGAGAAGATTACCTCAGAGCAGTTTGATACTCTCTTAAAATTAGGTCTCGATGTTATCAATAATCCTGATAATGATAATTCTTTTGATCGAGAGATATGCGCAATTAAAAGTAGCCTTAAAAATTAACATTATTACTCAAGAATATGAATAAAGACATTAACGTTGCCGAAATTCTTAAAACCAAGGAGAAAGGCATTAAATTATATGATACCGTCAGAGATATAGATGTATATCTATATAATATCGTCGGGGAAAATGATGAGATACATTGTTCTCTTGAAAAAGATGGTTGTAAAATATTAGCTTATTCGTATAATGGGACACTACCAGGTTTCGTAAACGGTAAGATGGTATTAGTACCATCCAGAGAAATGAGGGATTGGGAGAAATTTCAATGGAAAAAAGGTGACTTGCTATCAGTAATCGAGAGTAGAGGACGTTGTGGTTTAATTCTTTTTGACGAATGGTATTCAGATGACTATACATCATTTAACGGCTATAACTACGTAGTCACGGGTAGATATAACCTTACTAGATGTAAAAAATATAGAAGTTACCAAGGTAATGTACCGACCGAAAATTTTGAAAAGAACGATGACAATTATACTAGACAAAATTACAATAGTTACATCGAAAAATATTTCGGCAAGGTATGTGATGAAGAGTCTACTGAAATAAAAGAAATGCAAGAATACATTTTTAAGAAATATTATTACGGTAGAGAAGAAGGGACTTTGGAATATAATAGTGGCGAATGCATTCCCGCATTTACTCCGTCGCAAATCAAACAAGCAATGAAAGATGGCTTTAATTATGCGTTAGAAAAGTCGGTAACTAATTTACAAAATACGCTTAAAAAAGATACGATTAATCAGAAGATTAACGATGTAAAGAAATTAATCAATAATGCGATAGAATATCTTGAGGACACTAATGGTTATGACGATGACGAGGATGATAAGATTTCTTTTGCAAAAGATTACCTGTATCAATCGATTAAAGTTATAGAAGATAGTGATAAGGTAAAAATCGTTACCCTAAGTGAAGGCGAATATCAGACCATTCTCAGTTTAATTCCGAAAGATGTGTTTAAATAAATTTTTACATAAGCTATTTTATATCCAGTTAAGGGTCGCCACTTATTTTTTGATGTTGAACATTATTTTCCTATATGGGTTTATTGTCCCAATAATGACCGTTAAAATATCAATTAATAATATATTAACCGATGGTATAAAAGAAGTAACGGATATCTTGATGTTACCTATTAATATTATTAATGACATCAATAATAATTTAAAGAAAAGATTCTCGGACTTTAAACATAGTTTAGAATATTTTTAGTAAATAATTTTAAAAAATATAAATATGGACAGAGTTATAAAATTTAAGGCTAAAGGTCTTGACGACTGGGACTGGAAAGAAGGAAATCTCGTCGTAACAGACCTTATCGGATGTGACGGTCCTATAACGGAGATAATCACGACAGATGAAATGAGATATAAGGTCGATCCGTCGACTATCTGTCAATTTACTGGACTGAAAGACCGTGATGGGAAGGAAATTTGGGAAGGTGATATCGTCATACGATATAGTGACCAAGGGGATATTACGGCATATGTCGTCTGGGAAAATGAAAGTTGCCGTTATACATTAGTGAATACTCGTAATAAATATTATACTATCAATAGCTTAAGATATGATACACTTAAAGTTATTGGTAATAGATACGATGAATGTGACATATTGTCTTAAACATTTACAAAAAAAAATGAGTAAAGAAAAAGCTATAGCATATATTAATCGAGCCAAAGAACAGATATCTGGCGATTTAGTTACGGTCAGATTTTGTCAAATGGCTTGCGATAATTTGGATAAAGCCCTTAAAGAATTGAAAGAAACAACAATGCTTACATCGGATGAGATGTATAAAATGAGGCATTGCATAGGTCTAGATAATAAAAATCCAAGAAGAGGCGTATATCAAGCATATCGTAATGGTGTATCATATTATGAACCGGACCCTATATGGGAAGGGTTAACTTCAAAAGGATTTGCAAACAAACGTATTCTCAAAGAGAGTGATTTTACACATTGTGTTAATGGCGATTATGCGTATAGTGTTAATAAAGACGGTCTGAGAGCAATGGAAGACTATTTAGGTTTTAGAATTGAAATGTAAATATGAGTATGCAATTATGTAAGGAAGCCTATCAGAAATTGATAGACGAGGATATTGAATGGTTGTTGAAACAGCCGAGAGATGTTGAAAGAGACCATATAGAAGCTGTTTTAAAGAAAAGTGTCGACCTTTTATATGGGAAAGATGATTCTATCAATGATAATCGACAGGAAAAAACTACTATATATCAGATTTGGTGTGACCATACTACGGTTAGTGGAGGGTTTGTCGGCGGTAGTAATTACCCTACGCAGTTAATGTTCACGACATTAGAAAAGGCACGTGAAAAAGCCGAAAAGGGGTGCTATTTCAATAATGAGGACATTATCATAACTGATCCTTCCTATATTTTCGACTATGATAAAACTGACAATTATACGGATTTCAAAAAAGTAGGTATCGATAATATCCTATGTCATAGGACTATCTATGGTGATTGGTCTTGTACGACCTTTGATACGGATACTAATAAACCTTTAGGTGACTTTTGCGCCGATGCTGCTCTCGTATGTGTTGCACCTCTTAAAAAGGTTATAGAATTAAACGAAGGTTATGAATACATTAAGAACAGTGAATGGACGAGAACAATTATTCATAACTTTACAGGGCACGTATACCTTGATTTCAAGAAAGATGAAGATGGCTTCGAATATGTTGAGGTCGTAGGTGAAGGTAATATTAATTTCAGAACAAAACAAACGGGGGCATAGCAAATGAAATACAATTATAAATACAAAGGTCTTGCAGAAAAGATTAAAGAAATTTTACAAGAAAATTTCCCGAAGAATAAAGACCTCACGGATATTAAATCTGCTTTGCTTGATGACGATGATTTCATTAATAAACTGACAGATGCAGTCAAGGACAATTTTACTCTCGATGATATGAATCGTATGTTTACAAAAGACGAGATTTGTAGCTTAATCGACGGCGATGATTTATATTATTACTTCGATAGTAATGTAATGCTAGATGCAATAAGTGATGATACTATTATACGTTATTTAGAACACAACGGATATGAGTGTGAGCTACAAGACGATTGGATGCCAATTGATCACATAATGAAGGCTTGCAGCGATATTTCACCAAGAACAGTGAAAACTGCCGAAGATATGAAAAGGATCGTCTGTGATGAAATTGATAAACAAGATACAGGAAATGTTTTTATTTAAAATTTTTTCACATAATAAATTTGGTAATTTCAGAAAATTGTTGTACCTTTGCAACTGTTAAACAAAAAGGTTAATTTAAATATTTAAGGTATATGTCAAGAGAATCAAAGAATTTACACTTTGCAAGACGTTTTGCAAGACAGTTCAAAAGTGAAGATGATGCAAATTTGCTCATCGAAACAATTAGGAAAGAAATTCCTAATGTGCGTAAGGCAGATTGTAAATTTATGCTCGGTGTTACCCGTCTCTGTCTTGATAAGGAGATTACTACGGGTAATGATATCGGTAATATGAATGAAATAATTAAATTCATTACATCTGATGCACATGTTAACGAATATGATTATAATCTCAATGGCGAGCATTTGAAAGACTTATTCAAGCGTTTCATGGGTTCGATTAATGAGGAAATCCGTAGCGACTTCGAAAAATTGTCTAAGATGCAATTTACCAAGAATGATGAATATGATATTATTGAGGTACCTGACTATGAAACGGCATCGAAATACAGTAAATATACCTCTTGGTGCATAACTCATTATTCTAATATGTATGATAGTTATACGACTGAAGGTATGGGCACTTTCTATTTCCTTTTGAAAAAAGGATTCGAAAACGTAAAAGCGGTTCATAATGGTGACGATCCACTTGACGAATACGGGCTATCGATGATCGCAGTATCGGTTAATGCGAATGGTTCATTAAATACTTGTACTTGTCGTTGGAATCACGATAACGGTGGTGGTGATGGCATGATGAATACTAAAGAAATCAGTCGTCTTATCGGTATGAATTTCTATAACGTATTCCACGCTCCTAAATTACCAGAGGAAATTATGAATATCCGAGTTTTATTGTCAGACCGTAAGACTATTGTTAAAGTATCGGATTTTGACTCATTGACGATGAAAGCTGCGGGTGTCGAAGTGACGAATGGTAAATTCGTGTCGCTGAAACATACAAGGGATGATGATAATTCCAAGGCAATTAATTGGTATAAGTCTAACGAGAGAATTGATAAAAACAATGGCGAGTATCTTCCAACATACGAGGAATTAAAAGAGTGGTACGATAATCGGAAACTCATCGATTGGGCATTAATTAAGGTCGGTGGTGAACCAATGGATAACAATCGTTTTTATTGGTCATCAGATGAACGTACTCCGGGTTCCGTGTGGGGTGTCGTGTCGTCGGGTGGTGGCCGTGTTTGGGGCTACAAGGACGGCATCTACTACTACAGCAACGGTCGTTGTCGTGCGTTCGTTCGTCCGCTCAGCCTTTAACTCTTTACCGTGGGTCAGCAGTTTAGACTGCTGACTTATATTAAAGAGTATCGAAGTTAAGAAAATATGGCAAGAAATAGAAAGAAGAAATTTAATGAAACACAGATATATTTAGACGGCATAGCATTAAACGATGAATTGAATAAAATTTGTCTAAATATGCAACGTGATTATAGGAATGTATATTTTCCTATTTTATCTAATAATTGTTATGCCTTTTTACGGGCATTTTTGAAGGTATATGACGAGAATAACAATGATTTAAAATATAAATTATGCCGTCAATTATTTAGTCGAATTAGAGAAATTGAATTGTCGATCGACGCAGTATGGAGATTGCATATTTTGACTGATAAACAATATTATAAAATAAGGAAAATTTTAGGAGCATTACATAAACAAGTGGTTGGATTTTTGGACTCTCTGAAAAGCAAAGTAACAACGTTGATAAATTAAAATTGATTATTTACATATTTTAATTATATATTTAACCCAAGGCAGTGAGCTTTTAAAAAGTGAACTGAATGGATTTTCCTTTATTTTTAAAGGGGTTATGCACTTGTTTTTTTTTTAGCAAGTTAAGAAGATAATAATGACTTATCGTATTAGACATAACTATCTCCGGGTTCTGCGTGGGGTCTCGTGTCGTCGGGTGGTGGCCGTGATTGGAACTACAAGGACAACAACTACTACTACAACAACAATCGTTGTCGTGCGTTCGTTCGTCCGCTCAGCCTATGGATAATAAGGAAGATAAAGTTAATGGTAAAACAATTTGAGACGGAGTATGTTAGTTATGAAGAGTTATATCTGGCATATTTGGCTTGTCGTCAGAATAAAAGACGTAAGAGAAATGCCATAATCTTCGAAATGGATTCATATGTAGAATTATATGAACTATATTGTGAACTAAACTCCATGACATATGAAGTGGGTACATCGATTGTATTTTGCGTTGATTACCCCACCAAGCGTGAAGTCTTTGCTGCAAATTTTAGAGATAGAATTATCCACCACCTTTTAATTAATCGTCTGACCTCTTATTTTGAAAAGGAATTTATTGATGATAATTACTCTTGTCGTATTGGAAAAGGCACTGAATATGGTATACAACGTTGTTATGACAAGATAAAAGAATGTAGTGAAAATTACACAAAAGATTGCTGGATATTAAAGGGCGATTTAAAATCATTTTTTGCAACAATAAATAAAGATATTTTATATAGCCTATTATGTGATTTTATACTTGAAAAACTATACAACAATGAAGAGACCCAAAATTATCGATTCACTATTTGGCTGTTAGGCAAAATCATATTTAACGTACCACAAAAGAATTGTATACGTTGCCAAGACATATCACATTGGGAAAATTTACCTTTTGATAAGTCATTATTTAACCTTGATGATAATATCGGTCTTCCGATAGGTAATTTAACTTCCCAATTATTTGCATCATTCCTATTGAATGGTTTTGATCATTGGGTAATCGAAAAATTAGGTTTTAAATATTATGGACGTTATGTCGATGACTTTTATATTATCGATACCCATAAAGAAAGGTTAACAGAAGCGATTCCTCTAATAAAGGAATATTTGAAAACTACAAGTAAGTGTCACTTTGCATCCTAATAAAGTGTATATACAACATTATACAAAAGGGGTAAAATTTATAGGTTCTGTGATTAAACCAAACAGAATATATATGGGAAATCGATTGAAAGGAAATGCTTGGAATGTATTTAAAGAAATATCGGAAGATATTAAGAAAGGTTATACGTCAAAGGCTGATATATTACATTACAGATGTCGGTTAAACAGCTATTTAGGCTTCATGAGACATAGGTCATCTTATAATATCAGAAAGAAACTTTTTAGTAGTGAATACTATAAATCAATTAAAAATTATCTAATACCTTACGAGCATTATTCAATGGTAGTCATAAAAAGCGACTAATATTGTCGTTCAACGTATTATCATAAAAAAGAGGGGCAGCCGTCGTGATGACGTTTGTCCCTCGTTATTTTTATTATTACCTTTTATTATCAATTACATAAGAAATGCTTTGAATATTATCGACGTATAAAGGTTTGAGAATCCCATTACTTCACTCGCCAACGCTAAATCCTTTACATTAAAAATTACCTTATATAACAACAATAATATTAAACCTATTATTGGCAATACATAAGTACCAGACACAATATTCCATATTAATGAAAGTATACAAGATAATGCGACGGACGCAAGATGTATTCTTCTTTCATCTCCCAAATATTTAGGGCAAATACCTACGATACTTAATAACAAAGTCGATAAAAAGGCAAGGAATGTATAATTATCTCCGCTTATTTCCAACCAAGATGGTAATATTAAAAATGAAATAGAAATTATGATTGCACTGAATATCCACTTTCTCTTATTTAAATAAAAAGTGGATGATATGCAATCCATTTTACTACCATATCTCTTAAGACAAATACAAAGATATACTATATATATGATAAGTGATAAAAGGTAACAAGTTAATGCAAAAATTGACATATCATCCGTTTAATTTATTTTTATTCAGTGACAAGATTCAGTTTCTCAGGATAACCTACAGTATAATCGTATGAAACTATCTCATTGATTGTACTTAATGCTTCCACATTATTTCGATGCTCTGCGGTTTTATTAAAGCAACTCAAGGCATACATCTCCAACGCAGAAAGCAATTGAATTGCCTGGTCACACTTTACAACGATTTTAACAGTACCCAACCAAAGAGTTGTATTTTCCTGTCCCATATTCTTTGCAATAGTGGTAGAGTTCATCAAACTTACACGGGTATCTCTATCCAACCACACATCGACACCATTCAATGAGAATACATTTACATTTGATGATGTATCGTACTTTGTAATCTCATCGTTCTTCAATTCCTTCAATTCAGCGATTACCTCATCCTCGGTCTTGAAACGTTTGTCAATATCAACAACATCATATTTGTAAACAGTACGAGTTTTCTTCTCATCATTACCGTCAGGATTCATATCAGTATACTCTTCCTCGACTTCCTGTTCGTTGGCATATACATATGTATTGCCCAAAACACCATACTCGATTAATGGATGTCTTTCCAAAAATGTTAAACTTGTTATCATTTCCTTATATTATATAATATAGATTTATTTATTTGGCGAGAATGAATCATTGTTAAAATCATCGTCCTCAAATAAGCTTTCGTCTCCTAATTCAGAGATAATTGTCTCAGCAGCAACTTCAGAATACCTGTCATATCCTTCGAAATACAGACTATTAGCCCCCTTTGACAGTACTTTTGTCTTAATCGGTAATTTAATATCTCCCTTTTCGACCATTTCAAAGAAACAACGAATATTTGCACTACTATTCCAAGAACGATATGCATGACAAGTCTTCTTACCGTCTTTCATTACAGGAATTATTATCTGAAGCTCATAGAAGTCATTTCCCTCTTCTTTACTTGATTGCTTCTTCTCGTAATTTGTAATTGCGATCTTTTTTCCTAATAACTCATTGAGTTTTATCTTATTGCCAATTAATTTTGTCGGCATAGTATCCATAAAATTATTTAATTTATTATTAAAATCGACGGTCTTTATCCTATGTCTAAGTAGATAAAGATTATTTTCGATTGATCTCCTTAAATTTTTACTATCAGTCTTCAATAAGATGCCTTTATATCCAGCATAATGTTGCTGCCCACGAATAGCACCCCTAATTGTCCTGTGTCTTAATTCTGCCCTTATCTTCGTATAATCAGCCGAGAAATAAGTTTTACAGAAACGAAAGCCATCACTGACTTTATGTAAACTATAGTCTCCCTTAAGGTCAAGGTTAAATCTACCAGAATAATACGATATTTGAAATTCTCTAATATCAATTAATTTCTGCTTATCCTTATCACCAAATAATCTGTTGTCACCGAAACCACAATAAAACGTAGGACGAAATTTCTTCATAATTATCTCATCACATTCAGACAATACGAGCATCGCAAATAATTGTGACAATGTACCACCGATCGGTAATGAATCCAAAGATGTTAAAATATCGTGTAACAATATTCTTGTATATCTGTCCTTTATCGTCTTGAATAAGATACTCATAACGACTTCAGGACTTAATGATTCATAGAAATGACGGATATCCGTCATCATTACATAATCCTCAGTATGCTTTTTGCAGTATTCGATAATACGGTTTTTCAGACAATAAGTCTTATTGTTAGAGAAAATTGAACGTCCTTCAAAGCCACTGTAAATGTATCTTGAAATTTGATTTTTTAATTTTGTTTCAATTACTAACAGTATAACATTCTGGACACAACGGTCGTAAATTTTAAATATATTGGCATTTCGCTCTTTACCATCCTTGCCTCGTTTAGGCAATTTTCTTTTTACACATTCACTCACGTGATATGTCTCATTGGTAAGTTCATCGATTATCCTATTTATTATTTCTTCCTTGTGTTTAATAGCCTTGTTCCTATGCTTAGATTTAGATGCCCTTTTCAGACACCTTTCAACCGCAGCAGTAACTATCTCACGATTTGTAAGGAAACGTTTAAGATTCTTTAAATGCCTCTTATGATTGGCTTTGTCTAATTCTTTCCAAATGTCGGTAGACCGTACATTATTATTATTCTCCCTTATGGGAGAAAAAGCAAGACTTTCTGACGCATTGTTTCCATTGCTATATTCATCTCGCAGTAGCCCCATCAAGTCATTCGGATCAATTTCCTCAAACTTTTCAACCACCTCTTCTGTCTTATTCGTTCTTGCAGAACATGTCGTACAGGTTCTTCTACGGTTTCTCGAATCTCCACTTTCAGTGTCGATACGAGTTTCCCTCTCAGGGAGAGCGAAACGTCCAGCGTAATTGTCATTGCTGTTGCTCACAGCATTGTTACTATTGACAGTGCGTGCAGACGAATTGTCGTTATTCGAGTTGCAACCAACGACAACAGCGTCACTCTCTTCTGTACCAACATTATAGATAATATCTCCCGAATACTCGTTAACCGATGTAGAATTCACCGTGGAACATCCTTTAACATTATCATCAACTTCCGGAATATTATACGAGACGGCTATCTGTGTCGTCTTCTTTTTTACGACACCACCTTTATTGTCTCGGTCAGTATTTCGAAAATTATTTTTAGCCATCGTAATAAGCCTTTAATATTAAATATCTGATTATTTAGAAAAATCCAAAAAATATTAGTATTCCTGGTATTTTTATTTTTTTTTAACACAGGTAAGGTTCGTTTGCCACTCACCTTACCGTGTTTGTTTTTGCCGTCGGCTATTTGTCGTTAGCCACTCGCTTTCTATTAACTGCTATACCTGTTGTTTACAGTTGCAGATAAGGAAGAGCGAAACGCCCAGCGAAAGAGTCATCGCCGGCGCTCACAGCAGCGCTACCAAAGACAGTGCGTGCAGACGAATGGGCGTAATCCGAGCGGCAACCAACGAAAACAGCGTTCACACACTTTCTACCAGCAGTTGGCAAACCATTCGTGGTAGTATGTCCAGTATCACCATTTGCCCAAGAAGCATAATTCCACAAGAATGCGCATTCACCTGTTGAAATGCTGGCACCACCTTGAGTATAGCACAAGAGTGAAGCGTTATAATCGGCTTTCTTCGCCCATAAGTTGTAATTTAACTTCTGTGCAAGGGTTAATTCACCGTGTGTCTGAACTACCTTAGTCAAGCCACGTTCCATTTCCAAGTCCTTATTTACGTCGCCGAAATATTCGATAGAAGCTGCCTGCTGTGCTGGAATATCATCGACATTTTCGGCACACTTGAAGTAAGTAACATACTTGTCTTCTTCCTTCACACCGTTTTCGCCGGTAGTACCTTCGATACAATAGTTTACATAGTGACAACCTTGCATCTGTGAGAACATACCGTCCTGCAAGCACATACCACGATATACTGGGTGAGACAACTTATACACCGCATAACCTCCTGTATGGTCGACATTATTTACAGTAGTACCGTCCTTGAATGTCATCTTGACATAGATGTTAATAACCGCAGTCATTGCGCCATCTGCCATACCCTTTGTATTAGGGACACTACGTACCTGATAATACTTGTGGTTAGGAACCATATTAGCACCAGTTGCCAATTCTTCATTAGTAAAATCAGATACTTTCATATTACCGGTTTCATCATACTCGAATACAACGCTGCAATTTGCACTGTCAGCAGTTACACCGTCCCATATCTTACTAATAAGACCTGCCTTAGCAATATCATTCAAAATACGATCTGGTTCAAGCATTTCAGTAAATCCGTACCATTCATCTCCGCAGAGACCACAGATAGGATGTCTTGAGACACTGACGCCATTTTCAATTGTAACTGTCGACATTAATTGGCTGTAAGTCTTTGTACCGTTTGCTTGTACATACATCACACCACTGTTACCTCTCATTGTCTTATCACCGAATGAAGCCGCATCAGTAGCAGGGTCTGAAAGTGTACAACCAGTACCGAATGAAGTGAGTGACTGATGATATACACTCTTCAACTCACAGAACATAAGGGCGATAAAAATCTCAAAGAATTCATAGTAACCTCCCATATAAGGTCTGTTTGTCTTCTGGTCGGCATTCTTTCCCTGTGCGTACCAAATACTCTGCATTGAGTTGATATACTGATTAAAGTAACCGTTACCGTTTGGCTTAAATGTTTCATTGAACCAATCATAAGGTGCAGAATATGAACCCGCATACTCAGTGTTGTAAATTGAGTGCGCACAAACTACATCATCCACACCGTCAATTTTGCAGTTTACTGTGTATTGAGGATTAAGTGCGAATGGAGCGAAAGCCTTTGCGTTAGCACCGTAGATAGTAAATGGTGACATACCCAAAGCGATAAGATTCAATTCAACACCGTCTCCAAGGTTAAGGTCTACTGGTGCAGCTACAGTGCCCTTGAGGAAATACAATTCCGAATTTGTGAAATTCATTACATCACCATCAGTACCGTCGATTTTTAATTCAGTACCGTCAACTGCAACATCCAGACGGCAGTTTGCACATCTTTTGTACAATGTTCCACCCTTTGTGGTTAGTCCCATATTCATATGGGACGTAATCTCTTTGAGGTTACTGTCCTCTCCGAAGAAGATAGTTCCTGCCGGAGAATTGTCTCCGTTTACTCTTGCAAATCCGTAAATTGAATAAACCTGTGCAATAGAGTCCAATTGCTTTTTCAACTCATTGTATTTCTTGGCGATTGCCTGATTCTCCACACCGTATTCAGATGTTTCATCAAGTTCTTTGTCAAGAGGACCGAGTTTAGTTGCAATAACTTCATTTTCAGCATTCTTAAAATACAGATGCTCAGTACCTTTAGCAAGGTTTACGAAAGCTTCACCTGACTCCATAATATCAGCAGTAGGTGCTTTTCCTGCAACAGAACTTCTCTTAAGTAAGATTTTTGTAGTTTTTGACATTTGTCTCTATCTTGTTTAATTATATAATTATTTAAGAAATTTCATTGTTGAAATCCGATGAAATCACTGCGTTGATTACGCATGGCACATAGAGACATAACGAATTATAAATTGCCTAGCATTTGAACGGCATATTATATAAACAGCATCTCGTATGTGTGAGTGGTATACTAATTGAAAAACTATTAAATAGCCTTTAATATTAAATATCTGATTATTTAGAAAAATCCAAAAAATATTAGTATTCCTGGTATTTTTATTTTTTTTTAACACAGGTAAGGTTCGTTTGCCACTCACCTTACCGTGTTTGTTTTTGCCGTCGGCTATTTGTCGTTAGCCACTCGCTTTCTATTAACTGCTATACCTGTTGTTTACAGTTGCAGATAAGGAAGAGCGAAACGCCCAGCGAAAGAGTCATCGCCGGCGCTCACAGCAGCGCTACCAAAGACAGTGCGTGCAGACGAATGGGCGTAATCCGAGCGGCAACCAACGAAAACAGCGTTCACACACTTTCTACCAGCAGTTGGCAAACCATTCGTGGTAGTATGTCCAGTATCACCATTTGCCCAAGAAGCATAATTCCACAAGAATGCGCATTCACCTGTTGAAATGCTGGCACCACCTTGAGTATAGCACAAGAGTGAAGCGTTATAATCGGCTTTCTTCGCCCATAAGTTGTAATTTAACTTCTGTGCAAGGGTTAATTCACCGTGTGTCTGAACTACCTTAGTCAAGCCACGTTCCATTTCCAAGTCCTTATTTACGTCGCCGAAATATTCGATAGAAGCTGCCTGCTGTGCTGGAATATCATCGACATTTTCGGCACACTTGAAGTAAGTAACATACTTGTCTTCTTCCTTCACACCGTTTTCGCCGGTAGTACCTTCGATACAATAGTTTACATAGTGACAACCTTGCATCTGTGAGAACATACCGTCCTGCAAGCACATACCACGATATACTGGGTGAGACAACTTATACACCGCATAACCTCCTGTATGGTCGACATTATTTACAGTAGTACCGTCCTTGAATGTCATCTTGACATAGATGTTAATAACCGCAGTCATTGCGCCATCTGCCATACCCTTTGTATTAGGGACACTACGTACCTGATAATACTTGTGGTTAGGAACCATATTAGCACCAGTTGCCAATTCTTCATTAGTAAAATCAGATACTTTCATATTACCGGTTTCATCATACTCGAATACAACGCTGCAATTTGCACTGTCAGCAGTTACACCGTCCCATATCTTACTAATAAGACCTGCCTTAGCAATATCATTCAAAATACGATCTGGTTCAAGCATTTCAGTAAATCCGTACCATTCATCTCCGCAGAGACCACAGATAGGATGTCTTGAGACACTGACGCCATTTTCAATTGTAACTGTCGACATTAATTGGCTGTAAGTCTTTGTACCGTTTGCTTGTACATACATCACACCACTGTTACCTCTCATTGTCTTATCACCGAATGAAGCCGCATCAGTAGCAGGGTCTGAAAGTGTACAACCAGTACCGAATGAAGTGAGTGACTGATGATATACACTCTTCAACTCACAGAACATAAGGGCGATAAAAATCTCAAAGAATTCATAGTAACCTCCCATATAAGGTCTGTTTGTCTTCTGGTCGGCATTCTTTCCCTGTGCGTACCAAATACTCTGCATTGAGTTGATATACTGATTAAAGTAACCGTTACCGTTTGGCTTAAATGTTTCATTGAACCAATCATAAGGTGCAGAATATGAACCCGCATACTCAGTGTTGTAAATTGAGTGCGCACAAACTACATCATCCACACCGTCAATTTTGCAGTTTACTGTGTATTGAGGATTAAGTGCGAATGGAGCGAAAGCCTTTGCGTTAGCACCGTAGATAGTAAATGGTGACATACCCAAAGCGATAAGATTCAATTCAACACCGTCTCCAAGGTTAAGGTCTACTGGTGCAGCTACAGTGCCCTTGAGGAAATACAATTCCGAATTTGTGAAATTCATTACATCACCATCAGTACCGTCGATTTTTAATTCAGTACCGTCAACTGCAACATCCAGACGGCAGTTTGCACATCTTTTGTACAATGTTCCACCCTTTGTGGTTAGTCCCATATTCATATGGGACGTAATCTCTTTGAGGTTACTGTCCTCTCCGAAGAAGATAGTTCCTGCCGGAGAATTGTCTCCGTTTACTCTTGCAAATCCGTAAATTGAATAAACCTGTGCAATAGAGTCCAATTGCTTTTTCAACTCATTGTATTTCTTGGCGATTGCCTGATTCTCCACACCGTATTCAGATGTTTCATCAAGTTCTTTGTCAAGAGGACCGAGTTTAGTTGCAATAACTTCATTTTCAGCATTCTTAAAATACAGATGCTCAGTACCTTTAGCAAGGTTTACGAAAGCTTCACCTGACTCCATAATATCAGCAGTAGGTGCTTTTCCTGCAACAGAACTTCTCTTAAGTAAGATTTTTGTAGTTTTTGACATTTGTCTCTATCTTGTTTAATTATATAATTATTTAAGAAATTTCATTGTTGAAATCCGATGAAATCACTGCGTTGATTACGCATGGCACATAGAGACATAACGAATTATAAATTGCCTAGCATTTGAACGGCATATTATATAAACAGCATCTCGTATGTGTGATATGTATCCACGAGCGTCCATCTGTATAATAAATAGGATACAGCATTAAATAATTCAAGCAAAAGCAAAAATTTTTTTGTAAATTAACGAAAATATAACAAATAAGGTATGTGGTATACTAATTGAAAAACTATTAAATAGGCTTTAATATTTTAACAATTTATTACATATATTCTATAATAGATTATCCTAAAAATAGTATATTTGTGAATATATTATTAAAATAACATGATAAATATTGAAGATATAAACAAGAGACTAAGGGATAATCCCGAGCCAAAAGAGGTGACACAAATGAGAGAGCATATTCTTTCATCGTTCGCAAACTTAGAATTCATTGAAGATGGACATATCTACAACTTGCACAATGCCGATGGTACTATAACTAAAGGTATTCCATCCGCATCGTCGATTATCAAAAGGTTCGAAAACGAAACCGATTGGGATGAAGTCAGTCTAAGGTATGCCGTCAGTCATAACATTCCTCACCATATTGTTAAAAGGCAATGGGACGAAAATAATTTGAGGGCAACTAATCAAGGAACACAAATTCACTTCTACAATGAGCAATTGCAAAATTTAATAATGTTCGGAGAAAAATTTGAGATTCCTTTGCAAGTTAAACCCCAATATGAAAGAGGTTATTTAGTACCTTTGGGCAAAAAAGAAGAAGCCGGTATGGCATTTTGGGAGGAAATGTTTTCATTACCTAATGTATACCCGTTAATTGCTGAATGTAAAATGTATCTACCACTTGGCAATAAGTATGGCATCAAGGAAATTATTTGCGGTACTGCTGATACATTATTCGCATACAAGAGAAAAGATAAATGGGTAATCTTACAGACCGATTATAAGAATAATAACAGTCTGATTAGTGATTACAACCGTAACAAAAACATAATGATGAAACCTCCATTCGACAATCTCGTCGATGAATATTTGTCACATTATATGATTCAACAAGGTTTATATAGTATGTTCTTGGAAAATTTGGGTTATGAAGTAATCGATCGTCGTCTCATATGGTTGAAAGACGATGGCACCTATGAAAAAGTACAATTACCATATATTAAAGAACAATTAATCAAAAGTTTTAATACGAAATGATATTTATTAGTAAATAATTTATTATAAAAGAATATATGAAGTATTTAACCGAAGATAGAATACGTCGGATAGTTGAAGACAGTATGAAAAAAGTATTAAAAGAAAGCCAATACTCCATTCAGGAGCCTTATTATACGTTAATGGATGCTATCAATAAATTCGAGGAGGCATTCGAAAATGACTATAACACAACAGATGGGGCTAATAATGAGGTAATTGCTTCTCTCGAAGCTGCAAGAAAGAAAATTGATGATTTCGTAAGACATCCTGAAGGAAACGGTAATACTAAAATATGGGATAATGTAGGCTTCTAAAAAATTATTAAAACAGTAGATAAATGTGAACGGTGATGTAACCATTGATATAATCTTTGGCACATCACCGTTCTTTTTTGTTACATATAAAATCAGAAATTTATCTTTTTTTCATCATAGGCGAAAATTACATTTATCTTATGCACTCTTTCTGAGTCACTATAGTCCAAATTATCTGGAAGTACTTGTCTTATTTGACAGTTAGTAAACTCTTCAGTATACATAACTTTATCATCTTTGTACAAATGGTCTACCTTTATTGTATATAGACCTTTGTTTTTCATTTTTTCGGTAAAGTAACTTTCAGTCGAATACTTCAAACCTTCATCAGTATCAATAAGCACATAATCCATCACTAATATCGTGAAAGTACCATCACGATTATATACGAATTTCGCTACGTTCCATTCAGGAAATTCAATCGCTTCATCGAAACGAACAATAAACCTATTATTTTGTGCGTATTCTAACCCTATTCCGTCTTCTCTTTCAAACCTTTCAATCATACGTAACTCATATATTATCCAATTATTATCATTAGCAATAATGCCATATTTTGGAGAATCGCATTATAAATGCCATACTTCTCCGTATATTTATATCCAATCCATCTTAGTCTATGTATCATATTAAAATATTATATATCTTATATAATATATAGACATTTATTATATTTTTATCAAGTGTTCAGTATCGATTAATTCATTTAATTTCTTTCCACCGTCGATTGATGCCGTAGCATCCATTAAAACCTTAATTCTATCCTTATAACCGAGACTAATCATATCTTTAATGGTATTATATACACAAATATCACCCGCAATACCGCATACAGTAATATCAGTATCGTCACCATCATAAGAATACCCCTTGATTAAACTTTGTACTTCCTTTCGATTACGTTCATTATCGAAAATTGAATATTCATCCTTATCCTCAGAACGACCCTTGTATTCGAAGTAAACGAAATCATAGCCGAAGGTATTCATAAGTTTCTCCATCAGTCTATCAGGAATTTTCGCACCATTGGTATTTGCGACACAATGCTTCGGCCATTCCTTAAATGATATATGATTCTCAGTATGCCAATCGTTAGTTATGATTACAGCATTGTAATGCTCTTTATCGTCAAGTTCATCAATATGCTTAATCAAATTATCGACGGCATCATTTCCACCCTTTACCGCCAAACTACCGTCGATAAAATCATTTTGCATATCGACAATAAACAATATACTATTTTTCATCCCGTTTAAATCTATTTATAAAATTATTTATATCTTCCTCTGTCGCATTACCTTGAATATAATCAAGAAATGACTGTTTTAGTTTATCATCTTCCATTACTTTTATCAAAAGGTAGGTCATCTTATCCCTATCGTCATTGACATCATCAATAGATTCTAATAACATTCCCTTATGAAAATCAATTCCATAATGTCTACTTACCATTTTGGCAAAATTATTATTGAATGTTTTTCTCAAGCATTTTGTACTATATACAGCCTCTTTAATCCATTCGCTTTTCATTACCGTATGGAAATTCACAAATCTCAATTTTGCCGAAGTTTTATCATTGTCAGTATAACCGGCAAAAAAGCCAGTCCTTATATGATAATCGTCTACCAACACATCACCGATATCAAAAACTTGTTCCCAATCAGTTAATTCTTTTGAAGGAAACAATAATATCCCCTCTGATACGGCTTCACTCTTCTGTGAATATTTGAAATGACCATATTTATCGAAAAGTAATATTTCAAATGGCTCGATAGTTTTCACAATTATCTCTTCATCGTTACATATCTTTATTCTTTCTAAAGGTATTTCTCCACATAAAGGACTATATATACCGTAACTGCCGGCAATCAAGATTTTAATTTTACTGATAATCTCTTTCTCCTCTTCCATTCTCAATTTACCTATAAAATGTAATGTTTTCGAAACAATCGTTCAGCATATTTGCAATATCTTCGTTGATCCATTTACCGTCGTTATACTCTTTCCATAACTTCTTTTTATTATGCTTTTCACTATTCTTATTGACCGATTGTCCTGCGAATACCAACGATTTAAACCATTGGTCCAATATATTAATTATAACTGCCTTGTCATCCTCTATCCTTGCCTTATTATAGGCATTTATTAATTGGGATGCCTTATCGATTTTATTAGTCTTGACAGTACTTCCTCCAATTAAATAATCCTCATATTGTTTCTGCCATTCTTTAAAATGTGCCTTTGCCTTTGCAATAATTTCTCTTCGTTCGTCGATTTGTTTCCTATCACTACTTAATTTGAAATTATTTTCAAAGAAAGGAAATTTAATACCACAGATATTATTGAAGACATCGGCTATTTCAGATTTTTTCATTAATTAATTTATATGTAATTTATTTATTTTTTGTAAATTTTACGGGTTCGTAACATTCACAAAATGCGTGACCATCATTCGGAAGCTTTGTTATCGTATTCTCAGGACTATCACCGAAATTAATGTAGCAAACATAACCTAATGGTGCCATCCTTGAAAGTACGACATATCGATGACGACAATTGCAACAACATTCTCCATTATAGATTTCGTCACTCATTTTCGGTGTACAAGGCTTGAAATTGGTATTTCTTAACAACATTGCAAATATACTACTTTTATTTTTTAATTGTATTCTTTGCCTGATAATAAACTATCGATAATTTATCGATATCAAGATTATCCACGGCTTCCTCGATAGAAATATCCATATTATTGTTTGCCCATACTCTCTTGAAGAATCTTATCTGTTCGTCCGTCAACTGATGTAACATTTCAATAAGTCCAGTCCTATATTTCTCGACCTCATTCACCTTCATATTATTAGTCTTTTTAAAAGTCGTTACAAAATATGCCATTGTCGCCATTGCAAGTTTGTACTTATCATAATCAAATACGACTTCGTTCTTTACCGGTTTATATTCCTCTTTTTTATCAGTAACAATATTAGCGTTTCTAAAATAATCCTTAGATTGATGGAATTCGTAACCATTAACCCTAAACAAGTAATAATTACCGTTGTCGACTATCTCATCCACCAGATTGAATTCAAACAGGCTCTTTATTACCTGATGTTTCAAGGTATAAAAACGGTTACGATGACGATTAGTACAACTTACTTTATCTTTAACCATCTTGTTAGCGAGATTCATCAATGATAACATATCATCGTCGATATCTATAATGATATTACGATGCTTCTTGACAAAGTCATTTATCAATATCTTGTTACCATTAAGCAAACCGTCACATATGGAATTATTAGACGTATTATCATAATGAATACTTAACTCCTTTATAACGACGCTATAGCCATAACGTTTCAGTAAATCATTAATGTTAATCTTAAAAATCATATAATATTTCTTTATGTTTCTACTATTACTAACTTTATTACTGATGCAAAGATAATAATAAAAGATGAAATATCCAAACTTTACAAGTTAAAGAAAGTTAATAATCCATCTTAAACGCAAACATTAGATGCTGTAAGTCTGAGACACAATTTAGATAGACTTTACCATCGTTGGTCTTATAGTAAAATCTCCCATTATTATCTCTGACGACAAATATTTCATAATAACGCAGTATCTCTCCTTCATCTGTGCGTTTATATAGTTTCCATTGATTCACAAGGAAAATTTCAATAGTAAGAGGTATCGGTGCAACATCATCTGCCCTAACTTGTAATAATTTAGGTTTTTTCCCACCTAGATACCATATTTTAACCGAATACTCACGTGCCTCTATGATTTCATAAAAATTACCTTTGAATTTTACCAAATCACCCGGCATATATTTCGTCCTGTTAAAATAAAATTTACCATCTAATATAAATCTTAGCCTTTCAATATTCATTTAAATACATTTAATTTGTTCTGTCTTTATGTCATATATTATTGAAGGATTACCATCAAAACGTACTCCGTGTTCGCCAATAATAGTATATTTTTCGTTGTCGGCGACATATATCAAACGATATAACATTGCCCTTAGATCCGAGGTACTGACAGCACATCTATTAAGATATTGTCTCAGCAATGGATATTTGGATGATATTTCATTCTTGGTATATAATTCCTCACCATCTGTAAACAATGACAATGTCTGCCCTATTTGAAATGCCATCGTCTTGAATATTTCCATCGCAGGATTTTTACCTACGACATCGTTCACATTTATCGTTTCCAATTGCCCTACCGTCGCCATAAGCGACTTTCTCCTATCATTCCAATTACCATTAAGGCCTCGCTTGATAATTGCCCTTATTTCAGTCCTGGATAACTGTGACGTAATGCATCGAGTCGACCTGACTAACTTGAGGTATCTATCTCTTTTTACCTTATTAGTAATAATTAGAGGAAAATACTGCTCATGCAGATAATATGTAGTCAATAAACTATTATTTAATTCATCAACAGTACCTTTATAGCAATATGAAATCGTACCATTTTCGACACATATTATATTGGCATTTTCGGTTTTCTTGCCATCACAAAATGACTTCGCCTCACTAAAATCTGGGATATGGTCAAATACGTATACCGTGTCTATGTCGGCACTGTTAGATGAACCGTGTATATATCTAATCATTCTATCTATATTTATCTAATAATGCACATCCGATTATAAAAGTCATAATCAAATTTACGATGATAACAGTTATCAAGATACCCATCATCTGTCCATCAGAAAGGGCTGCATCATCTTCGATATATTCAAAATCTTTAAACTCTTTTCTTTTCCACAATTTGATATTTTTCTGTATCCATTGTGAGTAATCCTTGATAAGGAATTTCGACTTCTGTATCATTTCGTCACGACAACGGAGTAACATTGTTTCATCTTCCATCCACGTAAAACCATTTACCCATTTAAGTTCATTCGTCTTCCCGTCAATACCTACACAAATGATAAATTCATTTTTATTACCACCCTGCCAATAGCATCTCTGATCTTCCACAATTGCAGGCGATTTATCGGCGTATATCAGTACAAACGTTCTGAACTGTCTCGACTTACCGTAAATGGCATTCAGATACTGTATTTCCTTGACATCATGCTTAGTGATATACTTGGTATATCCTACTATTGGATTCTGTTCATTACCATTAATATCCGGATAATCATATAGTCCTAATTCTTTTGCCTCATTATGGCTGATATCACGTAATTTAAATTGCGACTGAGAATTTGCAATATAATTTCTATATGAATGCGTCTGTGTATAAGTCTCAATTGTCTCTTTTCTCTTATCCCACACATAATCTTGCGCATCACCATCAATCGTATAATAATGACGGTGCATATCGACGAATATGCTAGGTACTTTCCATTTGTTCTTGATTCTTGTCCATTCATCCTCATTAAGATAAATTTCAGAACCGTCATTATCATAGGCAATCCATCTTTCTGGATGTTCGTCGACATAGGAACAGTCATATTCCTCTTCCTTATATATTGCTTTGCCGTCAGGTGTTTCACCAGTCTTTACTCTTCTCGTACAAGTTCTGTGAATGTATTCATTCCACTTGTCAGTATGACGTAATTTAGTATAATAGTAACTAAGATACTCAGTATCCGAACTATTACAAGACTTCATTGTACATGACATCACTGCAATTAACAGTAATGTAACCAAGGTAGGAATCGAGAAAAACATTACCGTAGACATTCCTTCCTCTTTATACTTGGCATCAAAGAATTTCTTCCCCTTGACGGCACGGCAAATAATTACCAATAGCACCGTCAAAAGAATTGGTATGAGAATAAAATAATATTCCATAATTATTAATTAAAATTTCTACTTTGATAACACATTAATAATTTCGTCAATTTCATTAGAAGCTGCGGGTAATACGGCTTTCAATCCTTTAATCTTATTAAGGGCTTCTTGCTTGGTCATACCATTGCTACTATCGGATACATTACACGATGGAATAATGTCATCTTCACGTTCTCTCCTTCCATTCTCAGTATATCCTCTTAAATTTGAAAGGATAGCGAAATCTTTATACTCAACGTAAGTACTTACACTATTCGTATGCAAAGGTTCCATATTTTCAAATGGCTGTAAACCATTTATATTTACGACTACGTTATGATATATCCACTCAGTTAAATTACCGTGACGGTCTCGATGTCTTTCAGAACTAAGATAGATAACATCTTTACCATCCCTTGTTTTGAACTTATCGCCGAAAACGGCATTTTTAAAAATTCCATTAATCATATATTATATCTTCTATCTATTAATTTCTGAATTGATGAAGGGGATATTACGACTCTTTATTTTGGCAAGTTCTTCTTTTAAGTTCATTACTATATTTTCTTTGTTAAATAACAATATTCTTTGTCCTCTCTTGTATCCTCGTAACCAAATGATTCATAAAAATCCTTAAGCCATTGAGGACTTGTTTTGCGCACCCTTAACGAGATACTTTGGCAACAGAATTCTCTTGCTTTCTTTTCAGCGAATACCATAAGATAATTCGCATTACCAAGTCTTCGATTTACCTCAGCGACATACAAACTATAAAGAAAGGCATCTTCTTGATTATCATCATAAATCACTAATTGAACAGAACTATCACTTCGTTCATCAAAAATGATAATGTTTTTATGGTCTTCCCACTTTTGCACATGTATCATCATTTTCTTTATCCTTCTTAATAATCTTTTGTAGTTTCTCCAATAATTCACCTTTCGGAATTATTTCAAGTATAGGTTTACCGCCAACATTAATTACCATTCCACTGGTATTCTTATCCTCAATACAATGCTTCTCCAATCGCCACTGTATTAGGGAGAAAATTTCACTATCCGTAATAATACGTCTATCTGATAACATTTCATTAGGATTCTTCTTAGATGTCTTAGCAATATATGCATTGAATAATGCTGGACATATCTTATAATCTTTTGCGGCCATAATATTATCTATTATTATTTAACTTCCTTTGCCTTATTGGTATAATATACCATCCAATCTTCAAAATTCCAATTATTCTTTCTTTTCTTTCAATTTCTCAATTAACATATCGGTGAAGGTCATAGTATCTTCAATTGCCTTATCTTTCGTGTATGTGTATGCCAACGACATTTTTGCCCATTTCAACACTGCGGACGGTAACAAGGATTTAGCTATCTCATATCGACGTTGCTCCCAATCGACACCATCGACGAAATCCTTATTCCATTCTAATCGATATGCTTTAATATTATCTTCTTCACTTTTATTGGAATCAATTATAAAATCATTGAATTCCCCTACGACTCTTTCACCAATCTCATATGATTTGGCTTTCACTATTCTGACGGCTTCATTGAGATTTGTATTTAAATCAAAATCAATACTTTTCATTGTCGACGACTATTTTTCTTCGTTTATATTAAAGGCTTCGTATAAGAATTTTCTAAAATTCGGATTTTTCACTACGGTTTCAGCATCTTTACGATTTTTAAACCATAAAGGACTATATCTGATGAACCTTGAACCAATGACCCTAAACTCATTATCCCTATCATCATAATATATAATATAATTAATAGCCCCTTTATTACAGACTTTCGTACGGTTAAAATATAAAGCGATGTCCATTAATACCATCATACCTCTCGTGCAAATGGCGTTTTCCCTAATAGGTTCTCTTGGTTCAAAGCAGCCAATATATGACTGTTGATTCCTAGCCATAAGAGCAGCATATACATAATCTACATCGATTTCGTCATTTGATAACATTCTAGGCTTGCCATCAGAAACTTCAATCTCGACCTTATCAGGGATTATATAACTTGTACTCATACTCAATGCCTTTACTTTTTATCATTAAATACACTTACGTCATCATCCAAACGAGTATTCATCACATTCTTGCTACGTGAAGAAGAAATAACCTCATACTCAAGTCGTGGGCAACTTCCCAAGAACCACTTTGATGGAATTACATCGAGCATATTATTATGGATACGTTGGATATCAACCGCCTTGGTCTGCGCATTAAGAAAACGATGACGTTCTACCTCAATTGTTGTTGCCAACTTGTCATAAAGACGAATATCGAAATTAGGGTTTGCCTCCTTAATCCAATTCATAAGTGTACCGTCATTCTTGTCATAACGCTTATCCATGATCTGAACATAGATATCCTTGAATGACTCTTGATATTTGTCAGATACTTCTGCGGTCTGCTGAATTGTCTTCCACATATTGTCGTATACCATTTCAATCTTTTGCTGCTCGGCATCAAATTGATTACGGAGACGTACCTCTTGGTTTGTAATACTGATGTACTGGGTGAAAATAATAATCACGAACAGAACTACAACACAAACACCACTAATTGTAAAAATTGTCTTACTTTTCATAAAATATCTAAATAAATTTATTAATATTAATTGTTTCCTTTTCTGGATAAATGTCAATATCATATGGCTTTTGGCTCGAAGGAATCATATTCACCATAATAGCATCATTCACACGTTCACAGTCGTATGCTATATCATATATCTGAGCTGAACACGGAGGAATGGCTATACTTTTCTGTCTCGTGATTACAATATTATTTACTTCCTTCATATCATGGATATATCGGATGAATTTTGCCTTATCGATACTTTTTATACTGAAATTCATCGGGTCATCAATGAATATTGTATCTATCTTTTCATTTTCTTCTTTAATATAATGTGACTTTAATTCCTCGATAATTCTAATAACATCCTCAACTTTTGCTGAAAAGTTAGTAGGCTCAAGCTGATTAAATGACAATACATATTCGTTAAGGGCATCAACATTGTCATATGTCTTAAGTAATCTATCTATCAAATGCCTCTTTTCTTCTGTAACTACGATGCAATAACGTCCTTTGTCAATCGTCTTCAATATTTTATCGGCAAAGACTACCGACTTACCTTGACCCGCTTTGCCATAAATTTCAATTAAATTTGCTATTTACTAACTATTATATATTAAACAATGGCAAAGGTACAAATAAAAAACGGAAACTCCAAAGAATTTCCGTTAATAAATGCTAATTAATACATTCTGTGTCAAGTTTTACCCCTCTGTCCATATCAAGAAGGCAAAATTTCACCCCATCTATATATTCAGTATTATGTTTATGAAAATGTCCATAACACCATTTTGACAATTCAAAACCATTTTCTTTAAGATAAGAGTATATATTATCGAATACTTTTCTCTCATTGTCAAGGTCTTCTGAAAGGTTTTTATCGTGTGTTAGCCAATAGTCCAATCCCTCTTTTGTCTGAGGATAACAAAACGATGGGGCAGTATGACTGCATACAATATCAATAGGACAAACGGTCTTATCTATCATTTTTAACCTTTCTTCGTCATAATATGGAGCTTCATCATCCCAATACAATCTTTTTATCTTCCTATATGCCTCTTCTTCGCTACACAAGCTAAACACCATTTTCTTAATGACTTGTTGCCTTTCTACTGAGAGACGATAAGTCCTATCTATCGATGTCGCTCCTCCGACGCATAATATCGAATGCTTCACGGCACATTTATCTTCATTATAATAAATGTTCACGACAGTATAATCAGGTACGACTTTTAACTCATCGTAATTAAATATGCCAGAATCAAAAATTGTTCTACTATCGTGATTGCCTCTGATAAAAATCAATTTATCGTTATATTTTTTCAGAATATGAATTATATCAGGAAAGACGGTCTGTTCATAATGCTTCGTACTTTCGAAACCTATGCCACAATCACCACATACAATTATCAATGAATTACGTATGTCATTTTGTTTAATAAACCCTTTTATTGAATTAAATTTACCATGAATATCGCCGATACAATAAAGGTCTTCGACATCAGTAAATTCAATTATATTCAACTTTTTATCTTCCATCTATTAGTCAATTATCTCAATCGTCATCCTTATTTTCTTCCCTAACAGTTTATTAAACCTCGGGTGATCACCGTATACATTCGTCGATGTGATACAAATATCCAATATTTCATCTTCCTCGGGCTTAATGTCAGGCTCAAGTTGTATAAGACGAGTGCATCTCATTGAATTATCATTATTTATTGCCAATAAATCATCCGCATTACCTTCAAGCTGTAAAAATACATTATCTTCCATTGTTATTTAATTATAATCATTATTTGTAATGCAAATATACTTCTTTTATTTAAGACCAGCAAAATAATATTGTTAATTTTCTTTAAAGATATTAGAAAAATCAGTGAAAGGTACATCAAACCTTCCGAATAATTTCTTATAAACGGCGTTTTTGATTTCATTTATATTCTCTTTTTGCCATTCTTTCATTTCGGTAATGATTTTTTCATCATCGATTATCGAATATTTGCTGACGCAAGTCTCATAATGAAACTTCATATTTTTTTCAAGACAAACATAGTAATAATCATCTTCACTCGAAACAGCACATATTAATAACAATGGAGTATTATCTTCATAGAAACTTACAATCTTCCCGCAATCTTCCTTTAATTCATTAACAATTAATTTAAGATTATTATCCTCTTCAGATTTCTTGGATTCATCTATTCTCCTTTGTATCGTCTGTCTTCTTATTTTTCTTAACCCCTTCTCATTCACCCATTCGAACTTAATATTATCCTTTTCGCTTAAATATCTTAATACAGAATAACGTTCGTTACCTTTAAAACTCTGAGAAACGATACCATCGTATTCACACCATCCGTCATCCCACTCACGGTAAAAATAATGGCAATAATAGTCATAATCGCCATCATGTTGAACGGTAACAACAAGATAAAGTCTGCCGTGTTTATCAGCAGACTTTTCCCATTGTTCAATCTCGTTCTTTACTTTCTCAATATTTTTCGTGTCCTTATCAATCATCGTTCTCGAAATCAGTGAAATCTAATTCATCATAATTATACCAATCAGGTAATGAGCCATCTTCATCAATAGTAAAACCTATATAATCTCCATAACCATCGTGTGGAGGTACGACGTTGTTCGGCACATAACCATCACGTCTATACAATATATCGCCGTCAGAATTTCGTACAATATAAGTACCGCTATCGACTACTTTAGCAAAAAGGCTATATTTATCTTGGCCATTTTTCCATCCAAGAAGTTTTTTCTTCTTTAAATCGATTGTCAATTTGATAGTATCCTTCTGATCTTTTGACAAAAAATCATTAATAGGAAAATCCTCCAAGTCACCATCCCTTAGATATTCGGCATCAGACAAAATAATATCAATATAACGAGGCGAATTGTCTTTTTCCTTCTTAATCTCATCTTCTGGTCTAATTACCTTGATGGTCTTCAACGTTTCAACCAAATATTTTATCTCGTGTTTGCAATCATCCACGGCACAATGAGGAGTACCATCGAACTTGCAATTCTTCTTGACATCAGGATTAATATCAACTATTGTCCTTACATCGTTAACAGCCCAAAACTTCCAAGGGAGTTTCACCTCATGAATACAGGTTTCATACATGTTTTGGAGAATGCCCAAATCAAATATGCTTCCGTTACCCCAAAGTTTTACAACACGTCTATCAGAATCGCAATTACATTTGTTATCACACCTCTCGACGAAATTGCCAAATTCACATAATGCTGTATGTGTCGGAAATTTGATAATATCATCAAATACGTTTTTTCTCGCATCTTTGTCTTGTTTAAACCACCATTGTAAGGTTTCACAATTAAGACTCCTTCTATACAGTAATTGGTCATCAATGTCTAACTTCGCATCGAACACTTCACCTATTTCTCCAGTATGGTGGTTAAATTCAACAGCCGAAATTTCAAGTACTATCGCATCTTGCCTTGTACCAAGTGTTTCAAGGTCGACCATTATATCGCCGAATCTCTCGAAACGAGAATTATCGACAACGGCTGTTTCATCCAAACAACATTCACAGTTTATATCTGTATCTTCTTTAAGATATCCCATAATTAAAAATCATTAAATTTATTTATCTTCTTAGTAAAATCCGACAGCTCCTTAACTAAACCATTCATATAATGAATGCAAGAATCTTCCTCATCATAGCCATCCAATATCATTGCGCCTTTAGTTATCGCTACTTCGTCGATAATATCACTAATTATCGCTTTGGCAAGATTAATGGAATTTTCATCCATTGTCATCTTGCCCATTGCGTTGCTTGTCCTACTTATCTTCATTTCAATACTGTTTGTCAAATCTCCGTGGTAACTGTATTATCTTCTTTATCTTGTTTGACTATCAATAGCCTATCGCACTCACTAATATCAGGGAAATCTAACCGATCCCACATTCCGTCAACAATTTCCTTCTTAATCTGACCATCACGTCGCTTTGCGCAATCACCCATTTCATTAGGTTCAATATATACGAATGTAATCGACGGATTAAATGGCAATACCATCTTGACGAACTCTGAACGATACTTTCTCAATAAATTGGTATTGTTAATAACGACATTCTTATGATTCTTGCAACATTCCAGCAACCTTTCATTGAAAATCTTCGTTACTTCTTTTTCCTGTTCCTTTGTGCCGAAAGGTTTCTCACCCTTGATACCGATTTCGGTTCTGATATTATCACGGCTTAACATTACATCATCAGGAAGATGTTCAGAAACCCAAGTATCCTTACCAGCACCTGCGACACCTATCATCAATGTAACATTAAACGAACGTGGGTCATCGGCAGGTCTATTTACATCGTTTAAATAAGATAACTTATCGTCTACATCCAATTTAAACACCTTATTGAACTTAGAATATGTAAAGTTAAACACTACCGAATACATCTTATTAAATTTATTGTCAATAAAACAACGATCAAGGGATTCCTCGTTTATTGAAGACAACGCATCTGTCTTGCCAAGGGTATATAAAGACCAAAGATCCATCAGACCATATGACAGTCTTGTATATGTTTTGCGCTGCTCGTCCTCAGTCTTCTCAAGCAAGTGATGCATCGTCATATGCCATCTGACCATATAGCAAACCTTTTCCCTTATGCGTATATCCTCGTCAAAAAATAGTCTTCTCACTATCTTTTCACCTTCATAACCGTGATGAGGGCATGCGTAGTCATTCTTCTCATCATCCCAACGTGTCGTGACCGCTTTTCCCAGATCATGACATAATGCGGCGGCCATCATTGTGAGATGATACGACTTGTCGAGGGTCTTAACCCACGATAATGCTCTTAGCATATTCATAACTACCAACTTAGTGTGTATAAGCACATTTCCCTCCTGATGCCACCTTGTACTTTGAGGTGTCTCCTCTAATGCAGCGAACTCAGGGATTTTACACACCTTATCCCACATCACGCCATTTTCATTTATGATATCTCTAAATTTCATGAATCTATTATTGCTTAATTTTCTTTGCAAAGTTATGAAAAATTCTCCAAAATACACCAAAAGTTTAGTTAAAAGAACTAAAATTAACCATTAATCAATAGCTTTAACTTCATAAATGGTTAATAACTCGTTTTCATCAAGTGTTTTGATAAATCTATCATAGAAATTAGCGACCCAATCCTTATCGCTGATTGTATAATCGATTTCTTTATACCAATCCTTAGTTGCTACGCCATAACACCAGAATGAACAAGAATGTTTAACATACTCATCCTTATCTTTGAAATTTACAGTAAAATAGTCTGTTTTATTCTTCATTACATCATAGATGCGTTTCTCAGTACTGTTCTTAGGTTTACGATTTTCTACTACCATTTCCCACGCTGCTTCATATGGTGCGGTATTAGTCATATGCATTTTTGACCAATCGATGTCACCTACCTTTGCTGAATAACTCTTCTCACCATTAAGTAAAATAAATGGATTAGCAAAAGTACTTTCTTCTCCTAATTTGATTAATCTAGTTTGAGGGCATCTTTCATATTGATAATATGCGTTTGTATTCTTCGTAGTATACGCATCACCAGTTTCCTCATCATAGAAACAACCATCTGTTACTGTTCTGTAATACTCGAAATCATCCATTTCTTTCAAATCAAGATATAAATTTTTATAGATATCCTTTTGCGCCTCTGACAAAGGTATTGACGATGAAGTCATAATACCCTCTATCATTTTCAGCCTATTTTCTTTATTCAGTGCAGCATCATCAAATTTCATAAACAAATGTTTATCAACGGTTGTATCTGCCGAGTATTTCTTTATGATTTCCTTATGGTCATCACCGATGACTAATACAATTCTATAAGTTTGTCTTGCCATTTTCAAATTATATTTTTAATATTACAAATATACTACTTACAAATGGATAATAAACAAAAAACCACCATCGATTTCACAATAGACGGTGGAGAAAATGAAAAATTTTACAAAAAGTTACTTTGTAATAAAACGCTCGCTGTTCTCAGCGATATACTTTGCCTTGGCATCCATAATTGCAACTACGGTGTCATAATTGAACTCGCCGGTGAATTCGCTGTAAAGATGCGCAAACGGACGTGTCTTAATACGATTCTTTGCAATACGGAAACCGAACCTCTCATTGTACTCATCGTTCGGATTGTAAATTGCGTGACCGATATTAAGAGTCTTTGCTCTTGTTGTAATAGGCTCATCATCGGCATTGAATGTATATTCCTTTACAGTCTCAGCAAGACCTACGAGGGTCAATTTATAACCATTAGGCAAATCATACACCTTCTTGATGTACTTGGCGTCTGGATTCTCAACATTCGTTGGATACTTGGCAAGCTCCTTCTTGTTATAAGCCTTCCAATTGGAGAAACCATCACCAGTCTTTACAATGTACTGAATAGTCGTATGCTTAGTCTTTGCATCGATACTAACTACCTCACGTGCCTTTACCACACCCTCTTCACCAGTCGCCTTAATACGGACTACCTCATTTACCTTGAATTTTGACATACTTAAAATATTTTAATTGTTAAACTTTTAAATTACTATTGAATTATCTTTTCTTTTTTCAAGAACATATTCGCTAAATAGCTTACCATTTGCTTTGCCCTTGAAATAACGATACAATGTTTCCAAATCGATTAAATCGTAATTTGCTAACTTTCCATCAATACCGACATCAACTCTTAAATCATCTGATGCCTCGTTGAAATCATCGATATTCCCGTGACAATGTCCGTGAACATTTACACTGCCGTAATGTTTCCTATTCCACGTTACCATAGGATAATGGCAACAAACAATCGAGAAATCCTCTTCGAGAAAATCAAAATTCCTCTGCTTGAAATTAATATCCTTTATCTGTGATATATTTTCAAAATACCCTCGCAGATGCTCAGAACTTTTATCGTGATTACCAGTTATTAAGAATTTTATACCGTTCAATTTACCGAGTATCTTTTTCGTCTGCTCGACACTGGCAAAAGAAAAGTCACCTATGATGTATACAATATCTTTTTTCTTAACCTTACTGTTCCATCTCTTGATAATCGCTTCGTCATTAAGGATTACCTTCTCTCTATCATCGAGGGTTTCATCGATTCCGAACGCCTTTAATCTACCTTTGCAATGTTTCAATACATTTCTATGAGAGAAATGCGTATCGGACGTAAACCATATATTATTCATAATTTTATTTATTTGTTGTTTTGATAATGTAATTAGTGTCTCTTTCCAAACGACGATGCAAAGGTAATAACAATTTTCTAAACAACAAAATATTTCTTGTTAAAAAATATTAATTAGACCTTATTATAAGGAATCGGTACCTCTTTCAGAAAATAAAAACCGTCACGAAGCTCTTGGTCAATTAAATCCCTGAATATGTCATAGAACATACTATCCACCATTCCACCATTAAAATAGATGGTATCGTTCATAATTGTTAATTCAGAGCCTTTCTTTATCGGTTGTTCGAGGCCTTCGACACCTACATCCTTTATTACAATAAAACGTTTATACATATTATTTTAAAAAGTAATTTATTTATATCTCTCAGCAATCTTGAGAATACCATCAGTATACACCTCATCTATCTTCTTCCAATCGACACAAGGTCTTTCACCGTCTCGATAGATAAGAGGAACCCCAACATTACGGTCATCAACTGATAAAACGCCATATGCCTTTGGGCTATCCGTCCATTTACTTTGTCCTGGCTCCTTACCGACACCGTAGATTGGAATATCCCGGTCTTTAAACCACTTGATTGCAGCATCAAGCTCTTTTCCGCTACGCATCGTATCAATAATCAAACCGACGCCATTATCAGTCCATTTTTTAAGTGTCTCAACACAATGAGGTGCATCTTTACCCAAGTCCGGATAATGATGGAATACTACTGTTCCGTCTACATCGATACAAATTGGGAGCTTCTTTCCTACCAAATCCTTTATTTCATCTTTTAGATGCCTCGCATCTCCTATATTACTTGCCATTTACTATATTTTAGATTTAACCTTTATATACAAACATTTTTTCGACTTTTGTTGTTTGCCTACGTCCAGTCTTTGTCGTACCCATACCGTCTTTCTTTTTCTTGCTCCAAATACATTTGAAATCAGAAGGAGCATCATATTCGCAGACATATACCTTATATCCACGTAATGACTGTTCTCTTACCCAACCCCAAAATATTTCTGAATCAAAATCACTAAGATACTTACGAGTTGAAAAATAAGGAGGGTCACAGAACAATACTACGTTCAAAGGGTCTTTTTCATTGTTGAATTTCAGATTACGATAATCATCACATATAAATGTAGTTGTTTCGAGATTCTTGAAATTATTCAACTGTTTCATCAATCCATTATACGCTTCCTTTACATGATCTTCGTTTTTCTTAGGATTGAACTTTGCATAGCCATTAAAAAACGCTCCCCCATAAGACAATGCAGCACCGACATAACCTATTTCGGCGTATGAATATTCAGGTGATTTGTCGAGGAAATGAGTTTTGACATCATTATATTCATCTTCAGTCACATGGTCGTTAATAAGGGACGGTAACTTAGTTCCTTTCAATTTATAACTCTGTAATGCCTTCCACAAACTGACGACATAGAGATTATTGTCATTTGCAATTTTCTGTTCCAATGGGACTTCTGATACAACATTCATTCCACCACCGAAAACATCGACGAATAAAGTATTTTCGTTCGTATCTTCCATTATAATTGGAAGAAGTTCTTTCATAAATTTTCGTTTACTTCCACAATATCTCATGTAAATAGAATTTTAATTATACAAAGGTATTTCACTCTCAGGTACATAATATGACGGTAGGCCTTCATAAATATCGTGATACGAACAATTTCGTACATACTCAGTATAGACTTTTATCTTATCGATTACCTCTTTTCCTAAATTAAATTTATCAGCGTATGAACATAGTATTGCAGGTTCATTAGAATAAAAATCAATTCTTTCGTATATCTTATTACTTAATTCGATATCTTTTGGATTATCGTCAATATCGTATAAACGGTTTGACTTGACATAAAAATCATAATATTCAGGATATTCACATTGCAATATTTTGACAGCAAGGTTATCCTCAAGATAATGGGCGAATTCTATACCGTTATCAGCAATATCATCATTATTGCCAAATAATGACAGAAATTTATCTTGGAGTTCATTCATCTCATCATTCAGACGTTTGCATTCCTTCTCGGCTTTCGATTTATCGGTAAATACGGCCACAGCATTCTCACTACAAGAATCATATTGACCTTCACTTTTCATTAAAATATAAACATTTGTCATCTTTACGTAATTATTCATTTTTTTTTGTTTAACGATGCAAAGGTACATATAATTCTTTTAATAACAAAATAAATTATGTTATTAATTGTTAAAACAACGTTCTTTTGGGATATCTTTAACCGTCCCGTCAAAATTACATAATTCAGATAGTTCAAATGCCATCTTTCCGTTAGGCTTACAAACGAAACCTATCTTATTCTCATTGCAGATAGAACTATCATATATAATATAATATGTCTTAACTTTAAATACCTCTTGTGACTTAAGTCCTTTTTTGAATGCCGATATCCGATCGTCGATTAAACTCTTATTCATATTGCCTTTAAAGAATGAAATAGGCTTAATCTGTAACATAAACTGCAAAGTATCATCGATATAACAAAAACGGTCGATTCCATATAATGAATCTGCATCTCCACAAGGTTTTACAGTTCTCAGACCCTTCTTTGAGAACATTTCATCAACGACGTTTTCGACAATATGACCGTCATATGTCTCGTGTATCGTATGACCGACCGTTACGTTCAAACAATCTACAAAATTTACATCATCGTCGGGGTAACGTTTGCATATTGTATCATACAAATATTTCGCATTGTCTATTATTTCAATCTCAGTACGACCTCGATGATAATCATTAGTATTTATTGTACCGAAATTCATTTGCCCGTCATTAATATACTTTTCATAGAAATCTCTATATGATACAGGCTTTAATTTTTCAAAGAGATATGAACAATCGCCGACATATTTTCTTGCCGAATATTTTTTCCACTCTTGATTGTATTTCTTAAGCTTTATCTTACTTTTGATAAACTCTTCATTTGTAATGAATAAACTCACGTTTAATATTATAACATTCATTACAAATATACTATTTATTTTAAGATTAAAAAATAAAACCAGTACTTTTTGTACTGGTTTTATCAAATTTAACATTATTCCTGTAACCTTTTCTTATTTACCCAGTTATTCCTGATTCCTTTATTGAATTTTTCGATAGCATCATCCGTCATCCAATCAAAATAACGGATAGATTTCTTCTTGCTCTTCTTGAATACCCAAAAAGTCGATGAATAATTACGAGCGTGTTGTTGTTGCTTGACTTTACCTGATATTAATCTCTGTTTTGCTAACAGTGTAAATTTGTCCAATACTTCGAACCCATTTTGTTCTGCAAATAACCAAGACAGCTCCTCTGTAGGTAGGAACCTAGATCCCGTGATCGTGTTTTGTGTCTTCCACACCAATACCCCATCCTCTTTTAATACTCTATAACACTCAGACATCCAATGCATATAAGAATATATAAGATCTGATATCGGATAATAGGAAGCAAAACGATTAGCGATTATGTTACTACCCTTCTTTCCCTCTTTCATTGAAGGCGCATTTGGCGGTGAAATTACGAATGGGAGGTCGACCATCATTGAATTGATATTGTTATCCTCCAAAGGAATATTGCCCGTAGGTTCTAATTTTACGACATCATCATATTGTGGGTAAACATCCATCTTAATAGATGGCTGAGGTATCTCGATATTCTTCTTATTACCATCAATGTCAGTAATATTAAATACCCCATAAAAATTACCACGACTATATGTCATATCACAATCAAATGCATTACCTTCATTGTGCATATTAATGATGTTGTAAATTATATTGTGTTGACTATAATCTATGTTCTTTATCGTTATTTTCTTTTCTCCCTCTACCATGTTATATTAATCAGTCAAATTAGATGATATTACCAGACGATAGTTATCCTCATTATTACGTGTATATTTAAAGCCACGTAAAAATTCCTCAACCCCCATTTTCTTTTTACCTGATAATTGAATCTCTTTTATAGACATTACCTTTTCGACTTGATCTCCAAAAGCAACTCTTATGTAATGCTTACCGTCACATTCGGTTGGATACCAATTCACTCCTTCGCTGCCCTCTTCAAGATTAGGAATAAATTCATAATTCCATATTTTTGCATTAAAAACATCACACGGCTTGTTTTTATCACTATCGATGACATACAACTTGCAAGGCAAACCATAAGAAGTAGACCTGAATAATCGGGATATTTCAATCATTGATAAACTCAACCATCCATCCCAATATTTCAGCGTAATCTTTGGAGCTACCAAAATATCAGATTTAACACCTATATTTGGCTGGTGTCCTTCACCTGTACCTGTTATCGATATAATGCGGAACATATTAAGTGAACCCATCGTAAAGTCAACACACTTATCGGACAACTTCAAGAAAAGACTGTCATAAGTTTCATCTACATCCATGTCGACAAATGTCCATCTAATTATATCTCCACAATCAATTTTATCAGATAGTCTAAATGCTGTTAATCCTGTTTGTTTAAAACCTAATCTAATTGCCCAATTGATAGGGGCTGCACCACGAAGGAAAGGCAAAATCGAAGCATGTACGTTCATTGCTCTACCTTCAACCAATGATAATATCCTGTCACTCAATTTTTTATATGAAATAACGCAATAATACAGATTATTACCAAATTCGGACTCGGTATCTTTTATCGGTTCCAAGAAATGATACAGTTCTTCTTCGTTAGACGGAATGCAGTAAGGAATACCATTTTCTTTCGCTATGTCAAGTATTCTCTTATCATTATAAACGACTTTATCATTCGAGGTAACGATACCTTTTATATTATATCGTTTATCTTCGATCAACGCTTTGAGAGTAGGTATCCCGAAATCACCAGACGAAAAAAATACGATATTGGTCACATCGTCGAATGTAAAAATATCTTTATCAAAATTATCCATTTTTAATCTCCTTTACTTCAAAATCTTCATTAAAAATACAATCATATCCTTCATAATTGAAGTGATAGTCAAGTTCATTAGGTGTCTCATTATTATATAATGAATATATTAACGAATGATATGGTAACGGAACTGATACCATCTTCTCTTCACCGTTAATAAGATTCTTCTTTACATAAAAATCAACTTTATGATGCTCAGTTCCCTTCGACGAAAAAGTATAACCATTAAGAACAAACAATTCAACGTGAACAATTAATCCTAATTTCTCCTTTATACTTTCAATAATATAATCAGTTTCACAATAGGCATTAGATGTCTCATAAACAATTTCATCACTATTCAATGAAACTATTTTCCATCCGTGTGATTTGGCATAGGTCTCAAGCAGTTTATACATTAAATATGTATAATATTTTTCAAGCTTAATGTGACGTTTAGGGTTCATTTTGCCGAAGATTACCTGTCTGGTATACTTACTATTCTTGATATAATCAATATCGGTAAATTTTCCTATGAACTCCTCATATGTGTCAGCACCTAATACGATATCCTTATCCATCTTACGCAGTATTTGAAAATTTGCCTTTTTTAAATCAATTGAAACAAACTTCTTCCCCACGTTGGTATGATTGTATATGTTATTCGATGTTACCGATTCTTCGTTCTTAAAACTATAACCGTCAATAGTCATCGTATTAAATTTTTTAAAGGCATCGCTATCCAAGACCGTCGTAATAATATTGTCTCGGATTTGATAATAGTCATCAAGGAATCGATTGAAATTCCCGTCGAAACGTTCATCTATCAAACTCAACAAATCGTTCCATTTAGTTAGTGACTTATATTTTTCCTCATACTTATTTAAATGAAACTTAAATATATCCTCGGTAATTATCGGGATAGGTAATTTATAATCACTTACAAAACGTTGCGCCAAAGGCTTATATTTCCATTCTACCATAATATCATTATATTATTTTAATTACTCAGTGACAAAGATACGAATAAAAAACGGAGAATTGACAGAATCCTCCGTTAAATATTCCTAATTGCTAAGACTTACCTGCCAATTTGGAGGTAATACTTCGTACTGTTCCTCAGCAAAGTTTTCGTAATACTTACCGAATGCGAATTTATCATCCTTTTCAAACTCGCTCATTACGATTACACCACAATCCTCATCTGTGAATAACACTACGATATCTTTACCATTCACGTTGTTTTTTCCTAAATAAGGATATGTTCTATCTTCCATATTACTTATTATTAATTACTTTATTTAATGTCATAGAAATAATCTTTCCATTCGCATTAGGATACTTTTCCTTAACAAGTGTCATAATAGGCTTCATATCTTTCATTGAAAGAGTATAATCTTCTCCCTTTGAAACCATATATGCAGTTATGATGCTGCTTGTATATTCAGCAATTTCCTCATCTGTTGCCTGTTTAGGGGTATATGACTTGATGATGTCAAGTTCTTTCTTCTCCAACTCTGCCAAGTCGTTTCTTCCTCCCTTAATATACTGTTGAATGGAATCTTCTCTCTGTGAAGCCATTTTAAGAAGTATCTTTACCTCATTTGCTTCATTCAATTCAACTTTATTATGCATCGCATTAACGAATTCAGTCTTGATTAATTTCAAGACATTTAACAAGTCAGTCTCTCTATTTTTGAGTGCCGACGCAATCATTTCATCAATCTTGTCATTTATCATGTCGTTTTATTTAAAAATTATCAATTATTTAAAAGCATCCAATTCGTTCAACTACCACTTTTCAAAAAATTCAATTATGCCTTCCATTGTTTAATCTGTTTCAGCAATTTCTCTCTTGTGATGTTAGGATTATTATACGCAAATTTCATTGCCCATTTAAGACAATCCTTTACCTCTGACGACGGCGGGATACCCAAAGTCTCCATCACATCATTGCCATTAATCGGCAAATGGTAATCAAACATCGAGATACCTTGTTTTTCAAGTTCATTAACTTTCTCACGAATATGTTTCACTTGATTTGGCATACAATATTCCTTCCCGTGTGATAAATTATCAGCATCTATCAAATCAAGACAGTCGTTAAAATTGTCCTTACCGAGTTCATATTCGAGTTTAAGTAAAGTCTTGGTTTTCATTGACGACAAATCATCGCCGAACTGTTTTGTTCTCATATGGTTTCTAACCATAATTTGTACTTTACGAATAAAATCATTTGAATACTTCAATTCCCTAAGTATGGTATCACACATCTCTGAGGACTCAATTTCATGACGATAAAAATGAACCTTGCCGTCTTCATCGACTGTCTTCGTTCTAATCTTGCCGATGTCATGCAACAAGGCTGCCATCCTAAGTTCGAGTTTAGGTAATGAATTATCCAATACCATCATCGTATGATCCCATACAGTATTATAGTCATGATACTTGTTTTGTTTGATATAATATGTACATCCCAAGGCAAAAATAACATAATCCATTGCTCCTATAGCCCTTATCATACTTAGTGCCATCGAAGGCTTCTTAACAAGCAGCATCTTATTCAATTCATCTCTAACTCTTTCCTTAGTGATAATTTCAAGCCTATCGACATTCCTTATCATTCCAAAATATGTGGTATCTTCAACATTCCAGCCAAATCTTGACGCAAAACGAATACACCTCAATATTCTAAGGGGATCGTCTTGATAAACAATATCAGGGTCAGAGGTAACTCTAATTATATGATTTTCGATGTCATTTAAACCTTTACCTGTAACGTCTACAATCTTTGCGGTATCAATATTATAATAAAGGGCGTTTATCGTCAAATCACGGCGCATTGCATCCTCCTGTATAGTGCCATAGGCTGTTTCAGGATTACGGCTATTCTTATCCTTATACTGTTCTTTTCTTGTCTGGACGGCTTCTAATTCAATATCTGGAAATTCCTTCAACTGAAACATTGAGGTACCATATGTCGGATACAGTACTGGTTTATAAATCAAGAAATCATTATCATATAACCAGTTCCCCAAATTAATACCTCCGGAAGGTAATGAAACTACAAGGTCGATATCCTTGATTTCATTACCCATTACGAAATCACGAACAGCACCACCAACGGCATACGTGTGACTAACGAAGTCACTACCATCGAGGATATGTTTTAAATAATGGCAGATTTCTAAAAATTTATCTTTTGTCATAAATGTAATTGCTTTTTACGTATCTGAAGAAGTAAGTCATTAACTATATTTATATCAATTTTATCGGGCAGAGATGTCTGCTTAACAGCTTCATCCATTTCCTTTACCTTTTCCTCTAATTCATATATTAATTCATCATATTCATATTGATGACTACGGATTGCCAAAAGAAAATCACGGTCAATATTCGTCCTATCAACTTTAACACCTTCACCCCTTGCGATTTCGATACCCATATTGACTAAACGAAAACTATGTGCCATATTCTTTGCGTCATAGTTCTTATTTAAATTACTTTCATAACGAACAGGATTACGATTCTTCTCCCAATCTTTATATTCCTTATAATCTTTGCAATGACTACTAAAGGCATTCTTATTGTATGTCATATAGCATACAGGTTTCTCATCCTTTGCAACTGACGATAGACGCAATTCATTGGATGTACCTTTTTCGTTCACGATACCCTTATAGCCAATAGGTCTTTGTTCATAATACCAATCACGTAAAGCAAACATATCGTCAAGATGATAGAAATCCATTATGAATTCAACCATATTACACATATGGCATTTTTTCAAATCTTCTTCTAACTTTAATTTTTCACTATCATCAGTAGACTTTTTCATCTTTGTTATGATATCGGTTGTTGAATATGTTCCAATATTGTCGTATGCGCCGTACAATTCCTCAATATGAATGTTCTCATTTAAAAAATGATTACCCCAATCATAATATACTCCGATTGTTTCCATCATATTAGGTATATTTACAAGACCACAATATTTCTGCTTCAAACCACGATAGTCAAGCCAATTTTCAATCTTTGTACTACCTTGTTTATAAAATGTATAACAGAAATCAAGAACCGTCTTACGTTCTACAATAGGCTGAACAATCTTTTTATTAAGTCCTCGTGCCTTGTGTACCTGTGATTTTGCATATCCGAAAAAGGCATCAAAGCATTCCTTAGTAATAAACTCATTACGATGCTTCTTGATCTCGGTCATTATCGGGTGTTCATATAATACATACTTGTCGTCGATAAACAGACTTTCCAAGACCGTAGGGTTTGACTTCAATAATAGTCTCATAAACTTATTAAGTTCCATCCAATCATCATCACCCTTCTCACTCTTAATTTCGTCTTGATAATCTAATCCAAGTCCCAACAATTGTTCTGCCGGAGCAAGGTATACGCCTCCGTGGTCAATATCACTTGATTGGGTGTTTATTCCCTGACTGACGGAACCTCTCACGAACTCATAAAGAAGGAGACCCTTCTCTCTGATATCTTCAAATGTATATTTTTTCATTACTTCTTATTGAATTTTTCCATTAATTTAGAAATATCATCTTCATTAATTTCTCTGTCTTTTTTCTTGAAAGCCTTTTCTTGCTTAACGTCTTCGGTTTTACTATTATACTTATGATCATAGTAATTTAATCTCTCACTAAGACACATAGGACATTCAGCCCCATTGTAATAAAGATGGTGCGTAGCACAAAATTTCTTGTTCATAATCTATATGTTATTAATCGTTCGGATTACCTTTAATCGTTGTCTTCAATTCACTAATTGCCATGGTCAGGGCATCTATCTTCTGATTCTGTTTATCAATTATTGAAGTGTATTTTTCCAATGCCTTAGTATTTCCTTTAATAGCATCGGTAAGTTTCTGCAAATCTTTACTTTCCATTTTATTTATTTTTAGTTATAATTTCACAAATATCAATATTTACCACGGAATCGTCATCATAAAAGATATATGCATTACGCTTCTGTGGATCATTCTCATTAGTCACGATTCCTTTTACCGAATTGACTTTTTTGCCTGATTTAAAAGGCTTGCCTGATTTTTTCTTTACCTGAAACATTGTCAACACTATATTAATAATTCACATTGCAAAGATACGAAAAAATCCTATCATTACCTAATTTCAATAGTTAATATTCCTTAATTGATTAATATTAGTGATTATCCTATATTATAATCGAAATTAATACCGATTATTATTATATGAAAGGGAATGTATATTTAATATACGATGAAACGAACGAAAAATATAAGATAGGCGTTACCAAAAATGATGTGAATAAACGCTTAAAAAAGTTACAAACCGGTAATTCGTCAGTTTTATGCATTAAAGATATTCATCCTACTGAATATATGTACCGCATGGAAACATTTTTGCATAATCATTACGATTCAAAGAGAATTCTAAACGAATGGTTTGATTTATCAAAAGAAGATGTAATTAATTTTCCTGACACTTGTAAACACTATGAAAATATAATTGAAACCTTGAAAGACAATCCGTTCTTCAGTAAGAATCTACGCTAATCTTTCTTGATATCCAAATTCTTCAACATTTGCTTAATTGCCCTTTGTTTCAACTTCTTCGCAATAATATCACCGTGGCATCTTTCCCCTTTACCACAAAAGCAACCTATATAGACAGTATCATATTTAAGATAAGCATCGAACATTTTATCCCATTCAGCTTTAAATCTTTTATCCTTTTTTATCATTGCATCAAAATAAGGTTCATATAGGTCTATTGCTTCATCTCTCGTCTTTACTTTTACTAAATTTTTATTTTTCGTTTTATTTTTAGGTAAAAAAGTAAATGGATTACCCATTATTTCGGGGCGGCATACTTTAAAAACGTTCTCGCCGTCGTGTTCCTCACTCGTCAAACAATATCTTATGATTTCTGCCATTGCATTACGAATATAACGAAAAATTCTTACCAATACATTGTTTCCAACATAGTGGCAAGAATTTACTTAACTAATTATTGCTTACTTCTTCTTCTCGACGAAGATTACGACACGATTCCAATTATTATCGTTGTAAAGCTGTTCAGTATCACCTACACCAAGTACATCAATACGATCAGTGTCGATACCATACTTATCAACGATGACCTTCTTCACAGCCTCAGCACGGCGAACTGACAATCTCTTATTATAGGTTGCACTACCGGTATTCTTATCGGCATAACCCTTCAAAGTCACCTTCAAATCAGGATTTTCCTTCAATATACGTACTGCATTGTCGAGATTAGCCATCTGTGTCTCATCGACCTTTGCACTGTTCAATGTGAATGATACGACATTACCCAATGAAGATGGACTCTCTGTATAGACAGTATCTACAGTATTAATTGCATTGGTCTTAACTGCCTTATTTGCAGTTTCGAGATTTGACTGTAAATCCGTAATCTTAGCATTGAGGGCATCTACCTCAGACTGGCTATAAAGCTTTGCCTTCTTGAACGAACGAGTGCCATTAGATGTATTAAAGTGATATACAATGCCTGCGGTCAACTGTGCTACTGCGTTACGAGTATCAAAATGGGCATTATTTGCATCCAAATTATATACTACCGCAGGACGAAGTGTTACCGTAAATGCATTACTCAAATTATAGTTTAAATTAAGTCCTGCCTTAACAAGCAACGCATTGTATTCATCGTGTAGCCAAAATCCATAACCAGGACCTGCGACAGCTTCGAGTTCAAACTTACGAGGAGAACCCTTATAACCGAGCAACGCATTTGTCAAATTTACTCGTGGAGTGAGATAGACACTCAAGCCATCAAAGGTATTCGCACAATGGAAATGTGATGCATCACTCGCCCAATTTCGGAGACCATTAATATTTGTATTACCCTCAAGTGTTACACCGAAGATTGGTGAAATCTCCTTATTCAATACAATGCCGGCAACAGCACCCTGTGGAGCATTCCAATCATTGAGATTCGTCTCTACACCGCCGACAACGCCGATAGAGACATTATCAAAAAACTTTGAACTTCCACAATAATTACTCTGCGACTGTGCTGACACAGTCATAATGCTGCAAATTGCAGCCAAAATCATAAAAATAAACTTCTTCATAATTTAATTATTAATTTATTTAAAGTTAAAAATATATTATCTCTTAATATTCCAAATTGGATCACTTCCTCCTCCGACAAGAACATCAATATTCGCACCTTGCTTATTAGCTACAGTCTCTATCCATTTCAAATTGATGAATTGTGTTGCGGAAAGGTTCATTTCGTCCATATATGCCTTATCAGCCTTTGCTTTTTGTCTTTCTGCCTTCTCACGGGCAATTTGTACTTCATACTCACGTTCTTGGGTCTGTTTTGCCTGTACTACTTTGGCAGTTCTGTTCATTTCATCCAATTGTTGCTTATTAGGAGTAGCCTTACCTATAATAACTTCCTTAATAATAACAGGCATTTCCTTCTTCTTAGACAATTGAGCGATATAGTTTTGCATCTGTTGGCGAATCTTGGTATCAATATCGTTAAGGACTGCCCTATTTGACATCAAATCGAATGGACTATGCTGTGAAATATGATCTCGAACAAGATTGCAAAAATAATTATTAATATTTGTATTAAACCAATCCTCACCGTAATTCTGTAACAAAATTGGTGATTTACCTCGTTCAATTTGAGTAATAATTACCGTATGGAAATCAAGAGGCGTATTATCGTCACTAAACAAATCATCCATTGCAATTTCGTGCCTAACTGGGACAATTTTAAAATAATAACCGTGGGACGACAACAAACACCATGTTAGACCTGTCGGTACAGCATCGGTTTCAACACCTCCGTGACCTATGAACCAAGGTTTCTTTACAATTACCGCTTCTTCATCAGCATCAGGTGATACGCTATGACAAGAGGTAAAGGTTAAAATCGACACTAACAAGAGTGTCATAACTGACATTAATTTTTTCATATTGATTTTACTATTTGTTTAACGTTTGCAAAGATACTACTTATTTTTCAATAACCAAAATTTTTACGGTTAAAAAATCTTAATAGTTCTTCCATATCGTCTCAACCTTTACTTTTGGTTTCTTATCTGCACCAATGGTGTTTACATCGAATTGATACTTTGTAAAGCCATTATCAGTTAATCTATCATATAATGGATTATCATAGCCACTGATTAATATTTTAGCTTTAGACCCGATACAAGCATCAATAAGACGGTTATGCGTCTCATCATCCATATCCTCGATATATCTTGCTGATGTCCTTGTAGATTGGACATATGGTGGGTCAAGATACAAGAATGTATTTTCGGTATTATACTTCTTGACCAAGTCGATACCGTCTTTATTTGTAACTATCACCCTACTTAATCTCTGATGTAACTCTGGCAGTCTGTCAATGCAAGACAGCATATCAGAAACACTTTTCGCCATACCTCTTCTGATAATTGGGTTAATACTGAATCCACCAATACCATTATGGCTTGTATGATTCACATAAAAGAAATAATATGCCCTCGAAACGATGTCAAGGTCACTTCTTTTTAATTCTTCCTTGTAATTCTGTCTTGTATACTCATCATATACGGCTAAACTGCATAATTCCTCAAAACGGTCGAAAAGTGTCTTATCAGATAGTACTTTATATAATGAATAGACGTTATGTTCTTTGTCATTGTATATTTCACATACTTTATCCGGCAAATCGGCAGATAATCCCATCGTGTATGAACCACCGAAAGGTTCAACATACATATTATAACTGTCTTTCGGTGGAAAATATTCAAGTAATTTATTATAGAATGTACCTTTTGAGCCGAAATATCTGATAGGTTTAAATACTCTACTGTTTGTCATATATTATCTTGCCAAATGATATTTTTCTAATAACTCACGGAGATAACGATTCTTCTCGCCACCGATGGTTTTCAACCACTGTTCGTATTTCTCCTTTGTCGCCATAAAGCAAAAAGCCAATACATCAGATCCACCACTTTCAAGAAAATTAGGGTATTTGGTTTTGTCGAATACTCTATCATCGACCAATACGGAAATACAAGTCATTGCATTATTCAAATCTTCTTCAAGAAAAATTGAATGACAAATACCATTTTTTGTTAAATCAGTCTCAAGTTGTTTCAAATCATTAACAGTTCCTCCATTAAGGGCAATTATAGTTTTATCCCTATGAGACCATATAGAATATTCCTCTGATTTATCCTTAATATTGCCATATTCGACTATTGAATGGGCTAACTGTATACCTTTATCTAACGCCGAAAGATGTCTTTCAACGAAACAATACATTCGATATGAATGGTTATTATTTTCTTCCATAAAATTTAATTTAAATGCATTTGGTTAATATTTATTAAAAAAGATATTTTTATATGTTAAACGAAGCAATCAAAAAACAGATAGATGATATGTTACGTTCAACGATAGATGAAGCAATCGTTCGTAACAAGGTAAGGAATATCGTAAAAGAAGAAGTATATAAGTATGTGAATCATCTTATAACTGAGACAAAAAATGACGATGTAGATATGAAACGTAAAGCTGTGATGAATATGCTTAAAGACGATAAATTTAATCACGCTGAATTGATGAGACATATCTATCATCCACGTGACAAAGGCGAAGAGGATACATATCGTTCACTTTTCTCGAAGAAAGCGACAGGTAAACCAGACGCCGATGGCTCTGTACGACATTTCACCGGCCAAGAAATTACTAAATTGTACGAATTATTACGTGAAAAATAAGATTAAAAGGTGTAGTAGCTTTTACTACGCCTTATTTTATTTTTGCTTCTCTCCCTCATATTTCCACAAATGAACATTGTCAAGACAAGTATATTTGCCTGGTTTAATACCTTCAGTACAGAATTGATGCAATATTTCTTCCATATCTGTTATATGTTCTACGAAAAATGCATCAAGTTCCTCCAAATGTTCCTGTGTTTCCTTCTCACAGATTGCTCCCATAGGGTCTTCTCTTGATTCGGCGATTACTTTATCTTGATAGCCTAATATTGCTGCCATATCTTCCCATATGGAAGACAAACCGCAAGCCCACAATATATAGTTGTCGACACCGTAATGTCTCTCATCAATTTTCTCGAACCTCAATACCCTCAACAGTTTGATGTGTTCATCAGTTAAATTAATTGAAATTTTCATATTGTTTTAATTTGTTATGTGTCTTTTTTAAAATGCTTCTTACTTTATATGACGGAATATTCAACTCATCTGCGATAGAATCAACAGTTTTAGGGAAACAACCTATGCCATAATTTTTGACTATCACATCCCTTTCGGTATCACTTAATTTCCCCAATAAGAAACTGACAAATGACTTAGTGTATTCATCGTTAATGCCACTACTCACATTATCGACGGCAGTTTTCTCGTTAAAAAGTCTATCAGTTTCGCACAAATTCAATTCATTATCAATATCACTGTTATCTATTGTATAAGGTCTTAACTCATCGAGATCTGTAGGGTCTTGGATAACATAATTATATTTTTTATGTAATATTTCTATCAATTCCTCATTAGTAGGTTCTCGATGATATTTATTTTCAAACCATCGTCTTGCCTTTGGTACATATAGATTATGTTTATTCGCATTCGGACGTTTGACAATATTATCATAAACATTGTGATAATCCTTGACATATTTTCTAATCCACCATACAGCATAAGTTAGGAAATTATTATCACTATCGGTATCATATTTGTCAATAGCTTCCAATAATCCTAAATTTGCTTCGTTTATGACATCAAGTAAATTATCTTCTTGAGACCATTTCTTGGCAAATGATATGATAAAACGTTGATTACTTTGAACTAATCTATTGATTGCTTCCTGTTTGACCTGATTATCCGAATTATGAGCCAAACTAAGCAGTCTTTTCTGTTCTTGAGGACTTATTACGTCATAATTTCTTACTTCCTCAATATACGCCTTTGTTATGCCCGTATACTTAATGTATCTTCCACTATGTGTTTTACAATCGGTAATCATTATAATAAACGTTTAATTACTTTTTCCTTATTATCGTAATCGTCTTGTTGCCATCATCTCTTGGCTTCAATTCAAAGACAGCATCATCACCGACAAGTTCAAGAAAACGATAGAATACACCTTTTGAATACTCTTTTCGTGTATTCTCACGACCTCGTAATGTTAATACTACCTTAACCTTAAAACCACTTTCAAGAAATTTCAATGCTGCTCGTGCTTTGGTCTCCAAATCATTATCAGCAATAGTTGCCTTTAATTGTATCTCTTTCAATGTTGTGGTGTTCTTATTACGAGACTTCTCCTTTTTCTTTTGCTCCCATATGAATTTAGAATAGTCGCATAATCTAATAATCGGAGGAGTTACAGACGAATTTATTTCAATTAAATCAAGTGATTTCTCTCTTGAAAGTTCCCTAGCTTCAGACATAGACATTACCCTATTGAAGTCGTTTTCGCTCGCCTCTGAACTATGCTCTTTATATATTAGACGTACAGTATCATAACCATTAATATGCTCGTTGGTCTTATAATCAAATTTGCCTTTATGTGTCGTGTTAGTAAGTCTCACCGCCATAATTAACCTTATTAAGATAATTTTCCTTTAATAACTTTTGTCTTTCCTCAATTCTCTGCTTTTTTGTTGTCCTTATCTTTTCCTTTATCCACTTATCCGACAAAGGACGTATAACTTTAGCCACTTCTTCCGAATATGTCAACTGTTCATAGTCATACACATCAATATCGAGATCTTTCGTGCATTTTTCAAGAATTTCGAGGCATTTCTCCCTTTCTCCATTACCATCCACTTTTGTTGAACCTACAATGGTAGTAATTACCTTTTTACCTTTAAATTCAGCATTGGCAGTAGACAAACAATTGGTTAATGCTTCATAATCAATAGTAACATTACGGCTATCATTATATTTACTGACATACATTAATGAAATTATAGGTTTCCCCTCTTTCTTTAATGTAAGACGAGTACCTAACCTTCGATTGTCACGGTAAGGCTGTTTATCGTTCTCGGCATCGACATAAGGATATTTCCTTGCTAATTTACCTTGAAAACCACTCGCTAACGAACATGCGGTAGATGTACCTAACAAAACGACATCATATTCATCAGTAAAAAAAATTGGGTCTTTGTCTTTAATAAGTTTCATTATTAATTGAAATTAATTTATCATAAAAACCTAGATGAGTCTTGTGTGTAACCTCTTTAAGCTTATCATATGTCATCCATCTATAACTGTCTATCTCATAGCAGCTACCATCATCTGCCAAATTCGAATGACAGGTATTCGGGTCGATATCTGGATAATGTAAACCGAACGCAATTGTAGTCTTATGACTATTCTGTAACACACTACCCAATGGGATTAAACTATTAACCATCTCATCACTAAGGGTAAGTCCGGTTTCTTCCTCGAATTCACGAACTGCTGTTTGAGACCAATTTTCATTGCCTTCGACTCCACCCTTCAAAAACATCCATAAATAGCGATTATTCCAATGATTACCACCAGGATGTCCTACGAAAAACTCCATTTCACCTTCATCGTTGACACGATAAGGTATAATTCCTGCACTATAATTCATTATTTAAAATTTGTTGATTTCTTTAATTTATTCAATAATTTCACTTCATCATCAGTTAATGATGATGGGAATTGCTGCCGAATGACGACCTTAAGGTCTCCTCGACTTCCATCAGGCTTAGGTAAACCTTCACCCTTTACTGTAATGAAGGTGTTTGTCGGGGTACATTTATCCACATGACACTTAATTTTTTTACCATTAATATGAGTGATATTGATATCACAGCCTAACAGGCAATCAATTAATTTAACGTCTTCATGCTTAATGATATCAAAAGGGTTATCACTACTAAGATAGAAACCATCTACATCATTTGTAACATTATATGTCACATATAAATCTCCACAAATACCATTATGTTGACCCATATTGCCACCACCACGTCTTACGTATTCCTTACCACAATCAGTAACAAACGGTATATCTATGTTCATCGTAATGACATTTTCTACAACACCAGTTCCACCACAGTGTGAACAGCCATTTACAACCGTTTTACCAGTTCCACCACAATGTGAACAAGGATGACGTGATTCAAAATATCCATTAGGCATTACTCGTCTCTCAACTTCCATACCAGTACCATTGCAATAAGGGCAATCATTATATTTGCCATATTCGCCTAGACCACTACCTCCACATTTAGGACAAGTTTGCTTCAATTTGAAATTGACTTTCTTATTGCCTCCTTCATATAATTCCTTTAATGAAATGTTTATCTTAAGCTTTTTATCACTTCCTCGTTGTCTTGTACTGCCTTGTCGGAAGCCATCACTTTCACCGAAAGGATTACCGAATGGATTTGCAGCATTTGCATAATAACGGAATATTTCATCAATATCACTGTCATTATTATAACCGCCACCATCAACTGTCCCGAACATATCATATTTTTTCCGTTTTTCGGCATCATTTAATACTGAATATGCCTCCGTAATTTCCTTGAATTTATCTTCAGCCTGCTTTTTCTCATCATCAGATTTAGAGGCGAACTTATCAGGATGATATTTAAGACATAACTTACGATAGACTTTTTTCAGTACTTTTGAAAAACTGTCCTCATCGAGCTTCTTGTCAGCATCGGTCAATCCTAATATCTTATAATAATCTTTTTTCATCGTTTTACTATTTAATGGTGCAAAGGTACAAAATTAAATTCTTGAATGCAAATTTTAAATGTTAAAAATAATAAAAAATAGGTAAAGATAGATTTGATGACGATATATTATCTTTACCTATTTTCGTAATAAAATAACAAAATGGTATACCAGTTAGTATACCATTAATTATATATTAAAATTCACTTTCTAACAAGTTTTTAAACTTATCCAACTTCGCCTTTAAAGATGTATTCTCCTTTACGAGAGAATTATTACGATAAAGCAAATCATCATTTGCCTTTTGAATATCTTTATTTAATTCGTATAATTCCTTATTCCTATTTGACAATTCTTCAACCTTCAAAGTAAGCCTATTTATTTCATCCTTTGTATTTACACCAGATTCATTCTTACCGCAAGAACATTTATTGCAACATCCATCACTGCCACAAGAGCCAGAGCGGACGCATCCATTATTCTCATCAGTCTTTACAGGATTTCCTTCGATTTCAATATTCTTTGACTGATGTACATCCAATGTCTTCTTGCCATTCTCATACTTTTCCTCATCTTTGGATACCAACTCGCCATTCTTCCATTTCTCACAGACTGTATGAACATTTGTCTGTATGTTCTTTGTCGCTTCATCAAGAGCCTTGAAAAATTCACTTCCAAAAGCGCTACCATTCATCACTTTTTCAAAAAAATCCATTGTCATAATTAAAAATTATCTTATTATTCTTATTTATTAATGCAACTTTAATGCCATATTATCGATTACTGACATAATGTCGATTATTATTTAAAATCCTTCAATTTATCTCTATAAAATCTGTCATTTCTGACAGTTCTTTTTTCATTCGGGATAATTGAATATATCTCTTTCATCTTATTCCTCGGTAATTCTGAATGTGTCGATAAATAATCAGATGACTTCTTGAGCATTATCCTATAATCATCATCGGAGAATAATTCATCCAATTCTTCTATTGCCCTTGTGATGATGCAATTTATAGTCCTATTTGAATCTTCTCTCTTATCATCAATTACGAGGTATTGACTATCCATGTTAAGTATATTACTCTTAAATACAGCACTATACATTCCTAATTCTAGTACCATTTTAGATGCTATTGAAGTTGCCTTCCTCAAATCTGATACTGCGCCACTAGTCTTATTATTGTCACCGAACACGATTCTTTCTGCGACATATCCACCCAGTGCAATTTTGATGTTATTCATATAATAATCATATGTTTTTATTGCACGTTCATCCTCGTCATCATCTTGCAATAAAAAGCCTCCAGTACCACTCTCTGTCGCCACGGAAATTAACTTGGCTGGAACATTGCCGTAAATACTTGCATATGCAACGAAATGGCCACTTTCATGTACTGCACATAAGGCTTGCTTGTCATCAAGTGTCGATTTCCTAAGATTATCAACCCTAAGTTTTAATTTAGATTTAACCGTCGTTAATAAATTCCTATCAATATCATATGTCTTCACCCTGACATATCCATTAGAATATGAATATTCAAGACTATCCAATTTCTGTGCCAATTTAGCATCCGTCATTGCTTTCATTACTTCAGGCAATCGTGACTTAACAATTTCCTGTATTGTCGAGAATACAGGTCTCGTACCATGGGTAGGAAATACACCTTCTCTATATATGATGTTCTTGATAGACGAATCATAAGTTAATTTACAGCCTATCCTATCTTCGACCTCTTTCGCATATTTAGATAATTGTAAATCGATAATACCTTTGAATGTACGACTCGAAAATGAAGGGTATATAACATGAATATTGCCTAATCTCGCAATCTGTTCATTACGGAATCTATCTTTTAATGCCTCTTTAATATCGACGACCGTAATTTTCTTTGTTATTTTATGAAATTGATCCGGTGACATATCAGGATTAACATTGAAACTTACATCATACGCTTCATCAAGATTTCCAATTACAAAGACAAGACTGTCTTTAAAATCCAATTTATAACCCTTGCACGACGAATGATAAAGATTATAAAAGAATTCCATCAACTCAGTAACATTCATCGAGTATATCTTTTTCCTTATATCGACATTATCGGTACTGAACTTGCTGTTATTTACATTGTTATATACATCTACCACATTGTCGATAAACCAAGGGTTTAACTCAACACAACGGTTTATACGCTTTGTCTTACTATCGATTCTAATTGGTCCATTATTGTTTTGACCCATATCGCACCCGATATTCGGCTTTATTTCTGTCTCACTTTCAATAAATACCTCAAAGATATTTTTTCTTTCATATCCATCAAGATTTTTAATATAATCTTCGCTATTAAGCCATTTTCCATTGACTAATTTTATCGGATACTTTGTATCTACAATTCTTTTCAATATAAGATATGCCTTATATACATTGAATAAGGTACGCATTTCAGGCTTTTTATTCAATATACCAGTATCTAACAATTCCCAAAAAGGCTTTAATGCTCCCTTATTATCTTTTTCCTCTTTCTGCTTGTCGAGAGTCGCAGCATATTGAAATTCATCATATACGATAATTCTATTACTCTTATTATTACCGACGCTATCTTCAATATCGTTCTCTATTTCCCACGCATTCTTCTCATTGATGTCAGCAAAATTGAAGTAAATCAAGTCTTCTTCAAGGTCAAGTAATTTTGCGATAGTACGAACGGAATCAGTCTTCGAGCATCCACTAAGTCCCCATAAATTTATAACACAAGGTCTATCTTGTAACTGAGGATAACAATACCATGTCCTTACATTGCTCATTATTTCATCAATTTGTTCGTCGACCCCTATATATTTCTTCTTTAGTTCGACAATCGCATTATCGATGACTTCATTTTTTCTCTTTATTTCCTCAATATCAATATTCACCATTATTTTTCATTATAAGTTAAATTATTATGATTTCCAAAAACAATACAGACAGGAATTCTTGCATTGATGAGGTTTATCACTCAATATTTCATGTTTATTAGCCGGACAACCGCACGATTTTCTTTGCCCGGCACTGCCAACAAGAGTAATTTTATCAGACATTCCTAAAATATCGATATCCTTCTGTGAAAGGCAAGGAATACTCTTAATACCAGGTTCACCACACACTTCCAAATCAATATCATACTTATCAGAATGATAAATGAATATATCATATATCGACTTCCTTAACGATAACGGTGAATGAAAGTCCTCGAATGGCAACGGAATACCTTTTTCAATGAATCTTTCCTTAACATGTTTATACATATCAAGAATTGATATTCTTACTCTTTCGATTTTTAAAGGCGCAAATTTTTCAAAAACCTTTATCGCTGTACCTACACCTTTCTCAGTAGGGATAATAGGATCAATACGCAATACCACGTGACTGATAGGGAAACCTTTTTCAATCAATTTTTTGAATTTCTCATAAGTCACATCTAATGTAGGTACAAATGGCTCTATCTTAGTACCACCCATTCCGGTACAAGTAAGATGAAGAATTATCTTATCCTTGTTTTCAATCAACTTATCGATTAACTTATCAGTAAGCCTTTTTGTTATAATAATGTTGGCATTACGGAGATTATCAAACGCTTCAAGATTAAAAGCAATTTCACCACTCTCTGTAATGCCTACCTGCTGTGTTATATCTATCTTTTCTTTCATTAGAACTTCATTTTGTTTCTTACTTCGCAAATATATTACTTTATGGTGAAATATTATAAAGTGATATAGTTAAAAAACCTTATAAGCATATTCCTTTTGGTTTTACTACGAAAACACAGCCATATTGTTTCATAATAAACACGTTCATAGTATTATCGGTGCGTTCTTCAATATATTTCGAAAAAGCGTCAAAGCGACCATTAACACCTTTCTTAATATTCTTCTTCTCATCATCGGTTATTTCGATCTGCAAACATTCCAAATTATCGATATCATTATCATAACCTTTTTTACTCAGCATATGTAAAAAAGCACTTTCTTCACTAACGTAATTATATAAAGTAAAAGGTACCCTTTTAAACATTCTCACTTTAACTTGTGTAATTAAATCATCATATTTGTCCATTTTAAAATTAAAAATAAAATAATAATAAAAATGTCACAGAATGGTTTTAAATTACTATCTGTGACATTGTCAATTTGTGTGTTTTCCATACTAACATATTGGGAAACAACGACTTAGGTAGTGGCGGCAGGAATCGAACGCTGCAATCTTCGGATTATGAGTCCGATGTTGTACCATTGAACTACGCCACGATATTAATAAATGTAAAGACTATTAGATTCGGTATTTTTCAATTTATAACCATTATCAATATTTTTCGAAGTAACCGAACCTCCACTATTACATTATAAGTTTGCAAAGAAAATTAGAAAGAGTATAAAAAAAAAAGCTTAATATCGGACTCGAACCGATGACTCTTATTACCAAAAAATAATGCCCTACCAACTGGGCTAATCAAGCGAAGTAACTCTTTCTTACACTATTGCATTGAGCAGGAATGTTGAATCGAACAACTCCATCGCCTTGGAAAGACGATATGCAACCATTACACCAAATCCGCATATAATATAGTTGTCCCAGGCGGATTCGAACCACCACAAACAGAACCAAAATCTGTTGTGCTACCATTACACCATAGGACAATTTATCTGGCAGTGTATATCGGGCTCGAACCAACGACATTCTGCTTAATAGGCGGATACTCTAACCATCTGAGTTACGAAGTAACTCTTTCTTACACTATTGCATTGAGCAGGAATGTTGAATCGAACAACTCCATCGCCTTGGAAAGACGATATGCAACCATTACACCAAATCCGCATATAATATAGTTGTCCCAGGCGGATTCGAACCACCACAAACAGAACCAAAATCTGTTGTGCTACCATTACACCATAGGACAATTTATCTGGCAGTGTATATCGGGCTCGAACCAACGACTTCTACTGTGACAGAGTAGCACTCTAACCAACTGAGCTAATACACTAAGAGTACTGCGTAGCGGATTCGAACCGCTGAATACCAGCGTGAAAAGCTGGCGACTTAGACCACTTGTCGAACGCAGCATATAATAGTGGAACAGGTTGGAATCGAACCAACGACATTCTGCTTAATAGGCGGATACTCTAACCATCTGAGTTACGAAGTAACTCTTTCAACACTACCTATTTTTTGCGGGGATGGAGGGAATCGAACCCTCACCTAAAGATTAACAGTCTTTTGCTCGACCTTCGAGCTACATCCCCGAATAATTTACTTTTTCATCTTACAGAAATTAATTAAGGAATTCTGTTAAGAGCGAACTCACTCTTATATATTTACTGAACTAAGTTTTCATCAGTATAAAACTGTTTACTCACTGTGGTTTTTCACCAATCCTCTCCTATACTAATTCTGTTTAATCTAATATAGTGTTTTGTTTCCCAATATGTCAAAGAACTATTTTGTAGATAACTTTTATTATCGTTTTATGTTTCAGAAATTGAGATTGTCTCTTTTTCTGATTGACGATGCAAAGGTACTACTTTATTTTCAATTCTCCAAACTTTTTTTGTTAAATTTTGTTTAACCATCGAAGTTTTTTAAATTTACTAATAATTCGTATAGATGACCGGACTCGAACCGACGACAACTGCATCCCAAATGCAGAATTCTACCAACTGAATTACATCTATATCTTTTTTTTTTGTCAAAGAACGCTTATCTTTTTCTGATTGACGATGCAAAGGTACTGCTTATTTTTGAAACTACCAAATATTTTGGCAAGAATTTTATTTGTTTTAACTCTTTTTTGCAATTAAGCATATATCATAGTCCTTTCCATAACCTTCAGAGCAGCTTTTTACATCTTTTACTTCCCATTCTTTACTATAGTCTAATTTTGGAAAGAATGTATCGGCATCATTTACTCTCTGCTTTATCCTTGTCAAATATATTAAATCCGCATAATCTTTTTCCAATGTCTCTTTGTATAATGATCCTCCACCTAGGATAAAGATATCCTTATCCTTGTAATTCTGTTCAGCAAACAATATTGCATCTTCCAATGATGTTCTCCAATGGATATTCTCAGAATCGACACCTTTCGTTCTTGACAATACTATGTTTTCTCTATTAGGTAATGCTCTACCGATGCTTTCATATGTCTTTTTTCCCATTATCACGACACTACCGCTTGTCGTATCCTTGAAATGTTTCATATCCCCTTTCAAAGAGAATAGTAATTTTCCATTCTTACCGATTGCATCATTCTCTGTTACTGCGACGATTATCTTTACCTTTTTCATATCTTGTCACCTTCTTACATTAATATTATCTATAATAAAAAAGAAACTGTGATTTTGCCTTTATGGTATCATCACAGTTGGGAATATATATATTGAGTTTTACGAAAAAATGAATATGTTCTTTGTCCTCTTAACTATCTCCTATACTGTATCCGATACCTTTATTATCTGACAATGGATAATTGCCACTACATGCATGTTCATCTACGTTAAATGTAAATGACCAACCTTGCGGATTATATGATGTAAATTGTAAATCTCCCATTGTCTAATTAATTATTACCTATTATAAATATAACCAAGTTTTGAAAAATATCAAATATTATGAGAAAATATATTAAAAATCGCTAAATTGAATAAAAATAATTTAGAAATTGTTCCAAATCCTCAGTCGAGAATGTATAATAACCTCCGTTTTTCGATTTTCCTATTGATTTTACATAATTGGCGAATAAATTAGTTTTCAACGCATCCTCTACTTGATGATACAGCAATTTCATTTCTTTTCTATTTTGTAGCATTCCATTCCTTATTATGTAAAAACCACTATATACTGCCGTATTTGCCGGTAATTCTCTAAGTATTACATCATTTTTATCTCTGATGAGATTGTTGCAAGAAACTCGATATTTGTTTACATCTTTAATTGCTTGTGTTCTTCCATACAAATACCAATTTTCTTGAGTCATATCTATATCCAATCGTTCAGCACGACGTTCTAATAGATTCCTAACATATAGGCATAAATTATCATATGATAAGGGCTTTCCACTATCATCATACGGATAAATAATGTATTTAAATTCACCTTTAGATGCCTTTACACAATCAATAATTTCATTGCAATACAACTCAACATAGATATCCACATTGGTATCTTTGTCATTGGGATTGATTACAAATAATTTATCTTTTAATGTTGCAAGACCATTTTTCACGATGAATCTCTTATCATAATCCTTTATCTCGTAGTCTATGATATGACGTATTACATCATCTTTCAAATTAGTCAGTATTTTTTCATCTACATATATATCATGCTTATCTACGACAGAACAATGCCGTTTATTATCTGATAAGTCATTAAAATTACCATGATAGACCACAATATTGTCATCATCGAACGAACGATTATTGTCTATTATTGTTATACATGTAAATGTAGTAGCATCATTAAACAATTTATCCGTATCAAAATTATAAATTTTCTGTAAACTATTATGACTGTATAAATGATCACGTAACCAATAACCTGCCTTGCTGGTTAACCAAGAATTAGGCGTTATATAGCCCAATATTCCGTTACTATTAAGCATCTGAATCCCCTTTTCGAAAAAACCGATATATAAATCAGTCATTCCGTCAGAACAGAAGAAAAATTCAGTCTTCAGCAAATCATAGTTCTCTTTTGACATATGATGCACATTACAATATGGCGGATTACCGACGACATAATCCATACTATTGTCGAAATCGGTCGTTCTCAATGCGTCGGAATTTCTAACATCCCATTTGACATTACTTATATTATGTTCTGTCGCTATTTTATTCAAACGATTAATAGCCTCGTTGTATGCCAGTTCGTCGATTTCTATTCCATGGACATATGTCTCTAAATATTCCCTATCGATATTAGGGATAAATTGGAATATCCTTTTTACTATTTCAACGAGGAAATTTCCATTACCGCAACTGTTGTCAATAATATGTTTTCCATCAATACCACATTTATTATTAAACCCCACGTTGTCTAACATAAAATTGACGACCTTAGACGGTGTATATATTTGTTCATTATGCATAAAATTACATTATATATTTCTAAAGAAGAAATAGTCCATTGAATTGTCATTCCAGACTAATCCATTGGACTGTTTCTATTTTATTATTTATCCTAAATCTCGATAGATTCGATCTCTTTTATCATTGCATCCCAACCCTTACATTGTGAAGTAATTACATCGAAAATCTTATCAGACCATCCAGCAATGTTCAAAATACGCTGACTCTTATCAAATACACTGGTACTACCGCTCTGTCTAAGGTTAACCACGATGAAATTAGCGTTAGGATTAATCTTACGGAATTCCTTAAATAATTCGTGGAAATGTTTACCTCTATCTGAACTATTATTACCATACCAGGCAGTAAATTCACTATAACCACCATAATAGCCTTTAGTGTGAATACTACCAATCTGGCAATCAGAAAATACAATGACATTGTCTATCTTTTTCTTTTCTTTCACCACTTGTCTGATGAAATCATAGATACCCGTTTCTGTTGCTCCACCGCATTCTCTACCTTTCTCAAATGTCCATTTCGTATAGTCAAGAAGTCTCATATCCCTCTTTACAGGAACATTTATCAACTTATCTCCGAAAAGACCTAAGTATATATTATCTTGACGATACATTACCATAGAAGCAAACAAATGGGCTATCATCGAAGTACTTGTCTTAGAAAATGCTGACACTCTCGAACTTCCACCGGCATCGCCTCTCATACTTCCGCTGTCATCAACCAATACTGCAACATTGCCTTCCAACTTTGGGATATTCAGACAAGAAATCTCAAGTGCCTTCTCGATAGCATTGAGAACCATCTCCTTATTTCGTCTAAATTCATTTTCAGAACATAAACTTGATGACTTTTCATCTTCAAATTGAATTGATGACTTAGTTGATGAAATCTCAGTGTAATAACTCATCTTTTCGATTTCAGAATATGCGGTTGCAAATCTGAAAGGAAGAAGACGGCTATTCATAATCTTATCCTTAATAGTCAACTGTTCACAAGCTTCAGTGACTTTATCTGGGGCATAAAGCAAAATATTACGAAGGTTTCTAAGCAAATTCATTACCGGCATACCCTTAACGTTGTCAATAACCGCCGTGATAGCTTCTTTTTTTGCTTCAACCTTATCCTTTTCGGTCATATCCTTTGTCTTCTGACCAGCCTTCGTCATTTCCTTCTCAAGGATTTTCGAACTATAAAGGTCTGCCAATGACTTACCCTCGATTAATCTCTTATATGCCTCAGCATTTTTCTGTGTTGCCTTCGGATGGAATAAACGTACAAGATCGACGAGACTAAAGCTACGAGTTTTCATCTTATATTTGTCGATTCTATACGCATCGAGACCTTCCAACGCCTCTTTGAAACCCTTCTTCATTGAATTAGGGATTTTCTTGACATCATTGTCTGACATTCCGTTAAGTTTGGCATAGGCAGAAAGAATTTCGGTCATATCATCCGGACGAACGATGATTTTACTATAAAAGCGTTTTGCCCAATCCTTATTTTGCAAATTTCTTGCAATGTATGCTGACACCAAATGTGTCACTGAACGCAGATTACCGTTATTACGGGCATAGATTGCCAACTTTGCAGCAAACAAAGGATCTACCTTGTCAAGAAGACTTGTAATACGGTCTACTATCTCATTTTGCTTCTCATAATAAGAATCTTCAAGGAATGTTGTCATTACCGTGCTTACCAATTCCTCTTTCTCCTTGAGCTTAAATGCCTTCTCACCCATAAAGTTTGTCTCTGTAGGTTCTACTGCAACTTTCTTTGTACTAAAACGTGCCATATTTCACTATTTAATTTAATTATTAAAAGAATTTTTATTAACTCGATGCAAAGGTACTACTTTATTTTCGATTCTCCAAATATTTTTTATTAAAAATTGTTAAATTATAAAAAGTATTTGTCGTATCGTATATATTATTATAAGTTTTATTATCAATTACCTGCTCTATAATACTTTTATCTATATAATATAACAGTTTTATATTATTTGAAATGCATTTGTAATACTTAGATATATCTCTTTTAACATTGGTCAAAAATCCTTCTTTACCTCCGAATATGATGACTGGAGTGAAATGTTGCACTCCTTGACATTCGACGGCGATACCGTAATCGGGGAGATAGAAATCTAGACTTTGTTTACTAAGCCATTTTAAATCTTTACAAGATGCTTGATATATGTATCTGATATGTTTTGATTCAAGAAAATTAATTACTTCACTCTCCATTTTCGATTGATTGCACTTAGGACAACCATGACCTTTTAAATGAGTTTTAGGTGTCTGTTCAAAATCACCATGCTTTTTACACGTTATAATTACAGGTAATTTAGAATTCACATATACCGTTTTTGAATACGAGTATTTTCCATTATGTATTTTATTCGATTTGTTAATAAACTCATCAGTCGTAGATTTATTAATTAACGCTAATTTTTCAAATTTACATTTTGGGCAATTTTCACCTTTTAAATGATTCTTAGCTACCTGTTCGAATATACCGTGTTCTATCCCATTTTTATCTTTTTTATGACAAATAATTTTTACCTTAGAATGACTATCTTTATAAACTACCTCATTATAATCATAAAGTTCACCGTGAACCATTTTTGCTTCTTTAATAAACTCCTCTGCATTACGTTGATAACAATTTACACATTTAGGACAGCCGTGACCCTGTAAATGAGTTAATGCTTGTTGAACAAACTCACCATGTTCATTTCCGTCCTTATCCTTTTCGTGGCAAATTATCGTAACATTACCCTTATTGTTCCTATAATTTACCTTTGAATAGTCGTATTTATCGTTATGTATTATTTTCGCTTCTTTAATAAAATCTTCTGTTGTTTTCTTTATGTTTCCGTTGCAAAAAGGGCAGCCCTGCTTCAGATTTATATGATTAGAAGGTCTCTGTTCGAAAGTCTTTCCACAAAGATTGCAAAAAATTTCGACCGGAGTTATACTATTTATATATTCGACTTTTGAATAATCGTATCTACTTCCGTGTACTTCTTTTGCCTTCTGAATGAACTCATCTTTAGTAGAACGACATTCATTAGCTCTCTTTTCGATATTACATTTACGGCAATCACAACCTTTTAAATGTAATTTAACCATTTGTTTGAATACTCCATGTTTAGGACAAACAATATCGACCTTATCAGTTTTCTTTATAAAATCAACCGATTTATAATCATATTTATCTCCGTGTATTTTTCTCGCTTCTTCCACGAATTCTTTTATTGTCATTTTAAATTTAATTCTTTCAAACGTCTTTAACCACCGATTAAATGGATATTCTATATCATTATTTATCCTAGATACAAACTCTCGTATACAATTGCATTATTATCACTTTGTTTAATCCTTTTAAAGGAACTGTTGCCACTTTTAACATACACATGTTTATCATACACGTCTGATGGAACTTTATAGGTATTGTCAGTTTCTCCACTTATTCCGTCATAAGACAATGCGAATTTACATTTCAATTCTTTCAGCCATTTGAAAAATCCATCATTATCGAAATCCCCATTGTACATACCGTTTGTATTTGCATAAGGTGGGTCTAGGTATATAAAGTCATTACATTTTGGTGATATGTTATCATATGAATTACAATTGAACCTCACATCATTCAATTTCAATAAATCACTCCATTCTGAAACGATTGTTCTTAACACATTAGGCCTTATGCCGTTTCTATTCAAATGATATGGGCTATTAAATTCTCCCTTGCTATTGTATCGTATCAAGCCATTGAAACAAGTTCTGTCAATAAACATAAAATCCAATGGATCGTGTTCTTTGTTATACCGTTCCCTTACGTTTTCGTAGTAAGACCTTTTGTAGGATTGATCACCTCTCATATCATCACTGTTCATTTCATTCCACAATTTTTCATAATAGTCTGCGACTTCTTGCGGTTTATCTTTTATGATATTCCACAAATCAATCAATCCCTTATTTATATCAGAACAGATGTAGTGCTTAACTTTTATAGTATCTGAATTAAGCATTAGTATCATCAACATCGAACCTCCTCCTATAAATGGTTCATAATAAGTATCAATGTTCGTAGGAAAATATTTAATTATCTCGTCAGCTTGAGACCTCTTACTTCCACTCCATTTAATTACTGGTTGAAAATTTGCCATGGTTTAATTATTTAATAGTCCAATTATATCTTTGCTTTATCGTCAAGAAGTTAAACGCTGCTTCGTAACTATGAAAACTCCTAATGAAGCAATCATATTTGTCATATACTTTGAATTTTGTCATAAAATAATGTTTTTAGATAATATTTATAAAAGAATATCTATATATGTTAATATTATGAATTTTAAAACTATCTGTGACAGTATATTTAAGCTTTATCTATACGCTGATAACTGTAAAATGATACATTATTCTACCGATAGTAATCACGAACACGAACTTGCTGATAAGGTTAGGGATAGTATTACCGACTTCACTGATAATCTTGCCGAAAGTACATTCGGATATTACGGTAAACCGAAATATAACGATTTAACAGTGGAACAATCTATATCGATGACCAACGACTTGGGCAAACTATGTCAGAATACCGTAGATATTGCCGAGGCAATTCGTTCAGATTTCAATAAGAATGAAAAACTCAGTGGTATTGTATCACTAATCGACGACTTTAAAAAAGAAATGTCGAAGAATGTCTTTCTCGCAACATTTGATAAAGTTTCAAACTATCAGATGAAAAAATAAAATAATATAAAATATAATAAGATGGGATGTAATTGCGGTAAAAAAAAATTGCAAAGCCAACCAAAGAAGATAATAAAGAGTCCAAATTCACAAAGCTCATCAACAAGTGGCTCGGTTGGTAAAAGAATTATTAGAAGGGCAATGAGATAACATTATAATTCTTGAAGAGAATATCAAATTACTTTTGATATTCTCTTTTCTTTTTATTATATTCTATTGCTTCCTTAGATACTCTTTCTAATTCTTTTTTAATTAATTCTGTCATTTCAGGCGAAAACGTTTCACCTTTTTTTAATGACGCAAATATATCATTTACTTGCTCTCTTACATTCTGTCCCATTTCATATTACTATTTAATTGATAATTTTATCAACAAAGCCTTTTTCAAGTGCCTGTGATGCTGTCAAAATCGTGTCACGATCACACATCTTTTCCATTTCCTCATAGGTAACTTTACCATACGTATTGTCAGTTAACATCTGTGTAAGTTCAGTCTTCAAGATTTCAATTTCCTTTGCATGAATTTGAATATCACTACATTGTGTTCCTGCACTTATACCCGACATAGGTTGATGGACAAGAAATCTCGAATGAGGTAAAATAAATCTTTTTCCTCTCGTTCCACTACTTGCAATTACTGTCGCCATTGAAGCAACCATTCCCATACAAACAGTCGAAACATCACATTTAACGTAGTTGATAACATCAACTATTTTGTAGCCATCGTATATACTCCCGCCTGGACTCGAAATCTGCATTGTGATATCACCGTCTCCTTGATTTTCAAGCCATAGCAATTGTGCTGAAATAATATTCGAGACATCCGAATCAATTTCGCTACCTAGGAACAGTATTCTATCCAACATCAAACGAGAGAATACGTCCATTGTCGTTACGTTCATCTGTCTTTCTTCTATAACGGTTGGATTAATATACCCTCCCATCAAAGGCCAATTTCTTTTTCTGAAATAATCTAATTGCTCGCTGCTTACGCCTTTGTCCAAGGCAAATTTTGTAAAATCACTTTTCTGCATTTTCCAATCTTTCTTTACTGATTTCAAAATAATTTTGTTTTATCTCTATACCGATGAAATTTCTGTTATTCTTGACGCAAGCGACGCCGGTACTTCCACTACCCATACAGAAATCCAAAACTATGCCACCTTCAGGACAGTATGATTTGACTAAAAATTCCATCAATGCGACAGGTTTCTGTGTCGGGTGTAATTGGTCTTGTCTTCTCCATTTCTGTTGAAAATCCAATATTGTTGACGGATGTCTTGTTCCTTTATTGTCGGTTTGTACACCTTGAATGCCATACCCCAAATTATTTTTCTTATTAGGTGTATACTTACGTTTGTAAGGTTTACCTTCTGTCATTTGTGGGCAATAATACGATGCAGGTTTACCGAATACCAATATACTTTCGTGTTTTTTCAATGGCATATATTTTGCCGTCAATGGTGAACCACATTTAGATTTTTTCCATATTAGTTCATAACGGAATCTTTTTTCATTAGATAAAGCCAATTTATAGGCAAACATCCCAGTCCCGAATAAGACGATATTACCTTTTGGCTTGACCAACTTATTCAGGCATTCCCACATTTCATTAAAAGGAATGACATTATCCCAATGAAGTATCGTCTTACCGTATGGTGGATCACAGATAACAGCGTCAACTTTAATCCCATCAGATATCAGTTGACGCATTATCTTTATGCAATCATCATTATATAATATGTAATGTTTATCTTCAAACATTATCAATTCTTCTTTTTATTTTTCTTATTTTCCCTTTCGAGTGATTTTCTTTCCTTTTCCTCATCAGCGATCTGTTCAATCGCCAACACACCACTCTCAGCAGCTCTCAACAGCTTATCACCGAATTTCTGTATACCCCACGTTGTCACTGTAATACGAGGTGCTCCAATCGATACCTTACCGTTATCAGGGTTAAACACGATATTATTAATCGCATCTCTCATAAGAGTATCTTTCATATCATCGTCAAGACGATCGAATGCCTCCTCGTACACGATAATGAATACTGTTGACTCATCTTTCGCCAATTCTCCTTCAATCGGTCCTGCCTTTTTAATTTTGATAACCTCTTTACTCTTCTTTACTGCGTAAGTCTTTACATTAATGTAATTGTCGAGACCTGTCTCAGAAATAATTCCATCAATCAAATCTACTGTGTCTTCTGAAAGTTTACCTAATTTTGCCATTTTAAAAATTAATTTAAATTAAAAAAATATCCCTATGACAATATTGTCACAATGGTTTATTACTATTTTCGTTGCAAAGATAATACTTATTTTTCTAATAAAAGCATTAAGTAGCGACATATTTATAGAAAATAGGATTTTTTAACAGTATGTTAGGGCTTAAAGGATTAATTAAACAAGACGAAGAGAGAAAACGCAAGAAAGCAGAGCGTGAAAAACGCAAAAAAGAGAAAGAAGAAGCAAAGGCAGCTGAAAAGCGTGCAAAAAGGAAGAAAAAACTACGTCATCAACAGAATCAAAGATATTACGCTAAGATAAAAAAGAAAATGGAAAAAGAGCGTAAGGAAAAAGGTGACGAATGGGGCTATTGTATGGTATTATTGGTTAAAAACCATAAAAGAGTAAAGAGACTAGGCGCCTCATGGTGGAAAACCAATGCATTTAAAATATACAATGATGCTTTGGAGAAAAATCACGAAGAAGTGAAATTCCCAGTTAAATTTAGGACTTCATGCGAGAGTTCTGTGAGGAAAAACAATCGTATCGATACCAAATGGGAAGTAATCATCGTGCAAAGATTGAACGACGAAGAAGACAGCAATATCACACAATTCAGAAATGACGAAGGTAAGTTCGTAAATGTTGAAATCGTAGATAAGCAATTATATAAAGTAATAGCAAGGGAAGAATGGTTTGTTGAAGAGCATTTTTATGTCTACGGTTATCATCCAAAGAAAGACAGAAAGACATATCAATTTATATTAAATAATCTCATATTGGATAAACTTGAAACTATCGACGATATCCTTCAAATTACAACTGTCAGGAATAAATTGATGATTAGTCATAGTGAAGACTTTGATTTCGTGATATGTAAAAATGCTGAAGAAGCCGAAAGATTATATTCAGCATTACAGACAGACGAAGCACTCAAGAAAAACGAGAGGGTAATATTTTTTGGCAGTGTTACTAACCTAAATTCAGTTAATAAAGTATATGATAGAATAGAAGAAAAGACAGGATGGGACAGGACTTTGATTAAAAAGACATCCGTGTTATAGGATATAATAAAGGTGGAACTTTTTTACGATTCCACCTTTTCTCTTATACTAAATTTTACATTAGATATTGAAGCATCTATATCTTTACTATGAACAAATCCGTCATCGTTATTATCGTGTGTCAATCGATAGAACTCCTTATCTATCCCATACGCTGTCGTAGGCGAGACGTTAACCACGATAGTAATATCATTTCTTACATCTTTAGGTAACTTTTCCTCAAGAATTGATTCATTTATAATATCGGCTAACTTATATATATGTCTAAGCTCCATCGTATTCACCTCCGAATAATATATATTTTATTTTATCAAAAAAAGCTTTAAACCTCAATCTAAAAGGTTTCTTATAAGGTGTAGGTCTTGAAAAATACTGTACATTGTTTCGTAAATCTTCACCTACCCCGTTTTTTACCCTTTCAACAAGAATATTCTTCTCATTCTCCAATTCAGCATCCGCTATCATGGCATCCTGTTTATTATTCAACACTTCTTTCCTAATACTATCATAATAGTTAGACATTTTTACTGATCCTCATACGTTTTAGAATTATTTTCAAGATATTCGTCTAATACGTGTAACAGCCATACAGTTCCACAAGTTAAAAAGGAATCCATAGGTATTATGAGCCACCATAGACCACTTCCTGCCAATATCATATTAAACGGCGTTATCTTTATAGGAATCCATAAATAATTTATTATTGAAAATAAACCACCTATCCACGTGGAGAGGCAAAAATGACATTGGAATAATTCTCCTAATTTAGGATGGATTGCATTCATTGTCTTTCTGAAATATTCGATTATGTCAAAAGGACCGTTGAAATATATCAACATCGTCGTAATACCATAACTGAATAAAATATATGATAATAATGTTACTAATTCCATCATTGATTCTTCAATTGCTCCAAATAATCTACTTTATTTTCTTCATCGTCTGGCATATCTTCACCAGTATACTCTTGATAGCCTATTCCGTCACCATTGATATATTCATCGTCATCTCTATTATCTATTTTTGGTTCGGATTCGGTTTCTTTTCTATCATTTACAATAGCTGTTTCAGATTCAATAGGATTATCTTTTATATCGTCATCACTATTTTTAGCAACACATTGCTTTACATTCTTACGTACATATTTTCTTTTAGGCTTCTTCTTTTCATCGAAGACGAATGTAATAGTTCTTAATTTTTCGAGGCTTTCATTTGCGAATATCTCCTGTAATTCATCTACCTTTGCTTTGTATAACGTAACTTTACGCTGCAAATCTATATTATAATCGATGGTTTCCTTTATCGACATAAATACCTCGTCGAATGACACTTCATTGATTGCCGCCGCATAATATGTTATATCTTTCTCTTGACCGAAATCTATCTTGTTATTTTCAGGCGGTATAATTTTCCATCCCTCATCATATATTAATGTGATTAAAAAATTACCGTCTTCTACTCGGCAACCTACATGGTATGCCTGCAATTTCATCAATATATCTTGTAAATTCATTTATATTCCACAAATTATTGTCATTATTATATACGATATAGCTGACCAAACGAGCCATGTCCTTTTTTCATTTATCTCATATTTTTCTAATTTAATATAACACTTTATTAATGTAACTACTTCCCTTAACATGACAAGGATTGCGATTATTAATATGAATACCATCAATTTTGTTAAAAATATCATATTTCTCAATATATCTTCACATTAATATATGAAAAAATGGTAATGAAATCAATCATTACCATTAATTTTTATCATATTGATATTATCGTCTATTTACTTAATAGATTGTATGTTACACCAAAACCTATATAAGGATTTATCTGTCCTTGCGTATTTACTCCTACACCGATCTGAGGTCCTACGGAGAAACGATTATACCATTTATTATATCTATCCTTTGAATGATACATCGTTGTTCCTTCTATCGATACATTCGGACTATGAATTACGGTTGTTTCATTCTGATCATTATCATTCCTGTTTATAATAGTAAATTTATCATTAATTGCGAAATTCATACTGTACCAATCGACATCTTTAGCTTTGACTTTTAATTCGTAACTAACGGTATCATTATCCGACACGAAATCATAGACCGAATCCTTCAACGCTGATTGTTTGACGGGCTTGGTTAAATATACAGTGTCAGTCTTATATCGATATTTATATCTTATTTCTATTGTGCTTTCCACATTTTTTAATTTTTTTATGGAATCGTACAAGGCTTTATTTTCTTTCTTAAGTTTACTTATGTTTTGACTTTCATAAATCTTGACATATGTATTATTCTTTTCATAGTCGGCATTTTTTGTAAATGCTTCGTTCTGACGAATAAAACCTATCAGCAGTACTATCGATAACCCTATTATCAATATCCACTGTATGACATCTATTAATTTCTGTTTAGACATTATCTATCATTTATTTAATTATTGCTTTATCTAGCAACCTAGATAATTTTTGTACCGATGATGTAGTCTGCGCCGTAATCTTTCTGATGTCAGTTGGCTTCTTGCCGTTGCAAAAGGTAAACCCGAAATATCCTAACTCATTTGTTTCAGTTTCAATTGTCGCTATTACCAGATAACTTGCCCCATTAGTCTGCATTCTAATAGCCATTTTATTGTCTATCTTCTTAAATTCCTCGACGGTACCCATCCAATAGGTATTATTGTGTAGATACATCGGGAAATTAAATCTTGACAACGACAAATTCTGATAATCCTCATCAATATTTTCAATACTATCACGATCAACTTCATATGTCATTGCACAATGTATAAAAGGAAGACCTGCGGTATTACTTGAACCATTATGTAATTCCAAAATAAATACCCTGTCAGCCCCAGTATTTTGCAACACGTCCATTAATATGTTATCGACCAATGGCTTTATTTCCTTTCTTACGTTCATCTGTTCTGCATGCTCGGCGATGGATTGCTCGTTCTGTTTCTCAGTCGCCTCCATTGAACCTGTCCTTGTCGCCGCAACTTGCACGTAATACATTCCAAACAAGAATAACAATATGAGTAATATCGCACGGATTACCTTCCACATACCATATTTGTCTATCATTTTAATAGTCTTTTCGACAAATGATATTTGTTCTCCTTCTAATGCCATTTTATTATGCGATTATTACTTAATTATTATTTTTGTCCTTCTTCATTTACATTCTTTCTAACGATTCCGATATTATGAATTAAATCAGTCTTGGCATTCTTTGCTGATTCACCCAGATATTTCTCAGTACTATATGAAGTCAATTGCTTTATACGTTCCAATTCCTCATTTACCATCTTAGGACTTGCTTTGACAAGCTTGGCCTCGGTATGAATATAATTGAAATCTTTATCCTTGTAGCACTCGACGAGATATTCGTTACCTATAGAATCCTTCATATAGAATTTATTTTCATCTGTCTTATAATCCTCTGGGATTCTTTTCTTGACATTTTCCTCATTTAGGAACACAGTATTTTTAAACACTAACCTTTTCATTATTTTGCTTTCTTTAAATGCTGTCTTTATTTTTGTATCTTCTTTCGGCAAGTTATGGGCTTTTAAGCCTGAATGATTATAATCTGATTTATAGTCGGCTCTTTCTTTGGAAGTTTTTGCTACTTCGTCATAGAATTTTTTATTACCGTCATAATTCAATGACGGATTATCTTTGGCAGAACTATTCTTTTCGTCATTTACAGAAGCAAAACCATGGGCTTGTGCTTTTATCCTATCCTTATAATCTTGGCTTGGTTCATTTGTAAATTCGGCATCTAAAGTTGTTTTGTTCATATCTTTTCCAAGCTCAGGATTTGTGTCACGTTTTTCCTCCGATACGTGGTCATATTCTTTAGCCTGCTTCATGATATCCTCGACAGCCTTTACGTTGTTCTTGGCATCATCCTTAATGACATTCTTACCTATAACAGGCTTAGACTCATTACTTTCCTTAATAAGTGCCTCTTTTAATTCGCTGAATGTGTATCTTTTAGCTTCTAACATCGTTATTAATTTATCTATAATAATTATATCCTCTTGTACATAACTTTAGTCCCTGATAAAACTGTTTTAAAATTAATTCTCTTTCCTTCTCCTTATCAAGTTTCCATTCATCATACAAGTTTTCCCTTTCTTCAGAGATTTCTATCATCTTACCTATAATTTTATCACGACTATCATCATCATTTTCTATATACATAAATAGTTCATATTGTCAGTTTATTTTGCAAAATTTATCGAATTTGAACCTCCTGCCCCATTATTTCTTTTCAAAGTCTCATCGTCACCGCTAAAAGGTACATCATATTGATAATCACCGACGGTATTACAAGTTGTATCCTCTTTGACACTATACATCTTTCCTCTCTGTAATGGGAACAATGGCTGTGAGAATTGTCCAGAAGAAGCATCACAAGTAGTTGAACCTTCTCCATCCTCAGTTATTGTATCATTTACACTGCTATTGTCTTCAAACAATCTAATAAAGAGTTTCTTAAGTTTCCTGTCAAAATCTTTCTTAGGTACTTGATACTTAACCATCATAGTCGCTTTTTTTGAATTTCCATCACTATCTTTATCGGATATTCTTTCTATTTTTTTCAGTAGATTAAATTTTTTCAAGAAATATATCATTCGGCTTCTATTAATACCGTTCGCTTTGAATATGAAAGGTATTTTTGCCCCAGATGGATTCACTAACAAGTCGTGAAGGAAATGTTTTATATTAGAATTGAATTTATATTCAGTCATATTATTATCATCTGCAATTTCCATCATCACTGATTCATTAATTATGATAGTTCTGCCTAACTTGGATTCCTTGACATGTGGAACTAATCTATTTAATGGTTCGTTATAGACCAAACGGCCTTTTTTTATCATATTTACTACCTTATCAGTATGAATCTTACGGTTTTCGGCATATTTCTTAATAGCTTGCATTATAAAAGTAATGTCATGATTACTGCCATCAGGAAATAGCTCTCTTACCTGTTTACCGAGATCATATATTTTTTCTTCTGAATTTTGATATGTCTTACTGACTTGGTCATCAGATTTGCGGAATATCTTATTATTCTTAGGCATATGTTGTCCCTTCGGATTTAATGGCATATCTGGTCGGTAGCCATATAATTCAACATCACCATTCTCGTTCCTTCGTAAACCCATTATTGGGGTATTATTATCAGCATATACTTGGGTTCTACCATATACCTTACGTTTTTCGGTTAAATGCTCTATAATGTCTGACATAACACTTGTCTTTCCTCCTGCGGCATTATAAATGCATAGTAAGGCTTCCTTCATCGTATAATTGTCACCATTTCTTATAAGCCAATCTCTCAAGGCGAATCCCAATTTCTTATTCTGTGAAAGATACGCCTTTAATCTATCTATAATATTATCCATTTCAATTACCTTTTAATATCATTTTTCCAGAAACCTCTTTTGGTATACATCATCTTGAAAAATTTTTCAAACACCTCAGAAGTTATTTCCTTTATTTTATCCTCAAATTCCCTTTCACGTAAGAATTCGTGTATACGGTCATTGATAATTGACCTCACATCAGAACGGTTTAATTCCTCTGATACTAATCGTCTAATTATATTAGAATCAATTTTTTCCATCATGAAAATCCATTTAATTATAAGTATCATATAAAAGAAAAAACCGTATCCTAAATACATAGAATACGGTTTAAAAATTTAAGAAAAATTTAACCTTTATATCCGATAGGCTTTATATCTGCGGAGGTCTGTAATTCCTGTACCCAATTTTTATAGACCCCATTTATTCTAGACAACTTCTTTAAGTTGTCATCATTCAATACTAATGAATCAGTCCATAAATAACAACCGAATGATGAATCTTTATATCTAAATTGGAATTTCGCATTATTAAGTCCTGGCACTGTGCCACTCAATACAACATCACCATCAGAAGGATAATATATCATTGGGCTAGGATCATTATGCTTTGTAAAATCAGCACCGAACTGTGTTTTACAAGTTTCCAATGAATTCGTCATTATCTCATCATTCTGTGTATAAGAAATACCATCAGTCGATTGGTCATCTTTGTCCATTGCCTCTTGTATTTTTCGTTTATCAATATTACCCAAGGCATCGAACATCATTTTTATTTCATTATAACCTTTTTCCATTATACAGAGAGATTTCGAAAATTATTATTCATCATAACATTGACCCATCCAATTGTAGCCGTATACGTCTTTTGCCCATCTTGGAGCACTATTATGTTGTTCAACGGTTTTATTATCCTCTTCAATAGATGTCTTATCGCCATCATTAGTAGCCTCATCAGAAGGATTTACGGATTTAGTTACTTCATCGTTATTTTCATCTTTTTGTATACCGTTTTCGGTAAGATTATCATCCATATCATCGATATTAACATCACATTCATTCTGAATAATATCTGTTGCATCCATCTTAGATTCATCAATTTTCTTTTCTTCAACGATTTCTGTTTTAACCTCTGGTTTAACTTCTTTAACTTCAGTTTTCTTAGAGGTATTCTTACTTGTTCTTGCCATAAATTGTATCTTATATATGTTCCTTATATTATAAGTATCTATTTGTTAGAAAATATCAACGTAACTCTTTCAATTCACGAATCGCATCACAGTCCATCAACATTACATTAGTCTTTAATTTTATCAATGCGACATCTTTGATTTGTCTGACTCTTTCCATCGAAAGACTCATAACTTGACCTATCTCATCGAGATTCATTTCTTTTTTCCCGTCAAGACCGAAAAACATCGCAACTACGTTTCTTTCACGCTCTTGAAGGCATTCCATTAATTCATTAACACTAGCATTTCGGCTTTGAATGTCATTTAAACGTTCCTCGAATTTTTCATTTATTATTTCAGACCTAAATGACTCATTTTTATTTTTACTGTATAAAAAAGTATCGATATCAGTTTCATTTATTTTATTAGATTTCTTAATACATTCATTCAACGAATTTTTAATCCACCACACCGCATATGTAATAAAACGAGTTTCACGATTTCCATCATATTTCTCAGCAGCATGATACAAGCCTAAATTACCCTCTGATATCAAATCCTCAAATGGTACACCTTTATCTCGATAATTCTTCGCCATAGAGACGACAAATTTCAAATTATGTTGTACCAACTTATTCAATGCTTCACGGTCTCCTTGACTTATTCTAACTCCAAGCTCCCTTTCCTCTTCACGGGAAAGGGTCTTGAAATGTTTTATTTCAGAAAAATATTGGTTTAATTCCTTAATATATTCCCATTTTATTGTCCTTGACATCTGTATTGTATATATACATTATTATTTCATCGTAATGACCGAAACGTTATCTTTCTTCGTAACCGTTACGATTTGTTCGTGATAATCAACCAATGTTGTATCGTGGCAAATGTGTAGAATAAAATCATAATTGTTAAGCATACGATGATACAAAGTCATAATATTCGTCATATTCTCAGCACTAATACCACTCAGTATCTCATCCAATACTAACCCATTGCATTTAGGTAGTATTGCGATGTTACCTAACGCTGCACGTAAGGCTAACGAAGCAATAGTACCTTCGAAACCGCTAGCGCCTGTACTAAGGTCGATTGATTTACCTCCACGTTGCAAGTCAATACATATCTGGTTATTATCAGATACCGACATCACGACATCGAAATCACATAAACCATCCAATAAACGTTTAACTTCATTGTTAATTATTGGCAAAGCATTTTTTAATACTAGTTTAACGATACCGTTCTTACCCAACAATTCTTGATATAAATTCCAATCACGAATAATCTTCTCTTCTTCGACAAGCTTATCAATAACTATCTTATGGTTTTTAATTTCCGTATTATAATTATTATTCTCAGATTTATATTGCTGGATTTCTCTGATTAATTGTTCTTTGACATTATTCTCGGCACGGATACTATCATCACAAATACGTATCTTGTTATCGATTTCGTTATTATATCGGATGTTATCTTTATTGGTCTCTATTTCATTTTTTTGTCTCTGGTAATCAGATATACTCATATCAATATTTTTAATCTGTACTTCTATCGCCGATAGTTTAAATTCAAGATTTGATTTCCTCTGTACATTCACCCTTTGTGTTTCCATATCATTAATAGAATCCGATAATTCATCTATCATCTTCTTATTCATCACGCCTTGGGATATCAATCTTTTTTCTTCTTTTTTATTATCTTCAATAACAGATGACTGTGCTTTTACATCGATTTCTTGGTGACAAGTAGGACATATCTTCTGTGCTATCAATGCCTCAATGTTGGCATTATTTGCTCTTATTATTTTTATTTGTCCTTTTATCTCAGCATTAGAATTTTCATAACGTTGTTTGTCGAGCAATGCCTTTCTGTAAATACCTTCATCGAAGACAGAATTCTTAATTGTATCATATTCGTTTTTTGCGATAGAGCACTCATTATTCTTTATAAGTTTTTCATTTTCCAAACTTAATAATTTATTCTCTATTGTCGTGATATCGATTTTAACCAGTTCCGCTTTAATTTCCTTGCGACGAGACTGAATGTCATTCTTTTCTTTATTAAAACCATTTATTCTCTCGTTGGATTTATTTAACTTATCCTCAAGTTCAATTATTTTATTATTATTGCTTGAAATAACAGAATTCATATCAGTTATCTCAGTTTCTAGACTGGCTTTATTATAACGATTAGAAAGTAAATCCTTGCTTAATTTCTTAAACTCGTCCTTGGCTATTTTTTCCTTTTCCTCGATTGACAATAATCCCAACCATCGTGAGAATAATTTACCTTTGTCAGTTTGTCCCATATCAAGTAAATTATCCAGTGTCTTACGTGTAGCCGAAATAACGAGATTAAAATCCTCGACATTTCCTATTGTCTCACGTATCAAATTATTAGTTTGTGTTCCACTATCAGCTTCGCAGTTCTCAATCAATTCGGTGCTACCATTCACAGTTTTGAAATATTCAACCTTTTGTTTACACTTGCTTCTGGCAGTTCTCTTTTTCAAGGCAGGTCTTGTTATTGTTCTTCTTATCACATAGTCGGCGCCTTCTATTTCGATACCTACCTCGACCATTGCTTCAGTTTCATCTTCAAGATAAATATTGAATACACTATCCAATGTCGGGCACTTCGGTGATTTTCCGAACAAGGCGAATCTTAACAAGTCAATGGCGAAAGTAGTTTTACCACATTGATTTTCCGGTTCTCCGTTCAATAAAACTAATCCCTTTAATTTAGTAAAATCAAAGTAATTCCCTTTACCATAAGACAAATAGTTATCCCATTTTGCATATTTTATCTTATATGATTTGTATTTTGAATATGCGTCAAAATTAACATGGGCATTGATTACGTCATCAATTTTAATAATGTCATCAAGATTAGCATCCTTGATATCTTTCATTTTAATATACTCGCCAAATAATTTTTGTTGAAATTTAGGATCCTGTATATTATTAACGATATCTGATGCTAATGAAATCTTTGAACCATCATCCTTAACAGTGATAGGGTTAAAATTAACCTCGACATTCTTCAATGGGACACCGTATTTCTCAGATATCTCTTTTCGCAGACTTTTAATTTTTTGCTCATTATAATCGACCTGATACATATTCAAGTCAAATACTAATCTATCAGTTGGGTTTATATTCTCTATCATTTTATTTACTTTTTATAGTTCTTGTTCTGGTGACACGTTTCTTTATCTTTTCGGTAGTTTTATCTTGTACCTCTTCCTTGATAGTCTCCTCTTTTTTATCCTCTATAACCTTACTGGCTACTTTCTTAACAACTTTTCTTGATACCTCTTTTTCTTTCTTAACAGGTTCTTCCTTGATAGTTTCCTCTTTTTTATACAGCACTTCGTTTAAATCACCGTATTTGTCAGTATAGAACTTGTCTTCGATAGCACCAACCAAATAATCGTTAATCTTAATATCAGAGGCTTTTAACAAATTCTCGATATCAGTATATAATCTATCATTTAAAGTTAATGTGACATTCATTTAAAACTCTATATTATCACTTACAAATATACGTTTTTTATTAATAAGTTTATACTATTTATATATTAAATAATATTAAAAAGATATGACTGAGAGGGCATTGAAATTAATCAATATGGTATTAACCCATGAAGGAGGTTATAGTTCTGGTAACGAAAAACAGACTAAAGGAGATAAAGGAAAAGAAACTTATTGCGGAATATCAAGGGTTTATAATCCTAATTGGGACGGATGGAAAATAATCGACAGACATAAGCCTATAAAATATAACGCTAAAATTAAAGATTCTAAATTAGAGGCATCCGTCAAACAGTATTACTACACAAATTATTATTATCCATTAAAATGTGAACAATTTACGAGTCTTCTTATTGCAGGACATCTCTTTTGCCACGGTGTAAACGCAGGAATAAAGACTTCCACTAAACTCTTACAAAAAGCGATCAATAACGTGTATAAGATAAATATTACCGTAGATGGTATCGTTGGTGTAAATACCTTAAAATATGCAAATGGTAGCAAAATGAAATCTGTCGAAAGTGAATTTATAAAGTTACGCAATCAATACTATAAGAACATCACGATTAAAAATCCTAGTCAAAATAAATTTTTGAATGGATGGTATAACAGGGTTAAAAATACTACTAAAGTATGCAGCGGTTCTTCTATTAATTTACTTTTCACGTCACTTTCAGAAGGTGGGTTTATTCCTAAGATACTTTCGTTCATATATGATTTGATACAATTATTAACCAAAAAAGCTTAGATAATTCTAAGCTTTTTTTTTTATTCTATATATCGAATATCCTATCGAAATCATTTAATTGCCTTTTAGATTTCATCAATTTCTTTATTCCATCAATACCGTACTTTTCATATATTGTCGATGCATCATAGCCATCATCACATATTATAATTCTGACCCTCCCTTTCAACGAACTGTCTTCAAGTTTATAATATAGTTTCTTCGCATCTTTGACCGCATCACCATCCAACATTATATTCACGTTTGCCATTGCCCTATTTATTAAGGCAGAATAAACAGCATTATCCTCATCTAGCACCTTTCCTAACAATGGAATCGAATTTGGCACTACTATATGGTCGAAAACCCCTTCTACCAAGGTTATATCTTCATACCAATTTATCATACATTCATCGAATATATAAGAAGTCTTAGGGACTTCAGGATTATTATATTTCCTTTTGCTATTTTTACCTGAATAATCTCTTGCAATATAATAATTCAGATCACCGAATTCATCGTAAGAAGGGATAATGATTCTGAAACTCATATTAGGTTCAGAAGTCCATCCGACATACCCTATATTATATTTTTTTATAATATTATCATTAATACCACGTTTTCTTAAATAAGATAACGCATAAAAGGCTTGCCTATCATCTCTTGTGAAATCATTGGAATAATCTTTCGGTAATGTCAGAGTATTTTCGACCTTTAAAATCTCGACATCATTAACAATGCCATATTTCTCCAAACTATATTGCTGACTTCTCCTTATCTCATCTACGATGTTTCGATATTCCCTTAATTTGTCAGCACCACCATAACGACGGACATATTTTGATATTCTTCCACTCGTGCCGCATTTCCAACAATGTCCTACTCCTTTTGAGTAATTTATACAAAAATTATATTTTCCGTCGACCGTATTTCCATTTTCCTCGGCGCAACAAGGGCAATTGTATTCCGTCCAACCATCAACATAAGCCTCTCGTCTAGGTGAGCCTAATATATCATTTACGATATTAATTATTTCATTAATACTACCATCTATCATAATTTCAAATTATCATATTGACACCAAGTTTAATTTTTGTCTGCAAAAATATAAAGTTTTCCATTAATAACCAAAAAATAAATGTTAAAAAATAATAAAAATCAGTATACATGTATACGGACCATTATTTATTTTTTAATTTATAATTAAAATATTAAAAAATATAAATTAAAAATTATTCAATTATTTCAATTGACTTATTTATTATTTGATCACAAAATTTAATATTATAATTAATGATCAAAGAATTATTATTTTTAATTTCTTCGGATGAAATAATCGTAGGAATATCATCTTTATATTTCTCTTTAGATAACTGTCCAAGGACACATACAAGGCTGTCCGAAGCATCGAAATTCTCAGTCTTCAATTCACCATTTTTATCATATAGCCATTGTATATTTTCATACATTCCAGAAATTTTATTCCATAATATCATTTTCTTGGCACAATCGAAAGGGTAACTTCCGAATAATACCAATTCGTTATTTTTAATTGCCTTCTTTATCTTCTTACTTGTATATTCTTCACCTTTCTTGTTAAATTTCCTAATTGCCATTAAATCAGGAAAAGCGAACTTTCTTGCATCATAGGATGAAATGTATTTCGGGACTACTCCTGTTAATTCGTACACTGACTCTGAAATCATCCCATTAAATTTCAACAACGTATTTACTGTACCTACATTCTGAGAGCTAGGCAATGGTTCTTCGATAACGATATCGGTTATTGAATTACGGATATTCAATTCATCACATAAAGCCGTAAATTGTTCCCTAAACAGACGACTTTTTGCAAATAATGCCTCGGTGCCTTTTATTTTTCTTGTATTTACCTTTGGTTTTATATGGCTTATATATAGCAATTTAGTCCTATCGCCATCGTAACCTACCAATGATATTCCTAGGCAAGTCGTAGAGATATCTATTCCTAAAATAATCCTTTTAAGATTTTTTTCCATAATATTTCGTTATTTTACATATAAAAGTAATATCTTTGCACACGAAATTCAAACATTAAAATAACGATTTTATGATAAAAAAGATTTTTGCTATTGCTGATATACATATTCCAAACAGTGAGGAAAAGAGACCATATAGTGAAATGTTGAAACAAGCTATCGCTGAAATATACAAAGCGGCTAAAGATTTGCAAAAAGATGAATTCCGTATCATTATTGCAGGCGATATTTTCCATAATAAGATTCGTATAAGTAATGAGGCAAGTGATACCTTTCATATGATGCTTAACTATCTTAATGCTATCGGTAAAACATACATCATTGCAGGCAATCACGATATGCTTGAGAATAATCTTGATAGATTGGATTCCATCAGTCCTACATTCGGAATTAAGGATGTATACCCGAATATCGTTTATTTGGATCGTGAATTAGACTATCATAGTGGCTGTTATGTAGATGATAACGTTACTTTTGCCCTATATTCGATATTTGAAGGCTTCAAAAGACCATCGGATTTAGATGATACGATAGAAGAATACCAGTCAAACAAGGTAATTGGTTTATATCATGGTGATATTAACGGAAGTATAACAGATATGGGTCGTGTATCTGAAAATGGTCTTCCTTTATCTGAGTTCAACGGCTGTGACTGTGTAATTGCCGGGCATATTCACAAACATCAAGAGATAAATAAAAATAATATACCTATTATATATTGTGGTTCTCTATTACAGCAAAACAGCGGAGAAAACATAGATGGTCATGGATTTATTGAACTGAACACTGAAAGTCTGGAATACAGTCAGCATAACGTGACAAACAATTATAAGATATACCATTTTAAAATATCATCATATGATGATATTAATGATGATAATGAAAGATTAATCAATCGGTAACAATCTCCACTGATAAAGTTTCAGATAATGCGTCTTGTGTCAGTAAAAAACGTTGGGATGATTCTATATTCTCGGCATTTTTTACTGACATTAAGCATTTTCTTTCACAGTCAAATGGATTAATTTCTGCCATTAAGGTAATTATATGTATCTCCTTCACAGGATCATAATCCAATAAGAAATCCACCCATTTACCAGATATACTTACAGCAATCATCGAATTATGAACATAATGTCCATTTTCCAAAGTATTAACTTTTAACCTAATTACGTTGGATTCAATTTCTGCAAGTTCAATGCCACTCGTATATTCTATATCGTCAACCACCGGTATTATCATTTCATCATCGTTTTCTGTCTCCGAAAATTCTACATTATCGATAATCGTTTTTTTATCTTGACTAACATTAATAGTATTTCCATACACACTAATACTACCATTCCTGTCAGTCTCATTTTCGTTCATATCAACATAAGCATATATACAATCATACCCATATGTTAAATGTAACCATTCTAATTGATTAATAACATTATCTTCGATATTATCTATATGGTTACTTTTGATGCCTATTATCCTATTAGAAGAATAACCGTTGCTTCTGAATGATAATGAATTAGTAGTTAAGATAAAATTATTCGTAATATCCTGATATTGCAAATGCAATTTTAATATCATTGATGGATTATTATCATGGACTATAACGATTTCAAAGTGAGAAACATCCTCAGTTAATTTACCGATATTAGACACCTTTAATATATATGATCCTTTGTCGTTATCTTCGGTTAAATCTGTTATCAAAGATTTATCAAAGGGGATTCTCATATATTCATTATTATCGATTTCTCTATATTCTCTGATATCTTTCACAAAGCATTTTTTGTCGCCGCCTTTAACTTTAATATGGAATAAAAATTCTTCACCACCTATTAAAGGAGACATATCATTTTTATCATTAATGTCACTGACTAACGAATACTTCTCACCTTTCTGTGTGATATTTATATATGCATATTTATCAGGATACATTGAACTGCCTACATATATATTGGCAGTCCTATCAATATCTGATAAATTATAATCTATTATAAATGATATTTCATTACCTATAACACGATAACGATACCATCCATCATATCCTTTAACTATAATTGCTGAATTATCGTCAACATTGATGGTCAATTTAGTAACATTGCAATCAATGTCAAAACGATACTCTTTATTAGTCAATTCAATAATATTGTTCTCCATATTAGAAATTCCGTAATATTAATATAGTAGTAGACGGTATTACCTGCATTAAATAAGGTAATATTTTTTCTCTGAAATATGTTTTATACAAACCTTTTTCATCACCTCTGACTGTATTCGTGAGCATAACTAGTTTGGAATTAATATAATATTTCTCCTTAGTCTCCTTATCCATTGATTTAGTTATCGTGGCACTTCCATCTGCATTGTCCTTATATACGTAAGTGTCTGCAAATACCTTTGTCTTATCGCTATCATTAACTATTGAATAAGTAAAATTCGCATTAGTATCATTTACCTCATCATCACTAAGTCCCGTCAAAGGATTCTGTTCTATATTAGTGAATGGATGCGTGATGCCGTCGATAAATGATTTACCCAAATCATATTTACCAAAACCGCAATGGGGATTATTACCTACAAGGGACGTTACGATATTTTTAACATAATCGACCTTCTTTCTGATAGCTTCATTACTATTTTGGTTTACATTATCCCATACATACATGAAATCAGTTTTTCTTGCGATAAAATAATGAGTAACTGCGACAGTAGGTGTTTCACCGGTAACTTCAGTATAATCATTAATATCAAATACATAACATATATCACCTTCCGTTATGTCATTTTGACTAATATTTTTCAATTCACCTACATTTTGACACATTCTAAGATATGATGTCGTCTCACAATAGTTGATACCATCATCCTGGTAGTTATTATCGATTACTGTCGTATTATCGATATATTTACCCCATCCACCTTTTGATTGGTAATAAAAATTTTTCTTATCTAATTCTTTTTCTTTATCAATGTATGGAATTACATAAGTTTTACCATCAGAAAATACATAATCTTTAACTGCAATACCCCAATAAGACTCGTTTTCGTCGTAATTACCCGTGATATCACGTTTATTATTATATTCCTCTATCTTCGAAGTTTCCTTCAATAAAGGAATTACCTTGTAATATAATTCTTTTATAGTAAAATCACCATTACGTTCACTGAATCCGAATAACCCCATCAGCATACGCAAAGAATTGACAGTACCTTTACATTTAAACAATTCTTTAGAGGACAATAGCAATTTCTTCATAAAATTAAGGTCGACATCTGACATTTTTGACGATGTACAATTCAGACTTCCGAACCATTTATAACCATTTTTCTTCAAAAAATCTTCCGTTATACTAATGGTATCAGCTTTATCTAATGAAGGAACAATTGATGCAGCATCCCAGCCACTTACGGATAATTTCTCTGAAATTTCTGAACTTGGCATATTCGAATTACCGTCATATGACGTGCGATTACATAATTTTATGCCATCGGCATATTTTTTAATATCATCAAATACACGTCCACAGAAGTGAAGTATTTTCTTCATTCTTTCGCCACCTTGTATGTTGTCTTCTTCATCTCCATCAGCATATTCTCTCGTATATGTCCAATCAAAATTCCTTATTGCCTCGTGAGTCATATTCCTATAAAGGTTATCAGTCCACAATTCATCGAATAATTGTGCCATATCGTATAGACGGTCAATAAATTCTTCGTAACGTGGTGAACTGATATCGATACTATAATCATTCGTAGGCCAAGTATATGTTTTATTAACATAATAATATGCCATTTTACCCTCAATAGGAGTAATCAAATCATTTGAATACAAAGGCTTTGACTTACGATTAAGTAATAATTTTTCGAAGCCATCCAAATTACTGAAATATTCTTCTATAACAGTATCATTAGGTCTTATCAATAGTCCTGATGACTTTGAGTATGTAAAAACTAAATCATTTTCGACCTTATATCCCTTGATAAGGTATTTACCGTTTATTGTGATTTCAATAATATTAACTTTATCGTATTTGTTCGCATATCGGTAATCCCATTGGTTGTTGGCAGCACATTTTTCATCAAAATAAGTCTTTATGTCATACGACGTTATTTTTTCGCCATTAATCAAATAATCTTTTATTGAATATGTAATCCATCTCAAGGCATTGTCGTTATCATCCAATGTAACATCTTCTTCATATAAGTTAATGTCAAATTGGTTATTAATTATATATTCATTCAATTCAATGAACTTACCATTAGCCGTCATAGGAGGTATTGTCAATTTTTCTTCGGTTACGAATATTGAACCAGGAAATTCATTAACAATATTTTCGACCGAAGTCACAACCATATCGGTACAAGAGCCGTAATAGACATAATCACGTATATCATTAGATTTCTCTACGATTTTTATCTTGTTTGAATCATCCTTTACATCCTTTACATCGTCATAATGATATGTAACTGATGTCGAAGAAAGCTTGTGATGTTTAGGATTACTTATTACATTACTGGTAGTAAACACAAAATTACCGTCGGTATAATAAGGGGTCTTTCCGCTACCGAAATTATACTGACTACCGGTAGTTACCCAATCCCTTTCGTATATCGTACCTTTTGAAGTATTCTGATGTTTTTTTCTAAGTATGTAATTACTATGGTATTTTGTGTATCTTGACATTATGTAAAATTCTATTCACTTAATATTTCATCGCTATTATCTATGTAATCGATGTTACCTTCACGATATTTCTTAACCTCGTATTTATCATTCTGAGTATAATTATCCTTCAATGTGTAATGTTCATGTTGGGTAAATATCTCACCATTATCATTATAAACGGTGACGAGACCATTATCAAGACTACGAATAGTATTTCCATTGATTGAAGTCCACAAACTTTCAATATCATGTCTTGTCATTTCTATTTCAAGGCAAACAGGATCGAATTTAGTGTTCGTAATGATGATGTCCTGTCCAGGACTTCCTATAAATGGAGTCGCATTAGGTTTAAAACTTGGCGAAGTACTAGGGGTCAATGTAATAAATGATAATGAACCACTTTCATTGTAACGATAGCCATTGGCATTAGTGTTTGCCGATGTCAAATTCTGTGATATTGGTTCACATAGATTACTGCTTGTGACTAATCGATAATAGTCCTGCCTATTGCCGTTTCCATCAGTACTTAAATATTCTATTCTATAACCTGTTAAATTGTCACTCCCAAACAATGCCCTGTCTTCAGTAATACTATTCATATTTAAAACAATTCCACGTACATCAGGATACGCTGCCAATGCACCTACATCATATATCGTAGCGTTGATTTCTTTCGGCCTTATGTAAATAGTATATATGCCGGTCTTACCGAATATTGATACTGGCAATGAAAGATTAAACATTCCATTCAACGTTTTATTAACACCGTTTATTGATGTCTCTGAACATGACAGCATAGATACCACATCATCAACCTTTATAAAGTTGCTATCTGAAGTATCATTCGCCGTTCTATCTGTGCGATAATTGTACCATATTTCGACATCCTTGTCAATATCAAGGGTTGAAGGTCTGACAATACCGTATGTATTATTCATTGTAATTTAATATTTCTACTTTAATATAAATAATCAATGTCTTCTTTTTCAAGAATCTTCTTTCATAATAAAAAATCCACCATTAGTAAACAATTCCATATCTTCAAGAGTCTTAACCTCGCTGAACTTTATATGCTTCTCCAATGCAGATGTATTTCCTCTATCTATTCTAACATCAATATCCTTCGAAGGTACGTAGCTAATACCATTAAGGTAATCTCTTCTTACAGTAGGAACTAATACTACATCATCTTCATATGTGCTCTCAAAAGTACTCATTATGGATGTTATCGGAATAACGATATCACTACTATTAGAAACATATGTTATTGATGCATATTGAGTATTAAATTCTAATTTAGTAAAAATATTAAGACCGTCAACATCAATCTGACCATCGGAAATATAATTTTCAAAACCACCTCCATCTATCAATTTGTCTAGATCACCTCCTTCAGAATATGAATAGGTATCCGTATAAATGACTCCGTGAATTTTATCTCCATCATCGTATTTGAAATCACTGAATAAATATTTTACATTACCATCGTCATCAATTTCACTTTTCTGATAAGTTGCTTTAAGATGAGCATCCAACACATATTTGAATCTGATTAAATGCTTATCCCTATCATATGTAATGTCAGTCAGTACATCACCATATGCCATCAAATCATCACCGTTTTCATAGTTAGTGCCATTATGTACTATGTTTCCATAATCGTCATTTAATGTCCTATAATTTGTTACATACCCTTTACGGTAAAAGAACAACCAATCTTCACCAAATGAAGGAGTCTCAGTTTCATCATTAGCGTTCAAATATTCGGTATAACGTCTTAATGATTTAAGTTTACTGTCAGTCGTACCTTGTATTTCTCTTTGAGACTTATTACCAATAGATGCCAATTCCCACGATTTAATGTCGAACTCTATCATCTCAGAATCATCGTCATATTTACCATTACTTACAGTTTTACAACGATAAATGTCATTATTGTATATAACACAATCTCCTTTATGATATTCTTTTCCAGGAATCCATTCTTCAATAGGACTATCGATATAACCGATATCATCAATCGATTGCGATAATAGTATATTAAATTTCAATTTTAGAGAATCGGTATTATTCATCACCGCATATCCATAATATTCCTTTGCGATTTCATTGGCCTTAATCTTCAAATCACCCAATAAATTCAAGAATGTGTCACCGCCCATATTGCGATATTTCTCCTGAAGACAGCAAAGTTGTGACTTATCGTCAATATGACTTTCCTCACATAATTTTTTAATGCTTAAATATTCATTATAAAGATAACTCACGTTAGAAAGATAGACGTAATCTGGTAATAATGTCAAATTATCATCAAAAATGGTTTTATCTATTATTATCTTACCTATCGCTTTCGACACATAAGAATTGACAGTCGAATCAGTATTTTCTTTATACAATTTCATCAATTCTTTATATGACATTATACGTCCATCATTTATCCTCATATTCGGTACGATATGGGAATATGAACCATTATGACCATCGGTCGCATAATGCAATTCACATTCTCCTTCATTATTCCATTCAATATATGGAAATAATGAAGGCATAAATGACAATATATTTTCCTGTGATATCGAATATCTATATTTTTTCATAAGTTTATACCTTGTTACTTATTTTTGCCTCATACATATTAAGTATCAGACAATTATCTTTGACCTCGTTTCCATAATTACCGTATTGGTTATCATCGAGGTAATAAACGTGACATTGTTTTTCTTTATCGTATTTATATTTTAAATGAATATAGGAATACTTGGTATATTGACGTATACCGTATGGTTTATCGACACCTCCGCCATTAAAGTCATCAAGAATATCTTGAAATGACTTTATTCCATTGTTGCCATTATGTTTCTTAGGGTCAACGAAAGGCATCATCATCGGTATTGAACGACCATATCCTGCGTGATTAAACTCTACTTTAAGATAAATATCGGTAGGTATAGTCCCATTATCATTGTCCTTCCACAAATAAAGGTAAAAGCCTTCACTCGAATTATTCGACTGATATTTATCACTTACAGCAAATTGCGAACTTATTCTTAGGTCTTCGTCGTTTACATTACCATTTACTGAATATGGCTCACGATTTACCCTAAGACCATTAAGTTTATTTGTATTTTCGCCTGTCGTAACATTTAACATTGAATATTGATATTCATCCTCTTCAAAGTGTCTCATTAACTTCGTGAATGCCTTACCGGTATCATAGAATATAGTGTAATACGCCAATAAATTTTGGTCTGATGCATTCATCGAGTCATAAAACGATAACCTTAAAAAAGACTTCTTCAATTTATTTTTTCTAAATTTTACATCATTGTTCGTGAATCCAAGGTAAAACAATAAATCTGACTGTTCTGACTTATTACTATATGAAAAAAAACCATTTTCAGTGACATTATCGCCAACATTATCCATTAAATTTACCTTATTATTTGCAATATAAGTACCATTCCAATAACTATCATTATCCGTTGTCCAATTACTATCGTGGCTATGCTTACGGAAATGTAAATTAAACTTTATTGATTTTAACTGGGTTAATTTACCATTCTTTATAAAACAAGGATGATATACGTCCTTTTCCATATCTACGATACTATTTATTGCTTTTTTCTTCTCAGCATCCGTAAAGTATTCATCTATATTGGCATCTTTCTCAAGGTCAGTCTGAAACTGGGATGAGAATGGCAATGATAGATTAAATAATGGTTTATCACAATAGAAATCGGTTGTTACATTATAATAACGTTCATCTGAAGTAAGACCGTATGAATGAAATAAGAAATTATCCCTATATATTTCTATATTACTTATATCTCCGACTTCATCTTTCGTGGATTGACTGAATAATATGCTGTATAACGATTCTACGTCATTTATCGTAACATTTTCAAAGAATTCATTATCGTCATATATGACATCCATCAATGATTTAAATACCACGTCGTTAATATCATATTCACATCTAAGTATCGTATTGTTCACATAATGACAACTAAACGGTATCTTAACAATGCTTCCACTCTCAGTAGTGAACGTAACATATATTATATAAGGATGCTTGGTTTTATCATATTCATTTCCATTCATATCATTCCTCACAAAATAATGACTGTCATTAAAATAAAAATACACATATGCTACCCCGTCTATATGAGTTAAAGATACGCTAACGGGATTTAATTTATAATAACGCTCAATAAAAAATGAAAATGTATTATCAATATCATTCGATGAAGTAATATCTATTCTCGTATTAAATTCATAATCATTATTCAATATCTGTTTATCATCATCACTATTAGGCAAATATACAGTATTTTTTACATATAACTTACCATCTTTATAAGCGTTCGTACCCGTATAGTGACACCTTATCAAAAGGGAATCTCTGCCCTCATAAGAATGCATTTTAAGGACATTAACCTTATCCACGGGTATAATGTCCTTTTCAACTGCACCGTTATCAAGTTTGAAATTATATCTTAACATTTTATATGAGTTTCATCCTTATATTCATAATTACTTTCCTTTTTGATATTTCCAAAGACATCATTAGGGAATCCGTCTTTTGTATACAATCCTAATTTACCTTCAGGATCCTGCCTTTTAAGATAAAAATTAATATCCTTATTGATATAATAATAACCGTTAGCAAATATATATTCAATATTGCTATCATTATTATTAGACGATTCTTCCAAAGGAACAATATCTCTCCATAAGAAAGTGTTTTCTCCCTTTATTTGTGTCGCATATGATGGTATTTCGATATTTTTCTTTAACAGCAGCATATGATTAGTCGTCATATTATTAAGCAAATTTACCAATTCAAGCTGAGGTATCTGTTTACCTAACAATGAATTACCATCGTTATCTAATATATTTTTAGGATCAATCAAAAATTTTGTGCTGTCCATTATATAAACGACCTTTGTCGAATACCATTTGTTCTCTAACGCATCAAAGAAAAGTAAACTATCATTGGATGATAGTTTATGTCTTAATTTCGTGTTAACCTGTACAAGCACTTTACTATTCACTACTGTACAGGCAGAACTTTCCACAATGATAGAATGATGAGAGGATTGTTTGATACCTCCGATTCCTCTTAATGGTATTCTATAATGCGCCTTATAATAATATCCTTCTGGTCTAATTGTATCGCAACTTTCATCAGTATTCAACTCTTTTTCTTCGGCCTTAAAACTGTCTTCACCATTTGAATAGTCGTAATCATCAGAAGTTATTTCATCATAGCGAAATTGTCCTATCCAATTATTTTTATCGGCATTCCATTCTCTCTGTGCAGTATTAAAACGGAAGCAAACGTCAGATAAAACATTCTCGATGCATTCATTAGGATTAAACGATACCACGTCCCCATAAAAAAAGTCATCATCCTTGTTTATTTCACCATCGCCCTCAAGACACATATCGTATGTCGAGATATTATTTAATTTCCTTACATCCGAATATTTTTCACTATCAAGATAGCCACCATACATCATTTCAAATCCGCTGCATAAACGCCCAAAACAATGTGAGTATTCATAATCTTCATCTTTATAATCAGTAGGAAACTTATTTTCAGTATTATACCATTTTTTATATCCTTTGTTATTCTTAATAATTGTAATATACATTTCAGTTAAAGGTCTACCGAGGTTATCTTTTATATTCGATATATCAATACCATCGGTAAAGGTTATTTGTGTTGAATTATCATTATAAACAGTACTTGCGAATGCTAACTGATATTGCTCTTTATCGAATTCTCGGATTTTTCCGTCTTTCAACGCATTTTCTCTTATATATTTCTCGAAATTTTCCTTATCGGAAGCAATTTCTTCAGTCAATAAGGTCTTTCTTGCTTTAAAATTAGGTAACTTAGTAAATTTTCTTATGTAATAAGAACTTTCGACTCCATTTACGACACGATTTAATCGATAATCGACATTATTATTATCAATTTTTCCGATTTCATCAAGAATATCAATACCATTAATAATGAAAATATAATCTTTATTATTAGAATTTATATCACCCAATGAATATATCTTGAATTGTCTATTTGTCCTGACACCATCAAAATATATGTATATACTATCGCCTTGTTTTAAACCATGCCTAACATATGTCTTAATAACTATAACTTCGTTACCATTTATTCCATTCATTTTATCGATAGAACAAATTTTTAAGGCATTAATTCCATAATCACTATTCTGAATTAACGGATGGTCATAATAATTATCAGAAGGATACGTAATACAAATGTCCCAATTATATTCTAATCTGTTTTTGAATGAATTATATTTAGGATTGAAAGAATACAATGTTCTATCAGGATACATATCGATAAATTCACAATTCTTACGGTTGCAAATAACGTGCTCGATTCCAAGACTATCCCATTTGCTGCTATTACTGTTTGCCCTATATTTGTTCTTTAAAGTCGATGAATTGATAAAACCCCACCATCCATTCTGTTCAGATAGATTGGCATTTATACTATCTGTAATATTCAGTATATCGTCGGCTAAATATAGATGACGATTATGTTCATTGCTTATACTCGATATACTGTTTCTCTTACGGAATTTAACATTACTACCATCCGAATACCTCATATAATCTTCTATTGTATTGAAGACATCACGGTCCTTATTGTTATTGTAATTCACGAGTTTAAATGATGTATTACGTAGTATATGATTATTAAAGATATCATAACCAGGTAAATATTTATAATCGATTTCATCTCTTGAATATTCCGTATTCCTAATCATTTGATATCTGTTTGGTGTCGTATTACCATATGCTTTCCCACAAGATTTCGCCTTACCATTATCACCGACAGTTTCTAATTTATCAGATCCCTCATCTTTTATTATTTCCGTCAAAGTATTAAATAGCACATTGGTACAATACGGATTAATAGTCAATATCAACCTATATTTATTACAATTTTCCTTCTCTTCCTTGAAAACTTCATATTGATCAACAGTTTCCTTGATATTGAGATGATGAAACGGTTTAGTTGTCTGCTTAATCTCAATATTGGAAAACGTATCCTTATTTAAAGAATTTACACTATTGGTACTATTTAACTTAATCTTCATTTTTAACTCTCAGTTTGATAAAAGCTTATTACGACGTTTGGGGTATAATATAACTCATTGTCATAAGGCATAGATATATGAACATTCACATTACGATCATTACCAGTTGTTCCATTATTAGGAGGCATACTATATTCTAATATCAAGCCACCATTCCCATCACTCTTTAATTGAACTGTAAGACTATCCTCTGTTGCCCCATTATAATATCGTTTACTATATTTAGCCGTATTGATGTCCCAATTTAAATATGTAGTCGATTCATTAAGTATCTGTTTTATTTTACCTATCTTAACTTGACCTGTATGGGCATTTTTATCGAATCTTGCCAAACTATAGTTACGGTCATAATATATTTCATAACCATCGACAGTCCTATAGTATTCAAGCTGTCTACCGCTCTTAGTATAATTACCGATCAATAATGCCGACTTACTTCTAATATCGTATTCGACTGTTGCAACCTTACTATATACTTTTTTCATCTTGTCCAAAGGCTGAAGTGCATTCAGAGAATGCGCCGCATAAACATTTAGGTTATTAATTGACTTCGTCGATACTAAAGTCGTATTACCAGTAGGTTTAAACACAAAACCTTCCTTCTTCATACCGTCATCACCCTTGTAAGTATTGAATGTTATTGACATATTTCCGCCTTTTCTCCAATTATACCAGTTAGCATAAATATCTAGATAAAGTGTCGTAATTCCTTCAGATACATAATCCTTTGTTGCCAACACATCTTTCCATTTAACTAATGCACCTTCATCGCCAGGCTGCGTGTTATCACCACCATAAATAAGGTATTTATTCACTGAACTATAGTTACCATTTCCACCATACCCGACATAGTAATCGTCCAACGTAGTACGTGATCCGATAGGTATTCCCGAATTGCGAATAACAGTTGCACTATCCAAATCTTTACCATCGTTGCCAGTCCAACTATAAGTGAATGTTAAATAATCAAATGGCGGCAATATAATCTGTTCTTTTCCTACTTGTCTCAATTCACATACGTCGGAATAAACGCCTCCGTCCTTTGAATACTTCGCCTTGAAACGATAATAACGGTCCTTATTAACATCATTCTCCTTGACGGTTATTTTCTTGACATTCTTATTATCTTCCTTTGCAGTTCCATTATCAGTGAATTGTATCTCTAACTCATCAGATGACAAGGCGACCTTTTCAAAGGTAACATCATCTGGTATCACCTTTCCACTATCAGTTCTTAAATAATAAAACATCTTAGTGGGATCGGTGTTATTGTCACCTTCCCCACTGATTAATGTTCTATTTGCATCGGCAATTACCGTATACTTATCCCATACAGGATGTATATCTGTATCCTCGGTTATTACCTTATTCTTCCAATCATAGTCCCATCCGTTGAATAGATAACCTTTCCTAGTTGGTTCCACATAATCAGACTGATTAGGCCAATTTGCCTTATTTCCTTGTTCGACCGTTTCGGTCTTATATATTTTCTCTGCCATTTATAATAAATAATCTAACACATAAATTATATATCATTATCCATCCATCTAACAACATATGATATAATCCATTTAGGATATATAGTACAAGCATGGTCTGTAACAACAGTACCGTCTTCCTTGATAGTAACCGTTGCATCATCGCACTGCCAACCACCGAAACGGACGTTCTTGTCATTGTTTACTGGATCACCTTTTATACAAGTAACCTCACCCGAGGCGGTTATCTCAGAACGTGAATCTGCTGTCGTTCCATCGTTCCATGTACCTCCGTCACATTTGAATGTCACATATTCTATCGTATGCCATATTGCATACCATATCATACTTTCAGTAACGGTTTTATTTCCGATAGGCGTTACTCTTATTTCACCTTCCTGTGGTTCGCTATTCCATTTGGCATCTTTCAGTGTAGTCCAGAATAATAACTTTGCTCCGTCATCATCGTATGCATAAGGTAATTCATATGTAGCATTCTTTTCAAGATATAATACTCTATCGGTATAATCGCTTTCATCTGGATTAATCTCGGTAAAATGATATGTACCTTTACCTTCTTGGTCATTCAGAGACAATAATATACGATATCTATCTTTCTTGACTAACTTCTCTGCCGAAAATACGTGTGTCAAATTCGTATAATCTACGGCCGTAAAGGTAGTCTTTTTCTTTATCATCTTATTACCAAGGTTAAATGGTAATGAAGCATAACGGTTTAATATATCATATGTACTGCTATCTGTTATTGTATAGATAGGACTGTTTGTACCACCACTTAACATTCCGCTTGCAGTAACCTTATGAAGACTATCTATTTCACAGGTCGCTTCCAACGAATAACGATACTTGTTAAAATAATAAGGATTATTTGCGTTCGCATCAAGACCATCGATATAAAAGCCTATCATATTATCCTCACTATCACGGTATTTTGTAACCGTAGTCTTTACTTTTTCAGTTTTAGGAGTACCGTCTTCGTTCAATACCGGGTTTCCATCCTCTCCGATTACAGGAACCTCTGTTTCCGCTTCCTCAGTACCATCTTCTATTTTAGAATATATCTTAGACACTTCTACGACTCCCTTTAAATTTACGAAATCGAATACTGGCGAAATTGCACGACAATTATTCTCTGTTACAGCAACGACATAATATGATTTACCTCCACCAATTTTTGTGAAAATACCTGTCGTACCATATCCACTGCTTTCATTTGCCTTAGATGCGTCTTCAGGATCAGGTACTGTGGATTTTACACCTCCGTCGACATACCTCTGTAAAGTATCTTTACCCGTTTTATAATTGAACAACCTGTAAGAATTGTCATCATTAGACCATTCGTCGGCATCTTTCATATTAATAATAGTATCGATACCGATAAGATTAATCGGATACTTGTCGCCACCGTCAGTAGAGTAAATATAATAATATGTATCACCGGAACTATCAGCATTTGCTAAATTAATTTTCAATATTCGTTCGCCAGTTGTAATATTATTAATAGAACTTCCACTGGCAGTCATTTTCATACCTCCAAAGATAGTCTCATCTATTTGACAGCCATTACTATCTTCTATATTCATTCTTGCTGAAATTGGAGGTAGAGTGGAATAGGCATTAATAACATTGTCGACCTTATAATTCTTATAGGTTTTTAATAAATTAGGACCGGTAATTACACGTTTTGTAGCCATTGACGTACCATCAGAAATGGTATTTATGTTAAATGTTACACCTGATAATGTTTGGCTCTCGAATAATGTCTTTCCGTCCGCATCGACAGAAGTAGGCGAACCATTATATAAGATGCCAGCAAAAAGACCTTCCTTCATTACCAAATTTTTACCATTTAAATTAGTATTAGATGGTTTAAAATAAGGGATATCAGTAATATATGCCCAACTAAGGAAGTTATTTACCAACATTCTATCGATAATATGGAAACCAAAATAGCCTGCAATATTTCCGCTTAGAACATAAGAATCATTTTCTTTGCCTGTCCCTACATTTTTTGATGGTAATGTTTTACCCTTTGAATTAACTGCGGCAATAAAATAAGGGTGCTTATACAAAGATTCCTTGGTACAGCTACTATTAATATCACGGGCGAATACAGCATCCTTAATCTTTGCGTCTGTTAATTTATCACCTCCTCCATAACGTGTATTATCAAAATTTGTTATCGTCGGTATCTTAACATCATCGACTTGATTGTCAGTAGTCAATAATTTACTGTCACAGCCATCGAACGTATTATATTCATCATCCGTTGACACCATTTCTGGTCTATATATTATCGCCGTTGAATATGGATAGTCATCTGTACGTACTGAAACATTGAGCGACAATGAACTCGAATGGCAACTCAGATAGAATGTCTCCTTAAATGAATTGATGAATTGTCTGCGTGCCTCTTTCATTTCCTCTATATTAGGAGCATATTTATCAGGATTTGATTCATAATCAACCATATCATCAATATAATATTCCTTTTTATAGGTGTCATTGTTATTCCAATTAAACAGTCCATTGTCATCTCCTATAAAATCATCGACATTGTCCAAATTAGTTAACCATCCTTTAACGGATCTGCCTCTTGACAATTTTATATTATCTGTCTTTCCACTAATAGTCCATCCACAATCAAAACCATCCTTTATCACGTCATAATCAACATCGTTGATATAAAGCTTATACGGCATTGGCTGTTCGACGAGCAATGTCTTCTCCACACTGTTTTTACTATCGATTCCATTGCACATCTGTGTTACAGTCACACTGTATCTAACATCACCCTTTGGTAGACCGAACACTAAATAGTCTCCTACTTTTCCTAAAAATCCATTACCAGTCGAGGTACCTTTACTATTATATGTCACAGGCGTGTAACTTCCATCATTCGTAAAATCTGAAGTCAATGGTTTAATTTCAACCTTATAGTCTTTCAATATATCGTTATTGAAATATATATCATAAATTACTATTACACCACCTATTTCACGACTATCTACACTATTCTCGATTACTTGAGCAAAATCCTTGGCGAGACCTTTTTTGTCGTTGGCGATTGCCGCCATATTTGCGAAATCAGTCTGTAAAACATTGCTTGGTTGATTAAACTTATCTACGTATGTCTTATATGAAAGATATGGTGCTATCATTCTAAATGTCGAGGTTGTAATTTCACCGTCGGCATCTGTAATTGTTAATTGATATTCACTATTCTCAAGGTTCTTAATTCCGTCAAAGACTATATAACCTTTATCAGTCAATTTTTTTATTTCTTCAGTCGAGGCTTTGTTTCCTTTGAATATTATTTTTTCGGAAGTTATACCATCCGCTGATACAGAATATGACAAATTGGTCGTGGAATTTATTATGACATCATATGGGGTTGCAATTCCACTGGCATCTAATGCCACGTATCCGTCTCGATTTTTCTCGTCATTATCGGTACACCATGAATTAGGACTTACCTTTATTCCTATTGAGGTTTCTTGCTTATCAACAGTTTCACATTCGCTGAAAAATTGACTATTGAATTTCTCTATCGCTGTCTTGCCATTTTTCAAACCGAAATAAAAATAAAATGAATTTTCATAACGAGGGAAACGATAATCCTTATCGTAATAATATGGGTTATTTCCCATTCTGAAAATATAATAATCTAGACTGGCAGTCTCCAAGTTATAATTATTCTTATAATTCACGTCATTTTCATAGCGGCTTGTCCTATCACGCATTATTTTTTCAAGTGAACCGTCAAAATTTTCAGGATACAAGTACCTAAAATCGTATTCCATAAGTCCATTCGTAGTATTCAGTTTGGTTTTAAGTCTGTTTCCATTCATAGTTGCGAACATTGAACGACCATCGATATTATATAATTCATCGTGTGATACAAACCCATCGGCGATTAATAAATCATAAGCATTCTCGTCACCACTCAAATTCTTCAAATTAGGTATATATCTACTTTCATCAAGAGATACCCCGAATTCGCATATACGACTTAAATTAACACAGGATTTAGTTTGCATTTCAATCGTCGAGCAGCCTATTCCATAGAATAAGCCTCCATCAGTTTTACCGAATTCATTTTTATTACCCCAATCGCAGCCGGACATTTCAGTACTTGATGTGTATTTTACATCCATCAAATTTCCATTCTCGTCGAAACTATTTACAATTTCATTATCAGTAAAAAGGATATCAGAAGGTAAATTATAAGTACTGGAATCCAAATTCTTAAAGAATTGAGGTATTCCTTGTGTGTCACAATCATTCAGACTTCCTAATAATACGATATCAGTCGCAAATAATGTCTTAATCGCACCTTTAATACCTGTGATCTCCTGAGTTGCTGTAGGGTCATATTCAACGGCTCGATAATAATATACCGTCTGTCCTAACATTGTTAATTTAGATGAAATCACACCATTGTTGACATTTTGATTCTGAACCCTGTCATGACATTTATTTCCACATTCATCACCATTAACTATCATCATCGTGGTAGAGTTACCGTCAAAGTTATTATATGTCATTTTACGTTCAGGACGGGCAACAGCACAAGACTGCATTAATCTAAGACTGCCGAATTCTCGGTCGGCAGAACACCATTCATCTTTGGCTTTACGTTTAAATAAACCAAACAAAAAAGACTTCTTAGGGGTAATTTTACGATACCATAATGGGGCATATAATGAACCATTTATCCAATCATTATAGAAATTGAATGATGTTGCGTCATTACTTTGGGCTAACTCATTCTCAACACAAGTATACAACTGCGCCGATGAATTTGTGCATCTCATCTGTTCCTCTTTAGGCTTTTTTGATTGTTCTTTCTGACAGTCAGGTCTAGTCTTCTTATCCCACACACAACCGAAAGGTTTACCGCACCCAGGGAAGTATATATTAGGATTTATGCCATCATCACAAAACTCAGATGACAGTTCAATACAGCCAGGAATTAATTTCAGCAAAAATTTGAATGGACAAATTTTAAATCTCCAAATCTTAAGACACAATTTTCCCAACCAGCAAGGTAAATAACCCAAAATAGAAATCAAGTTATTTAAGAATCCGACCAATTTGATAAACATCTTAGTTATTACACAAATTAATCTAAAAGTAAATGTCAATTTAATGCTAAGACCATTATAAGGCATAGGATTATTATCGCCATAATGATTGATTAATTTAATACCTGTATGTTTGCGATTAGTTACCTTACTGTTCTTTTGAAGCCTAGGTATATAATTTTTTACAGTATATACCTTATTCCAAAACATATCACAATAGCTCTCCTCTCTTGTTGCAGAACCGAATTCATAGTCAGCATCAAGATTCTCTTTAAAACCTTCATCATCGATGTGAGGATTGTTAGGTACTAAATACTTGCAACGTTTTCTTGCCGAGCCATCATTAGGCTGTTCATCCATTGAAATTCTGAACCGAACTCTTGTACGAGTAGGTATACCACGATCAGGATTATCACTAGGAACTAAGTTACCGAATTCGTCAGTCATTACATAATCGAGATTCATAGGTATCTGATAACACCATACGCCATCACCGTCAATTACACGATTACCCTTTATCTGAACTTGTTCAACCTTATTGTCAAGGGTTTTCCTGATCATTTCTATTGAACCCTCACCAGTCGTTAAATCAGGCATTTTTCCTACTAAATCGGTACCAGTACAGTTTTTTCCTATGGCATTGTTTCCCTTATCGGTTACGATAGAACCCATAAAAATGCAAGTAGGTTCAAATTTATAATCAATCTGAATATCACAACGTGTAATGCCTATTGTATCACCGTTCTCGGTGGCTTCTCCCCAATAAGGATAAACATATAAGCCTCTGTCTTGTGAATATATCTGCGATAAAGAATTTAAATTCGTATCAGTCTTGAACTTATTCGGACTGTCGAATTGATTAATATTATATCCCTTATATACGAGGTCACGTGGACGCTGCGACCATATACCGATATCGCTTAAATCAATATCTACGTGAAGTTGTTGAGAGCCTGTCGGTATTCCAAATAACATATAATCACCTGCCTCATTCGTCACGGTAGTATATTTCCAATACTTGTCGAAAATTTCCATGACATCCTTGTTATCAAGGACTAATCTCTTGTTTGGAAATGTCCCGACATTTTGGTGACAAGCCTCGTCTATTTCATCAGGTAATAAATTATATCTTACACCGTCGTTATCAGTAGATTGTACCGATGAATAATGGTATAATATATATTTCTTGATGTCTTCGGTCGTTTCATCACCCTCAATGAATATTGACACCTTTGCATTCGGTATACCTACACCTCCGTTGGCTAGGACCCGACCGACGATGACCCCATAATCAGAGGTATAATACTTATATGAGTTACTTTGGTCTAATTTTAACGAAAGTATTTCGAAAGTATCATATGTCTGTGTTAAAGGGACGTTTATTACGGTAGGTTTATCCTCACCAACCTTAGTTCTTATTCTATATGTTTTCAAATCGTCATTCATCAACAATATATCTTATCCTTTATTGAAAAGTTTTCTAAAATCTCTTAATCTCACGGATGGGGTCAGATTAAAAACAAGACAGAATATGACATATGCTATCATAGGAACTGCCATAACGATAAATATTATCGCCATTAAAATACCGAACATTATCTGTACCATCCCTTGTACAGCCTTTACTATTATTCCACCATCTTCATTAAAGTCCTGACCGTCATCGGTATATTTCGAAATCCTATTTAAATTTTTTTTACCACAATTACATCCCATATTTTATGAAATAAAAATGCTAATGTTACCTATATTAAAATAGTACATTAGCATCCTTAAATCAATATATTGCATCTCGTTTATTATCTTGTCTTCACGATTATCTCAATGTCGTGATTCTTATCCCTGATTTCAAACATTGACATTGAATCTCCTATTAAGGTATAGTCACTGGAATCCAAATCTATCTGATTATCAAAATTAATATCGCTTTCAGCATATTCATCATTACAACAATCTGAAATGCTGATCAACGGCTGATTAATCGTATCGGTTGAATAACCGTCACCACCGTTACCTACTTTATTATAACACTTAATCGATACGAGATTTTGCACTCCATCGAGTTTTCCTATTTCCTTTGATAAATCTCCCAAGAAAATATCCTCACCCATCTGATGATTCCTTATGTCCATATAATCATATACCATATCGATTACTCTTTTTGTTACTTCAGATTTACTATATGATTTATCGACATACATCGTTAGCCTGAATGCGATATTAATTATCTTTCCGCTTTTAATTTCAATGAAGTCATTTAACATCTTGTAATGTGAAAGATATGTCTTTATATTATTCGCAACAGTCTCAGCTAATAAGCGTGTCAATTTTCCATTATAATCAAGACCCAATGTATAGATGACAACCTTATTATTTTCTTCATTCACACTGAATCTAAAAGGTAATCCATATTTGGCGGGAATCTTTTGTATTCTTGATTTATAATCATTCAATGTAACACAGCGATTTTGTTCCGCACTGTTATATTTTATCATATGACGTATTTCAGCAGATGAAGGCTCATCTTTACCTCCATATGAAGGTGTCGTATTCGTCACTGACAATGAGCTTCTGACATTCTTTATCTTTCTTGCATTATCGTTATCGTCACAATTTCCGACAATATCCATATTAAGGTAGATTATGGAATTTAACGTACCGGCAGCTATATTTGACATTTCTCCACCTCCGACACGATATAGTACATACATCGTAGTGTTAGTCTCGGGCAAAACCCCCATATAGTCATTTGCTTCCATTCTTGACATCATATATTGCGTAAACGACTTTGCATCTGATGGTATCTCGCCATAATTATTCCTTATACCAGAACCGAATATTATCTTCAGATACCAATTATCTTGATATTCAGTAATAAACTTATTTTTTAATGGTTTCCATTTTCCCCTAACGACTTCTCTTACATCAATATTCTCATCACCGATAATAAATCCTTCCTTATCCCATATTGGATTATAATAAGTTCTGTTTGTTTTTTCGCCGTCAGTTAAAGGGGCAGTCAAATCAGTCTTTTGTATCTCATACCCATACCTCTCTTGTTCCAATAAGTTATCTACTTCAAAATAACGTTGTACTGGCTTATTAAGCTTATCATAATAAGTTTCTTCATCGACATAAAATTCGGCGATAGTAGGGTCAGAATTAAGGTTACTACCCTCTTTGAATATTATACTTTCAACCCCTAATATGTCATTGTCCTGTAATAAGACTTCCATAAAAGGTTTAATATCAGAGGATGTAATAACTTTTTTGTAAATCTTACTTTGTCCTGCACTCACGACGGCTAATTTCTTGTATGTATAACCGGTAATGACCCCATTCGAGTTTCGGTTTGGTATAATTTCACGGTCTGAATAACCATCACTATTGAACTGACTTGCGAAATCAATATCGTTCATCAATTCAAACGTCGTTGAGCCATTCGAAAATAAAGTGCCTCTCTTGATATAAGGGCAATAATTTTCATCTGCCTGCGCAATATTTCCATTACCATTATTTCCTTGCTGGTATACAGGCAAAACACACGAAATCTCTATTTCACACAAAGCACTCTTTTTACCGGATATTCTCAGACCATTGGTTCTTGCCATATCTTGTAATGAACTTATCTGCTGTGCGCTATCTATGTTCGTTTCCTGATAGGACCTATCAATATGGTAATTCAAATTATCACCAATATCAGACAGTACGTCAATCAACCATTGACCTATGCTTGCATCCCCAAAACTATCGAAGACATCACTATAATATTTTCGACTTAATTCTATCAAACTTTTACGATAGTCATCATAATTTCTGTTCGTATATTGTATCTTATTCTCTGACATTACTTAAAATTAAATATTTACTGATTTCGTGTATTCGGTATTTACCCCATTTTGTTTAACCGTATACTTCATATTGACCCTCAAACCGACACCATTATCACTTTCGTTGATTGTTAAATCCTTTATTGAGCAACTAGGGATATACTTTCCTACAGTATCTTTTATCTCTGTTAATATATCTCCCCAAGTCTCACTGTCATTCGGATTAAAAATAAATTGAATTAATCTTGTTCCGAAATTAGGGTCTCTAAGTCTTTGTCCCTTCGGTGTAAAAATAAGATGTACTAATTCTGAATACACCTCATCCTCCTTTGTCTGGTTTAAATCTATTAGAGTATTGTCTGCTGACTGCACTGTAATAGGGAATTTAACGCCATAACGTTTTAAATTAGCCATTTATCATACTATATTATAAAATAAATATAGTGACCTGATCTTTTTCAATCAAGCCACTACAACTTATTAATTCAATTTAGACAATATGAAATCGCCATCCTTGTCTTTTTCCCATATCTTCTGATTCGATGAGCCTCTAAATGCCAAAGTAATGTCTCTCTTATTCTCTATGAATTCACCATCTACAATTACATCAATATATTTCAATATGGACGGCATTGCCTTCTTGATAATGTCCATTGTAAAACCGGTATATAGCCATATATCCTTGTCAGGAAGGATTTCTTTCAGTTCCTTGACCAATTCTACGACTTCATCATATGAACACAGTGGATCCCCACCGCTAAGGGTTAAACCTTTTATATATGGCAACTTGAGAATACTAATTAACTTCTCCTTGATATCATTATCAAAAGTCTTACCGCTATCGAAATCCCAAGTCTGTCTATTCTGACAACCCTTACAATGATGGGTGCAGCCACTTATCCATAAAGTAACCCTACATCCGATTCCATTATTTACATCAGGATATGTTATACTTTCGTAATTCATTTATATAATCATATTTACTAGATAATTTATGTTCACCACAATATCGATAAAGATACTCCATAATTTTATGATTTCACTTCTTGAATATTATCTTATTCTTGAATAATTACAATAATTTAAAGTTTGGTGATTAAATTCGCCAAACTTTAAAAATCTTCATATATCTATTATCGAATTTGCCTAATATGCTTGGTCCTGTCTCTTGTTTCGCATTGTTTGCCGATGTTAAAAGCTGTTGTGTAATTTCCAGTGAGATAACCGGTTACACGTCTTAATCTTTCAATATCAGTACATCCACACATAGGACATTTGTCGTTTAACTCATCAGCGTATCCACAATTCTGACACACATCGACAGGAACGTTGACCGCAAAATAAGGAATATCCTTATCCATCGCATAAAGGACAATCGTTTCAAGGGCTTCAAGATTATACTTCGTTGTTGATGGTAACTCCACATATGTAATACAACCAGCGTTTGAGAATCCGGTCAACTTAGATTCAATATCTATCTTCTCGAAAGGTGTCATTTCTTTCCATACAGGAACATGCATCGAATTTGTGAAATATTCTCGGTCAGAAACATTAGGTATCTCTCCATATTTTGCTTTAAACTTCTTCATTGCCGTATAGCAAAGGTTTTCGGCTGGTGTTAGATATACTCCGAAATTCAAACTATATTTCTTCTTATATTCCTTGCATTTCCTTGCAAACAAACTTTCAATTTCGATTGCCAAATTCATTCCTTCTTCTGACGTATGGTCTGTTCCGATTAATGCTTGCAAACATTCAGCAAGACCGAGTTGTCCTACAGCCAATGTTCCGTGCTTCAATGCAGACCTTATTCCTTCCTCAGGTTTATAACCGAACATCGTACCATTTTCGTACATGAATTTAGCCGACTTAGGAGATTGACTGCAAATCCACTCAAATCTTTCCAGCAACATATCCTTAGCTTCTCCTATTTTCTTATTGAGCAACTTCATAAATATGCTTACGGAAGTATCATCTTCTTGTAATGTATTATTCTTTACTCTCTCACTATACGTCTCCTTTGCTTCCATTGCCAATGTAGGCAATATTATTGTTACAGGGCAAATATTTCCACGTCCATCCTTTAATTGACCGAAACCATTAATATCATAACCGTTATACGTTCTACATCCCATTGTAGATGTGTACGTCATTGGATTATTTTTGTCATATCCTGCATTGACACTCCAATCACAATTAACGTAGTTCGGATATAACCTTTGACTCGTCGACTTCAATGCCAATTTAAATAAATCATAGCTTGGTTCTCCGTCATGTTTATTAACGCCGTTCATCAATTGGAATATTCCGCAAGGGAAAATAGGTGTCTTATGGAATTTACCCACTCCATCTAGAGAACCTTCCAACAAAGCCTTTATAACCATACGACCTTCAGTCAATGTACAAGTTCCGTAGTTAATCGAACTGAATGGCAATTGATTGCCGCTTCTGCTTTGGAGGGTATTCAAATTATGATACATTCCTTCGACAGCTTGTTCCAATTCGTTCTTCGTTTCGTCAAAAGCCTTGATGTACCAATCATTATTTATTTCTCTGATTTTTTCATCGTCAATATGGAAATTAACAACATCGATTGAAAAATCGCCTATCGTAAACTTTTCATCCTCAATTCCATACTTTTCTTTAAATTCCTTACGTTTTTCTTTCTTATACTTGTCCCATTCATCCTTAGTCATTGAAATAGTATCATAGCCTTCTTGTTTTGCTCTATCGAGGATATATTCAAAGGTAAAATGTTTAAAGAATGATTTTCTTACATAAGGCACCATAGACCAATCAAGATGAGTAACTGAGACACCTCCAAATTGCTGCAAACTTTGGATTTGGAAGTACACGGCGAGCAATTGAAATGCTGTATTTATGCTATTAGCAGGACGTATGTCAGCTTGTCTTGTCTTTGCGCCGTCACGATATAGATAATCGATAGGGAGTGATAGGCAATTAGATTCTCCGTCGGCATATGAACCTAAATCGTGTATGTATATTTCGTTATTATTGTGGTTATTTCTTGACTTTCTTGACATACAGTTCTTCAAAGCATAATCTTTAAATACATATTCAGTGACCTCGCCTTTCTTTCCACCGAAGGAATGTTCATCAAGATTTGCATTTTGATTTTGTACATCGGTCGCCATCAGTTTCTTCTTTATTTCCCTTGACAACTTACTATCATTATCTCTGATCACCTTATGTTCATAACGATATATGATATATGCCTTTGCTACGTCTTTATCTATCTCCATCAGACAATCTTCGACATCATCCTGTATATCCTCGATATCTACTACCACATCTTCTGTCTCGTCGTATTTACTCTTTACACAATCAAGCACCCCATCAGGTGTTTCCTTACCGCAAGATTTAAATGCTTTGTCAACCGCATTATAAATCTTCTCGAAATTAAATACCTCTAAAGTTTTGTCTCGTTTCCGAACCTTCATATTTTACTTATTAATCAAATTATTGTATATAATAACTATATCTATAAATCCGAAATTTTCCGTACATTTTCAGTAAAAAACTCCTAAAGAATTGAGTCTCAGCCGAAAAATTTTTATCGGAAAATTTCTCCTTAAAATCGGTCAAGACTAATATTTAGCCAACTATTGCTTATATTGATTTGCGACTTGTTGTGCCACTGCCGACTGTTGTGACGGGTAGTCAATACCATCAAGATTATCACTTTGATTATCTGTAAAATGACAAGTACCATTATTGAAACTGATATTCAGCATCTTGGTATCGTTCATTCTACCTCCTCTGAACTTCTGCACAAAAATATTCATCAAACCTTTTTCAGCCATATCTGTTGTTCTTGCGAATGTGATGATAACATGACCTATCTGGACCTTTCTTACAGAACCTCCGGCTTGTTGCAGACCAACATATTCTTGACCCAACGAATCCTTTGTTCCTTGAATAGGTACCCATAATGCAACATCGAATTCGTGTGCAATAGATTCAAGTTTTCTCATTGTTATACCTTCACGAGTCCACTCTTTATCTGCTGCGGTTTCCGGTTTCTCCAACTTAAGACATTCGAAATAATCAATAACTACCAAATCAGGTTTAAAACCATGCGCAATCATGTGCTTAATCTTGGTCTTGATCTCGCTTGCCGACATTTCGCCACTTTGTGGATGATAGCACGTTACATTCTCCTTTATCATCCTTGCCTCTTCAGCTTTCGTTGTCGAAAGCATATTAAGTACATTAGGTCTTATCTCAGGCAATGAAAGCATACAAGCATCAATATCGGTCATAAAGCCATAATATTTACGTTTTATATTTTTGTCTTCATCCTCGAAATGTATATGTAATACTTTAAAACCGTTATAATTATTTGCCTCACATTTATATGTGGCGGCATACGCTGCAAATCCAGTAGTTGCACTTGTCTTTCCTGTACCACTTGGAGCGACGATAACTCCCAATTCACCCTTTGCGAGTCCACCGTATAATGCATTATCAAGACGTTCAAATCCTGTTGGTATTGCATTTCTATAATCTTCACTCAGGGCATCCTCGATACCGTCCATAGGGTTATAACCTTTATCAAAATTCGTATTTACATCTAAGGCCTTTCTAATTATATCCTCTATTTCATAATAGTTGTCAGCGTTACCTTTCTTGATTATCTCAACTGAACGGTTGATTGCCTTTGTAAGGTTTTGCTGTTTGAAAAATTTTTCACACGTATTTTCGATCAAGTCCATCCCATCTAATTCAGATGTCTTTATCTTTTCAAGAGTCGCTAAAGTCATCTCAACAGTGACGGCATCTGATATCTTGCTTCTAATAAGAGTTTCTAACTCAAAATATGTTGCGACTTTTTCGTCTGTTTCATAACGTTCTTTCATAAATCTTACTATTTTTCTCAAAGTTTCGTCAGAGAACATATTTTGGTCTACAATACTTGCAATCGAAGCAAAGAAATTTTGATCCTCAATAAAACACTTAACCAATCTCATTTGGAATTCCGTTCCCAAATAACCTAAAGTAGTGGTATTTACAATTTCTGCCATTCTACGTGTAACAAAAAGTCAACCCGAAAATATAATCATTAAAGGTTAGATTCGGATTGACAAGGTTAAAAAATTAAAAATATGTTGACAAATTAAAGGTAGCGTTCGATATAATCGATTTGACCTTTTGTAGGATACAAATGATTGAAATATTCATTCGACTTGGCAGATACCGCATTTCTCCAACCGTTTACGAATTCCTTATTATAGGTCGAATATGTATATGCCTTATCACCATCGATGCCATTCTTATAAATCTCATTCTTGGTATATTCATAATCATTGCTGTATGCGGTACTTAGACTATCGCAAATATGCTTGATTATCTGAAATACCAAATCGGGCTTTCCTACTGTCATATGATGAATAATTGCCAATGAGAATGACAATGTTGATGGGTCTCTGTCCTTGTATATTGCGTTTGAATTACTTAAATCAACACCATTTCTTATATACTTAGGATATACATTTGCGTCCCACACTCTTTCATAGAGTATTTTATCATCCATCATGAATGTAAATTTGAACACGAACTCTCCGTCAGCAGGCTTTTCATCCATATAATCGGTAGCCACATTTGTGACAGATGCATAATCAAAATATGTTTTCTTTATATATTCACCGTTACTTAACACACCTTCACCTTCAGTCTGGTCTGTTAAAAACCGAACATCGTCAGTATTAATGGTATCGACATCCTTTGCGAAACCGGTCAGTTTCACAGGGTCATTATTCGTGTACCATATATACACACGGCTCTTTGACACCAAGTCATCTTGAATCATTTTAACACACTCATCCATTGTCTCTTTCAATTCGATAGATTCAACTGAGGCGTAATCAAAATTATTGATCCTGAAATAACGTTGACAAATCACATTCTCATTAATTGAGAGTAAAAATTGAAATTTTTCACGATAAGAAGAATTATCTACCTTCTTTATTACTTTTTCTTCCATCAAATAATTTAATTTAAGAAGTTAAACATTAAAAAATAAAAACTAACTCGTTTAGACGATTCAAATATACTACTTAATATCGATACTTTAATTATGTAGGCGAATTTTTTTGTTCTTTATCGATAATATATTTGAATTCGGTGAAAAAATTGCCGAAGCGTGTAGCATCTCTCAAATCATCGATACCGTTATCGAGAATTATCTTATACAAGTTCTCAATACTGCGCCCTTCAGTATCCATCGGTGCATACATCATCGCCTCTATCATATCTTTCGCCTCTTGTGGCATCATCGGACAATTTGGGTCTGTTAAATCTATTATTTTATAGTTAATGTCATAGATTTTATCCCCCTGTACACCGTCGGTGACAGAATTTACAATATTATCTGCCCATTTCAAAGGTTTTTTCTTTACCTTTGCACGTTCCTCATTGATTTTTTTAGCCCCATCGATGATTTCAGCCAATGTTACCTTACGTTCTTTCAATTGTTTGAAATTTGTAAGCAATGTTTTCTCTCCGAGACCCTTAATACCTTTAATATTGTCTGAACTATCTCCGCAAAGTACCTTCTTCAACGCAACATTCTGATAATTATAGTCCATTACCTTCGTATGATTCTTTGTATTTATGAAATCCTTCATCGATTGGACATAAATTATCACTTGATCTGAAATAAGCTGTGTTAAATCCCTATCGTTGGAGACAATTACAACCCTTTCATTAGGCTTTTTATGTGTCACATAATAAGAAATAAAGTCATCAGCTTCGGTTTTGTCGCATAGACATTGTCGTATACATAATTCTTCGAAACATTCCATCAATACGTCTCTTTGCCAATGGAATATTTCTTTCTGTTTCTGCTTCTCTGCCATTTTTACAGGATCTTGTTTCTTGGCAAAGTAATTTTTCATCCCGTTTATTCTTTTGTTGACCTCTTTCATATAATCTGAAAGATTATCATCCTCAAATACCTTATCACGGTTTGCTTTATATTCGGGATATATGTCATAACGGCTTTGACCTGAATTGTCTCCGTCCCAGAATACATAGACGTATCTGAAATTTCCCTTCCTTAACAGTAACTTTAATTGAAGAAGGCATTGAAATATTCCACCGGTCTGTTTTCCGTTACTTGACACCTTTTTATCAGCGAGTGAAGACAGCTCTAATATATTAGAGCCATCCACTAACAGAGTATTAAACGTCTTATTTGAGATCTGTGGCTTTATCTTCTGGATCCTCTTTGGTATTGGTTGTGACATTTTTCAATTGATGTTTATCGGTTGCTGGTATTGTGGCATCGACCACATTTTTATCTGACTGAGCATTTATTGTATTACTAAGAATTTCAGTTTGTGTAGGCTTCAAAAAGACACAGAAATCACCAGTCGGCAATACAATAACGTCCTTTGTGGTATCGAACTTATCCAATTCACTCTTGCTCAACGAACGGAAATCATCTATCTTTGAAAAAATTCTTACATTAGGTGGAGAAACAAGATTTGCGTTCTTTTCTTCAATACCATCCAAGGTAGTTCCACACATCTTCATAAATGTCATAAAAGGCAAATTAGACGATTTCTTTTCGTTAATCTCATAATATGCCTCTTTAATTAAATTAACTTTCATAAAATAAAACAATTAAATACACATTAAACTTTTACGTTACAAAAATACTACCTAATATCGTACTTTTTACAGATATTCTATTTAAAAATGTTAAGAGTAGGAGATTTTTCCCCCCTACTCTTATTTATATCTGATTTTGTTATTCTTCCTCTTCATCAGTAAATACGACATCTTCGATATCAGCCGTCTTATTTGACTTCGACAATTGTTCATTCAACTGTGCCAACATATCACCGATATGTTCTTTCTGATATTGTGGCAATTCTTCCTTGTCGATAAGACCATGAGCAGTACATATCATATTACCCTCATAAGTAACATTATACGGACTAGGAAGGTGGTTTTTAACAACTTTAATCTTAGTCTCAAGACCATAACGATAAGTCGCACCCTTAGAGACTGCCTTAAGTTTCTTTGTACCGCTTGTCAATGCGCCTCCTACGTGGACTATCAATCCGTGGCACGCATAAAAGAATGTATTTCCATTCTTATATTTAACAGTAGGAGCAGCCATTGGAGCAGTCATTGAATCAAGCCAAATCTTACTGATAGCTACCATCGTATTGGTATAAGATGATGACATCTTACGAGATGACGGTATACGATTATTCAGAATATTAGAGAATGCGACACTCACAGAACCGGCATCAAACATATTATTATTCGTCACTGACTTATATGATTTATATGAATTAATCGAACCGATAGAGTCCCATACAAAGACAAAACCCTGGTCAATTTCTCCATTATCCTGTGCATCAAGTAATTCCTTCATACTTGCGGCGATATCTTCAATAACGGCATCCTTTCTCTTATTTTTAGTCTCCTTACCGGTTGAATAATCATATTGTCCATACTTAGCAGCAAGGATGTTATTATTAAAGTAAATGAAATCACCATCGTAAGTTATTATTTGATTCTCTTTCGTATATGTAACTTCACCAGTCTCAGGATCAACGTGTTCGACATCTCTCTCAGCATATACAGGAGTTGCCTCGAATCCCATATCAGTAAGATATTTCCAATCCATGTTATTCTCCGTATCATAAATCACAGGAATAAACCCCTGCCTCTGTGCTGAGACTAGGACATGATTTAGAATCGTCGTTTTACCAGTATCAGAGAAACCACCTATCATACTTATATACCCAATTGGAAAACCTGTAAGTCTAGTCGCCTCTTGAAATGCCTTTGGCATCACCAACCAATCCATAGGTTTGTCGGCATTACTTACCGCAAGATTTGCAGCAGTAGCATTTAAGCCTACTTTCTCTTTCCACGCACTGATTCCTTTCTTCTTAATACCCGCACCTTTTTTAATTGCTTGTTTCATAATAAAATCTTTAAATTTGCATTACTTTTTGTTAATTAACTCACTATAACATTTACGACACATCGTGACATAACGTTCATTACCGCCTGTCATTATCTGTTCACCCTCATTCACAACATCGCCATTATCGTCTACCCTTGCATTTATAATCGCCTTTCTGCCACATTTACAAGATACCTTCATTTCTTCAATATTATCAGCGAGTTCGAATAAACGTCTTGAGCCATCGAACAACTTCGTCTTAAAATCCGTACGCAGTCCATAGCACATTACATTAATATTTAATTCATCTACTATTTTTGCTAACTGATCTACTTGTTCACTTGTTAAAAATTGGCTCTCATCGACCAGTATCCATTTTAAAGGTTTATTAGGATTGTTATATACCTTAATTATACGGTATATATCATCCTTGATGTCGATAGAAAGACACTCCCGTTCAATTCCTACCCTCGATTTAATGATTCCTTCATCACGGTCATCGATAGACGATTTTATACAAATGAAAGGGATATTATTATTCTCAAAAGAGTGTGCCTTCATTAATAAGGACGCACTCTTCGAGACATTCATAGGACCATATACATAATATAACTTAGCCATATAATATCATTTAGAACGGTAATGGATCACTATCATCATCAACGGTTGCATCTGTTGTAACCGTAGGTTGAACCATCTGTGATTGGTTTATCACATTCGACACTGGTGCCACAATATGTACGTCACTCTGAGGTGTCGCTTGTGGAGCATTCAATATCTGCTGTGCAACCTTATTGGCCTCTTCATCTTGTTGTTGTTTCACTGATACAGCGGTATCTCGACCTTCATATTTACCAGTTTCTTTATTTTTTACCGGAATTTTACCTTCTGCGACAATTGAAAGATAATCTGAATGACGAATACTGTATGCGTCAGTCCACTTTTTGCCATCATTAATCCATTTATTCGCCTGTTCGACATCCTTTGACAATGGAGAAGGGAATGTTGCATCGACGATATTAATTGAAACCTTATCGGTCGATTTACCATCCTTTGTGAATGTTCTCTTTATTTTCAACACCAGATCCTTTCCATCGTTCAAATCAAAGATATTATACATCGTACCATCAGGTCTCGGTTCTTTACGGGCACTAAAAATATTCATCAACTTATCGTAGATACCTTCACCTTTTGAATTTTCATTAAATCTCCAAAATTTCGGTCCTTCGATTTCATTATCACGGTCGATTACTCTTACGATGTAAGTATTTTTCGCCTTGAAAGTACAAGCTTGCTTGAAAATAGTCTTTGACTCCTCTTCCTTGCCTTCTGAGCGACGTAAATTGGCTAATTCAAATAATTCATTTGCCTTTTTGCACAATGGGCATCCATTTGGATCTTTTTCCTCAATATGCGAATCATTCAAACAAACGAAAGATTTAAAACCACTTTTTGCGATTTCCACTGGTACTTTAAGAGAATGAGTTCTCAAAACCATAAAGATATTAGGGTCAGTACCACTTACAGGTAAAATTCTAATACGAAGAGTTTTCTCATTTACATTCTTATCCAATTGTGTGTTCAAATACAATTTCGGGTCAAAATTGAACTTCTTTTGACTGTCATCGTGTTTTCCTTGTGAGTTTCTGTATTGTGCCTCGATTGCATCAATACTTGTGTTGTTAATTAATGTTTCCATATTTTTTTTTACATAAAATAAATCAAATACCTTATAACTATTAAACGTTGCGTTTTACATTTCAAATATACTACTTAATATTGCATTTTGAATAAAATTACGGGGAAATTTTAAAAAATTAACTTCTTTAATCTCCCCATAATATAAATATTAGAAATTTAAGAAATCGGACAATTTCATATCGTCATCAAAAGAATCAGATACATCCTTATAATTAATGCCATTTAAGTCACTGTCCTTTATCTCGAATTTTTCTTGTTCCTTATCTGTCGGAACGTCATTATCAAACATCACGTCATAATTAGGGTTATCCTTTACCTTTTTCTCCCAATATTCTTTTGGTTTCTCAGAATATGGATATCCAGCTTGTGAACGTATATTCAACTGTTCCTCTTCCGTCGGATTACGTCTCTCGAATTCTTTCTTAAATGCCTCGATTTCCTGATTCTGTTTATCGATGGCATCATTGTACTTACTTACCACCTTCAGCAATCTAAGCAATTGATGATTCACACCATCTACCTTTTCTTCGGTCTCCTCTTGTGAATCTGTAAGATCATCGACATCGATAACCTCATCATCTGGTTGCATTTCGTCAGTTCCAATCCCATTATCAGTAGGCATATTATTATCCATTTGTGGTGGTACGGGTGGTATTGCATCTGCCGAGTTATCTACAGGAGGCATCGATGATTGAGTATCTTGGTTCTGATATTGTGGCATTGTCGCATCCATGGTAGACTGTTGCGGAGCTGGTGATGTCCCATTATTATCTAATGCTGGTTGTGTCTGATTACCATCCATCGGTTGACCTTGAGCCATAGGGTTACTTCCATCGTTATCCGTCTGTTGCGGATTACTATTTGTATCATCGTCACCTTCCTCGGTCAATGGGGCTGACGTGATGAAAGTATATTCATTTATCTGCTTAAAACGATTGACGGCTTCAGACAGCTTGTATTCCTCAATAAGTTTTCTGTCTGCCATTGTATTTAATCGTTTAGCATCATCTTATTTTCCTCAGTCAATACGATTGTACTATTCTCTGTACGCTCAATTAATCCTTTGTCCTTCTTCTCAATCTTTACCTTTCTCTTAGGTGCTTTCACACCTGCTAATGCCTCTACTTTGGCAAGTCTTTCATCATTCATATCGTCAGTGTTATTTATTTCATTATTTTCGACTTCATTTACCTTATTTTCATCTGTTTTTAACGGTTCGACATTCACTTTATGAGGAACCGCCGAATTCCTTAAAGGTCTAACATACTTCTTTGACGGTTTTTTACCGAAAAATCTTTGTACCATAACTTTAATTAATACCTTATAAAGATAAATATAGGCAAAATCTAAAAATAATCATATAATATTAGATTATTATGTATTTTGTCACTGATTAATCTCTTTACCTTCGTCGGTATTTTGGTGAAATTTCTAACCCATTGAGTATTCCTAAATTTTCTTATGTTTCTTTCGATACTCGACTGTTTTATTCCATAAAACATCATTGTCCCTAATGAAAACCCCCATACTATCTTAAAATGAGGACTGTAAACATACAGAAAATTATTATTGTCTATATACGCTATCTTATAATCATCTGATTTTGTCAAATATATAAGTATTTTTTTAGTCTTCTCCATTGAACAATCAATATAGTCAACATATTGATATTCAACTTTATCAATGATATTGTCAATTGCTTCCAAACTGAATTTATATATATCATCTTGGAAATCAACACCTCTTTCTGTCTTACTGAATGTCCACCATAAATTCTGCTTATGGTACGACTTCTTCAATATATTGAAATCCTTTATATATTTCTTGGCATTCTTATATCCTATAATAAGAGTAGGGAGAGATTTGTCTATCTCATCCATACTCTTACATTTATTTACTTTAATATCGAACTTGACCCTTGTCAAATCCGTTATGACATTTGCCAATACTTTTTGCATAAATTGATAATTTTACATTAAACGTCGCAAATATACTACTTCATTCTGAATTATAGAGAATTTATATAATTTTTAACTTCTTGTACCGAAGGATTATTATTATCATTATATACATTATGATAATCACCATACTTCGTATTGATTATAAATCTACGCCATCCCTTATTATCATTGATAACATGACTGCCATCTTTACGGGTCGCATTTAACATATAATTACCTATTAATTTCATCACTTTATTAAACGCCTGTTGTGGAGACATATTATTTAATGAATCAATGATATTAGTTGTAACGACTCCAGGTATAAAGAAATGTCCTCGAGCATATATAATCGCAATATTTGGATCTTTCAATTGTGAAGCCTTTCCTTCATCCCAAGACCATTTATAATAATTCTTATAATTATAATCATTTCGTTTCGTCTTCTCGTGATACGTATTCCACGCATTATTCTGTATTCCATAACCGTGAGGTGTAGCGGCTGTTGGCTTCTCACCACCTTCGAGTTGTATCGTCCATTCCATCCACCTATTAAAGGCGGTACTATTCCCTTTACCGAAATGTTTATCCAATACATCATCAGAATAACCGCTATAATTCCAATACTGCTTCTTGAAACTTGTCTTATCATTATGATAAGCTTTTCCTGCGGTCTCATCAAATTTAGGGTTTACTTTTTTCAAAAAATCATTAGGATAAAATTTATCTATTTTGTCGCCCGCCTTCGTCGTTATCATACAGCAATTACGAACAGTTCCATTGTTACTTAAAACACCTACATGTAAACAATTATAATAATCGTATTTACCAGGTCTCATATCACTGGCATTAAAATACTCCAAAATCAATTGATCTATCTCATTCAGGTGCAAAGCTGCTAATAAATCAGTAACCTTGGCTAATTCAGGCTGAGCATTTTGTCCAGAACCTTTAGGTGTATTGACACAGTTACCGTTTTTATCATAATATCCAATAGTCAAATCCATTGCGTTACCGTGATCATGTGCCGATTTACCATTACCGAACCTAAGCACATTACTAAGTACTACATTCCATTTCATCTTTGGTTTATTTTCTGGTAATAACGCAATTTCTTCATAAAGACGATTAAATAATGACACTAATTTTTCATTTCGTGTAACCCCATTTTTTGAATCAATAATTATACCACTTTTATGCCTTGCATAACCGGTCTCTTTATCGTGATACCAATCCTTTGTCCAATTATTAACTTTCTTATAGTCATCTGTAAAATACGTACCTCCACCATTGTTATAATCACCACTATTATACTCATTATTTCTGGTATCACAGTCAGGCTTTGATACAAAGAATGAAGTACTGAATGGTTTAGGGAAACGGCACAATTTCATTCCTCTGAAAGTTGTTGTCATATTACCAGGTGTCATACTATGCGTTACCTTATATATCATATAGGTTCCCCTCCACATAGGGACATTAAGCAATTGGAAATACATCAGAGGGCATATCTGTGCATTACCAAGCATCTCAACCTCACACTCATACGAATAATTCGTGTAAACATTAAATACGTCCTGTCCAGTAAATGCGATTTTTCTCTCACTAGACTTACCGACACTAATCAGATTATGGTATGTCTTAATTGCTTGTTCTGTCTGTACAGGGTTATTCATATCAACCTTGATATTCTTGAACAAATGTTGATTTTGTCTTGCAAAACTAACCCCGAATGAAGGTACCTTATACCCTAATCTTGTAATGGTATCGTCTGAATTTTCCAATAATCTATCTGATTTAAATATTGGAGGTGCGACATTGAATCCATCTGTGTGTGACCATATATCGAAACTATCATATCGAAAATTATTGATATTCGATGGTACTTCAGACAACTTATGTATATAGATAATTACAAATTTATTATTATTCTGCGGAGCCGGTATTTCATTATATGGCATCGGTCTGAATACTTCTTTCATCGTCTCAATGTCAGAATACATTCCTTCCTTATTATGTCCATCTGTCGTATCTTCGCCAGTAAAATGGATAAAATCAGGAACCGCCATAAACCAACAATCATGATCCTTGCATAAATCACCTATGAAACTATACAGACTCTTGTCTGTTGCTGCACCCTTATAGGCATCTATCACCTTTTGGCAATTCAATGGCAGACGATAATACGTATTACGATAGAAAGAATCCATAAATATGAAGTCATTGTCAAAAAACGTAGATACATCATATGTATTTTCTGCCTTTCCGACCAACCATCTATCCCATACATTCTTTAAATAATAATAAATCGCTACACATAGATTCCTATTATAATTCAATCTGTCATTTTGGGTAGGACTTAAATTACTGTCAGTAGTCATAATCTTAGATGTAGAACCCACGATTTCCTTCAATTTATCCGTAAAGCCCTTAACGTATGCCTTAAACACGCTCCTATCAACGGTAACAACATCATTCGAGGAAGTTTTACTATTATTGCCCATTACTCTCGCACAAGAATCAGAAACGAGACATTTTCTAAGATATATATCTTTTAATTTAGACTGCATATCTTTATCATCCTCATTGAATAGCATCTTAAAGCCATAAATACCTTGAGTATTCTTTCCATTTTCAACGGCAAACATACGATATCTAACGACAGAGCCATTATTCATACATATGCCATTATTACGTATCCATGTCATGCGCTCTTTCAAGGTATATATCTTCTTTTCCTGCCCAACGGGTTTACCATTCCATATATTCCAATATATTTCGGCATCTTTGCATAAAGTTGCCGGAGTATATCTCTGTACTAATTTATTTTTTTTGCCGTCAGGAATATACCAATTACTAATCTCACATGAATTTTTAATTGTTCCGAAATCATCCTTACTAAAATTCAAGAACATCTCGACCAACTGTTCCTCAATATTATAATCAATTGATGAATTACCGCCCAACAGACTACTCAAGGTAACGTTATACATATGAGCTGTCGTTGCGTTATTGTTTCCTACAGTAAAATAATATTCTCCGTTCAATCTAGTGAACAGGGCATATTCCTTTCCGCAAGGACAGTAATTTTTATACCCATCATTATATACAATAGGATCCTTTGGCTGTCTCTTTCTCCACAATAAACCACCTAATAATAACAGATATCCATATGGCACACACTCTATACAACCACTGACCTTATTTTTAGAAAAGACATTTAATATATTAGCATAATTGTACTTAAATGTATGTAAGAATAACAACGCTTTTACATTTCTCTGAGTATCTTTATTCTTTATTTTTTCATCTTGTAAATAATAGAATGGACTACCGAAAATATTTACATTAAACTTAATACTGTTATTTTCGTAAAAATATTGTTTCAAATCCTGTATAACTAATTCATCAGTAGATACCGTATTCGACCCACTATTTGTTGTCACGGTCCACGTACCATCTGGTTTACATTCTACACTATTTTTATGCTTTGTTGTAGAATACCATCCATCAAAATCAGGTAACTTTTTACGGGTATTCTCATTCTTCAAGGTAGGATTTGCCGAATCAGAACTTAATTCGGTCTTAAACAAATCATCAGTATTAATTCCTATTGTACCGAGATTGGCACTTAGCATATTCTTAACATTAAAAAATCTCGAGTATCTCTCATCACTGACTTTCCAATATTTCTCAGTGAATGTCTTAAGCCCACTATTGTCCGTTATATCATAATTTATTACCTTTACACTGCCTTCATTTAATTTTACATAACGATTAACTATCGAATTTACGTAATCACCATCAGTAAAAATATTGAACATATCCAATGAGGCACTTTTTTTATTCAAACGGACAGTATCAGATGGATATAAAGTATTCTGCATTACATCGACATCATAGTTATTCTTCTGATATGTAGGAACAAAATAAGGTTTCCCTCCATCTACATCATATACATAATCCCGTTGATAATCATTATAATTTCTAAACTTGGAAGGTATCAAAGATACCCCTTTCTTATCATAATAATGTACCCATTTACCATCCTTAAAAAAAGGGTGTCTGTCGTTACTCACGCCGTTTACTTTAAGAACTGTTTCGAATTTATGTCTTTCTTTTTCAGTGTTAGTCGATAATACACCGTATTTGTCGTAATTAGTATCACATTCGGAGATACCTACTATAATATTGGAAATATCATCATTACCAGCTTTATTTAAAATATTACCTTGGATAAGACCTATCGAACCTAATGCGTTATAATAATTGTATGCATCAATATTACCCAACAATTTAACTGTAGGTATATCATTCTGCATATTTTTAGTCATTATTCCAAATAATTGTGCGGCTCTAATAGACAAATAGCCACTTAATTCACTCAAAGATGCTTCTCCTACACCTTTGAATACATTTCCATTGTTATTGAAATCACAAGTCGTTATTGGGAAACTGTTTAATTCTGTTGATTCACCCTTTTGGCCTTCATTAGATTCCTCGATTGACTGTATTGCCATTTCAAAGCCGTATACTACTTTTTCCTCGACAAAGTCACCTTTTAAATCACCAGGCCAACCAAAGGTCTCGGCATCATCCTCGATAGTAACATTCTCACCATCAGTAGTCGTCGCCTTTGAATTAATAATACCTACCCACGCAGGTACTGTTACATCTTTATGGTCTCCACTATTTACAAATAAATCTGTCTGTGACTGTATATTATTAATACCTAAGACTGAAGGGCTTCTAAGACCGTTCAATGCCTCAGACTGTATATCCTTCGATGCCTCATACATTATATGACAGAACGTTTCAAGATGACAGAATAATAGTTTAAACACATTACCGATATAAGGTTTAAACGGAAGAATGCTGGTAATATCCTCGTCTATTGATTGTGTTATTTCCTTCTCCATTCTGTTTTTTGAAGCTTCCAAATTCTCTACATTTGTAGATATATCAGTAATCAAAGTTCCGCAATCAATTATATACATATAACGATGCAGTATGGTTCCGTTCTGTTCTCCAATACATTTTATTATTTGATGTACTGAACTATCAGTCAATGTCCTTCCGTCATTAAACTTCAACCGTTTAATGCCAGTATCCGTTAATCTCTTTCCTTTCAATTGATTAAACCAAAAGGTATTTCTATTTTTGAAAAAAGCATCAACCCCTTTAATATCGAGTGGACAATCAATATCCCATCCATTAGGCATTTTTTCCTTGCCTATCATGGTACTACTAAAGGCATCATTATATGTCTTAACAGCTTCGATGAATGACTTATATGTTCCGCTTGCGTTAATTAACTTTATGTCCTCTTTGTCAGAAAATATTATAATCTGTCTCTTTTTATCAGCTTCATTCGTTGTGTCAATATAATAATTGTTTACATCTTTTAATAAACTCTGATAAAAAGTATTAAAATTATTTAATATATTATTTAATAATGTTTTTTCTTGCTGAACAGCACTCAAGTCACTGTTTGTACCGTCTGAAATTGCTGACTGTTTTTCGTTGTACTCAGATTGTGCATTTTCGATCATGTTGAAAAAATAACTTAGACGAACGGGCTCTTTATCCGGTTTGCCATCTTCACCGAGCATCTGCCATTTAGGGTCACTTTTATGTTTATCCCAATATTCAACACCGACATAAGGATTATGTGGTGCAGCAATCAAGTAATCCAACGGTATATCAGTCAATAAGGCATAAGAATAACCTATAAATGAGACTGTAAATTCAAAATTACCTGTCTGTGAATTAAGTTCTGCCTTAAAATTACTACAAGCCAACTGATAAGTTACTGGTTTACCTAAGAAACCTTTAATTTGTAGCTTAAACTCAGGATATGGTATCGTAGCGAAACATCCGAATACATTATCGGCAGTCAATTTATCATTATAATGTATTGCTTCTTCTCTACCGAAGAAAGCAGAACCCCTTGTATCGACGAATTTAATCGATACCGTAGGAGTATACCAACTTTCGAATGAAACATTTACTTGTTCGACACCTAATCCTTCAATTTCCTCACCTTCGAAATAATGGTCAAATGATATATCCGTGTAACTTGTCGTAAGTGAATTCGTGCCATTTCCTACGTCATTGCCAGACATGAATGTTACCCATGAAGGAGTACCCTGCTTAGGAGCACTCGTCCATGATATTACCCACTGATAATTACCCTTATCATCTACTTGTCCACTGTTTCCACGCACCTCATTACTTCTGAAACGAGAGGCAACCTTGACTATCAAATCAAACGCAATGGAAAAATCTTCATATGGTGGTGTTACTGGTATACCATCGATGCTGTCAAAAACATCATTTGGTTCTACATAACATATTCTATTGATTCTTTCTTCTTGACCTATAACATCTGCCATTATATCGTTTACAATTAAATTAGTTTATACAATTTGTCATTATAAAAATAACTAGTGTAAACCTCGAAATCAATCAATAAACATAATCAATAAGCCATACTTTATAGACCGTACCATCATGTTCACCTACCATTTCTGCTTTAATTAAATTATAAGGTTCGATATCCGTAAAGGTGTAACGATAGGTTCTACCTGAAATTTCTGACGGTAGACATCTTGAATAGAAATTATACCATTCCGTTAATCTCTCAATATCATATATGCCATCATACAGATACCAAAGGTTGATATTCAAGTCATTATATTCGCATGCGTATTTACGGTTGCTCCCAGGTCGTCGATACGTATTTCCACCGATAATATCATACCAAACATCATATCTGTCGTCTACAACTTCCTTTTCGACCCTCTTCCCATTGATGAACTCACCAATAAATGAATAATTGGTTTCCTTCACTATCTGTCTTATATCATCCTTATACGGGTAATCGTATGTAAATCTTGTTACGTCTTTTAAATACCACTCCTTCGTTCCGGACAAATCCTTGTGAATTCTTTCCACGACATATCTGTCACTATCCAAGACATAGGAATATACTGAGTAAGGCTTTCTTTTGCCATACTCATCATAGTCGGTTCTATGCAATCTGCCGTCTTTGTATTCCATACGATTATATAATAGGTAGCTCTTATGATTTGCACCACTGTTTCTTAATATATCGACCTTTACCAGACAGCATTCGTCATCATAATAAAAGTTATACCTTATTGTATCTTTTCTATGCGGCACAAATGACGTAACGCTATGAACCATCTTCTTGCCTTGATGGTTTAATCTTTGTGCCTCAGATAACTGAAAACTAAACGACAAACACATTATAAATACAAAAAATCTCATAACGATGTAATATTATACGGTTAATAATATTACAAAGTTATGAAAAATTATGTTATCCTCCAAATATTTTAAGTTAATAAATACTAACTAATGAGATTCTATATAATTGTTAATGGCGTTTTCATAACGATTTATCGCCGTATTCAATGGATATGGTATCCTTAATACTACACCATCAGGTATTGAATACTCCAAACTGCCGTAAGAAGGATTTGCCATCATTATTAACCATCCATAATTTGCATCGTTGTAATATTTGTATGATAACGTATCCATACGCATAGTATCTTTTTTGAATATTACAGTAATATCAGTGCTACTTGGAGTTATCTCAACATTAGGCATAATATGGCTGCTATTTTCACCTCTGAAACGACTGTATCTATCATAATATGGCATATTTTGTTCAATTAATTACTTTATTTCTTTTTTCATTTCTGTAGTATAGGCATAACTCTTGTCAGTTTCAAGTTCACTTATACCAGTTATATAATTCTCCTTATACGAAGGTCTATCAGCACGATTATCATACAACCTTGAATTGGCATAGTAATTAAATGTCATTGCATTCTGCAAACGTTTAACCGGTCCCGCAAGGTCTCCACCTCCAATAAATTTGAAACTGATATTCACATGTGCCAACAATGGTTGCATACCGATGCCCTCAGTATTAAAATCCCAGCAAAGGGGGTCGTAATCAATACTAATATTGTCAATTACTATTAATTGGTTATAAAAATCGCCCAAACGTAATACACAATACGGCGCACGTCCGAATGCAAGGTTATTTGCTGATTTCGCTTGTCTATCAGAAGCTCCTATAGTATTTCCTTGTCTAGTACATTGCTGCAAGAAAGTTAATCTTGCATTAAAACCCTCAGGTGTCATACTATGAAAGCAAGGGTCGAAATATTGTATCTTATCCATCAGTCTATCATACACCGCCGGGGCTTCATGTTCTAACTTTTTAAAGAAATAATACTCTTGATCATATCTCAGATTATTATATTCTTGAGTACTTACTCCTGTATTTTTCGCATTAAACTTGTCTAACCATATTCCTTGCACCCGAGTATAATACTTTGTCACTCCATTTTTATTTGTCCTACACTCGGCACTGTTAGGATATATTGCTTTAGCTATATAATACGTTGACGCTTCTACCTCGTGCCATCCGTCATTATTAACTTCAGCTAAGTTACTAACCGAATTTTGGCTTCTTGCCGATATACTTCCAAGTTTGTTCACTTTCCTAACAAATTGTGTCTTGTCATCCGATAAATACCAGATATCACCATTTTCATCTTTATATGCCGTTTTCTGATTTTCATCCTTGATTTCTGTATATCCTTTATATTTTATATTCTCGCCACTATCACTTTCTGCCAGAGTCGTTGTAACTTCACGTTGGAATGTTATCATAACCTTTGCAGACCTCCACTTCTTGGCGGTTGAACCACTGACATTTAATTTATCTGCTGAATTCACTGCCTTTGATGACTGTGAGGTTGATTTCTGTGAGATATCATTAGAGAATACATCACTATAACGTTTTTCCAACCAATCAATTACAGTCTGTCCACGATTAATCGCTAATTTATCATTTCTTGTCGCTGAGACGCTTTTCTTGGCATTAGTTCCGGTCGAAGTTGTTTTATTTTTATCGTGATTATTGGAATAACCTATTGTTTCCACACTAACGACCTTATATTTACCTTCTACCCGGCCTTCGGTCTTCGTCTCATCACCATAGAAAATAGTTTTTAATTTATCTATTCTTTCAGTTTTACTATTCAGACATCGTTTAATAATATTATCTGAGATAGTTTCATTCTTTTTACCTTCCAATGCCGCAGCCACCTCAGCAAAACTATACAATACGCTTTTATTCTCTTCGTCAGCAGGGACATCGAATAACTTTCTTACAGCATCCGCATCTGAATTATAAGCAAATGATTTTGTGTCAAAATAGTTATCATCATTAAGTAATGTTTGGTCATAAGTATTTATATAATACTCACTCTTAGTTGCCTGTTCGTATTTACCATCGATACGATAATACCATTTTTTGTTATTTGCCTGATATGAACTTCTATTCTTTTGATATTGCCATATCGGTTTTGTGCCATGGATGTAATTATACTTATCCGTCATACCGGCATAATTAGAAATACCTTTACCATCGTCTGATATTTCATATCCGTGACCATTATTCCACGTACTGTCTTCCGATAACATTTCAATAGTTAACGGTATATCCTTTGTAGGTGCATTTTTATTATCCCCATTAGACTGCATCTGGGCACCAGAACCAGCAAGCAAATATGCGACTGCCTCGACATTACTGCCTATATGATCATAATATCCCGAGTAGTTGTTAGGATAAAACACATAGAATGTCAAAACCAATTCCTCAGTAGTTTTTTCCTGTTTTGGTTCTCTTTTTTCAGGTTCAGCCGTTACTTTAAGCTCTTCCTCGACGACATTCTGTATATATTCATCAGTTAATGGCGTAGGCTTAACATAATGCAACAAACTGCCTTCATCTTCGGGGTTTCCACTGTCACAGCCAGCAAAGAATCTAAGTAAATCACTATCCCTTACCTTATCCTTTACATCGTCTGCGTGCCATCCTACATAATCAATTATCGAAGGGTGGTCTACGACTAACATAAAAGACAAAGTACCAGTCCTCGTGGTATTGACATATGTATACACATCTTCACCACGGCCTATAAAAGACTGTGTTCCCCAATTCACATTAGTTGTTTCATTAAAATCAATTCCATAAGGTGGAAACCACATTATTCTACCACCATTAGGTCCTCTCTGTTCCCAAGACAACGCTTTCTCAAAGGAATACGGATCATAGCCTTTCCACGCAAGATTCTCTATCGAGAACATACACTGTTTTGTGTGTATATTATATTCTCCACCACCTTGATACTTAGGAGTTATGTTAGGATAACCGTTATCTTGTATCACAGATTTGCTCCAAGCCTCATCATTATCACCAGATTTCCATCCCCATTTTTCATTTCCTTTCTTATTTGATGTAACATTACCTGTATCATCATGTGAAAAATTATTCCAATGATGGAAATCCTTTAATTTCGTAACTGACTTGAAATTTCCATATTCATCCATTTGATAGAAAGGTCTTATCCTCTTGAAAAGCCTATCATACTGATAATGGTGTGTCCATACACGACAATATGGATTATTGTATCCATTTATACTATATCCCTTACCTCCATTCTTCTCTACATCTCGTAATAACAAGTTTCTACCGTGCGATTTACCGAATTTTTGAGTATTTGCATCTCCGATTCCACTTACATTCTCAGCACCTCCCATTACTCCACCATCTCCGTGGAATCTCGAAATCAATGTATTAATCTTGGCTTGATTAAACAATTCCTTCGTCTTACTTAGAATACTATCTTTTTGACCTTCCAATTCCCATTTAGCCGAATCGTCAGTCAAGGTATCATTATCATCAGGAAATAAATTAGAAGTTTGACTATATAATTGTCCATGATTTACATAATTACCGTCATTTCCGCTTCCACGTGCTTCAGTTCTTCGGGTACTAATATAACCATTCTGCTCCATACCACTAACATTACGGGCGAAATTATCGGTATAATTTATATCACGAGTATACAATGGAGACATTGCCGATGTTGTTATATGCGAACCGTCACCCTTAAAGGCTGCATCCACGCCTAATGCTGACATTGTAATATCGTGCTCTGTGATATTAAGCATCATCAATCGTCTCAGATATACTTCATTTCTATTGTTAAAATTACAAAATTGGTCTATGGATAGGTCTTTTATGAGACCCTCCATAAAATTGTATTTGCAACGATTATTTAATGCTATATTATCGATTGTACGATAGCCATAATCAGGCGTTTTCTCGATGATATTCTTAGCCTCATTAACGCCTATGGCAATAGCGTCCTTCGTCGCATTGACAATCCCTTTTGCGACGCTTGTAATACTTGACTTACCGCTACTTTTCTCTGATTTCACTAAGCTTCTTTGTTTACCTGTTATTCTTCTTACCATTATTGTTAATGAGGTGATTAATTATATATTATTAGATAAATATGGTACTTTCTCTATTTTCTGAAATTACTATTTCCCACTGGTCTACCACCATAATATTTGGTGCTTATATTTTGAACTATCATATCACTGATTGCCCTAAGCAACATAGGATTATTATTAAGTTCATTTATGATGTCGACTGTTTGTCCATTATTGTTGGCTAATTCTAATTTACCGTCAATTTTTATATTGACCGGATCTATCTGTACCTTTCCATCATTGGTTGACTGAGTAGATATCGAAGGAGACTCGGCGAATATCGCATCCTTACCTAACGGTTCGGTAGGAATCACGTCAGAAGACGTATTGTTATGCACTTCGTTATACACGTCGTTAATACGACCGAACACGTCGTTGAACAACGTGTCAAATGGGCCACCAGTCTTAGCAAAGACAGCCGTGTCTTTTGGATCAGATTTCGCTATCTGTACCTTTCCGTCATTGATTGGTGTGACATTGGTCGCCTGAGTGAACATTGAATTTCCATTGCTACTCATTACGCCATCTTCCACCATAGGTTTATCTTTTGACCTATCCCTAACGGTCGTGTAATTAGTATTACCTCTTTGTCTTAATATCGAGTTTAATTGGGCGAAGGTATTTTCTCTAAAGCCTTTTATTTCAGCCAAAACGAGTTCTTCGACATCGGCCGGATCCTTAAAACCATTTAAGAAGTCCTTATAGGCATCCGTCGCCTCTTGCATCTTTTCGAGGATTGTATCGACATACTTCTGTGAATTGGTAAAAAAATCTTCCTGTTCAGCTTTTAAACGTTCCCATAACTCATTATCGGCAGCACCGTTTTTGTTAATAGAATCAGACAGATGCGCCATATTTGCCTCAGTATTGCCAGTAAATAGTTTGGTGAATGAAACTAACTGCTCCATTCCTTGTTCCATCTTACCCTCATAGGTGTCGGCTTGGATATCATTAATATTGGATGAATTAACCTCTGACAAATTTACAGCATTACCAGTTACATCGTTGACTTTCCATTGACCATCCTGATAATATGCCTTATTAACCAAATCCATCCTTTGTTCCTGTGACAACGTCTTATCATTAATGAAACCTTCTACCCTGTCTTTTTTGACATTATATCGGGCCTGCTTCTTGATATCGTCGATCGATTGGCCACTGTTCTCGGCCAAGGCTCGCATCTGATCCATTTCCATTCCATTGAATTCGACTTCGCCAGTTTCCTTATTGAAACGACCCATTCCCATCGTCATACTATTGAAACGCTTGGCCAATGCCGCAGGATCATTATATGCTTCAAATGCCATTGCAATAGGGTCAGCACCCATTGCAAAACGACCACCTAATACCTGTAATTTAGCCGCTTTTGTAATGATTCCTTCAAGACCACCTTTCTGTATATCCTCAATCATATTAGGCAGATTATCCATATTGAAACGAGTATTCTGTGCCCATTTCGCCATTTTCATCATACCTTTGACACCGTTTCTGAAATCATACTTCTGTGCCATCTTAAGGTTCTTGACCATATCTTTAAGGTATTTTCGACCATCAAGTCCTATTTTGTTGACTTGTTTAGACATCTCACCCATTAAATCTACGGTATCACTGACACCCATATTGAATATCTCAGTATTGTTTGCCAATTCAGCCGCAGTACCGAAATCACCTCCGAGATATATTTTACCCAATGAAGACTGTTGTTTGATATCTTCCCTATTAAGTAACTTACTACGACCTTCAGCCGTGTAGTCACTCTGCATCTTGACAAACTCCTCTTTGGTTATACCATACTTACGAGACACCTCTTCCATTATAGGAAGCATCGCCGAACGATACTTATCAAGTTGACCACGAGTGGTCATACCTTTCTGTATTCCACTATCATATATTTTATCCTGGAAGTCCATCATCCATTTCTCAACGGATTGTGCCATCTTCTGGTATGCTTTATTTATCGTAGCCTGCGTATCTATTACAGATGACTGTATATCAGTCATTCCTTCCAAGACCTTATTCTTTATCTCATTACTATTGGCGATTACAGTATTTTGAACTTTGTTTCTATTCGCATTTTCGGCTTGCGCAGCATTTAAATCATTTTGGGCGTTGTTTAAATCACGGTGTGATACTGTTGCCATTTTTTGCTGAGTAGCCCTCGCATAATCATCTATCAGACCTGCGGTAAAGAAATTTATTGCCCCGGTAATATTACTTCCCGTGACACTACGATTCATTATGCCTTGTCTTTCACCACGACCATAACGTTCATTCCATTTGTTGTCTCCCTTAATATGATCAGCTTCAGTACTACCTCCGGCCATACGATTTACAGGTTCAGCCAACCAATGTTCGTAGGCATTATTCATATCTTGGATAGTTAAATCCACATCCTGTTTCTGTGCCTTTAGTACACTTTGCTCGCTTTGGAATCCTCGTTCACTTTGTCTATTTTGTAACTCGATATTACGTTGTGCAATTGCACGATTTTCGACATCATTAGTTTTTGCGACTTGTAATCCTATTTTTTGCTGTTGCGCCCATATATCAGTCTGTGCTGCCAAGGCATTCCACGCCGCATTATTGATATCCCCTATAGTACCTTCAATTTGGGCATTTGTTGCTGCAATAGCTTTCGCATTAGCAATAGCTACTGTACCTTGTAATTCAGTAAATAACTTATTATATTCGGATAACATATTATCCTTAAAGTTATTTAAAGCATCAACATTACCTTCAGTTTCAATATTAGATAATTCGATATTTCGATTAGACAGCATAGTATTACGTTGGTTCTGAATATCTTGCTGTCTTTTATCGGCATCTGAAATGGCACGTAATGCTTTACCAGCTGCTTCAATTGAGGTAATGAATAATTGGACTATCGGATTGCCAACCTTCAATATCTTAGATAAATTTGTTAAACCTCTTCCTACCGTACCTAGAGTACCTCCGAATTGTCCTAATGCTGCGCCAGCATGTTCAAATGCCCTTGATTGTCTTTGCATTCTCGCAACAGTCATTGAACCAAATGGATTATCGGAAGTGTTATAGGGTCTAGGTAATGGAGATTGTCTTCCATTATTACCATTATTTCCATTACTATTTCCGTTTCCTTGGCTTATTGCGTCAATTAAATCTGTGATACCTTGTGATAAATCATCTAATTTCTGCAATAATTGAGTAAACGATGATTGATTTGCCATTTGAGGATTTATTTATATAATATATTATATAAATAATGAGATGAATGATTTTTCACCCACCTCATTTCTTTCTTTTCTTCATTATGTCTTTTTCTTTATCCACTTCCTTATTATGCGTCAATATATAAAATTTTCTATCTCTTCTAGGCATCACGTACAGTTCCTCCATACTAAGCTTCATATTCTTGTGACACATGAATAATTCTTTCTTTAAATCCTTTTCGTATTTATCATACAGTAATGAAAACAGTATCGTCGAGGGCAAGAAAGGTGTCGAAAGAGCCGCCTCCATCGCTCTGAGGGATATTAACCTTAAACTTGAAATCTACACCTGGTTGATGACTAACGACATAATCCATATATGACTTCGCATACAATGAACGCATATTGTCGATGTATTTGTCGATATATTCCCTATCACGGTTTCCGTTAATCGATACTGTATATGACTTCATAGTCTCAGTGACGATTTCCAAATAATTAGTAGTTATATTACTATCATTCACCTTTGTGTTCTCACTTAAGATATCCTTAATATCGGCAATACAGTCATTCAAATCATTTCTGTCGTCGTCAGTCAAATCATTGATATCATTAATATATTCTTGAAGACGGTCTGTATATTTGATCGCATTATATGAACTTAATTTGACCCTTTGGTCTATCATATTCTCTTTCAGACGATTATTATCATCACTCGTCAAATATTTGTATTTAAACACATCACCGTTAGCCAGTTTATATTCGAACAGACCTTCTTTATCACCCTTCAATTCAAAAGTCTTATATTTGAATGAGCTTAAATCGGCATCCAAGTTATATCTTTTTCCATTCTCAGGATTTGTTGCTGATACAGGCATCGTATTACCATAACCGGTTGCTCTAAGCCACAATATAATGGCATCCCTGTCACCTTGGCATAACTCACTCGCCTTGATTCGTTTATCCAATATCTTTCTCTCCAATATTACGTCGATAACCTTTCCGTCACGATACATATTAGGTGAAGAAATAATATTTTCGTCATATGCCGTCAAATATGCAACTGGAACTCTACCTATATGGTGTGGATAGCACTCACCGTTAGAAGGAAGAGGAATAACGTCATATTGCACATAATCGGGGATTTGTGAAAAGTCAAAAGTATAGTCGACCACTTCTTTCTGTTCGACTTTCTTCTCCTCAGTCTTTATGTCAACTGTATTGGTTTCTACTTCTTCCTTTGTCTTTACCTTCTTCTTTGATGTCTGTTTCTCGATTCTCTCAAGGTCTTCCCGATCATGAATTGAAATAATCCTTTGTATATCCTCATCGGATTTTGCCATACTTTTTTTCATCAATTCATCCTCATTTTCGACCCTTTGAATGTCTTTCTCATCCGTACTTTTTCGATTACGACGACGTTTCTTTTTCTCGATTGTATGTTTCTCTGAATCAGAAGAACCCATACTTGCAGTTGCCAACTCCTTCTCGTGCAATTCGCCGTCGGTAATACCTTTCTTCTTTAGATATTCTTCATATTTTTTCTTTTCAGCATCGCTTACCTCGTCATATTTCGCATTTTCGATTTCTTTTTTACTTGAATTTAGCAGATTGCTTCCTTTTAAGTAATTTTCGCCTATCGCCTTATCGAATTCCTTCAGACGCTCTTCTTTCTCCAAATCAGTCAGTTTCTCCTGACTCAGCATACTCTCCTTTGCCTGTTTCAGCATTTCATTGGAAGCCTTAAGTATTTTAATTTGCTTTAATCGCTTTTGTTCTGTAATTTCATCTGGTGTCATCGACATAATACATTAAGAATTATATTTTATTTTAACTATTGATAAAAACGATTCTATCTACCATTATTGCAAATGAATTCTTGCCTCCCATTCTCTCTAGAAATTTGCAGTCTTTTAATATTGCAGTAGATTTATCTTCGTCTATGTAAATTTTAAAGTCTTTCTTAGGCAGATAGAATATCGCCTCTTCATCACTAAGTTTGCTACAATTTGTCACCTTTCGACTTTCTTGAATCCACATGTTCAAGTCAGTTTCCATATCAGGATTGTTTAGATATTCATCTGTATTTAATTGTACTATCTCAACGAATTTCTCTTTTGTACGATATAGTCTATCTAAATCAGACAACGTTTCATCGTCACCGTCGATATTCAATAAACGACAATTACATTCATGGAACTGATATTTCTGTTTATTATATTCTATCTTTCTCTTTTTGAAAGGGTTTATCGCCATATTATATCCCATACTAGTCGATACCATTTGGTCGACACCTCTCTTATGAGTATTGTATTCATCCAGTTCCATCTTGGCATATTCCTTGGCATTTATCTCACGATCATACCTGAACCCCCTTGCACAATCACCTTGAGCATATGGAATGTAGATTTTAGCTTTCATCCTTATGATACAAATAGTTTATCTAAATTTAATATAATATCTTTTTATCGATAATTCAAATCAATGAGGTTTCTTTCTCCATTCTTCCTTCTTTTTCTTCTGATAACCGATGTCAATATAATTGTTTATCTGTTCAAGGACATAGTCAGGATTATTTCTTATATCATATTCCCATATCCTAAGCAAAGGAATACAATGCATACCACACCATTTATCCTTCAGGCTGTCAACGAATTTATTATGCTTCTGCATAGGATTTAGTTTTCCCTCATTCACTACCCTCGGGTCTGAATGAAAATATCCTCCATCAACCTCTATCATAAATGATATCGGAAAATATTGCCCCTCCTGTTTGACGCATTTTATTCCATCTTTAATTTCCATTTCATAATCCACTTCGGGATAGGCGGTTATGGCGAAATCGTAATAGCGATTTATGTCAGATGCACAATATTCATATATAAATTTTATACCATTCTTCTCTAAGAAATCTCGGGCAAAATCCCTTTCTAATTTAGAAGTCCCGTACTTTTGGTTTCCCTTTTTCTTTCCACTTGATTTGTATGGATTAAATGGTTTTTTATTGACTTTCTTTTTAGTTTTCTTGGTTTTAACCTTGTTATTCTTTGTTGGCTGTCTCATTGCTATAAAAAATTCCATACAGTTAATAATAACTATATGGAACTTAATATTTTATATAATATGTCATTTAAACAGATTATCAACATCTCCGAAATTTCCATTATTTTCATATGGTGATTTAAGTTGTTTAGTGGAAAATACAATATACGTTGTATCCATCTTTACATCACCGTAAGCTCCTTCTCTAATGTTTTTGAAAACGACACCATCATACCCACATAATTTTGCAAGATATGCAATCGATTCATTGTCTAATCCGAATCCAGAGCCTTTTTTTAAATTAGTTTTATTCCATCCTAATTCACAATATTTGTCGAATAGCTCATTATAACCGTTACACCCATAAGGTGTTACATATATTCTATCCCAAGGATTTCCCTTGCAATCGACGTAAAGAGGGTTTAATACCCTTGCACATAACGGATATGTGCCACCTTTACCCATATAATTATCATTTTCAAACATCCAATTGAGGACTACTTTTCTTAATCTGTTTGATGTGATAAAATAACTATTTATCCATATCTTGAAACTTTCATTATTAATACCAAATCCTTTCGGCATTAATGGTGGCAAAGTATCTTCCCAATACTTACCTTTATATATGAGTTTGTTCGGGAATCTCTTAACCTTTCCAATAAACAACGAATATGCGTGCTTTAAATTATTAAGGTCTTCTTCAGCAAAGTCTTCACCATCTTTAAGCCATTTTTCTATTTTAACGAATTCATTTCGGTATGCATCTTCTATCCTTGCTAAAGCATTTGAATCGAGTTTAAAATATCTTCCATCGCTTTATATCCAAGATATTTGTTATACAATTCAATGACATCATCATCAGAAAGTTTACTCAAGGTATTCTTATATTTGAAAAGTCTCTTATTACCACCGCTGAAATAAGATGCATCATCAATAGATGATAGATGAATAAATTCGGTATTGAATTTTTTAAAACCGAAACTTCTGGTCGCATGACCTAAAATAAGTGGTTTTCCATTCTCATCGACTATCTTCGATCCTTTAAACCACTTCATAAAATTGTTTCCGCTATAGACATCATCGAGAAATCCCTCACGGAGAACTTTTCTAACAACACTTCTTATCTTTTCTTCTAATATACTGAATCTCTCCATATTATATTTTTAACTCAAAAGTTATAAACATCTATATAATATATAAATATTAAATTACGTTTAATTAACGTTTTTCCACTCATATTTGTACTGACCACAATCGTATATCCTATAATAGTCATTACTAAGATGACAGTCTTTTAATTTCTCCTTATTTATATAATCATTCTGTCCCTTTGTATAACCATAGTCAGGTGGAATAATATCAACGAATTCAAAACCGGTTCTACGATAGATACTATCGTTTGAATCTGCTACCCATCTACGGTCTTCATATGCCTCTATCTTATTAGGTTTATATTTGTCGATGAAATAATTAATTATACTATTAACGATTAAATTGTTATTAACATTATTGGTAAATCTAACGACTCTCCATTTATTATCGTTTTCTTTTTGTAAAGATAACATCGACTTTAATTCATTATTACAGTACATTCCAATATATAACGACGATATAATATGTCCTTGTAAATTATATCGTTCATTAAATTCCTTTGCCTCCTCTTCATTTATCTTAATAATTTTGTAATCACCATTATGATTATATTCGTTATAATTGACACCTATTATATGTTTTATTTTGTCCTTTACGATTTCCTGTCTGTTTATCCATTCATACTCGAATATATGATACAATTTTATGCCCTTGTTTGCACATTCCTCAGTCTTTTTAAGATGATAATTGGCATCTACTCTATATCTATCACTGTGCCATATCATACCATCGTATTCAAATGCGACTTTTAAAGACGGGATATAGATATCCAACTCTTTATGTTCCGTAAGCATATTACGACAATTTGTGATGACTTCACCATCATATAGACTTCTCACGTATTCTGCAATTTCTATTTCGGCTTTACTGATTATATGATTACATTTAGGACAACCGCAGCCACTAAGATGCGAACTTGCTTCTTGCCAAAACTCTCCGTGCTCAGGACAGATTATGCATACCTTGTCTTTCGCACTTAAATATTTAGTTCTCGAATAATCATATTTGTCACCATGAACTTTTCTTGCTTCTAAAACGAACTTTTCCGTTGTTTTAGTTTCTGAAGCCGAGATTTTATTATTTTTACATTTAGGACATCCATGTCCTATCAAATGATTATGTGGTGTTTGCCAAAATTCACCATGGTCGGGACAGATTATACATACCTTAGTACCATTATTGATGTATTTAACTTTAGAATAATCATACTTATCCCCATGTATTTTTCTCGAACGTTCAATAAATTCAGTTAAAGTTAATTTTTTCGTATTTCCACATTTAGGACACCCTTGACCCAATAGATGTTTATTCGGGGTCTGCCAAAACTCTCCGTGTTCTGGACAAATAATACGCACCTTGGTCATATAATCAACATATTCTACTTTAGAATAATCATACTTATTTCCTTGTATTTTATTCGCACGAATTATAAATTCTTCTGTAGTTAATCTTGTCGCATCATTCTGTCTTTCAAGACCGCATTTAGGACATCCACACCCCTTTAAATGAACACGTGGTGTTTGCCAAAATTCACCATGGACAGGACAGATAATTTTAACTTTCGTGGTAACACCTTTATAATCTACCTTGGAATAGTCGTATTTGTTTTGATGTACCGCATTTGATACCTTTATAAAATTCTCTTTATTTGTCTTTAATTGTGTTAACTTATCGTTCGTGCATTTCGGGCAGCCTACGTTCCTGAGTAATTGTGATGGGGTCAACATAATATCGTTATGAATAGGACAAATAACCGTTACAGGAATATTCATTCCCTTATAATCTACTTTAGAATAGTCAAAATAGTGGCGATTCTTTAATTTAAATCTTTCAATGATACTTTCAGTCGTATATACTTTTGGCATATTTTCTTAATTTACTATTGCAACACAAATATACTACAAAGTTCGAACAAAAATAAAAAATATGAGATAAATTTTATTATTTATCTCATATTAACATTTTTTTAATTAAAAAATTCATAATTAATAACTCAAAATACAATAGTCAGGTCTGATGGTCAATTCCCAAGTTGCTAATGAATCGTCGTCATAAGACAAATCACCGCCAGCAGCACTAACAATGAACGCATTTTTAATTATCCACTGACTAACAGCACATCCTGTCGGATCGAGCATCTCAAGTACCAAGTCTCTCTTATAAGCAACCGCATAACCTTGACGTCCAGTAACACTTTCTGATGACAAACGTACCCATTCCATAATTGCTTGTGATGCACTAGGTCCGATTGGGTCACGCAATGTAACATTAATCTGTTCCCAAATATAACGACCTACAACCCAAGTTGATGTATTCAAGAAAGGAATCTCAGTCTCTCCCATTGTAATTGTAGGTCTCGAAGCATTTGAAACCCACCACTCTTGAATACCTAAATCAGAAGGGAAACGAAGTAAGAAACGGTTTTTTCTAAGTGGCTCATATTCAAGAGGCATATTCAAAAGTAAATCTCCCATTACTTAAAATGTATATAATCTTTATTATTTTATTATAAATATCTATTATTAACAATTTTTATGTTAAAATAAATCCATCATATAATAAATAGTATTATCTTTGTTTATCAATAATATTATATATGCAAATTATATGAAATATACCAACGAAACTTTTATTAAGAAAGCAACAGAAAAATATGGTAATAAATATACCTACGATAAAGTAAATTATATCAATAGTCAAACTAAGGTATGTATAATTTGTCCTGAGCACGGAGAATTTTATGTTCGACCTGCTGATTACCTGCGTGGTTACGGTTGCCCAAAATGCAGTAATATAAAAAGAATTAAAAATTTATCACTTACTCAAGATGAAGTTATCAGACGTTTCCATAAAGTACACGATGACAAATATGACTATTCACGGGTAGAATATGTAAACTATGATACAAAAGTAAAAATTATCTGTCCTATACATGGGGTATTCGAAATGACACCTTCCAATCACATTCGAGGACAAGGCTGTCCAAAATGCAAAGGTATACATCTTACGACTAAAGAAATTATAGATGAATTTAACAAAGTACACGGAGATAAATACGATTATTCAAAAACCGTATACAATAAGATGCACGAAAAAATTACTGTAATTTGTCCACGACACGGCGAATTTCAGATTACACCATCAAAACATCGTATTGGTCAAGGATGCCCTAAATGTGGTATACTGAAAAGGGCGAAAAATCAATCATATGATAACGAATCATTCATCGAAATACTGCAAAAAGTACACAATGGAAAGTACATATACACTAAGGCGACTTTAAACGGTAATTTACATAACAGAATAACAATTACTTGCCCTATTCATGGTGACTTTGAACAAATAGCTCAATCACATCTGAACGGTCACGGTTGTCCAAAATGTCAGTCAAGTCATCTTGAAGAAGAAATAAAGTCATTTTTAAATGATAACGATATAGAATTTGAACAGCAAAAGACCTTTGAATGGTTAAAGCTCAAGAATCATTTATATTTGGATTTTTATCTTCCAAAATACAATAAAGCGATTGAATGCCAAGGAATACAACATTTTAAACCGGTTGATTTTTTCGGTGGAGAGGAATGCTTTATCAAAACCATTGAACGAGACAACATCAAACAAAAATTATGTGAAAATAATGGTATCAAAATCATATATTTTACTAATAAAAGCAATTGTTATGACAATTCAGCAATAATATCATTAAAAGAATTAAAGGAAGCCATATTATCTTGACTTCCTTTTTTCTTTAACTGTTATTCGACCGGTTTATTGCCTGTTTGAGGTTGTTCAATCGCCTTATCTACCATATTCCATATTTTTTTCATCGTATCATATTGGGGACAAGTAGGTTTATCTGCCAATCGATTTATAACACTAAGGGCAATTTTTCTGATTTGTGTAAGTTCCTTCTCGATACCTGTAATGTCATCCTTTTCTTCACCTTCTGAATGATTATCATCAGTATCATGCATAGGTGGTTCTTCATCAAAGCTATTATCATTCATCATATTGCCTTGATGTTGTTCTTCCTCATGAGGCATTACAAAATTTTCCAATGTAAGGCTTCTGTTTTCATCCAACATCATCTTCATCTCTTCGATGGTCTCTCTATTCTTATTTCTCATTTGTATACAAACTTTAATTTATAAATAAATAGTTAATAGAATGAAGAATTATAACTTCAATATTTCTTCGATAACTATATCCTTATCTATGTAAAAGTTATTTTCACAATATATACCTTTATATTTCGTGTTTGTAAAAATATCAGTTGGTAAATCAGTAATATCGGTAAAATACATTACTCTAATATTATTTTTGTCCAATACTTCTTTCTTTTTGATATCTCTTCTAAGTACGTTATAATGTATCTAATTCGCTTTTTCTTTATCATTTCGATTAAATCAACCATAAAAGTGTTGTCCACCTTGACATTCAATTGCGATATTTATTTTTGGTAAATAAAAATCAACGGTTTTTCTTTTCAAAATTCCGTTGATATTACTTTCATATTCATATATGACATTATTATCTTTCAACAATCGGCATATCTTATTTTCCAAATGACTCATTTTACATTGAGGACATCCTTGACCTTGCATATGGGCACATGGAGTTTGCCAAAACTCTCCGTGTTCGGGACAGATAATACAGACCTTAGTTTTGGTATTTTTATAATCAACTTTACTATAATCATATTTGTTACCATGTACTTCTTGTGCCTTTTTAACGAAATCATCTATATTGTTTCTTAAATGTGAAGAAGATTTTATATATCGGCAAACAGGACAGCCTTGGCCTTTTAAAAAGTTATAAGGTAGCATCGAAAATTCTCCGTGTTCCGGACATATTATAGTAATTTTAGTCTTAGAATTGATATAATTAGATTTTGAGAAATCATAATTCTCCTTATGGGTTACTTGCCCTCTTTCAATAAAATCTTTGGTATTCATTACATTTATATTGTTTATTCCTTAAATTAAGGTAATACGGAAATTAAAATGCAAATAATAAAAGAGAGGATAACGCAAAAATTATCCTCCCTTTCTTTTATTAATATGCCAGAAATAAATTATACATCATCGAAGTTCGCTCCACTAGGAGTTATCACAAATGAGATGTCAATGTATTCCAGATTTGGCTGTAATTTAAGATATATCTTAGCCGGTAGCTCAAGTCTATCTCTTGCTTCCTGACTATCATCGACTTCGATTCTATAATCTATCAAACCCCTCTTGTTTCTGATATCATCCAAAATTGGCTCAACTGCACTCTTGAATGATTTAACAGTGGTATTGTCATTAGGGTCGAATATAAGACCGATACAAGCAATTGAAAGAAGTTTTCTGATACGTACCAGCAGTCTTCTCTTAGAAATTCTGTTCATCTGACTCTCAGCGACTTGTAAGTTCTTATCACCCCAAATACGCATACCCTCGCTTGCGAACTTGTTAATGAAGTTAATTCTACCTCCGTACAATTCGTCTTGTTCTGACAATTTAAGTACCTTCTTAGGATTTACACCAGAAATCTGACCTCTTGAATAGCCCGCAGCAGGGAACCATGGATATGCAGTGTTATCGGTATAAGCAAAGTTCTTAACGACATCCTTTGTTGGTGGCAAATAGATATACTGATTATTATCACTATCTAATGTCTTTACCCAAGGGTAGTAAGTACAAGCGTAATTACTATCAATATTACTATCATCGAGGTTATCCACAGCATCAACTGGTGTATACATATCACTCTCGCTGTCAGAAGCTCCAAATGGTTTATCAGGCGTTGTTACAACATAGACACAGTCGGCACGTTCGTTCTCGACCATATCGATTACTTCATCGACAAGCATCTTGTTATTTACATAATCTATACCTGGGGTTGCCAAGACATTGATGTCAATTGTACTTGGGTTAGCAAACTGTCTAATTGCTGATAAATAAGCATACCAGTCAGATGTAATAACCTTCTCAGAGGCATCGAAGCCGTAGTTCTCAGGATCATTGATAACATCGAAACTTGTACCGTGTCCGCTTATTGTATCCAAATTACCACGATACTTACGATAGATAAAATCATCTGTATTACTACGTGATGAACGATAGTAATCCCATCCGTCGAATCCTCCATAGAATGCAACTGTGAACTTACGATAACGTTTGTCTTCGTAAATGGTATTCAACATAGTTTCTTCATCGCCGATACGTGGTTCTGTTCCGAATTTAGTTGTATTACCCTTACCTACTGTTACCCACTGATAACCAGTAATGCCATCGACTGATACGGTTTGACTGACTGTACCCTCTGTTACGAGACCTTTTTCATTTGGGATACCGTTCAAGATTCTTGAGTCCAAGTGGAAAGATGGCGTTAATCCTTGTGGAAGTCCATTATAGGCTTCAGCACCCTTATATGAGAATACATCAGAATCAATACCTACAATGTCAGAAAGACCGAAATACTGTCTTGTGATACGAATATCATTATCGACATTAGTATTATATTCAAGATATGGATTGGACAACTTAGGTGCGACACCCTCACTTACGATACAACGTCCACCATAGTTTCTGACAGGATATCCTAAGAAACCAGCAGGAACCGAAAGTTTGGTACGTTCATTCTCATTCACTTCGACTGTGATATAATTTGACTTAGTTTCATAAGTTTCATCAGTTGAACCTATTCTATATGCAATATAATTCTGTGAACCAGGAATAAGGTCTACACCCTTGTATCTTTCAAGAACGACTGGCGCATTATCGGTATCATAGAAACTACGTACTAAGACATCAAAAGTTCCATTTGTAGGATCGATATTCTCGATAGAGACTTTTACCTCAGTATTTGAAGCATTACCATCTGAAATCGTATTAAATCTAAACAGTTTAGCCAATTCGACATGTTCAGCAGAACCCTTCATTTCTGATACTATCCAAGGTGTTGTGGCATAACGATACTGTTCCTTGTAATTATTCATATCAAGAGTAATTGGGAATACGTCATCAGTATCAAGAATATATGTCATACCGTCTGAAAGTACATTAACCGCTTCACTACATACCTCATCAGTTACAGTAGGTGTAGTTAACAATTCAGTCTTGAAATTCTTACCGTTATCACCTGTATATTCTCCATAGTAATAATCTCTTGTTCCGTCTGATTTAGTGAAAGCGACAACAGTATAGATATGTCCTGCAACACCATCAGCAGCAACCCAAGTCTTACCATTATCAGCAGAAGTATGCACCTTCAAAGGTTTTCCGTCTTTGTTATTAACTGATTCACTCTTACTGTAAAGATAACGTTTACCAACGTCCTTACGACGAAGCATACTTTCATCATCTACCAACAAATCTGTTACTGCCTCGTGAGATGGAATTACTTTTACAGTCTTATAGGTATCAATGCCTTCTTTAATACTATCAATTTCGCCACGTTCTATCAACTGCTTCAAGGCAACATCATATAATTCCTCAACGTACAGCTCACATTCTCCATCTTCAGGATTTGTACCCAATACATTGATGATATAATTCTTTTCATCTGGATTAAGGGTAACGGCGTAATTCTTTACCACATCCTCATTGGTTGTAACCTCGATAGTGAATGTACCGTAGTTAATCGCATTAATCGTGAAGTTACCTTCAGTTGCATTATAGCCAGGAGTACAACCGTCACTTAACGATAATGTTTTAGATGGCTTTAAACTGACTGACTTGGCATAATATACCAATTTATCGTATTCATAAACATCCTCACATATGCCTTTTTCCTTATCAGCGGCTTTAACGAATGCAGCTTTCTTATGTTCACCTCTCGAACGTAATACTGCAATTACGACTGGTTTTTCTTTCTTATATTTCAATGAGGTATCATCAGGAGTTGAAGAATATGCACTGATAACCCAAGCAGGACCTGCGTTTGTTCCTGAAAGGCCTAATACTCTACATACTTGCAATTGCTGAGATTGTTCCAAATAAGTTTTTGCGATATAAGGAAGCTCGTATTTTGGATATTGACTACCCTTGAATTTTGTAGTATCTGTTCCACCGAAATAAGTTTGGTACTGTCTCCAATTCTCGATTAAAATTGGTTGAAAAGCAGGACCTTTTAGAGTTTCACCAGCAACACCTAGGGTTGTGATACCCAATGACTTTGATGCATAAGACAAGTCTACTTCCTTGGTATAAATACCAGGGGAAACGTGTGTCTGTCTTGCATTATTGTTGTTTGTATTTGCCATTATTCTGAATAATATATCCTTTATTTTTCACTTAATAATAAATATCACTGACAATCCATAAAATCTCATTTTGGTGATATTTACTGAGATAAAATTCGTTTCAGTATATTTTTTTGTTTTTGTGTTAATTCTAATTTATATTTTATGATTACATCAGTGAATGAGATGGAAGGTAAACTGAAATTTATTGTTTCTTCGCAAATTTTATCGAAATCAGTTGAAGAGACATCATTCATAATATCGTTCAAGAATGAAAATACATCTTCCATTCTTTTTTTGAAATTATATATTTCGAAAGCATCTGATACTGTAACTTCCATATCATCCAATATATCGATGATTCTTGATAATTCCAATAAGTCAGAAATTTTTACCTTCATTTCATGTATACTAGTATATTATTTATTTTTTAATATTATATATAAAATAATTAAAAATTATAAAATATATAGATTATATTATTTTTAATTTAAAATTTCATGTATACTAGTATATTATTTATTTTTTAATATTATATATAAAATAATTAAAAATTATAAAATATATAATGATCTAGTATACAGAAAAAATCAATCTATTTTTATTTCTTCAAATTTTTCTTTTTCATCATAAACTTTTTCAGGTACCTCAGTACTTTCGTATATTTTATTAGGATTATACCCATGCAAATATACTACCGATTTTTTAAAAATGTCGACAATAAACAATTTTATTTTCACTTCATCTTCATTTTTTATTTTGAAACCGTTTTTATGATATATCATTGTCCCATTTATGAATATTCTTAAGTTTCTGACGTTTTCAGTCTTTATATCTTCAATGACGAAATCCGTATCAGACACAAATGTTGCTTTATCAATTCCATTCTTAAAGTCAATAGTCATATCAATGTTGGTATATTCAAAATCATCAGTTTCATACTCTTCAATTGAAATCTTTGGCTTTTTTGACTTTTCACCTTCTGTCATTAACAAGATTCTTTTAGGATAACGTTCAAGTTTAAAATCATCTTCATGTATAATATATGCCATCACCTTGATTGAAACTGATTGAACGTAAAACTTACGGTCTTCGATACTGTATGTACTTTCATCGTTGATTTCATCGATTACCATTGGTATATAATGACCGTTAGGTCTAATATAGCATTGTCTAGCCTTGAATAATTCATTTATTTTTTGATTGAATAAATTTATATTCTCAAAGATATTCGTCACAAAGTTTATACGGTATGATAGATCAACAGAATAAGGTTGTTTCATAGTATATACCTCATAGCTCTCAGTTCCATTGTCATCCATTACAGTCCTCTGTAACAACGTATATTTTCTTTCACCCGGTATATTCCAAAGCCCACCTTGATTATCACCTGATGTAGGGTTATTATCTCGACTTACAGTCTTAAAGTTCATCAACACGTTATTATCATCATCCGAATGATTCCAAGTTTGTGAATATTCGGAGAAACGTTGGCTACTATAAAGTGTAAAGGTAGGAACTTTTTTCTTGTCAATCACAATATCAACGGAATTTTCGACAAACTCAAAAAAAGCCTTGTCTATATCTTCATATTCCAAAGGTTTAGGAATAATAGGGGCTTTATCTAATATTGTCTTTTGATAAGACTTTCTGACTTCATTTCCAAAAGGTATGTCAGAATACCTTATAGGCTGAATATATTTTTTAGGCTGCTTCTCCATCTTAATTATCTCCCATTAAATTCATTTACCGTAGTCGCCGTAGCTTCTATCTTTCTATATGCTGTTTTGTATGCACCGATGTAATTTGCATTCGCAGTATTAATCTTACCGTCGTTCGTTACTACAAAATATGCTTTCCTATCGGTATCTATTTGAACGGCGATGTAATCACCTCTCTTGATATCACAATGATATTTCTCAAGTGTACGGCATAGTACGATACCTTCGAAATTACCACTTACTGAGTATATACCGTTTGCTGTTTTATTATCGTAAGACTTTATTTCAGATTCCTTGATCTCGAACATACAAGGTATCTCCCTTGGAGATTTAAATCTTATGCCGCCATGTGCTTCATCGACTTCCTTGTAAGTCGTATTCACGTTTGTTCTTTTCCTATCCACTTCATAAAGTATTATGGTTTGATTTAAATCCTCTTCAAAGTAATCTTCAACTAAGCCACTTTCCATCTGAAAATCTTCTTCAGAATAGAACATACTGTTTCTTCCTATTGGATTATATGACCCATTCATTAAATTTTATTAAATATCTTACCAATAATTATCATTTTAGGATATTAAGTAGTATATTTAATAAAATTATGGAAACATTCTATGAAAACAAATGCTGTTGATAAGGCATATGAAATAATAAAGGGATACAATGGCTACAGTAACTATATGAAATACCTGCAATACAAAGTTAATAGCTGTCATTATATCCTTAATGATTTTGATATCGAATATATTATAAATAACAAGGATTTCGTTCCTTATGAATTAAATAAGACTGTAAAAATAAGCGTTGATTTCGGTAAAAAACTTGATGAAAAATTCCTTATAGGTTTTACCCCCGAAAAAATAAGGATTTCAAGTGTCATAGGCGAAATGGGTAATAGTTTCCACTGCTATATACAATATAGGCAGAGTGTACCTCCTGTATTGACTTACGTAAACAAGAACAATATATTAACTCCGTTGGAAACCGTTGATTATAATACAGTAGAAGTCGATTTTGACCAATATGATAAATCGTCAAAGGATGGCAGAAGACTAAAGATACTTCAAAAAGAAGGTATCAAGTTCTTATTGGCAAATCGTAAATGTATTCTTGCCGATTCAATGGGCTGTGGCAAAACAATTCAATCAATAGTGGCTGCAATGGCAAGTAACTCGAAAAAGATATTAATCATAACGACGGCATCATTAAAAACCAATTGGAAGAGAGAATTAACGATATACAATGATGAGAAAGATATTCAGATACTACAAGGTTCAAAAGACGAAATCTGTGACAAGAAGTATGTTATCGCAAATTACGATATATTAATTAACTATTATGAAGTACCTACCGAAACAGTATATGAGACGGAATACGTTTATAATGAGGATGGAAAACGTGAAGTCATAAGAAAACCTGTAATGGTCAAGTCAAAAGACGGTCAATTAATCGAGAAGCAAAAAAAGTCGACGAGAAAAGATGTTATCGAAGAATGTCTGAAAAATAGTCCTTTATTCTTAAATAAATTCGACTGTGTTATAATCGACGAAGCACAAAAATTATCCAATAATAGTTCAAACAGATATAAAGTAATTGACGATTTCTTAAAGAGAGCAAAGCCTAATTATGTATTTTTGTTAACGGGTACGCCTTTGACCAATAAGCCTATTAATCTCTATTATATCTTAAAATTGATAGATGCACCGATTACAAGAGATTATCGTTATTTCATCAAGAGATATTGTGATGCAAAAACATTTAGATTAAAAACGGGTAAAGAGGTAACGACGATTAATGGGGCATCGAATCTCGAAGAACTCAGAGAAAAGATAAAACACCTATATATCCGTCGATTATTAACTGAAATGACTGATATGGTCGATAAGAAAATTATTACGAAGACATATGATTTGACCGAGTCACAACGAGTAGAATACGAACGTCTTTGGCAAGAATACTTGGATGCCCAAATTGAACAAGGCAATGAGGATAGTGAACAATATAGACAGCTGGTAGAAGGAATATTGGTGAGACAATACTTGGCGAAGCAAATGGTTGATAATACTATCAAATTGGTTGATGATATGCTTGAAGAAGGTGGAAAAGTCATTATTGTATGCACATTTGCTGAAGAAATTGCAATGTTTAAGAATTATTACAAGAAAAAATGTGTAGTATATGATGGAAAAATGACGGCTAAGGCAAAAGATAAAGCAGAACAAGCTTTTAATAATGATAAAAATGTAAGGGTATTCATAGGTCAAATATTAGCCGCAGGAGTAGGTCTTAACTTGGTCGTAGCTAATAAAATGGTATTTAATAGTTATTCTTGGGTTGCTGCTGATAATGCACAGATAGAGGATCGTATTTATCGTTTGACTCAGAAAAATGATGTCACTTGCGTATATCAATTATTTAATGATTCTGTGTCAAAGCATATGTATGATACCGTCATAGGTAAAAAGAATATGATGGATACTATAATTAAATCAGAAATTAATAAATGATATGGAAAATATAATGCCTGATCGTTTCGTAGCGATTGATTTCGAAACTATGGATAATTGGAGGGCTACAATATGCAGTGTCGGCGTAGCAGTATTTGAGAATGGGGTAATGACAGATACTTATTACAGTTTAGTATGCCCACCTTCAAAATCTGAAAACTATTTCTGCTGTAAAGTCCACGGATTGAGATATAAAGATGTAAAAGACAGCCCTTCATTTTCTGAAATATGGCCTATGATAAATGAAAAATATATCAAGGGCAGTCCTTTAGTCGCTCATAATACTTCATTTGAAAAAGGCTGTATCAAAGCGTACGGAGAAGCATACGGAACTAAAACCGATTATCAGTATATCGATACATTGGACTTGAGTAGAAAAAATATAACTTGGATTAAAAGTCATAGTCTAAATTTTGTGTGTGAAGCCTTAAAATATAAATTGAAGCATCATCATAATGCATTGGAAGACGCTATCGCCTGTGGCATTGTACTCGTAAGAATAAATAAGTTAAACAATTTATTAAATGAATGATCATAATTTAGATTTCGATATAGATGAATCAAATTTAAAAGTAATTTATATCCTCGATATAGGTAAAGATTCAGACAATAAGAACATTTATCATTTCTTATTGTCTGAAAATTACGAGGATACCTTTTCAGAAGGGTGGGATGAAAAGCCAAGCTGTAACATAGACCCATCAATATTAAAACCTGATGAGAGCCAATATGAATATATTAAACAACTTAAAACGGATGTTCAATTGGACTTGGCACAATACTCTTGTTGTACCTCGCTCCAAGATTGTAAGGACAGAATAATCGCATTGGCATATGAAAATCTCGATGAAGCTGAGGAATACCCTGAAGACGGACGTATCGTCATTCATTTTGGAGACTACATTGATGATGTCGAATCTATGTTGGCAAGACGTGATATGAGAATGAAATTTGTATAATAAAGGTGAAGTTATTCATTAACCTCACCTTTTATTCTTAAACTTAATAATAACGAACCACAATCATATAATCGTTTACTATCAGGGTTATTATTAATTTCAGTCGTGCGTTTATTATTAATAATATAATGACAAGTAGGGGCAAGACTCTCTATATGTTTAAAACCTATTTCATAAAATACGTCACTGTTATCCCATCTTCTATCAATATACGTTATTATTTCTTTCGGTTTCATCATATTTATAAATTCATTAATTAATTTAATGATACCTTTACGGACAGTGAAATATTTCTTATCGCAAAAATTTTGCAGTAAATAATGACCATTTACCTTATCGTTTTTAAATGAAATAGTCGATAATAATTCGTCCCTGTAATAAAGTCCCATATTAAAATCACAAGGAACGTAATATTGTATACTATTATTATTAACAAACGTTTCAGCGACATTATTTTTAATAATTTTAGCATCACAATTAGAGGCATCAATTATCTTACTACAGCCTAATTCTTTATTTATCATAGACTTGACAATATCTTTTTTATATAACCATTCGTCTTCAAAAATATGTATAAGTTTTATCCCTTTGGTGATAGCCTTCTCAGTTTTTGATAAATGATAATCTCTGCCAACAAATTTATCCGAATGCCAATACAGACCATCATATTCAAAAGCAACATTTCTTGATGGGACGTATATGTCAAGTTCATTAGGCGAAATAATATCTCGGCTATTGAGTATTATATTATCATCAATTAGCTCTTCAATATATTCTGAAATCTCGTTTTCTTCTGATGATATGTTTTTTCCTACTGCACACTTAGGACAACCGTGACCCTGTAGATGATTATTTGGCGTTTGCCAAAACTCACCATGTTCTGGACAAATGATACAGACCTTATCATTACCTCTAATATATTCGACCTTTGAGTAATCATATCTATTATTATGAATTATATTGGCTTTTTTAACAAATTCATCTATAGTGCCTCGGAATAATATCGATAAATGCTGTTTTCCACATTTCGGACATCCTTGTCCACTTAAATGTGCCGATGGTGTTTGCCAAAATTCTCCATGTTCGGGACAAATTATACAGACCTTGGTAGAAGTGTTTATGTACTCTATTTTTGAATAATCGTATTTATTTCCGTGAATTTCTCTCGCCTTCTGTATAAAGCCATCCTTAGTCGTCTTATCTTTTCGATTATCCCATAAACGTTCGTTTGAACATTTAGGACAACCTTTACTATTCAAGTGGGTATTAGGATATTGCCAAAATTCGCCATGCTCAGGACAAATGATACATACCTTAGTCTTAGCATTAACATATTGCGTCTTTGAATAATTATACTTATTGCCATGTGCTATTTTAGCCTCCTTAATAAACTGTTCAGTAGTCTTTGATTGAGCATCTGAAAGACGTTTCTTTTTACATATAGGACATTCTGTTAAATGTTTTGTCAATGAAGAAGGAAGTGTACTAAATAAACCGTGTATGGGACATCTTAATTGAATCGGCGTGTGATTGTTCTTATAAACGATACTTTCAAAGCCATACGGTGAATAAGGATATTGTTTCTTTAATTTATTAATATATTCATTAGACGAAATTCTATCATTATTACTACATTTAGGACACCCACAACCTTTTAAATGATTATTAGGTAACTGCCAAAATTCGCCATGTTCGGGACAGATGATGCATACTTTTGTTACAGCATTAACATATACAGACTTTGAATAGTCGTATTTATTTCCGTGAATGTCTTTTGCTCGTCTAATAAATTCGTCAGTCGTTAATCTCTTCATAAGTTATAAGATTACTTATTTTATATAAATATAGCAATCTTATAACCCAAGTTTCAAGTATTAGTAGGCATTATATTACCATTAATGGTAATGGTGTTCCCTTTTTAGCTTGTATCATACTATCGACAAGCTCTGCCTGACGTTTCATTACCTCATATGGATTCATCCTCTGTAGCCTTTCATCAAGAGACCTCATTGCATTTTCTTTCTCCCTTTGACCTAAGTTAATATACATATTGTAGTCTAATGTAAGCGAATTGCTTATCATACTAATATTTCCACTATATGTTCCCCGGATTAAGCCTAATGTCTCAGCAGCTTCGGCAATTAGTAACTGTCTTACTATAACTTTGGTTGGTGAATTTAACATTGAATAATCCATTTCATCTAAAGGTACCTGATCTGGAGTAAGTAAAACATCACTATTTTCTTTACGACAATCATCCACATTTGAAGGATTTACATCATAATACGTATACCATACCGTACAATTATGAAGTGAATATTGGTTCATACCACCGGCACCAAAGGTAAGTTTACTGCCAGGAGTCGACATTAAATGAATTAAATGTGTACCATTAGGCCCTGCGGTTACTTTATATGTTAAATCACTTCTAAAATATTGCTGCTTTGCTGATAAATCGGCAGCCATTACACTAACATCTGCAAGCGGTAAAGCCCAGAGACCTGCTCCCATTCCGTAAGCAGAACCCATTCCACCGAACACTGTTGCAGAACCAAGTCCCATTTGTCCTGTGACACCACCTCCGAAAGTAACACCGAAACCGCCATAATTTGCCCAAAGTGCAGCATCAGTAGTCGGTGGTGTTACCCACATTACTTTATTTATTTCACGACCAGCAGGAACTACGTATACTTGCTTACCTGCTTCGAGTTTGATAAAATCCTTTTTCAATTCCCATTTACCTCGTTGCTGTAATCCTACTTCTTTACTAAAGTATTGACTATAATCCTTCGTTATATCCAATGTCCTTACTGACAAGGCATATGCGATATCGGTATTAGACATATCTTTACCGTATAAGCTTGCCCAATTGTTTTCTATTATGAAATTCTGTACCCTTTCGGCATAATTTCCTACTGAAATTTCCAATAAATCACACAATTGTTCATCTGTAAGCTGAATTTTTCTAATCGGAGCACCTAATTTGTTACGCACAATTCGGAAGAGCTTCTTTTTATCGTTATCTAAGTCCATTTCAATCATTTGTTATTACTATAAATATTTATCTATAAAGAGTTATGAATGGAATGTACTTAAAAAAATGGTTTGTATTTCTTTTATTACCTTTACTTTTGTTTTCGTGTAACAAAAGTAATAATAGTAATATTAAGAAATTCAAGAATATGTTTGTCTATGACGAAGCGATGCCAGTCGTGAATTATAATATCGGACGAAATGACATCAATTTTATTGTCGACACAGGTTCTGACATATCGATAATAGATGATGACTATTATTTAAATTATATGAATTCATTTAATTTCATCGAGAATAGTTCGTCTGACATCAATACTGTAAGCGGAACGGTTTCAAAAGGTGTTATTATAACAAGCACCTTATTGAATGACAGTATACCTATAACTTTTTATATAACAGATATAGATAACGTAAGAAAAGAAGTATTTATCAGGACAGGAAGACAAATAGACGGAATACTTGGCTGTGATTTTCTTTATAATAATAAGGCGATAATAGACTTCAATAAGAAAGAATTAAGGAATTAAAATATATCAAGATGCAAGAGTTTAATATAAATAAAAATTCCACATTACCATATTTGGAAATGGAGTTAATACAAGATGGACGTAATGATTACAAAAAAGCATATTACGCATTGCAAAATGCAGATGTATATTTTACAATGGTTAATTTGAATAGTGGTGTGAAAGTCATATCCAATTCAAAATGTGACGTAATTACTTATATGGTAGGCTGTGAAGAACGTGTGAAACTAAGGTATTCGTGGAAATCAAGAGATACAAAAAGAGAAGGACGTTATATAGGTACTTTTAAAATTGTTTTCAATGACGATATATATAGTGAAGGGTACGAATTTCCAAAAGGTGAATTGATAGTTCCTATATCTGAGCAATTGGTAATAAACATTAATAATTCGATGATTAACACAAATTAATATCTATTTTACTCAAGCTTTGGATTTAAAACAATATATTTGCGGCACATCTTGTATGATGCCGCTATTTTTGTGGCTTAACTACAAGGATTGTTTAATTTTTAAATGTATATATAATGGGAAATGGCATTACAAAAGAGGATATCGACAAATTTCTATCAGGTACGGATCCTATGGAGCATATTATAAAAATAGAAGGCTCTTATGATGACGATAAGATGACCATCATCTTTCGTGGTAAAAATAATAGATTAAAGATATTGACAGATAACTTCTATCCTTTCGTATGGAGTAAACAAAGTGCTGCCCGTAAATTGTTCAATGGCGATAGAAAACTTCTTAAAGAAAGAATGGCAATGTATGGTATCGGTTGCAAGGGGCTTCGTGTTGCAGATGATGAGGGTAACATACATCCACGAATGGAAAATGGTTATCGTGTAATGTTCTATGCGAAATTTGCGATGTCGTATAAAAAGTTCATGGATTTCTTCAAAGAAGCTGGAAGACCGATATATCCGACACAAAATGATGTCAATTATGGTCTTCGTGAATTTATCGCAGTTGCGCCGACAGAACAGTATATGATTTATACCGGTCGCCGAATGTTCAAGGGATACGATGATTATGATGACCTTATCCGAATGTCTTGGGACTTGGAGACCGAAGGTCTTGATCCGCACATACACGCAATATCACAGATTGGTATACGAACAAATAAAGGATTTGAAAAAATCATAACGATAGATGGTGAAGGAGAGGAGAAATTTAAAAATGAAATAATAGGTCTCAAAGAATTCTTTGAGATTATCTATCGAGAACAACCTGACATTATTGCTGGCTATAATACCGAGAACTTCGACTGGTATTTTATTGATGAACGACTGAAATTACACGGAAGTTCATTATTAGATTTCACAAAAAAATTATTCTATGACCGTGGTATCTACAAGAAGAAAAAACAACAAGTATTGAAACTTGGTGGAGAAATGGAATATTATTATCCTACCATTATGTGGGGTCATAATATCGTCGATGCGTTGTTCGCTGTTCGTCGAGCACAGGCGATTGATTCCAATATGAAAAAGGCAACCCTCAAATATATCTGCGCATATTCTAAGATGAACAAACCAAATCGTGTGTATGTCCCAGGTAAAGAGATTAATACCACATGGTTAGACTTAACGCCAACATACGCATTTAATAATACTGATGGCGAATGGTTTAAAATAGATGATAAACGTTTAGAGAAAACGTATATTAATGATAATGGAGCTGAATATCCTTTATATACTTTAAATAATAAAACATTAGTAAATAATAAGACTGGTAAAGAATATGAGATAACTACAGGACGCTATATTATACAACGCTATCTATTAGATGACCTTTGGGAGACCGATAAGGTGGAGAACCGTTATAACCAGCCTAATTTCTTGGTAGGTAAAATGCTTCCCGTATCTTATGAAAAGATGTGTACAATGGGTACTGCTGCCATTTGGAAATATATTATGATGGCATGGAGTTATCAACACGATCTGGCTATTCCTGAATTAATAGAAACAAAAAAATTTACTGGTGGGTTATCTCGATTACTTAAAGTAGGATATGTAGATAGAATTGTGAAATTGGATTATAATTCGCTGTATCCTTCAATTATTCTTACTTTCGGTATCAAGAGTCCAATCGATATTATGGGTGTAATGAATGCTCTTTTGGAGTATATTCTTACACAGCGTGAACATTATAAAGGTTTGAAGGCTCAATACGGTAAAGAGGCAGATGAACTTAAAGAAAAATTGAAAGGGATAACGGATGATACCGAAATAAAGAAGACAAAAGAAGCCATTGCTCAACTATCGAGTCAAAAAGCGATGGCAGACAAAATGCAGCTACCTTTGAAGATAACAGGCAATGGCTTCTTCGGATCATACGGTTCTGGAAGTGTATTCCCTTGGTCAGACCTTGAATGTGCTGAGGAAACGACTTGCCGTGGTCGTCAAATGCTTAGATTGATGATTAGCCATTTCTCGACATTAGGCAGTTTTAATACTGATACACCGAACGATGATTATAATTATCATCCTATAGTGGGTGACAGTTTCACTGGTGATACTCCTGTGTTCATTAAATATGATAATACTAATTTAATCGATATTAAACCTATATCTGAATTAATCGACATTGATAATATTGATAAAGATGCGTTAGGAAGAGAATATGATACGACTGAAAAGAATTATTCAGTATTATGTCGAAGTGGATGGTATAAACCAAGTTATATTTACCGCCATAAGACAAATAAAAAAATATATCGTATTGCCGATACACACGATAACAAAAATTGTATCAGTGATATAACAGAGGATCATTCATTATTTAATGATGATATGCAGAAAATAAAACCTTCGGATATTAATGAGAAGACCAAGTTGGAATATAAGTTGCCGTTGTTTTGTAAGAGAAACAATAAAATATCTGAGGAAAAGTTTAAAAAACTGTTAGATTTCACCATAAAATTCCCGATAAAAATTCCTATCGAAATATTGAATTCAGATGTAAATACGAGAAATAAATTTGCGGTCGAACTTAGTAAAAAATTGAAGCAACCTATAACGATTGAGAATTATTCAAAGGTATTCGTCGCAGGATTTAATTTCTTATAAGATAAAAGAGAATGATTTCACTAGGTATCGAACTAGTGAAATCATTTAATGATAGATATATAACGATGTACAAGACTGTAATTAAGACAACCGAAGATTTTAAGAGTAAGGCAAAAGAAATATTTGGGGACTATTATGACTATACGAAGACTGATATATTAAAAAAGGATTCTAAAAGACGAGTGATAATAACTTGTCCAAGACATGGGGATTTTTTACAAGATATGTATAGTCATCTTCATGGTTGTGGCTGTCCGAAATGTGGAAAGGAAAATATGGCTAAGACACAATCATTTACGAAAGAACAATTTGTTGATAAAGCAAATATTGTCCATAATTTTAAGTATAAATATACGGAGACAGTATACAACGGTGCTACTAAAAACGTAGATATTATCTGTCCTATACATGGTATTTTCACGCAAAAAGCATACTCACATTTACAAGGACATGGTTGTCCTAAATGTGCAACAAAACGAAATGCCGATAACATGTTAATGACGAAAGAAGACTTCGTGAAAAAAGCCAATATTATACATAATGGTACTGAGAATTATGATTTATCCGAGTATAAAGGGGCAAAAGTTCCTATTGAAATTATATGTTCAAAAGGACATCACTATTGGCAGATGCCAAATAAACATCTGACAGGTCACGGTTGTCCTTATTGTGCGAACAATGTATCAAGTCAAGAAAATGAAATATCCGATTTCATAGAAAACGAAATTGGACTTAGTGTAATTAAAAATAACCGTAAATTATTAACTGACAGAAAAGAAATTGATATATACATTCCATCTAAAAATCTTGCAATTGAACATAACGGATTGATTTGGCATAGCGAAGAACATTGCAAAGATAGGTATTATCATTTAAAGAAGACTGAAGGTTGTATAAAACAAGGAATACAATTAATACATATATTTGAGGATGAGTGGGTATTCAAAAAGGATATCGTAAAGTCGAAAATAAGGGAAATAACCAATTCAATTTTGAATATTGTTGACTTTAATGAATGCGTAGTTAAAAAGGTTTCTGTAAAGCAATGTAAAGATTTCTTAAAGGCTAATTCGTTTTATGAAACAGTTAATGTTTCAGACGTATATGGAAGTTTTTATAAAGATGAATTAATCTCTTTATTAGTGCTTAATAAAACGGATAATCGTGATGAATATGAGTTAGTTACTTATTGTAATAAACTAAATACCGTAGTAACCGAAGGAATAAGAAATTTATTCGATATATTTGTGAAAGATAAGAAGCCTCTCATTGTAAAAGCAAAAGTGGATAGACGTTGGGATAATGGAAACTTGTTTGAAAAGATAGGCTTCAAACACATAAAAGATACTGAGCCAAACTATTATTACGTCGTTAATAGGCATAGATATTTGAAACCTATTAATTTAATGAAAGAAGCATATCGAATATTCGATTGTGGAAACTCGATATACGAATGGAAGAGATTTTAAGGTTTTAATTGATTTTAACAACATATTTTCGGTAATTACAAAAATAATCGTTATATTTGCATTTAATTTGAATAGTTTAACTATTAATAGAAAATTATATAATGAATGAAGAAAAACGAAAAGAAAGAGAAGAAGAATTTAAAAAGAAAGCATCAATAGTTCATAAAGGGAAATATGGATATGATAATGTTTACTTTGTAAATAAAACAACAAAAGTAGATATACTATGCCCAATACATGGTATTTTTTCACAAACGCCTAAGAATCATTTAGGAGGGCAAGGATGCCCTGAGTGTGGTAAAATTTATGCCAGGGAATGGCGTAAAGGTAATTATGAAAGCTTTAATGAAAAATTAAAAGAACGATTTGGTGATGATTTCGATGCCCCTTTTATAGAGAAAGAATACGAGAATGAAAAATCCAAAGTGACAATCGTCTGCAAAAGGTGTGGGCAGGTCTACAATGTTGAAGCTGCATACATATTATCTCCACGCTTTAACGGATGTACTGAATGCCGTTATAAATATAGTTTTGATGATTTAATTAAAAAGAACAAGACGGCTAATGAAATCGTAAAGTTCGAAGGTTATAAAGATTCACGTAAAGATACTGTTACGATGGTATGCACCGAACACGGGGAATATGAAACAAGAGTTAGTACATTATTAGATGGACGTGGAGAATGTCGAAAATGTAACGGCTATAAGAAATTAATGAAAGAAAATGACTTTAATGAAAAGTTACGTAAAAATTTCGGGAGTAAAATAAAACCAATAAGTCCGTTTAACGGAACTATGAGACCAATGGAGTTTGTCTGCGAAAATAACCATAGGTTTATAAAAACACCGAATACCCTTTTCTTCAACAATACAATTCATCCTTGTCCGATTTGTGCCAAAATGTTAAATATAGAACAAAAAACAAAATCGACTGAACAGTTTATCAAAGATGCCATTGAGGTATACGGAGAGGGAGTTTATGATTTTAGTGAAACGGTGTATGAAAAATCCAATAAACCGGTAACTATCAAATGTAATCAATGCGGACGATATTTCACTATCGAATCCAATTCATTTTTGCAAGGTCATGGCTGTCCTTACCATAACTGTAATTCTTCAATAATGGAAAAGGAATTAGGTGAAGTTATAAAAGAAAACGGCTATGAATATTTTACGAATGACAGGACTATCCTTAACGGAAAAGAATTAGATATCTACATACCTTCTAAAAAGATTGCGTTTGAATTTGATGGGATATATTGGCATAATGAATTAAATAAAAATAAATCATATCATTTGGACAAAACTATCGAATGTGAAAAAATAGGTATACGTTTAATACACATATTCGAAGACGAATGGATAAATAAAAAAGACATCCTTTTGTCAATGATAAAAAACATCTTAGGTAATACTGAAATGCATATATATGCAAGAAAATGCAAAGTGGTCAAAATAGACGATGCTTCAGTCGTTAATGATTTCTTAATGGAAAATCATTTGCAAGGAATTTGCCCGAGTACTATTAAATATGGTTTATACTATAATAATGAATTAGTTTCATTAATGACGTTTGGTAAATCAAGACATTTTATCGGTAATGGAAGCCGTGAATATGAATTATTAAGATTCTGTAATAAGAAAAATTATAATGTAATAGGTGCGGCAAGTAAATTGTTTAAAAGTTTTATCAAAGAATATAACCCATCGAGTGTCGTTTCTTATGCTGATAGACGATGGAGTATAGGAAATTTATATGAGAAATTAGGTTTTACTCTATATAATAAATCTAATCCGAACTATTATTATGTTATAGGAAATGAACGCAAAAATAGATTTAATTATAGAAAATCTGAATTAATGCGTAAATACAATTGTCCTAAAGATGTGAGTGAACATGAATTTTGTCTCTCACAAAAATGGTATCGGATATATGATTGTGGCTGTTTATGTTATGAATGGAATAAATAATATTATAAAATGATAGTAGTAAATAATATTGGAAAAACGGATGATTATGTGTATGACATCTCATTAGATGGTACAGTAGTAAATGCGTTAGGTTTAAACGTATTGTCAAATACTGATGGATTTAATTTCCAAAAGCCTTTGAAATATCGTTACACGGAAAGCCATCCATATATTGGTAAAGGTTTAGGACGTAATGTAAAAAAAGGAAAAGAATACACTGAAGTTGATGCCGATGTTGCAGAATTTGAAGATACTTTTATTAATGAAGCGTATAATGGGGGAGTGTTAAAGAATGGGTTAGGAATAGATGAATACTGTGATGCCTGTATTCAGTTTGCCCGAAAGAACTATGCCGATCTTATGCCTGATGGCTCTAAGAAGTTAGTAGGAAACACGATAAAATCAAAAAAATTACCAATTTATATTGAGAAGTTCCTTAATAAGGCAATCGATATGTTATTGCATGGTAAAGGTTCTGAGTTTCTTAACTATTATTACGACTACATTGAAAAAATTTACAATATGCAAATTCCTTTAAAGGATATTGCTACTGTTGGTAAAATTAAGACTTCGATCGAAACATATAAGGAAAGTTGTAAGCAGTTGACGGCTGGTGGTACAAAGAAAGCAAGACAAGCGTGGTACGAATTAGCAATTCGTGATAACTTACCTGTTAATATGGGTGATACTATATATTACATTAACACTGGTGATAAAAAATCTGTGTCTGATGTTCAGAGAGTAACAAAATATTATTTTGAGGGACGTGATGGTAAAGAGATAGACTATGTCACAAATGATGATGGCACACCTAAAACTGACCGTAAAGGTAACGTTATTCCTCTGTCAAAAGGATTAGAAAGCGAATACAATCGGAAGAAAAAAGCGAATGACCCTATCGTATTAGCTCCTAACAATTCAAAAAAGAAATACATATCCAAGGATGAATATATTCATAAGGCTTATCCATCGATCAAGGACAAAGATGTGATAGTTTTTAATTGTGTCAGATTACCTAATGAGATTGTCGAAGATGAAGATGATCATTTTTGCTCTGATGATATTGAATATAATAAAGAGAAATATATTGATATGTTCAATAAACGTATTAAGCCTTTGTTGGTATGCTTTGACGAAAAAATACGTTATGGAGTAAACGAAAAAGGTAAGACAATAAATAATATATTGATTACATCACCTAAAGACAGAAAAGAGTTTACTGAGAGTGAAAGTCATCTTGTCGCAGGACAACCTTATGAATCAATCGATCAAGATACCTATGAACAATTAATGACAATTGAGGATAAGGAGATAAAATTCTGGATCGAAAATAATAAAGTTCCTCCGTATACTAAGGAATGTGGAATGGATTGGGAAAAGATTAAACAAGATTATCTTAACCGTCAAGAAGAATTAAAAACAGAAGGAATACGTGAAGAAAAAGCCTTATATGACGAAATAATCCGTAAAATTACCAAAGATGATGTCGACAAGGTATTGGAAGATGGATTATTACCAGATAAACTATTATCTATTATAGATGAAGATGTAAATGATGGCAATTTTATATCAAAGAAATATAAAATAAAAATCGGTAATATCTATGACATCGTCGAAAAAGATTTTACAAATGGTGAAATCGACGATACAGAAAGTAATGAATAATAAAAAGGTGATAGAGTTAAATTCTATCACCTTTTTATTTAATATAAAGAAGTTTATCAATTATGCATATGTTCCACAATCAATTGTATCAGCAAGCTTAAGACCATTACTACCTATTTCCAAATTACCGTCAGTTGCTAAATTTAAACTAATTGCTAAACCACTAACAGTTACACCATTCTCTCCTGTTAAAAGTGGGTTAGTTGAAATCTTAGCACCTCCGATAGTATAGTTATCGATGGTATTTTTATAAGCTGTTATATTTGTAGCGTTTGTATGGACTTGTGCATCTAATGCTGATATTTCACCTGCGATTGTAGTGGCTGCTGCTGTGTAATTTCCTGTTGTTGTCTTATGGCTACCATCATCATTTAAGCCCACGCCCTGATTGGTTTTCAGCTCGGCTGCTTTCGCACGGTCAATTTCACCAGTTAAAACACTTGCCTGTGCAATATCATTTTCATTGATAGTATATGTAGTATGTTCATCGGCCTCTACTTTAGCGGTAACAGTTACTCGTCCTGTACTCTTCTCGGCTATCTTATTTGATGCTTTTGCTGCTGCTGTATTGATTGCATCTTGTACACCACTGACCTTAATACCATCAGTTCCTACCTTCAAGAATCCTTCCGAATCTGCCTCAGCAGATTTCTTAATGGAGAATACCTTACCTGTCAGTCCTAAACCATTACCGGCTGTATAGGTGTCAACAAGGTCACTTAAATTTAATTCAATAGGCTGCTTTCCTGCATCAGTGTTGAATGTTAAAGTAATCTTATGTGTTTCCTCATCATAAGTTGCATTTTCCAACATACTTTCTTTGATAAAATCAGTCGCCGGAATTGTGGTAATTACGATGGAATCTTTACCAATAAGTTTTAAACCTTGTTTTTTATCCCAATCAAGATGAATATCTGCAAATAAACCATTATTACTTTGTGTCAATACTTTATCATTACTGTTGATAGATAAACTTACGGTCTTGTTATTCTCTGGGTCAACTTCTGATACCTTAACGGCATTTGATCCCTTATATTGGGTTAATGCCCCGCTGGCAACACTTAATACACCTGATGATGCATTCTTGATGATTGTTGTACCGTCAATGTTAGCGGAGACATCGATGCCACCGTCAACTCCATTATTGATAGTAACTGTCTTATCGTTTGAAGTTACTTTACCACGTGATACAATAATTTTACCGTCGGCCTCGTCAACTTTAGTTACGAATGAAGATTCAACCGCAGTATCGTTCACATCAAGACCCGCAATTTTATTGTCGGTATATTTCTTGGCACCCGTAATAGTCTGAGAGTCACTTGTGTCCTCAGGAGAACCAATCAAGTCATTTTTAGCTTCATCGATTGCATTTTTGAAACTTCCTTCGCCAATTCCACCGGTTCTATCTAATTCTTTCTGTACGTCGGCAGGAATTGCATCAGCATCAAAAACGAATGGTTTCTTTACCGTGGAATCCTCGGTCGTAAAACCGATAAGTACCTTAATATTATTATCGCCGTCCTTATATCTGTTAATTACGATTTCACCGTCATTTGCATTTTTTAATGCATTTTCCAACGCTGTTTTAGCAGCAGTACGATCAGTGCCTATCGTCTTGTTTCTGTATAAACATAAATGTCTTGTTGCCATTTTATGATTTTTAATAATTCGTTATTCATTATATAAATAATCAGAAACTATTAGAAAAATTTCTTTTTTTTTTCTGTAATTTCTGACTATTTTATTTATTAATAAGTTCCGTAATCAACTGTACCACTGAAATATAAACCGTTTTCGTCAGACATAATTAAATTATCGTTGTAGTTAGCAAGTTTAACATCGCAAGAAATAACGGTGTTATCTGCCGTTTGTTTAGAATTCATATGAACAGTATTAGTATCAGCAGCTTTTATGGTTGACTTAGCCTTCAATTCGGCAATGTCACCATCAATATCATCCAGTCTTTCTGAATGTCTTTGTATGTCGTTCTCAACGGTTTCTATCGCAGCCTTGTTAGCTTCAATAGTCGTATTTTGGGTAGCCTCATCAGCTTTAACCTTTGCGACCTCAGAAGACAAGACAGTTACATTAGCGTTAAGGTCAGTAACCTTATTCTTAACATCGCTAACGGATTTTTCTACGCTTGTACCGTCTGTCAAATTGTAATCTTTTGCCTGATTAGAAACATACAGTGAACCTTGGTCATTAATCAATGCGTTAGTCGACAATGTTGATAACACAACTGCTCCTGAGAGAATGTCAGTACCTTCCTTATTAACCTGTTTATTGAGAATTATACCACCTAAATGCTCTTTCTGTACATCCCATTTATTAAACAATGTTCTTGCTGAGAAACGTACTTCAGATTGTTCTCCATTTGCATTCGTATAAACAATCACAAGTTCTTCAGTCGCAGCGTCGTAATACATACGGTCTATCACTGAACCTGCATTAAGTTTAATTACCTTTTCAGTTTCCAATGCTGATGAATTGAACTTAAGGGTGTTAGTACCTGCATCATATGTAAGGTCTACCGAAGCATACAAAGGTTGGTCATTTTTCAACAAGTTACCGTCAAGGGTAGAAATCTCAACATTTCCTGTCAAAACTGAACTTCCGTCATCCTTTGTCTCCTTAGTCAAGTTAATCGTATTAGACTTGTTTACTACGAATGATGCCTTTGTCGCATTATCTTTGATAGTATCAAGTAATTCAGTTTCCTTAACCTTTGCCCTTTCAGTTTCTTTTGTAATCGCAGCAGAATTAGCATCAACTGATACCTTGAGTTCGGTTTCCTTAGCCTTTGCACGTGCAACCTCATCGGTCAAGGCAGAATTAATCTTACCTTCCTCGGTTGTCGCTCTTACGACTTCCTTATCGATATTTGACTGCAATGTCACGTCTGATGCCTTGTAATCGGTCTTAACACTCTCGATAGATGCTTTGGTGTCACTCAGATTGGTAGCTATCTTTTCATTAATTGCAGTATCAGCACCCCTCAAGCCATCGATTGCAGTGTCTACAGACTTTTTGTATTCCTTAACGTCTGCTAAATGCTCGTTAAGTTTATCAGAAATAACCTTTTCAGCGTTAGTTGCCCTGGTAACTTCGTTCGTAATTGAAGTTTCATTTGCTTTTATAGCGACATTCAGATTACTTTCAGCATCCTTGGCACGAGTTACTTCATCTGTGACAGCAGAAGTATTAGCATTTGTTTTAGTTTTAACCTCGGCTAACTCATCCTTAGTCACAAAAGATGAAATGTCTTGATGCTCAGTCAGATAACCTTTAGCCTCGATTTCGTCTTTAGTGTATACATTAGCAGCGTTTGCCTTTAATGCAAGTGCTTCATCAACACCGACAACTTTGACACCATCAGCAGTAACTTCGAGATAAGGTTGGCTACCATCTGATTTTTTAACTGAGAATTTATTATCCACCAATGTCAATCCATCACCTGCGATGTAAGTATCTACCAAATCGGCAACATTTACATCAGTAACTTTGACCCCGCTAGTAGTCTCAAAAGTGAATCTAATGATTTTCTCTCCTGCCAAATATTCAACATTGGTCAACAACTGATCCTTTGGAATATTAACTTCGCCAGATGGTTTACCGTCGACATATAATGTATATTGTAAATCGCTTGTACTATTTTTCTCAATTGTAACAGAAGCGACCTTCTTATTGATTTCAACGGTTAAATCAGACTTAATCTTATTCTCAGCTTCAGTTGCCCTATTAACCTCATTAGTTAAATCAGTCGTCAAACCATCGATTGTCGACTTTAATTGAGTATCTGCTGCCTTGTAATCAGAATCAAGACTATTTACCATATCGGATAGTTCAGTTTCCTTAGCCTTTGCACGTGCAACCTCATCGGTCAAGGCAGAATTAATCTTACCTTCCTCGGTTGTCGCTCTTACGACTTCCTTATCGATATTTGACTGCAATGTCACGTCTGATGCCTTGTAATCAGAAATTGTCTGGTTATCTTTTGCATCAAGGTCATTATACTTCTTGGCAACATCAGTCTCGATTGCCTTTACAGCATTCTGTAACACAGAAACTTTAGCGTTATTGTCGGTCTTATACTCAATATAAGACTCAATATGACTTGAAATCTTGTTCTCAAGTTCTGTATCCTTATTAGTTGAACGATTAATTTCATCGTTAATTGCTGAAAGGTTAGATGCAATGCCTTGTGATAATGTGAGTTCTGCTGCCTTAGCACGAGTTACTTCATCATTAACATCTGTCGATAACTTAGAAGTATCGCCTTCTAATTTAGTTACCTTTGTATTTGTTGCTGAAATCTCGTTATTAATATCAGCTACCTTGTCGGCGATAAGGCTCTTGATATCGTTATCTGACTGTGTCAAATCAGCAATTTTTGAATCAGTCTTTTCTTTATAGGCATCGAATGCCTTTATATGTTCAGCGACATTACTTGCAATAGCAGTCTCAGCTTCTTTTGCTCTTGCTACCTCTTTATCTACAGCAGTTTTATTAGCATCGATTGACGACTGCAATGTGGTATCAGCCAACTCTCTTGCCGAAGTTTCATCTGTGATTTTAGATTTAACATCATCGAGTGATGAATTAATATCTGACAATGACTGTGTATGACCGTCGACGATAGTCTTGATATTGTTGTCGAAAGATTCACGGGCAGTCTTTTCGGTCTCAAGGTTATTTTTAACTGATGTTATTTCATTTTTGATGGTGTTATCGGTCTCAGATAATACCCTTTCAGCTTCCTTAGCACGTTCAACCTCATCGGTAATTGATGATAAAACCGTATTCACCTTTTCAGTAATTGTCCTTTCAGCTTCTAATGCCCTATTAGTTTCAACAGCGACGGCATTACTTACAGCGGTCTCAGGAACATACAGTTCACCTGTTACAGGGTCCTTTGCAAGAATGTTACCTGATGTTTTTAACTTAACCGTTGCTGACAGATAACTTCTGCCAGGTTCACCTTCCTTTTCGTGCTTATGTAATTCGACGGCACTTGAAGCGTCATTCTGTACATAAATGGTCTCTATCATATCTGAGACTGGGATTGTAAGAGAAGTACTACTATCAGTCAATTCGATGACTATAGATGCCGTCTTTTCATCGTAACGAATATTCTTTACAATTTGAATGCCTGGTAATGAAACTATTTTAGTTCTATTACCTACCTTTAATGTCAATTGATTAGAAGCCGTATCAACATCAATATCAACATTGACACTAAGTCCACCGTCAGATACTTTTACTGAGGTATCATTACTTAATCTCACATCGCCGCTTACAGTAAAACCGTGTGTACCTTTAACGACGTTTGCTTCGAAAGTATCGGTTGTAGTTCCGTCGATAGAGAGACTATCTTTGATATTGTCGATTTTATCGGCTAAATCATCGCATCTGTCCTTCAAATTGTTAAGACCTTTAGCAACGGTAATGTCACCATACTTAATATTTTTAGCCCGACCGTCAACAATAAGATGATCATCCTCGATTTTAAGAATATTATTCTCATCCTCTGACAAACGTACATCACCTGAAATCACATATTTGTTGGTGCCTGCAATCTTATTGATAACGAGTTCAATATTATGATGATGATTTTCGGTAGAAACAATGGTGTGTTCATCCAGATTGATGACCTTCTTGTGGGCATCGTCTTTATATTTACCGTCCTTATAACCGCTTGATGTAAAAGTCAGTGTATGCTTTTCTTCATCATATTCGAGGTTTGCGGCAGCATATAAACCATCTGACTTTTTACAAATGATATTATCGTTGAAATCAGTATCATCACTATCTCCGTTATTAGAAAGTTTTACTTCGGCAGTAAGTTTCTTTCCGTCAGTTGCATCCGGTTTATATGACAGTTTAATACTCGCAGTATCATCGACTTTTAACTCGTTATCTTTGAATCCTTTCTGGATGAATTTAGATAAAAGGTTAATTGCTTCAGACAAAGATTTAGCATCGCCTATGACATCATCCTTAACGTCGGTATCATATGTAACTCTATTAGTCTTTTTATTTTCATCAAGAGTAAGACCACAGGCTGTTATGATATTTTTGATAAGGTCAAGTGAATTTGTAATTTCCACTTCTTCATCTTCCGTCTTTGATATTACATCATCTATACTCTCAGATAACTTATTTGTATCAATGTAGAATACTTTTTTATTTGCGACACCGATAGCCATGATAGCCTTTGGAGACTTTTGGTCTCCGTAAAAGGCTAATGCTGGTTCTCCAATGAGTGAATTCGGTCTGAAATTCACCTCGAAATACTCGATAGCATCCTCACGGGTAGCGAATATTTCACTCTTATGAGTTAAAAGTTGAAGACTATATTCTTTATTTTTCATATCTTATTTATATTACACATTAATAAATATTATTAGAACTCTCCGAAGTTCATAGAGAATTGAACTTTTATGTCATTTGTTCCACCTTTACTCTTCAAAGTAAGCACACCGCTGTTAGTGTCAAAAGAGGTTCCTTCTTCAGTCAAGATAGTTGCCTTGATTTCCTCGTCAGTCGCAATTCTTGCCTCCTTTTCGGCAACATCGGCATCCTTGCGCTCCTGAATCTCAGTCGCAATACCACCATTGATTGTATTGAAACCGTCTGTGATAACTTGATTTATCTGTTCGAATGCTTTAGCTGTTTCTTTACCGAAATCAGTCAGTACTTGTTTGGTATTATTCAAATCAGTCTTAGTTGCGTCAAGATCCGTACTTAAATTATCGATGGAATCTTTATTGGTATTTATGAGTCCTTTTAATTCCTGATAGCGTTCTTCGCTTACTATCGTATATTGTCCAATCTTATTTTCCAAATCGGCATCCTTAGCTTCACGTGCTTGTTTTTCCTCAGCAATGGCAGTAGCCAACTCATTATCTTTAGTGGTTGCCCTTTCGATTTCTTGGTCGAGAATCTCCTTGTTTGCTGTAACAGTTGCCTTGATTTCTTCGTCAGTAGCGATTCTTGCCTCCTTTTCGGTAGCATCGGCATCCTTGCGTTCCTGAATTTCAGTCGCAATACCGCCATTGATTGTATTAACAGCGTCGACTAAATTATCATTGACTGTCTTGATAGCATTGTTAATGTTACCGATGGCAGAAACTAAATTGGTATTAACTGTCGCAATATCATTTGAATTCTTAGTAATGTTAGGTCTCAGCTCATTGTTTATAGAGTCTTCAATCATTGTATCCTTAGCGATAGAACGATTGATTTCATTATCTATCTTAGTTCCTAACTCATCGAGTTTAGGATTGATATCATTGATTACTGCTTCATATGTTATTTGTCCGACATTAATCAGCTTACCGTCACTTAAACGATATTCGGCGTTTGTCTGACCGTTAGGTGCTTTCTTGATTACAACACTTTCTCCGTCTTTTAATTCATTCCTCAGCCATTCTTTTCCATCCCATTCATTAAGATAGAACTTAGTAGTATGCGCTAATGCTAAACCATTATTTGGTTCGATTCTACCACAACCGCATCCTAATGAAACGTTAACCGAAGTCCATATTGAATGACCGTTTTTAACGGATGGCATCATTACAGTAGGATATTGATCAGATAAAATCTTTTCACGCTCGTGATAGTTATGACCGTTATAATCCTTAATCAATCTTAATGACAGATAATTCTGACTTGCGATTACATTTTGATAAACAGAATTCTTATTGTATTCGAAACGTTTAACGTAGACATTTTCGCAATTAGAATTAGTTGCTGTCCAGAAATATGCCCTTTCTCCGAAGAATACAAAATTACGTCCGCCGTCAGCATATCCTGCTGGTACGATATGGAAACCAAATGCATCAAGACCTCCATTATCACAACCCATATTGCCACAGTCACAGCATCCGCAACTATTATCGCATACTTTTCCACAATAGGTACTCTCACAACCGTTACCGCTATTTCCGCAAGAAACAGTATCGTAGTTGATACAAGTATCATTGCCGCAAGGGTTAATAGTAGATGGATGTAACCATAAATCAGTAGATTTAAGTAATTTACCTGCCCAAGCACCTAAATATTTATTAGCGGTTGCCGAGTTATGGTCTCTATCCTTTTGACAAGGTTCTACAGCATTAAGCATATCGTCCCAATCTTCCTTTGTAGGGATTCTCCAAGGTGAGTTTGCCTTATTCAAATTACATGCTATCTTTTTAACCGCCTCGTAATTATAAAGCATACCGTATACACTTACGTATTCCTTTGTAAGATATCTGTCACCTACGATAGGAGTTTCACAAGTAGGAATACTTTCACCATCGACAACAGATATGAATTTCTTAACAGGTTCATATTGTCCTGTCTTGAACATAGGTGAAATAGAGACTGGTGTGGCAGCAAGACCATTACCTTTAAGGCTTTCATCAACAGCGACTGTTACGCCAGTATTCAATTCGGTGGCGAATCCTGTTATAGCGACTTGTTCACCATTTCTCATAAACCTAAGTACACCGCTTTCTTTATCATATTCAAGCTCAGAAACGGCAGTGTGTTTTAAATCTGTTACATCCTTCAATGCATCGACTGAACGCATAACTTTACCGTTCTGCAATTCAACCACAATATCACTACCCTCAACCCTTAAAGTCTTGATGTCACGACCTTCAAGAACAAAGAAGTTATTGTCTACTTCGACACCGTCGAGCGCACAATTCTTAGTAACATCTCCTGGGTAAGGAGAGTTCTTTCTAAAATATGTTATTCCGTCAATCATTATCGAAAAAATTGTTTATTTATAAATATCTTAAAAAAACATTAAATAATATCATTTTTGCAGTTATTTTCTATTTTATTCCCATTTAATAGACAAGAGTAGAATCTAAATGACTTAATATCGCCAATAAAGCTACCTGCAAAGTACTTCTCTAATGGATAAATAATGGAAGGATTATCTCGATATAATGGATATATCACGTCACAAAGTCCTTGGGTTCCTCCACCGACAGATATATTGTATGGTACACCTTCCTGTTTGCTGTATAGGTCATTTAATTCACGTAGATCCAATATAGGTATCTCTTTTGTTATCATTTTTAACTTACCGTTAACATAAAATGATAATTTCATTTTATCATTAGAACATTTTTGTATCTTCGTTGAGATACAATACCACACATTATTATTAATCAAAGGTTGTTCTGTATATTCTTCAATGATACCGATACCGTCTTCACTATCACAGTCTTTTGTCAGGTAACGATAGCCGAGCCTTCCGTCTGAAGTTATCCTAAAACATAATGCGTTATTGATTATATCTTTATTAACTGAATATTTTTTACTTTCTACTTTTAACAATGAATCTATGTTTTCGATAGTATACCCGTTATCCGTTCTATTAAATAAGGTAAAGTAATTTTCAAGTTCAGGACATTTGATGTTATAAAGAATAGTCTCAGTATTTCCATCGTCGCTATCCATATCAAGTCCATTTTTTGTCCTATTATACGTTATAAATTTATTATTGGTTTTTATTTCTTCAATGTTAGGCTGGTAGATATTATATCCTTCTTCTGTCGTAAAATCATCGTCGTTGATTATTTCATCGTCGGCTAAATAGCCGCCTTTAATAAAATAATTGTTATAAATATCGCACGTATCATTTTCGTTAAGATAATCTTTATCTGAATATCCGTTTGATGTATATTTTCCTATTTTGCATTCTTCTGATGGTTTCAGGTATTCACTATCGATTGAAGTATCTGTTTCTGAGGTATATGGCTCATTCGTAGCTTCTTTCTTGAAGACATTATCTTTCATATAATCATCCTTAACATAATTTGAATTGTCATCGGCATTTGAATATTCGGTTATGTAATTTTTAATCCATTTATTTTCTGCTCTTGTACCGATGAAGAAAAATATTCCTTCATTATTAGGATGCACTGAGTTTAACGTCCTTTTATCGTTTACAACATCATTACTCTTTTTCAGAGTAATTTCAATCGTGATTCCATCATCTATTTTTGATGGAAGTACCTGATATTCGTTACATTTTGTCTTAAAGAAACCTTGATAAAAGCCTCCTCTTAGCCTCGCAACCCCGATACCGTCTTCAACGACAATATTATTACCGTAATAATACAATTGATTATTTCCGTTGATTTTGTTCAATACGAATCTTATATCGTTCTCATCTAATCGTAATTTCGACTTTGTAAATAATTCCAAAAATTTTTTATTACTTATAGAATCTTTCTCGAATGTGATAAAACCGTTATCAACACCCGTATAGCCGATACTATTTAAAATGACACCTTTGTTTATAGCATTCTCCCATTTGTAGTCGGGTAATGAAAATACCCTGTCCATCCACACACATTTAGGATTATTAAAATCAATATATGAAGAAAGACAATGCGTGGTTAATCGATTATTGTCGGTATTTACCGAACTATTGTAATCAGTACTTAAATGAAAATCCCAATAATTTTCTTTATCCAGTACAATATCAAATATATTTCTATTATGCTCAAGTATGTTACTCATCAGAGTTTCACATATTTATATTATATGTAATAAATAGTCAGTAAAACTATGCCAAGGATTATAAAATTAACAAAACAGCAATTAAAGGAGACTGATAATGGCGACTTTGATTATATAGATGATGAAAACGATATGCCATCAAGCATAGGACAATCTCAGATAAGTGTTGATGGTAAAGTAGACGATACTGAAAGTGGTGATACTTTAATAGGTGATAGAGTTGCAAAATCTATGACCCCGCAAACGTATAGCCGTTTCAACAATTATTCTAATGGCTATTGTCATCGTATGCGAGAAGGTGTTGATGTGAATAATGATAATGTCGATGACTTTTATAATAACGATGAACTCGACATACTGAGTAATGGTGATAATAACGATAATTTAATACAGATACCACAAGGAGTAGATTATAAGACTAATATGTTAGTAGACGCAATGAATAATTTAAATCCGAAACAGCAAGCGATAGTCATAAATAAAATACTCGAAAACGTGGATATGAATAGTATTCCTTACAGATGGAAAAAGGAACTCATTATGAAATTGCTATCTAATAATAAAATCAAATAAATATTGTAATATGATACACTTACTTTTTGAAGGTGGAAACAAAGACCTTAAAAATAGACAATTTCCGTTGCCTAAAGGGGTTAGAAAATATCTTGTTACGATATTGAATAATTATAACGGCGACAAAGATGTTGAAGGCTATAAACGTTTAAATAATATATTGGAGATGAATGGTATAAAATACCAAGAGATGAAACGTTTAAAAAATTATTTCGACAATTTCCAAGGTGATATTCATTCTGATGAATATATGTTAAATGGTGGCGATGCCATTAAAACATGGGTAAATAATACATTGAATACCGCAACGAATGCCATAAGAGGTTTTAAGCAAGCAAAGAAAGACGCAGGTATATCAAATGCGTTTATAAAACCACATAAGAAAGACCGCTTAACCCACAGCAAGATGAAACCGACAATTTCAAAATTTCAGACTAATGGTGTCGCCGATAAGATATCGAATAATAATGCAATCAAATATGAGGCAACGGAGCGTAAGACCATCTATTTATCTGAAGAACAGTTAAGATTAATAAGAGAGGCACAAGATGATACGTTTAGTCTCGAAGAACTTTCTTCAATAACTTCATTCAAGGGACGTTATAATTACTGTGTCGCCCATATAGGTAGACATGTCGGCAAAGGTTCATCAAGGGTAACATTCCAATTAGATGATTCAAAAGTCTTAAAATTAGCGATTAACGAAAAAGGTATTGCACAAAACGGTCAAGAAGGCAGGAATGATTATTATTTACAGCAACTAGGAATTGTTCCTGAAATATATGATACTGATGACAACGATAAATGGATAATAACAGAATATGTATTACCTGCGAAAGCAAAAGATTTCAAGGAATGTTTAGGTATCGACGAACAGACTTTTTATCATTTCCTATTGACATCATATGTTAAACGAAAAGGAAATAAATATGAAAGGATGAGATTTGCTCACGATATGTTGGATGATGCGACGTTTAATGAATTAGCCGAAGATGAAGACTTAATGAATTGGGACGACTATATTGGAAGTTATGATATATCTATCGGTGATATGCTGAGAAGGTGTAATTACGGTATGGCATTAAGAGGAGGTTATCCTACAATCGTCTTATTAGACAACGGATTAACCGATGAAATATATAATGATTATTATAGTAAAAGATAAACGATGAAACAAGTTACAATTAATGAAGAACGTCTTCGTTCTATTATAAGAGAAACACTGAATGGCATAATGGAAACTATGGTAAATAAATTTACCCCATATTCAGAGGAAGATAGGAAAAGAAATTTCAGCCCGTTTTTTGGCGGTGATAACAGGTCACCAGAGGAAAGAAACCCATCATATGCCAAGGCAAAAAGAGATGCTGAAGAAAGGATGAGAAAACGTAAGATGGAAAATGGCTGTAAATGATATTTATTTAATAATGAACAAAAAGTGATAACAGATGAAATCATGTCTTGAAAAAAGAAGTATGGAAGAACGCCATGTCGAAGAAGTGCGTTCCGATTACAACAGAGAAAACGTCTATAGTGTGACACACCCTGACGCATTGGCGACTGGCGACGCACAAGGTAAAGGTACCGGTTATGGTGGTCATACATTCTCTTTACCTAATTGTAATGGTACATTAAACGTAATTAATTATAGTAATTTCGATACCGCCATCAGCAGCGCACCTGGTAATAAAGATGATAATGACGCAAGAAATACCGCATTAGCCCGTAGTATGTATAACCAAGAAAACGTTTATTCAGCAAAACTGGTAAATACATCAGAAAACGTAAGAGAAGGTCAATATCAAGTACGTTAAATTAATTGATTAATACGATAAGTCATCCTATTTATTTTATAATAGGATGACTTATCTTTTTTTTTATCTACCGAAATACAATATTGAAATATCAATAAAAAACATATTAAAGATATAAGATGATTTTCAATGATATTATAAATAAATTAATCTTAAACGAGAGCGTATCAATTGCTGATGTAAATGATGTTATTGATCGTCATAAAAGGGTAATTATCAATTACCATACAAAGGGAGAGGATAAAAACACCGGGGCGAGAGTCGTCGAAGTGTACGCATATGGATTGACAAAAGCTGGCAATCCTGTCATAAGATGTTTCCAGCCTTACGGGGATACAACTTCTCGTGTACCTAGTTGGAAATTCTTTCGTTTAGACAGAATCTCGGCGTGGAAAGAAACGAATCAAACGTTCAATCGTCCAGCTGACTTTTTTTATAAAGGTCTTGGAGATTTTAATCCTAATGGAGATGACACAATGAGTGTCGTGTATAAAATTGCAAAATTCGGAAATAATAACATTATCAATACTGAAATACAGACTCCTATAAATGGTCCACGAATGAAATCTTCTTATACTGAGCCTTACAGGACTGATACCGAGCGTGGAATGGAACGACTAAGACAACAGTTGCAGAACCCTATTAAATTATCTGATATTAAGACAAAGAACGGTTTCAAAAATCTTGATACTCCCTCGTCAAATGACACAGGGCCTAAAATGAAAGAACCTACAAAGACGGTAAATGGTAATGATAGAGATGATAAATCTTCTTCTACTGAGCCTTACAGGACTGATACTGAGCGTGGAATGGAACGACTAAGACAACAGTTGCAGAACCCAAAGAAAATAGATTTGGATAAATTAAGGTCTAAATTAGGGGATACTTCTAAACCTATAAAATATTCTGATTTAGTTAAACGAGTCAAAGGTCTTAATAATGATGAAATCCCTGATAATAGTCAAACGATTGATAAATCTTCTTCTACTGAGCCTTACAGGACTGATACTGAGCGTGGAATGGAACGACTAAGACAACAGTTGCAGAACCCAAAGAAAATAGATTTGGATAAATTGCGTAGACGGTAATTGAAATATCAGCAATGATAATATTATATTAAATAATAATAGTATAGATTAACAAATGGCGAACGAAAAATTGAAACGAATGTTGGAACTCAGCAAAAAGGTAGATGATCAAGTATCATCTGGTAATACCTCAAGACCCATTCAAAGGAAAGCAAATTTGGAAGAACAGCTTAAAAGCTATGATGAGCAAGTGTATGGTCAATATGTTCCATCAAAAGAAGAGCAAAAACAATATTCAGCGGAAGCTGAAATGAAATTAATCAAAGAAAGAGCAAATAATACAAATGGAGGGTATAACCATAACACAAGGGTACCGAATAAGATAGTAGAATCCATTTTAAGCAATCCTTGCGATCTCAATACGAATCTGTATGAAGACAACAATATGACCGAATTCACGAAGAGATTAAGTAAACGAATACCTGGTATCAAAAATGTGCAAGATATTCAAAAGAAATTAGAAGAAAACGACAGACAAAGTCAAACAAATAGTATCGTAGAACAGAGGCAACAAAATGTGGGTAACGGAAATTCAACTATCGTTGATTATTCATTAATTAAAACAATCGTCGAGAGTGTAATAAATGAGAAGATGGGTTCATTGAAGAGGGAATTACTAGACGAGGGTATTTCACATAATGACAATACTGGAAATTTAAAGGCGATGAAGATGAGCGATAAATTTTTATTTTTAGACGATAACAATAACATATATGAATGTCAGATGAAATACATCGGCAAAAATAAAAAGAAATAATAAATGGTGATACTATTGATAGTATCACCATTTTCTATATTAGTAAATAAGATGTTAATTATTATCAAACAACTCTATGATTTTCGTTATCAATTTATCCCTGACAATGTCGTCGTTAGTAAATTCAGTAACAGCAACTTCATCTAATACTGATAATACTTTGGCAGCATAACTTAATCCTACGATTGATTTATTTTTGCGAATATCCATACGTGATATTTGTTTATCGTCTCCGCTAATTACGAATTTACAGTTGTGACCACCTTTTCTGGTAAGCAGTAGTAAAATATCTTCTTTTGAAAGATCCTCAGCTTCCTCGACAAGACATATACAATTCTCAAAAGTCTTACCTTTTACATAATTAATAATCTCGAAGTTAATAATGCCTTTAGCAATTAAATTACCTAACAGACTATCACAATCAGCGTTACCGGATGCTTCTAAAATTTTTCTTATGTTATTTAATGCGTTTTGGATATAAGGTTCTATTTTTTCTTCGTATGTTCCTTTTAAAAATCCGATGGATAAACTATGTGTCGATTCACAAGGGTTTACAAAAATATAAATTTTTTTAAAACGCTCATTCTCAGTTATCAACAATTTCAAGGCAGTAGCCAAGGACAAATACGTTTTTCCTGTACCTGCTGAACCGATACCTATACATATTTCTTTAGCATCATCCTTTATTGAGTTAACGAACTCCTTCTGTTTGCCGTTCTTACAGTTCAATTTAATCTTGTAATCGATGATTATTTCTTTTTCTTTGACTGTGGACTTTTCGATTTGTACACTATCGTTTGTTTTTGATGAAGCTTTCTTTCTTGCCATAAGCAATTAATTAATGATTATTAACAATTATAAATATTACTAGTAAGAGATAAAGTAGTACCTTTGTAATGACAAAAGATATAATCAAATGATTACAGAAGAAAAACTCAATTCAAATTTTGTACTGTGGGTCGAGAGACTTAAAAAGTATAATTGTTATTCGGAAGAAATGATTAATGATATTGGCGATAAATTGAAAAGGGCAAGTTTTGCCTTATCTGTTAATAGCGGTTGTGCCTATGATGGAAGTATGATAGACACCGTGCTAAATCACTTATGTGTCATCGCTTACCATATTAATGAGGATGCATTTGGAATAAATGCAAAACAACGTATGAAGCATGGTTATCTTAAAGTCAATCCGAATATTTTAATGAGAGTTCTATTGCTTCAGCATATCTCTAAAGCTGAGATGCTTATACCACAAGAGCAGCAATGGAAGATTAAAAACGGGTATACGTTCGATTTTAATCCAAACATGGCGACAACGTTGAAGTGTGGTGAACGTTCAATATTCTTGTGCCAAAAGTATGGCATTAAACTTAGCGAAGAAGAGTATGAAGCAATCAGAATCATAGATAAAGATGATGAAAATAAGAAAGCCGACACTTATGTAAATCCATTGTGTCAAATAGTTAAAATCGCAAATCAACTGACGGCGATAGAATGCCATCGTCAATATGAAAATAAAAAATAAAATACATATAATGGAAAAAAGAATACTTAAATATGTGAATAAGTCTCCGAACCCAGACTTATCTTATGGAAACTGTGATGAAAATGGTAATAGTGGTAATAGCGGTTTCGACTTGTATGCGTGGATAGAAGACGGACCAATTATCGTTAAGCCTCTTGATAGAGTGTTGGTACATACTGGCATTTATCTTGAAATACCTGAAGACTGTGAGATACAAATTAGAAGCCGAAGCGGTTATTCACTTAAATATGGCATTGTAGTCGCCAACTCGCCTGCAACAATAGATAGCAATTATACCGGTGAACTGTGCGTAATAGTCCATAATCTGTCGAATGAAGACTTTACCATCAGTAATGGGGCTAAAATCGCCCAAGCAGTCTTATGTCCGGTATTTAACGGTCATCAGGTCAGTTTGATGAAGACCGATAGTATTAAAGAAAATAAAGAACGAGGTTCACGAGGATTTGCCTCAAGTGGATTTTAATATCAAAGTGATACACTAACTTAATGGTGTATCACTTTTTTTTTGATTTTTATAAATCATATCGTCTATATTAAATAGACAAAGAAATAATTTATCTATAATATGGCAGTAACGAAGAAAAAGAAATCTTTGAAAGAGATGACGATACAAGAATTATATTATTATAATTGTCTCGTAAGACAACAAATCGATAGTACCCTTGTACGGTTGAGAGGACAATTAAAAGATTTAGATTCTGAAAAAACTAATGAGAATAGAATGAAATATAATAAAGTATTAGAAGCTGTGCAGGAAGAGATTAATAAGAGAATTTTTGATATTGTTATATAATGAATTTTATTACAAAAATACGTTCTTTAATTAGTGGTTTGTTTTATGGAATGAAGACCACTGAAGATATAGTTCTTAAGCAATCAGGGGCATCTCATCAATTGGAAGGCACTACGATACAGCAAAAAGTAGAAGACAAACGGGTGTCTAAGGCATTACTTCGTGGTGAATTAACTCAAGAGGTGGAAGAGTTACGTTATCGTACATATAATGTCGATAGAGAAGCCAAGAATTATGAATATTATACGCCGATATTGGCAATGCGTCGTGATAAGATGGATACCAAATTCGTAAAATATTGGAACGATGATAATCTTGAAGTAATAACCATACAACCTAACGAAATAAGTGATGATGGTATTAACAGTATCGATGCCGATGACGAAGGCGTATATAAGAGCTATGAATTGTTTAAAAATAAACATAATTACAGTATAAAGCTTACAAGAGGTGATTTTACCCCTAGATATTATATTGAAGAATATATCAGCCGTGTCGTAGTCCGTAGAATCGATGATGAATATTCAATGCTTGACTTATATATATCAAAATACCCGAACGATAAAGATTTCAAATCAAAAGGTCTTATTAGAGAGATAGAAAAGATTAAAAATGAAAGGTTAAGATCCGATATAATCGATATAAATACCCTATCATTTATCACAAACCATGCATTCAAGTACGATAATATGTTTGAATTCGAGTTTGATAACCTTAGATTAGCATATGTTAATGAATATGACGGTTTCTATGTGATTAGTTTCAAGTCAAGAAACGTCAAACAAGGAAATGACTTAATGAAAAAGTATTATAGTAAATCAATGGACGATAAATATAAGACAAATGCCAAAAAGGAAATTATATTAAATCCATTTGACATTACCGACAATTCAAAGGTATATAAATGCGAACATTGCGGAAAGGAAATAAAATACGATACTGATGAAATCGATTATATGCCTATATTCCAACCAAGGGATATATTCGATGAAGAACAATGTAATAAAATTTCGCCGACAGAATATTTGGATGCCCAAATTTGTGAACAGACCTTTGGTGTCGTTTTATGTCACGATTGCCTTAAAAAATATATAGAAAATAATAAGAAGCAAAAATAGTTACCACGAATAAACCTATGGATGATAAAAAATATGCTTTTCTGATGATAAGTTTCGATACACCGGAATTCGTCAAAGACCTTCAAAACAAAATACCTGAAGATGAACTCTATACCGATGATAACAGCCCGCACGATTATGGACTTGAGAAAGAGACACACGTCACTTTAGTTCCTTGCCTTGATAACGATACGAAACTTAATGATATTAAAAAGTATCTTAAAGAGATATCACGTTATAAGACAATTTTAACGAATATATCACTTTTTAAAAATGATGACTATGACGTGTTAAAATGCGATGCACAATCAGTACTGTTGAAAGACACAAACAAAAATATTACGGAAGAGTTTCCGACACATTCAGAGTTTAAGGATTATCACCCACATTTAACGATAGCCTATTTAAAAAGCGGAATGGGTGATAAATATGTAAAAGATTGCTTGATGCCTTTAGTAATATTAGAACCTAAAAGTTTTCTATACAGTTTTTATGATAATAAAGGTAATTTTAAGCAAGTATCATTCACTGATTGATTTTTAAACTCTTATTCGTTATAATAATTTTATAAACTATTAAGTTATTTACAATGGGTATATTAGACCAGTACAAAAAACAGTTGGAAGAAGACAGAAAAAATGAAAATGATAATTTCAGCGAGGATTTCAATATTGAAGTCGATGAAGACTATAAGGAGCAATACAAAAAAGAACTCCATAAGCAAAGGGCAGACATTTTCGATAACGAAAAACAGTATACTGAGCGCATAAATAATACCTTGGTCAGATTACACGAGGATGAAAAAAGTGCCGATTTAATCAAGAATGAAGACGTTGACCGTATTATAGTTAAGCATTTCTATTGTCCAGAATGTGGTAAAGAATTAGTGAGTAAGGCGCCTCCAATGTTTAATCCTTTTACGATGGAACGTATCTGTTTACATGAATGTCAATGTGGAAAGAGATATAATCTTGATTATGCCTATCCTAGATTTGTCTTGATAAGCAAAGAAGGGCAGGAAATAAACGCTTATGGTATTTAAAAGGTATGAGAATTGCAATAGATTTAAATGATGTCGTCAGAGATTATACGAATCAATTTATTAAATGTTATCAAAAATTGATTGATCCTTCTTTCGACATTACCGAGGAAAAAGTTACTGATTTTGATTTCTTTAATATTTTCCCATTTCCTGATCAAGAAGGAGATACCGATAAAGATTTGTATTATCGTTTTAAATACGAGGATGCGGCATATGATTTATTCGGTCGTGCTGAAGTAATGGATAAAAAAATACCTTCCGAAATGTCATTATGGTTACAAAATACACTTAGAAATTTTGAATATGACAAGATACCGGAAGTATTATTCGTAAGTCCCTTTGAGATGAATTTGAGTATCCAATCTACTTTATCATTTTTGGCACGAATAGGAACTCGGGTACGTGAAGTATATTTCCCTACTGATAGTATGACTATATGGGATAGATGTGATTTGTTGATCACAGCGAATCCGAAACTGATAGAAAATGTACCAGAGGGGAAGAAGGTTTTTAAGATAAATGCCCCTTATAATAAAAATACAAAAGCTGATTATACATACGATAATTTAATCGATGTAATACATGATGAAAATAATGTCTTATCTGATATAATAGAGAACTATGGAGACACTAACGTTTAATAACATATCATACGCCATCAATCTTGAAAAGTTAATGGAATGGGTAAATTCACCTGTCGATGGCGATAGTAATCAACTACAATCGACAGTTACTGAAGTATGGGCTAAGCCAGAAGGAGAATATGTCAATGATGACGGTGAGATAAATGATGAACTCGACCTTATAACCAAGGAGATGACCGATGTTAAGTCAGACAATTCGATGTTGACTGCCAAATTTGAATTAATAAAGGACATACTTAATGTCATTTTGGAAATCAACTATAATCCTGATGGCTCATTGAAATTAACTGACAGTCTTACGTTAAGTGAAGTATTATGTCTGAATACATTAATTAAAGAAGGAATAATTTACGAAATAGATTAAAATGAACAATAATGTTATTGATAGAATAGATAAAGCTATCTCCGATCTTAAAAATAACAGATTCACAATATATTTTTTCGTTGCTGATTGTAAAAATGTCCCTAACAGCAGTATGGAATATATCTACGAGATGGCAAAAACCTTCCAAGATAAAGGTTATAACGTCACAATGCTTTATCAATTGGATAATGAGTATAGCGATAAAGAACTCGATGAATTAAAACGTAAAGAGAAATTCATAGATGAAAATAGAATATTTACTGGTGTAAGAGAATGGATGGGAGATGATTATGCCAATATCCCGCATTTGAATATCTCAAAAGGTAATTGGTCAGTATCACCTTCGGATTATCTGTTTATTCCTGAGGCATTCTCTTCGTTGATGTATCAGACATACAAACTTAATGCCCCTTGTCGTCGTTATGTGATTCTCCAAAATTATAATTACGTTACTGATTTTATTCCACTCGGAGTAGAATGGAAAAACTATGGAATATATGATGTCTTGGCTTCGACGGATAAATTGGCGAAGACAATACAATCGGTTTTCCCTTACGTTAGGACAAAAGTAATCTCTCCATTCATTAATGAGTGTTATCGGAAACCATTGAAACCTCATAAACTTTGTGTAAATATTATATCGAAGAAACAAAGCGATGTTAACCGTTTAATAAAGACATTCTATTGGAAATATCCAGTTTATAAATTTATTTCGTTTAGAGATGTCAGAAACCTAAGCCGTGAAGATTATTGCGAAGCCCTTAAAGAAGGAGCGATCACCGTATGGATAGATGATGACACTGAATTCGGACATACATCTTTGCAAGCAATGCATTGTGGTAATATCGTGATTGGAAAAATACCAGAAACTATTCCAGAATGGATGCAGGATGAAGAAGGTATTATTAATAATGGCTTTTGGACATATAATCGAGAAGCGATACCTGATGTTTTAGCGAAAGTAATAGCCTCTTGGATGCAGGATGAAATTCCTTCTGAATTAACAGACAGCGTTGATGAGACCGTTAAGAAATATACTCGTAAAGAGTGGGATGTAAAGCTCACAAGTTTTATCAAAGGAGCAGTTAACGAGAGGATCAATGAATTTAAAATGATAAAAGACGGCGAAATCAATAATAATGATAACATGATGAACAAATAATGGATATTACTGTAATTTTACCAATACATAAATTAGAGAACGAAGACTTCGATTATTTGAGAAAGTCTTTAACAAGTTATCTTAATAATCAAACTTCATATTCACACGGTAAATTGAAGTTAATGATTATTGCTTCGCAAGAAGCACAACAGACAGTTACGACAATAACTAATTCGGTAATGTCCGGAAATGAAAACAATTATTCGATTGTTATTAATGACGGTGATACTGATTTCTGTTCACAAATTAATACGGCGGTTAAATTAATAGATACAGAATTTTTCTCCATTCTCGAAATGGATGACGAATATAGTTCTAAATGGTTTAATATGGCATATGAATGGTACGAGACAGAAGCCAGTGCGAGTGTCTTCTTACCGATTAATGTACAATATAACGAAGACCACACAAAGTGGCAATTTGGAAACGAATTGGTATGGGCGAGTTCATTCTCGAATGAATTAGGGGTTATTGATTTTGAATGCCTTGATAATTGTTCTACTTTTAATTTAACCGGAGGTATTTTTAATATGTCTGATTTCATAAAAGTAGGAGGTTTGAAGCCATCGATAAAGATTGCATTTAATTATGAATTTTTATTGAGAGCCACCGACAAGAAACTTAAAGTCATCGTAGTACCAAAAGAAGGTTATAAACATTTAATAGGTCGAAAAGGTAGTCTTACTTCTGAATATGAGAAAACAATCAGTGATAAAGATGTCAAGAAATGGTTCGAGTTAGCTAAGTGTGAATATCCTTATGTAAAAGACAGAAAGAAAAAAATCATTAGCGACGATAAAAAGGAAATACTAAAATAAAATAATAACAACCTCTATGGATGGAAGAAACGAAATCAAATGCGCCTAAGAAAAGAGGTCGAAAACCATCGAAGAAGAGAAAAGGTTACTTTTATGAAGAACAGGAAGAGGCATTCCTTAAATATGTTACGAGTAAAAATCAATCCGAAAGAGATAGAATTTTCCGAGATAAACTTTATCCTGCCTTTACTAAGATGATCGAGTCTATCATTAGGAGATATGAATTATTCACTCCTAATGAGGACTTCGAAGACACTTTTTGTGACACAATGTCATTCTTAATTACGAAGGTTAATAATTTTGATCCTACAAAAGGCTATAAGGTATATTCATATTGTGGTACTGTCTGTAAAAATTATCTCATATATAAAAGAACCCAAATGATGAAACAAATACAAAGACAATCATCATATGATGTGATTTTTACAAATGGTGATAAAGATAACCGTTCTAACGACACGACAAAGATTGACACGATGTTTTTCAACAACGAATTAATCGAGGAGACAATAAAGGAAATCAAAAGAATCATCGGGATTAAGAATCCGATATTAAAACCGACCGAAAATGAAATCACCGTCGGCTATTGTCTTATCGAGATATTAACTAATTGGGAAGAAATCTTTAAACAAGTATCAAGTAAAAAATTCAATAAGACCTCTTTCTTATATTTTGTTAAGGAATATACCAGATTAGAAACCAAGGACATACGTGAAGCAATGAAACGATACAAGGAACTTTACTTTTTTACTAAGCAAAAATTATTGAAGTGATACTTATCTATTAAATAATAATAAGTAATTATGGCAGCAGTTAAAAAAAGGTACAAACTAAGACTTAATTCGCTTGATAAGATAGAGGAATTATTGCAAGAATTATATAATGAGGCAGACAAAAATATTGTCGAAATACAAAATCAGATGAATAAATTATCTAATTCTGTTGCATTGAACGATGAAATTATGGATTCAAAAACCAAATATGCTAAGGCAATGAATGATTTCATAACGAATAAAGATAAAGCAATCGGGCGAAAGTTGGACATTGCAAAATTAATGACCGAAATTCATAAATTCAACGGCGACGTGAGAAAGATGGTAGATAATGAAGAATCAGTAGGAAATTGGGAAGATTTGAAAGATGTCGTCGAGTCGACTACTAACGATAGCAACGATCAAGAAACTGTCGAGACTGACAGTTATTCCATCAATAAACATTCATAGTTAGATAATGGCAAATTTAAAACAAGTTAAGAGCGAATCACTGGCATTAATAGATGCCGTGATGTCAATATTAGATAAATATCCAGATCTGAGTAATGGAAACACTTATCTTTCTGTAAATACTTCAACAAATCCCTTTGAATTCCTGATGGACTGTTTCAAAGGGACTGTTGGTTATGATGCGTTGATAGATATTATATCGTCTTTTATTTCAACAGGACTACCTGCCTTGGAAGTTGCCGTAAAAGGTGTATTACTTACTAATATAAAGAATCTATTAACTTGTTCACTGAACCCATTCATCACAGATGATATATTAAGGGAAGGAATTGTATTTGACCTTTCACAAATAGATATTACCGATAAATTAAGATATTCGCCTATAAGTCAAAAAGGAAAATATTATTACTTTGGTTGCAATAAATGTGAAACTGCAATGGATATCAGAGATACTTGCACGAAAAAAAGTAATCTATTTAAAAACACGTTAGGTGGATTCGTACCGACATATACGAATAGTGAGAGTGAAGATTCTGATTTTGATTGTCTTCTCTGGTACATGAAGAACCGAGCAACAAAACGTGAAGTATGGTCAAGAGATCCTAATGAAGAACCTAAAACGGTAGCTGAAAAAGAAAATAAAAAAGACGGGATAGTAACCCTTGAATTTAATGAGAGTTCACGTTCAATTAAAAATGCCGAAGGACAACCGTCATTTCTTCAAACCCCGTATCTGAATGTATTGCACGTATTCATAGGCAATGCTCAAGAAATAATGGGGAATAATTATAAGTCCTATGAAAATGAATTATCTGACATTGAAAGAAACTTGAAAGAAATAAATAAGGAAATAGATAAAGGTCAGAAATTGATTAATAAGGTCGATGATAACTTGGCTAAAATAGATGAGCAATTAAAAAATAATGAGATAGAATACGATGATTATCAACAACAATACGGATTATTGTCCGATAAATTAACTAAGTATGAGAATAATATGGATAATCTCGAAGGTGAAAGACGTATTCTGTATGAGAAAAAAGCCAAGGCATTACAAAAATTAAAAAATGCTTCACAGGATAAGGTATATCGTAAAATTGATACGAACTATTATTATCAAAAGACTTTAATTGAATTTAATACTGATTATGTTAACTCTTTACGGTTATTTGATAGTAAAGTTGTCGCAGCAAGGTTAATTGATAGTCTAACGGGTTTATTATCAATAGACTTAGATTTATCATACAAACAATTATTAATACGTAATGAAATCAATAAAATGGTTTCGGCGGTTATTGAAAGTGACGATGTGGTAGTAAATGATTGCTTCTTTTCATTCTCTAATGATGATTATAATTCAATGTTGCAGAAAAGTGAGTATAATAAAATGGGATTATATTCATCTGATGGTACAAATACTTCAGGAGTTACAATAGATGCTGATAGCTTGTTACAACAGTTAAATGGAATAGATGCTTCAGCAACAAAAGAAGAAATCAATACCATAATTAAAGGAAGCATCACTGAGTTGAGCAAACAATTATCAAAAGTCGATTATCTTGAGACTGATCAGTTAAATTTCGGTTTACAAATAAATTTCATCGAAAAACTGATGAACAATCTCGCTAATGTAATTGTTCAATCTATATTATCCCCAAAGGTATATCTGTTAATATTAATAAATCTAAAGTTACTCGGACAAGATGTAAATTTTAACCTTGAAGGATTCATTGAAAAATTTAAGCAGCTTATCACAAGTTTACTTAGGGCAATAAGAGATTACCTGATTAATTATCTTGTCGATAAACTTATGTCAATATTATCTGATTTAGTGAAGGAAATTGCTATTAGAATGAATATTGAACAAGCCCAATATTATGCAAGATTGCTTAAAAAATTAATTGATTGTATTAAGAGTAAAGGTAATGGTATGGACTTTAATATCGATAATGTTGATTATGCTGATATATATCAGCAAGAAGCTGAAAATAATACAGATAAATGTTAAATACGTATGAGTTGGATTGAAAGCATCGCTAACGGGATAAACAAAGCCTTAAAATCAGTTAGACCTGCATTACCGGCGATACCGGCATTATTATTAATATGTGAACTTAAAAGAAGACCGGGATTAAGTGCAATCGCTCTGACAAGTGCAATTATTAGCCGTTTGAATGAAGCTGGTATTACAACGGGGGTAAATGAAGATGGCTCCGAGAATAAGATAAATAAATTTGTCAGAATAATGTGCGAAGAAATGGTAAATGAAATTAAGGATAATGCAGTCGTTAATGCCGTTATAGAACCTGGTAGCGTAATTACTACAGGTACTGGGGCAAATGCCGGTGGCCCGGTTACAGTTATATCAACAAATACAATGGTTTCTCAATTATCAGGATTAATTAGATAACATTATGACCAAGAATTATAATATGTTAAGTACATCCGAATTGAAGGATGAAATTCTAAAATTGACTGAAAATTTTAATAATGCAAAAGAGGAATTATCTAAAAATTATAAAATAATGGATGATTGCTCTAAAGCGTATGAAGAGATAACGTCAATAATAAATAAAAGGGAGGGTAAAAATAAATGAATAATATAATTCGTTTTTGTGAAGTGTTAAGCGTCGTTGATGATAAAGCAGGACTTCGTATTAAAGTTCGTCTAGAACCTGAAGACGCTAACTGTAAATATATTGATGATTTACCTTATTGTTTCCCTTTATTACCAAAGTTAATCCATATTAATCCGAAGGTAGGAGAATGTGTTATGGTAATATTAACCGATTCAGATTCTCCAAAAGGAAATCGTCTATTTATTGGTCCTGTTATTTCTCAACAATATGGATTAAACTATGAACCCTTTCGATTTCAATCAAGGGCATTACTTAATGGAAATAACTATGCGAAGCCATTACCAGATCCAATAATGAATGCCGATAATGACGGTTCATATCCTGATAGAGAAGATATTGCTTTACAAGGAAGGCAAAATGCCGATGTAATATTAAAAGATAATGAAGTCAGAATACGCTGTGGCTTCAAACGTTACCCGAGTGGAAAGCCTGAAGATACATTATTATTCAATCGTGATAATCTGTCATATATACAGATGAAATATAAAAAGATGCAAGATGAAAAAAATAAAGAATATTCATCTTGTATAAATGTGGTTGCTGATAAAATTAATTTATTATCGCATAATTCAAAGACGGCGTTTAATTTAAATAACCCAAAGGATCTCATTACTGATGATGAACAGTTAAATATTGAAAAAAATGCCCATCCTATGATATATGGCGACGAACTGATTGATTTCCTCAAAAAATTAATAGAAGTCATTAAAACACATACACACTCTTTCCCTATGGATCCTCCATGTTTTAATGAACCTAAAACAAAAGTATTAAATACCGATTTAGACACGATGTTATCGAAATCGATAAAGTTCAATTAATATTACGGATAATTGCTTATACATTAGCGATTATCCTATTTTTATAATATTTATATTAAAAGTCTTTTTAACATGGCAATAGTAACGAGAACTTATATTGAAAAATGTAATACCATCGTTAAGGATAATCACGCTAATTTATCGTTAAATCCAATAATGGAAATAAACTATGGCAATATGTTATCCCGTGGTATTATATATTTCGATCATACTAAGGTAAAAAAAATGGTCGAAGATAAAACATATACTGATATCAATAAACTAAAACATATATTGCATATTACCAATTCCTCATCTATTATTGACAAAAATATAAACAGATGCGGAATGGATTCACAAATCGATGGACACAAACAAAGAGCTGCTTCCTTTGATCTGATATTTTTTTTAATTCCTAATGAGTGGGATAATGGAAAAGGCTTTGATTATGTAATGGATGTATACAATGGAAACCATCGTGGTATTAGTACTGATGGTTCTAATTGGTATAAATTTCGTAACCATTTCAGATGGTCAGAAGAAGGAATTTATTCAACCGAAACCTTATCAAAGGAACTTGATTTGGCAACTTCGCCAAAAGGAAACTTATCGGATAAAATCATAGGCTTCCAGCATTTTGACTACGGTAATGAGAATATTGAACTCGATATTACGTGTACAATGAATAAATTTATTACAGGTGAACTTAATAATTATGGTATCGGAATTGCGTATGCGCCATCTTTCGAGGATTTGAAAACTGACGTTTCACAGTATACAGGATTTTTTACCAATCATACTCATAGTTTTTTTGAACCATATGTGGAAACAATATATGATGACATCATTAACGACGATAGGTCAAATTTCTACCTTGATAAAGATAACAAATTATATTTCTATAGCCTTATTGGTGGCAAATATACAAATTTAGATGAATATCCGATATGTACAATTGACGATAAACAGTATGAAGTAAAACAAGCGACTAAGGGGATATACTATATCGAAATTAATTTATCCTCAGATGATTATGAGTTTGACACGATGCTATATGACAATTGGTCTAATTTAAAGTATAGAGGTCATCAATTCAAAGACATTGAATTACAATTCGTTACTAAGCCAAGTGATAAATATTTCAATTTAGGTCTTCCGTATAATGATGATAATTCGTCTGATGAAATCGTGCCATCATTATATGGCATCGGAGTTAATGAGAAAATTCCACGTGGAGATATACGAAAAGTAAATGTCGAATGTAAAATACCTTATAGCAGTAGGCAAATGAAAGCTGTTGATGGACTTGAATATCGACTCTATGTAAACGAAGGCACTGAAGAATATAATGTAATTAATTGGCAGAAAGTCGAAATCGGATATAATGAAAATTATTTTTTAATCAATACGAATGAATTAATTCCTCATAGATATTTTATCGATATTAAGGTAAAACGAAATATGGAAGAACTACTTTATAAAAAATTATTGCAATTCGACATTGCCAGTATTACTAATAATAAAAAAGTCTAAGATAAATAAAGATGATAAAGTTAAACGAAAACGATTACAAAAATATTATAGAAAATTGTGTCAGAAGACTTATCACAGAAGAAATGTATGATGATAATGAAGAAATGACACCTTTTGAAAAATATGCTCAAGATTATCCAGATGAGAATTTTAATGTCGAAAATATGGATAGGGATGAACTTGCTGAATGGTGTCTGAATAATGATTTTCTCTATATCTTTAATCCATTCGGAAGATGGAGGATATCTGGAGCGAATTCAAGTGAGATACAAGAGGATATTGCAAACGACATCAGAAATTGTGCATATATAGAAAAGACGCACGAAATGGATTGGTTAATAGAGGATAAGAAAAACTTATTTGGCTATCGTGCGCACATTGCAGTATTCAAATTACATAATACAAAGGATGGAGATTATTATGTAATATATGAAGAATAATAATAAAGGTAGTGAAAAACATTCACTACCTTATTTGTATTTAATTATACGATAAGGTTTATTCTGTCTTTGCATAATATCTATCATATGTTTTGTCCCTTTACTTTCACCATTCCAAAAAGCTATTAGAGAGTCAGCATTTTCAGACATTACTACATTTCTTCTATAACCGGCAGATTTACCATATTTATCCCAATCAGCGGGATAACAATGAAGTTGCAAATTGTGGTTAACTGCAAAACGTTCACCCAATTCATCTGCCCCTTTTGCGTGACCCGAAACTATTTCAACCTTATGAGTTTTTAATTTTTTAGATAAAATTTTTAGGCATTTATCGTCTAATAGTTTATAATCATTAAAATCACGACCTCCAGCAATAATCACCTTAAATATTTTCTTTTCTTCCATTTTTAACTTTTAGCGAATAAATCATTTATTTCTTTGATCCATTGATTTCTTACGGCTGATTTGTATGCTCCTTGATGATTTACAATAAAATCGGTCTTGTCCTTACAGCTTCTTGCGACCTTTATACACCTGTCTTTATTGTTCCAATAGCCATTCTTGTGTATTTTCTTATCAAGGATACCAAATTCATCAAACCAATCATTTGTAAGACAGACATAATAACATTGATAGTTAGCTTTCCTTAACTCATTTTTATAGAGATAATTTTTACAAAAATCTTTACATCGTTCGTAAGTCCATATTTTACTCGAACCAATAGATCCGCTAAATTCTCCTGTCTTTGCAATGTTTAATACATTCCATCCCTTTTCTTTATAAAAGTTTAACCAATCATCTTCCTTAATTAAGCTTTCTTTTGCGTTTAATTCATATTCTTTAATAATTGGAGAAGGAATATTAATGTTTTTATTCTTACAAAACATATATAGTCCGTCATATGTTATACGACCATCAGAATGCTTACGACCTCTTCGATGAGACATATCACGTTCGTGTAGATTTATTGTCTGACCTACATAACACGTATTATAATCTTTGATTTCATATACATAAATAAGATGATTTTTATTTTTCTCTTCATTAAACCTTTTATCTTCTTTAATGAAAAGATTATCATCCAAATAAGTTATGTAATTATTTCTCAATGCCGCATTATAACCACTTTTACAATGTTTTCTGAACTCTTTCTTGGTCTTATATTTTGAAGCCTCTTTAATGAGATTATCAAGGTTATTCCAATAACCTACAGCTTTATTCTTCAAGGGAAATACTTCATACAACCAATCGTTTCTTTTTAGCCCCATATAGCAGCCATAACAATGTTTCTGCAACTCAGTGATAGTATTATATTTCTTGGCTTCGACAATACAATTTTCTTTATTATTCCAATAATTAATTTCTCTCATTATTTTATTTCGGATATTTTAAATCGGTGAAACCATTCTTTTTAATTGAATTATAACAACCACCAAACCTTTTAATTAATTCTTTCGTATTTTTGCAAGAATTGAAAGCCTTCTTACAATTCTCATAATTGTCCCAATAATGGTCAGAACGTTTTGAATATTCGAAAAAGTCCATTAGCCATCCATTTTTCCTACTGGCGTTATAGGCACTTTGATTTTTGACCTTAAATTCCGTTATATTTCGATATTTTGAGGCTTCCATTTTACACGCTTCATAATTCCATTTGCACACCGCACCAAGTGAGCCTTTATTGACACCCGTGACAGCCTTATTTAAAGGTCGCCACCCCTTATTGATATATTCCTTTAAATAAAAATCCTCATAAAACTGACTTTCAGTCGCCGTAAGGTCTTCTTTGAGTATTACGTATGGAGGAATTTCTATTCCCTTATCAATGCAGTATTTATATACAGTGTCGTTATTATCACTAATATGTTGTTGATGCCTTCTTTTTAAATTATTTGTTCTTCCGACATAAAATGTATTATAATCTACGAACAAATAAACGTATACAAGATGTATCTTTTCATCATATGAATGATACATTATTGTCTTATCGTATAAATTATTAATTTCGTCTTTCCATCCATTTTTCTTTACGGAATGGTAAGCACCATAAGAATGCCTTTGAAATTCAGATATATTACGATATTTCTTGGCTTCTACAATACAATTTTCTTTAACATCCCAAAAACCTTTCGGTTTTTTCTTTTTAAATTCAGGGAAACAATCGTTTTCCCATCCGTGTTTCAACACGGAAGCATAACAACCGTTACTTTTATCTTTTAATTCTGTCATTGAACTAAATTTCTCGGCTTCTTCGATACAGTTCAACTTGTTATTCCAATAACTATAATCCTTTACAGCCTTATGTTTAATGATAAAGAAATTATTCTTCCAATCATTACGTATAACTGAATTGTAGCATTCAGTATTGTTTCTTCTTAACTCTTTAATAGTAGTATATTTTTTACATTCATCCTTGCAATGTTCGTAATTATTCCAATATTTTAATGCTTTATAATCTGGACAATGATTAAATACTTCATCAAGCCATCCATTTTCTTTCATTGACAAATAGCAATCATATGCGGACCTAACGAATGTTGTATAATCGTTATATCTTTTTGCCTTGGCAATACAATTTTCTTTATTTTCCCATTTTGATATGATTTTAATTCTATTCGGGAAAAATTTGTCCTTCCATTTATTTCTAATTAAAGCATAATAACAACCAGATGAATTTGCCTTTAATTCTTTAAGATTTCTGTATTTACGACATTCATTTTTACAATTCTCATAATTGTCCCAATAACCCTTTGGTTTTTTAATATAGTCTGATGTATTCATTAATAATTTTTATTTAAAACGTATTCGATAGTACCACAATCCCAAATCTTATAATAGTCAGAATTTTCCATCTTATTTTTGCCTAAAGATATTTGTTTCTTGAAATCATCCTTATTAATCCTTTTTCCATGCCCATTTGTATAAGAATAACTTACATCGTTTATTTTATCTTTAACAAAACCATTTTCGGTATAGAGGTAATTAACTTCATCACTTTCCCATCTTCTATCTATAAATGCCCGTATCGTTTTATAACAATAATTTTTAATGAAAAAATTCAGCATCGCAGAAAATGAACCAATTACTTTATAATGGATATCATCAGAAAATCTAACAAGTGTCCATTCGTCATTAAGTTGTTTAGTAAACGACATTAGGCTTATTAATTTTCCATTATAAAACATACCGATATGAATTGTTGCATTGTAATAACCTTGGATATCATTAAAATTTAAAAAAGATTCGGCACAATCATTTGTCGTCTCTCTAATATCACATTTCTCGACATTAACAATAGGCAAATTCTCCTCAAGATTTAATATACGACTTATCTTTTTTAATAACGCTTCTTTATGGTAGATATATTCATCTTCAAAAATATGAAACAATTTAATCCCAATCGCCTCACATTCGTTCTTTTTTGATATATGATAATGTTTATCCTTACCGAATTGTTCAGAATGCCATCTTAAACCGTTATATTCAAACGCAATATCTTTCTGAGGCAGATATATATCTATTTCTTTATTTTTCAAAATGGAATGATTTCTCTGTTCTATTATTAAATTAGAATTATTTTTAATGAAGTTGATAATTTCATCTTCAGCATCAGACTTGTGGTTTCCACATTTCGGGCAACTCTTTCCTTGTAACAGGGCGTCTGGACATATTTGAAATTCACCGTGCCTTATACCTTTATTATTACATTTATTACATATTACAGTAACTTTAGTTTGACTTGTAATATATTTAACCTTGGAAAAATCAAGATCATTACAATTATATAAACTTTTTAATTTACGTATAAAGGTCTCGGTCGTGTATCTATGCGATTCGATCTGTTTTGCCTTTCCTATTTCAGGATGAGTACTACCTTTTAAATGAACAATAGGCTCTTGCCAGAACTCTCCATATTCAGTACCATCTGGACGTAAGTCATGTGAAATGATTTTGACCTTGACGTGCATACCCTTATACTTGACTTCAGAATAATCCAAATTTTCTCCCTTGTGTACTTCCTTAAATCTCTTAATTATTTCACTTTGTGAGGACAATTTGCTTTTTGATATACGTAAGCCTCTTTTATCTGGATGACATTGTCCCTTTAAATGGTTCGACGGTGTTTGCCAAAATTCGCCATATTCGGTACCATCTGGACGTATATCGTGGTCGATAATTTTCACAGGCGTGCGATTATTGATATATTCAATTTCCGAATAATCTAAATTCTCATCCTTATGTATCTGTTTTGCTTTGTTTATAAAATTAAATTTTAATTTACTTCTATCCATAGAATGGTTTAATAATTTATATTATGAATCTCTAAATATGTAAAATTATAAAAATCATCGTTAAAATAGAAATTTATTTGGTTAAATAATATAAAAAAGAAAAAGACACTACATAATTTGTAGTGTCTTTTAACTATAATTAAGAGTCTTATTAAAATTATCTCAATTCATTAGGGTTCCAATAGACCAAGCCATCGACCTTGATTGCTCCGTAGTAACGGTTATTAACCAACTTCTTAGCGTATCTCGTGCAGATACCCTTTACTGGAGCAAAGTTAAATGGATTATACATTGTTGGGGTCAGTGCCATTGGGATATATGGTGCGTAGATATAGCCGGTATCAAGCAAGCTTGTACCGTGGTGTCCCATAATCAAAGACCAATGAGGTGCGTATGGGTCAACGATAACCTGATAACGTCCTTGCAAAGAACCAATCTTCTCAATACCCATATTGTATTGATCACTTTCAGCAGATGCGTCAGTTACGTGGAAATACTCAAGGTCATTTAATACAGCAGAAATTTCAGCAGATACTACAATGAAGTTTGCTCCACCACGCAATGTAGCCTTTTGAATCTGTGCTGAGATTTGGTTGATTTTTGTCATCAATGTTTGATTCCAATCCTTCTGTGTATAAACAGTTGATGTTGTAGCCAAACGTTGCCATCCGTTATAGTCCCAACGTGCCTGCCAAGGTGCAGCCTTACGTAAGTCACGGAGAATTTCACGGTCGATCTCAGCAGCAATCTGTTCTGAAAGAATAGCAGTCAACTCAGCTTCTGCATCTATATTATGAAAAGCGGATACGTCCTGAGCAAGTTCAGGTGACCAAGTAGCTCTCAACTTTCTTTCTTCAACGGATACTGTTTCTGAAGTAAGTTGGAATGAAACTTCACCCATTTCAGTTTCCAATTCGAGTGAGTCATACTGTGCCCAAGCAATTTGGAATAACTTATCTGCTAACAATGCACCGTCGTCATCCTTGTCAGTCATAGTAACCTTAGTAGGATCTACACCGATATAACCGTTGATTGTCTGTCCTTGTTTCTTGCAAGGCTTTGTTAAATCAAGTTCGATATACATCTTACCATTACCATCACAGATATTAGCCTTACCCTTATCGTCATTATAATTAACTAACTGATCACCGTACTTCTGTGTTACGAAACGGAATGGAATTGATTCACCCTTCTTGAATGATGTGAAGTTATCACCACCATCAATATCCTTTGTAACGATAACTTTCATAGAAGCAGTAAATGCTTCGCTATCCATTTCATTACCATCAGGACCTGTCAAACGACCTGCGTTATAAGAAGAGAAACCACCTACTTGAAGCAAGAGACTGCTCAATGATTTATCCATACTGTTCAAAGGAAGCTTGCCCATATCCTCGACTGAATGGTATGCGCCATCAGCTCCAATTTCAACAACGCTTGCAGTACCTACCTTGATAGTTATACGACCCTTAGAGTTGTCGAACAAGAAGTCATTGTAGAACAAATCATACAAAGTCTTCTTCATATATGTTGTAACCTTTGGTGTTGTATGATCCTTGTCAGTCTGTACAGGTTCAACTACTTCATCAGGAAGACCATAACGACCATATGATTCGAATGAACGTTTTGTCTTGTCATCAGCAGAAAATTCTGAACCATCATAGAAACGATTCTGTCTCTGATAACCTTGGAGACCTACGTGACGACCAGTATCACCGTCGGTAATCTGAGTTGCGTCTTTGAAATCCCAATCTCTTTCTGATGTTACTGGCTTGATGAAGAACAACTTACCTATAGGAAGGTTCATTGCCTGTACTGATACGATGTCGTTTGCAAGCAATTTTGAGAACACACGACGGATAAGAGGGAATACGACTGTCTCGAAAGAACCTGAGTTATCGGCAGTTGTAGCCTCGTAAATCAAGTGTTTAGCCTGACTTTCGTAAAGAGTTGCAATACTCTCCTTAATATGACCTTGCAAACCGTCGAGAAGACCTAAGTTTTCCCAACGTTTCTGGATATCTTCTCTGATTTTCTTTTGTGCGTTGAGTTCAATGTTGCCCACTGCACCACTTGTTAATAATTCACGCATATTTTAATATACAATTTTCACTTATTATTATATAAATATCACCTTGTTATAAGAAAATTAACATTTTTTAAAAAATCTTTATACTCTGTCAAGTCTTCTCATAAAATCAAGGGTTTCTGTCAAATCATCTGACTGATACATCGGCGTCTCGACAGTATGCTTTGTCGCTTCTGACAATTGAGCGTTAAGTACGTTATCCACGTTCTGTGTCTGATGTGTACGGTGTAATTCTTCTGTAATTGTCTTATATAATGAATTACTTTCGTTACAAGTCTTCACATCATTGAAACGTTTGATGATAGATTGCTTTTCATCGGCTGTGGTAGCATTTTCCTTAAGCAACTTAACGATGTTTCCAAGACTTTGATTAATTACGATTGCTTCTTGCAATTGTTTCTTTAAGTTTGGTAACAATGATTTAAGTTCTTTATTCTCACGGAAAATTTCATTTGCTTTTCTCTTGATGCTTTCCATCTGGGCTTCGCTGTATGAATTATCCGCAGTTCCATGAATCTGTTTACCTCCGGCATGTGAGTTACGACCCTTTGCTGCTTTTGAATTAGTATTAGTATGCACCATACCGGTTCCACGATTATAAGCACCTTGTTCCTGTGTAGTCATTGCCTCATTAACATCTTTATCAAATGGGGCATTGTCACCTTTACCAGGGAAAGGTTTCTCGGTACCTGTAGGTACACCACCATCCATAGAATAAGTCTTACTTGGGTCGGCAGGTTCGTGATTATCTGGTGTAGTCATTGCTGTCTTCTTCTGATAATCGTCTGTGTATCCGACATTACCGTGATTTTCAGCTTCACCTAATGAATCATCATCGTCACAACCGTCACAACTTTCATCGTCTACATCTAATTGGATAATGTATTCTTTGTTAGTCTCATCGTCAGTTAATTCGATATTACCGTCGTCATTTTTTACAACACGCACACCATCTTCAGGCTTCATTACTTTCAGAACTTTGATGACATCTTCTGCATCCATTCCTGTCAAGTCATATTCGCCGTCCTCGCCTTTATAATCCTCAAGACCACTCCATACATCATCATCTCCGGTGTCGTCTGTACCATCCGCATCTGTTACGTCAGCATCATCGTCACCCGTACCGTCTTCCTCACCATCTGTTGCGGTTACATCATCATCTGCAACATTTACATCATCGGTGGAAGTATCGTCATCTTTTGGTTCATCAGTAGGCTTAGTATCGTCGTCTGTGACTTCTTCCTCTTCGAAAGAATTTGCGTCTTCAGATATGATTTGCCTTAAATTTCCTTTTACTTCATCTTCAAGCAATGATTTGATTGTAGATTCAGTAATACCCTTCAATTGTTTTTCAAGGGCTTCCTTATCTTCGAGTAAATTTTTTACATATTCACTTCTGATATTCTTTGCCATTACAAAATAATATTATATTTAATTATAAATATGTACCAATAATCAAAAATAATTAAGTATCTTATTAGTACTGAAAGTTTTTTATCAGATTCCGAGAATCTGATTTATTTTATTTATCTTTTCGTTGATTATAGGTTTCTTTTTATGACTCTCGTCATTTTCTATGAATGGTTGTAATTCATCTTCATTTTGACGTATCCATGCATTAGGGGTACTAGGTTCCATAACCACGTCCCAGCATATTAATTCGAAATCATCATCAACGACGACTTTACCCCCTGGTATTTGTTTTACTGAACCTACACCCCTTGATGAAACACCTATTAGATATCCAGATAACAACATATTAGCAACCATATCGCCGCTTGTTGAACATATACCATACTGTTTATAACCTGGTGATAGATGCAATTCCATTGTACCGACCAATGTATGATTGTCCCAATGTAATTCCAATATGTTATGTGATACATCGTGTCCTGATAAACTGCTGCTCGAAGGATGATCCAGACTTCCTATTGCACAATGCTTATTCACTCTTTCAGCAACATATTTATCAACTTCACGTTTAAGGATATTCTCAGGATAAATTCGATTATTCGCATTCGGAATGCCGAACTTTTGGAAAACTGCGGATACGACAAAGTGGTCTGGACATACGAATTTATGACCAGACTCAATGTCTTCACGTATCTGTTTGATATTATCTTGCTCTGTTATTATATGACCGTCATTTTCAATAAGTAAACCTGTGCCTGTTTGCCCTTTCTTAATTTCAGTCAATTGATATATATTTTGGCTAATGTCCATTTAATCTATAGAATCTGAACTAATCTATAAAATAAATATTCATATTAATCCATTTTTAAAGTAAAATCCTTTCCTAATCTTTCTGAAATCGAAAGATTTATTTCATTGGTAAGTCTAGAAATATCTTCTTTGTGCAAAGAAATTGCTTTTAATTCATTAGGCTTTACATAGACATCATATTTGATAAAACTATACTTGTTATATTTTATCGATCTGGAACTGATATCCGTATTGGCAAGGCATTCTTGAAAAAATACATTCGAATTGCGGACTTTCGAATTTATGATATTGATAATATCATGCTTCAATTTCTCGATGTCATCTTCATAATTTTTCTTTCTGATATTAGGTTTAATTCTTCCTTTGCATCTTATCATTATAACATGAGGGGTCTCTTCTTTCAAGACCGTCCCGAACATTACGTTAATCCCATACTTTTTCCCAATCTTTTGATAATCTATCCTATTGTTCATTTATCCATACTCTCAACATGTGAAACAAATATACTATTTTATTTTAAACTTTTTATTGATTTTTAGCAAAAAATCTGGAATGATTGCTTTAATCATCCCAGATATGTAGAAGGTACAGGTAGTTGGTCTGCACTGTGAATGGTTCTTATTATATTTAGATTTCTTTTTGTATATCAACAAATTTTAATATATCATCTATTAAACTATCTTTATTGTATTTCTTTTCAGACAATGCTTCTTTGATATTTAACCATTGTTCCTTATCCCCATCAGATGCATTTTTAATCGCTTCATCGATATTTCCGATAGTTTCAGACTTATACTCTTCAAACAAAGAAGACTTATCTTTGTCAGAAGAAATAATACCTTCGATTAACTTTATTTCATCATCAGTAAGGTCTTTATATTTCTCGGTTATCTCAGATAATGATGTTTCATAGTTCTCGTTTACAGTATTATTATCTGAATTATCTTTATTATCTCGGTCAAATTTCTCTACCAGACTATTTTTTATCTTATTATATTCATCGATGTTATTAATCGATTTCTTATTCGTCAGTATAAAATCAATTTCTTCATAGAGTTTAAGAGTATCGTCATCGATATCCAATAACTTATTAACATTAGCATTTGATTCTATCAAATCAATCAATTTTTCATTTGCTTTCCTAATATCGTTTTTATTAATATTTAATTTGGAAACGTATTCAAGAACACCGTCGACATAACTTTCAGGATTACTTACATTCTTCTTGTTACATATACTGTTATATATATTAAACTGTTCTTTTAATACCTTATTATTCTTGATAAGATTACTTACTTCATTAATGAATTTTTTTCCATTACGGTTATTCAAATTCTTTAATAGACTATCCTCGAAAATTTGATAACAAATACCGAAATTACGGTTTTTTCCATATAGTTTATCCCTATCAGTATTTTCGATGCAATATAGAATATCTGCCTTATTATAAAGTTCATTCGCTTTTTTGCGATATTCTTCAGCCTCAGTTATTTTATTTTTTGAATAGCAATCAATGGATTGTTCCATTAATTTTTTGCCTTCATTATATAAAGTATCTAATTTATTCATTTGTTTAACCATCTTATATTATAATAAATAGTCAGATATTATTCACTTTTTTCATCAAAACCTTTTAAATCCTTTGAAATTTGTTCAAGTTCTTCATTCAAATATAAATTCTTGAGGTAAATTTCATTGATATCATCAGTCTTCTTTTCCTCATTATGCGTCGATGCAACTTCGACGAGACGTTTGATCAATAAACGACTATAATTCTCGGCTCTTTTCATCGCATCCTGTCTAATCGCCTTCTTTCTTTCATCTATCTTGGATTTCATACCGTGTAATATCATCTCTCCAAGATTAGGTGTCAAATCAGTATCAGTTTGACTTCCGTTATTACCACCTTCATTGGCATCAGGTATGGCATTGTCTTCATCAGCAGTATCTTGCATTGACATCTCTCCTTCTTCGCCAGTCTCCATACCATCATCGTCTGTATCATCGCCGAAACTCATATCACCAGTACCGATAGGCATACCACCACCTCCACCACCTGGTGCGCCGCCACCATCTTCGGCGTTTGCGTCTGGGGTATCTTGGTATTCGGCACCTGGTTCTCCATAGATATTATCGACTGGATCAAATAAGCCTGTTTTCTTAATAATCTGTGTCGTTTTTTGTAACTCAGCAGCCAATGCGGTTTCAAGACGTATTTCTTCGAGGTTTCTCTGTATTTCTTTGTCAGACCACTTCATTATGTTCTTCCAAGCCCAAGTCATTGAAGTCAAAGGTATACCTCCACCAGGGTCAGATACGGCATCCTTTGCTGTCGTAACTCTTTTGGCAACATTTTCGAGTTCCAACATTTCAGCTTGTGACGAAGGATTATTCATCGTCAAGGTGAAATTATTTAATTCGTCAAAGAAGCCTAGTAAGCATAAGTGTATTATGGCTATCTTATTTAATTCCATTATTAATGCCTGCTGTACCCTATTAACAGTCCTTGTAAATCTAACATCAAGTAAAGATAAATTTTTACCGTCTCCTTGTGCTTCATCAAAATTAAGGAATGATTTAGGTATTCTTAACGCAGTCAAAACTTTATTCTGTATATATTTGATGTCATCCATAGCAGTCAAATTTTGACCTGCTGAAAGAGTCTCAATAGGATTAGGAGCACTGTCATCACGAACAGGGATGAAGAAATCTTCGAGATTGTTCATCACATTTTTTCGCAAATCAATCTGTCCTGTCATAGGGTCAATAATAGGTGTCCTTTTAAAATTATTGGCAATTTCTTGTACATATGCTGGTACATCTTTTTCATCAATCGCACCTACATTAATCTTAAACACACGTCTTTCGACTGAACGATCCATACGATAAACAAGCATCATATCCTCCATCATACTAAGCATTCGGAAGTGTCTTCTTGCTTTATTAAGGATGGACACTCCATAAGGTAAAAATTGAGAATCATACAATAGTCGAAAATGTGCTATCTGAAACTCTCTATAAGGAATATATTCAGACTGACCTACCCACACGAATTTGGTCTTATCGATATTTTTCTCGTTTACAGTATTAAGGTTATATCCTACCGTCGATGAGGCATAAGGATAGTCCATCCCGTTTTCATATCTCTCGATTTCATATACTGGTAATTGTTTCCATCCTAACACACCTTTTGATTGGTCAAGATTCAATAACATAAATGTATTGCCATATTTACACATCGAACGACATATCATAGGTAACAAAATATTGATATTCAATCTATTCGTAAATAAATCCTGAAGAATAGATTTTATACGTTCAGATTTTGAAAAAACATTGACGATAAACCCATTATCATTGTTAGTACAGCTCTCTTCTGCATACGCATCAAGAGCGGCACCAATTTCCGGGAAGGCATCCATAAGATCTGAATCCCTATAACTTAACTTTAACTCATTTAAACCTGATAATGACTGATTCGTAATATCATAATGCGCCTTTACCCATTGTCTGCCGAGCAATTTCTGTTGTTTGGCTTGCAACAGTTTCATCTGGTAATCGGATTTACTTGTCGCAGTATCAATAATATTATTATCACTGTGTATATTGTATGTATTGTTGGTCGCCAACGATGGTGAAACCGATGTGCCAGTTAACACTTGTTGTAACCTTTGAAATACTGTTTTTTCTTTTGACATCTAATATAATAAAAAATACCTTATAATATAAATATAAGGTATTTTATCCGTTTAATCAAGGTGTTATAATTATTTAACCTTGAATCCTCCTAACATTATGCAAGCAGCCATTCGCATCCGTTCCTGCTTTTTATAATCGAACATAAATGGGTCAAAACGACTGTTATGCCTATTGACGTTTTCTTTTTCTTTCAACTGTTGAGTCGTCTGTACGGTATTATTAGCGTTGTTTACATACCATGATTTTACGATACATTTATCTTTCACCTTTTGTTTTTCGGACTTCAGCATATAGAATTGCATTACGAATAATCCCATTGCGAGACAAGTCAATAAGTCATCGTGTGAACCATCCATGTGATCAGGTCTACCGTTCTTGAATATCCATGTATCCAATTCGTTTATTGTCCTTTGTGAACGGACTCTAAATGCGTTGGACTTCAACATATCGACGAAATTTGCGATCATCTGTAATCGTAAAGCGCTGGTTCTAAAACCTGGTAATTGTTTCTGTTGCTCAAAAGCATTCTGTACTTTCAATAAATTTTGATTCGTGTAATTTTTCATCTGTGGATTGTCATAGTATAAATTAGGATAACCTAAGTCCATCAATGTAAGAACCACCGAATCTCCATAACCGCCAATACACTCGACCACCGTCAAGGCATCATTATATATCCTAGCATATCTATCGACTAACTGTCCTACTTCATTTCCGTTCACCTTTCCATTATATTCAAGTACTTGTTCGAAGCAAGGAAGTCCATTTTCGTCGACACCGTCAACATCAATTATTTGTATCGCAGTAGAGTCTTCACCAGAACCAGAAGACGGGTCACATGCGCATATGTATCTATGTCCTGGTATTGGGTCTTTCCATATCCAAGTCTCCTTCACCAAAGTATCTATCAACTTCCAGTCATCGGTAATTTGAATTACATTACTTTTCATTTGTTTTTCAATCACTTCGACTGGGACTACGTTATCAGAAGAACCTAAGAACGATACATTCAATTCCTGAGCGATCTTTTGACTGTCATTGTTGAATGATTTACACATTGATACATACCAAGGAGAAGTAGGTATCCAACCTTCTCTTTCTAATTTTCGCCAACGCTCTTCATTATATTCAATTTCTCCCTTTGTTCCGATTACAGTCTCGACAATTTCATCATTACCGCCGGTGTCATTATTATGACGATACCATTTCAAATAACGATTATAACGCAAATCTTGAAACCACTTAAACTCAACAGGATTATAATTATTTTTCTTGTCCAAGGCATTAACGTAGGTCTTGTAATATAAGGCATCTTTACCGTTAGGGGTTGACACCATTATAATTTTTGCGTCTTTTACTGATGCCGTTGCAGCAACCGCTTGAGCATATACAGTAGTACCATTTTGAATAAACGCAGCCTCGTCAAAAATAAGTATTGAAACGGCAGAAATACCACGGGCTGCATTCTCACCAGACGACCTTGCGTGTATTCGACAACCGTTAAATAATTCAATATATTGTTTATTTCTTGCCTTATATATCGATTTCGTATTTTTTTCACTCTTCGGATCTGGTGAATAATATTCATTACCCCACATCCATCTTGGTACTTGATCAAGGAAATTACCGATTTTTTCAACCAATTGTTGAGAAATATCAAGTTTGTTACCTATACACAAAATAGTTTCTGGCGACTTTGAACTTGCAAATACACATTGTCCTGTTATCCACGCACTTGATACTGTTGTAATACCTGCCTGTCTATGTTTGATAGCAATAGTATTCGGGTTTTCGCATAAAGAATGTAAGAACTCAATCTGTCTTGGGAATAACTTAAATGGAACTTCCTTCCTTTCATCGGCGTTAAAAGTCGACAAATAATGTTCAATGAAATATTTTCTTGTCTTATCTCTGAGACATCTTATATATTCTTCTTTAAAATTCATATTTAAAACGTATATTTGTTAATATGATAAATATGATACAATGAGAAAAAAGACATTAGATGAATTAATAGAAAAAGCGAATATTATCCATAATAGTAAATATACATATGAAAATTTCTGTTTAATAAACACTCATACTCCAAGTTACATTACATGTCCTATACACGGTGATTTCCTACAATCTTTTGATGCCCATATTCATCAAAAATCCGGCTGTCCTGAATGTGCAAAAGAAATACGAAACAAAAAGAATAGTAAATTCTACCGTGAAATGTTGAATATAAATGATAAAAAATATTCTTTTAATTACTGCTATGATAAATTTGAATATAACGGATATGATAAAAAATCTCTCGTAATCTGCCCTATTCACGGAGAATTTTTAACGTCTTGGCATAAATTAAAATATGGTCACGGATGTCCTAAATGTGGAAACACAAAAAATTATTCAGAACTTAGAATATTCGAAATGTTAAAAAATACGTTCAAAAGTATTGAATATCAAAAAAGATTTGAATGGTTAGGTAGACAAAGTATAGATTTCTATTTACCAGAGTACAACGTAGGTATTGAATACCAAGGTCGTCAACATTTCTACAATAACACTAAATTCGATTTTAAGGATACTATCGAACGTGACAGGAGAAAAAGAGGTAGATGCATAGAAAATGGAGTAAAATTATATTATTTTACGTTCGAGAAACAATATATAAAGGATTTCAATGAATACGTTATTTACACAGATTATAATGAGATGATTAATGATATAACTGATAATAGGAAGCCAACGTTAAGTTAACTTCCTATTATTTATTCTAATATTAATTATGCTTCTTGGGGCTGTACATTTTTTCTTTGCATTATGACTTGTTTCTTCAATTGCTGTGCTTGCTTTTTATTTGCATATATCAAAGGTTTGATACCATTTTTTGCATTTATCGCATCAACTTCATCCCGAGTTAATACTTTAGTTATTTTTACGGCCCCGGTAATAATCCAATCTTCCGTACTTGGATCCACGTTCGTTCTGTAACGATAAAAAGCATTCTTAGGTATCCTTGGTATACCGGCTCTACTATGTTGATATTTACCTGCCTTCGTAAGACCATTCTGGTAACACTCGTCACTTAGATCGGTATCAGCTTGATATTCGCATTCAGCGAATACAAAGTCATCAGGAAATACATAACGACCATCGACCAATAATGTCTCGCTATTATTTAATTTATAACAGAACTGTTTAGCGAACGGTATCATTCCTAAATGCCATCCAGGTCTAAAACTTAAATTACCTAAATTTCTTGCTGTTCCATCACCTCCTGTTTTTACCTGTGGTCTATGTTCAGCCGCTGTATATCCTACAATAGGAGGACATCCACAAGGAAGCCATTTTCCTATTGGAGTAGGTTGACCTCCTTGATTTGCGACAACAGGTGGATACAATTGACCATTCTTTAAGGCGAAAACTTTGTATCCGATTTCTTTTTTCTTGGGTATTTGAAATTCTCCTTCTTTCCAAGTTAAATTTTCTTTCGGCACAGCAAAGCCTTGTCTTTCAGCTTCTTCCGGACTAATTAATGGTTTACTTGCTTCATCGATAGGTAATTCGGAATCAGTAATAAGTTCATCAGGTGAATAATACTCATCATCACTTATTTCGGTGTATTCTGAATTCATACTATTCATATGTTCCATGAAATCTTCCTCTTCTTTTAGATTTTCGATATCATTAACCATTCTCGCCAAGGCAGTTTTTCCTTTCTTAGTACCTTTGAAAACTTCTCTTAGTAAAGAATTGAATTTATCGACTGGTAATTTTGATATTTCCATCAGGAAATAATTTATTCCTACCTTATCAACATTAATACCCTGGTTTTCTAATGTTTTACTAATTAATAACCATAGTGGAACTCCTAGTCTTGCATCCCACATTTCTGCCAATTTAAAATCCGACTTGCTGATGACGTATTGTGCCTTATCTGACTTTTTAGGTAAACCGTGTGAAATTGCCAGTTCAAGAACACCCTTGATTGTTTCTTCCAATAATACGGGCATTAGCACACCTTCAGCCTTAATCTCAACCATATCATCAGGAGACATTATATTTACATCGACTCTGCCTCCGTTAGTCACGTCATTACTATTAAGGGTGTCTTTTTCAAGATATAACAATATACTATTCAGTTCAAATATCTTCTTATATAAAGATGGAAGTTCATCATTGATTTCGAAAAGTCCTTGCAAATAATATTTCATCTTTTCAGAATACACAATAGATGCCCCTGATACTAGCGAATCCAGCATTCTCCTCTTATAGACTTCATCAGTCAGTTGATTCATATCATCAATGTCATCAAAAGTATAATTGACGGTTTTTTCGGGAACCAATCTCTCATCTTTCACATCGATATTATCGACTAATTTCATAGAAATATTAATTGTATTATCAGGGATATTAAATATACTATTAACCGTATCGGCGCATAATTTTTCTAATGCATCAATATTCGAGTTCTCGATTTTTTTTGCCTTAGTTATCAACGATGATAAATTTCCTTTAAGTTCATTGATATCATTGTAAACAATTCCATCTGACAAATGATTAAAATAGTCACTTACTGTTCCTATAATGAAACTGTCTTCTTCATCAGGGGGGTAAGAAGGGTGTTGTCCCAATGAAGTTTTGGAATCTTGTAATGATTTTAATATATAAAATGGTAATTTCATTAAGAATACTTTATTTTATTTTATTTAAAAAATCATTCAAGGAATATAAATCAGAATTTTCCTTTAATACTTTTAAACGATTTTCTTGTAATTGTTTTTTCGTAATTATTTTTCCTTCATTTTGTGACTGGGCTGGTACTTGTATATTAGCTTTATTCAAATCTATGCCATTATTTTTAGCATTTTGTTTCGTTTTATCAATCGCCTGTTTTACGTCACCATTACAAGCATCTACATCGGCATTTAAAGTGATACCTTCACTTAATGCTTTTCTATATTGGTCTTCACTGATTTTAAAATTTCGTTTCATCTTGATTATGCATTTATTTAAATAAATAGTCATTTACATGTTAATTATAACTTCATTTCGAATGCCATTGTACCACAGTCATATATCCTCGGTATCCCTCGTTCAAGCATTATTTCATGTTCAGACTTGTCAGGATCAAAGCCTTGCTTTACAAGCTCTCCCTTGAGGTACTTGAAACGATTCTCACGGTGTTGTCCTACCACGTAGAAATAATTCGGTTTGCTGTCATGTGTATACTTGAAACCTAACCTCTCGTACAGTTTTCCCACGCTCCAACGCTTGTCAGCGTATGTCATTATCATGTGAGGTTTCACCTCACCAATGAAATGCTTAAGCAACTTGCTTGCCCCACCCACAACAGAGGTATCCAATTTATTGCAAAAACGCAACAACTCCCACGTGTTGTCGTAATCCTCGTTGTATTTCCTCTGCTGACTGGTATTTCCGAACGTCATCAACGAAACGAGTTCACCATCGTGATACAATCCATAATGATATTTTGCCTTGCAGCGACCTTGTATGTGGTTGTCATCAAGGAACTGCATCGCAGTCCTTGTATCAACATCACTAATCTCACACTGACGTGCATATAATCTATTACTCGTTTTTCCAAGGATATTCCTTAGCATCGATTTGACGATTTGTGGTTTTTCAAGCCACTCATCCTCGAATATGTGAATAAGACGAATACCCTTTTTATTACAATCGTTAGTCTTAGCTAATTGATTATTTACGGCATTGTTGCTGAATAGTTCGCTATGCCATCTCAAACCGTCATATTCTATTGCAATTTGTTCGGCCGGCACGTAAATATCAAGTTCTTTAGGTTTAAGTATCGTCCTATCACTTTGGATGATATTTTCAATATGTATATTTTTAAGAAAATCGACGATTTGATCTTCTGCTTTTGATAAACATACTCCGCATTTAGGGCATCCACATCCAATCAAATGATCCGATGGTGTCTGCCAAAACTCACCATGCTTAGGACAAATTATACATACTTTAGTACTATTATTCACATAATTTACTTTTGAATAGTCGTAATAATTATTGAATATTAAGTTCGACTTAACAGTAAAATCAAAAGTATTCGAACGTTTTTTTAAACCAATGGCATTATTTTTGCATTTAGGGCAACCTATTGTATTGAGATGATTATTCGGTGTCTGCCAAAACTCTCCGTGTTCGGGACAAATGATACAAACCTTAGTTTTGTTATTCACATAATTGACCTTTGAATAATCATATTTGTTACCGTGATAATCAATTGCCTTTTTTATAAAATCGTCTTTATCCATCTTGAAATTATGGCGACATTTAGGGCAACCACGTCCATTAAGGTGCGAATCAGGTGTCTGCCAAAATTCACCGTGAACTGGACAAATTATACAAACCTTGGTATGGTTGTTAATGTATTCGGCTTTAGAATAATCGTATTTATTATTGTGAATCTTTTTTGAACGTTCTATGAATTGTTCTTTCGTCAATCTTAATTTAAGTGACCGTGTCTGATAACTACATTTAGGGCATCCTTGACCATTTAGATGGCTGTTTGGTGTTTGCCAAAATTCCCCATGTTCGGGACAAATTATACAGACCTTAGTGTGGTTATTAATGTATTTAACTTTAGAATAATCGTATTTACCATCGTAAAGTGTCATTGCTTTTAATATAAAATCTTTAGTCGTATATCTTTTCATAATAAAATCTTATTTTCCGACAAAAATACTATATTTTTATGAAACTTACGTAATATTATATATAATTTTATTATTTTTTAATACTATAGAATTTTAATAATAAAAAAAATAATAGGGACCTAGGCCCCTATTATTTTAATATATTTAACCTGTGTTTATTCAAATCTTGGTGCGATGAATGGTGACTTACGATATGAGTTATCATTCTTAATCTTTGTCATTCCGATTTCATCATCATCATCGCTGCCCGTCAATTCTTGAAACAATTCATTCAAGGTATCTTCACGGTCAAGACTTTCATTCGTATCTTGCCCTTCGTCATCTTTCATTTTACCTAATATTTCATCAACATCCTTATCATCCAAACCATCCGTCGTTTGTTTCAATATCATACCTGCGACATACTTGTCCAAATCAGCATCGGGGGTAGGCTGTTCTTGTTGGTATTTCCTGAGAGATTGACTTAATTTACCTGTAAGTTGTTGTATATACCTCTTTGGGTCATCGTTTTCATCGGTGTCGATCCCAGCGTCAAAGTTAGTGTCGTATGGATTAGAATTATCACCCTCATTGTCATCCATAGGCATTTGACCGTCATCCATAGGAGAAGCATTATCACCCATCGGAATACTGCCTTGTGGCATTTCCATAGGTGGCTGATTCAATGGTGTCTCCATTGGCATTTCCTGAGTTCGAGGAGAACTAACCTTTAACACCTTGCGTTCACTTAGGCTTTCTTTTAAAAATTTAACTTCTTCATTATTGCATTTGTCAAAGTATCAATCACCTTGTCGAATGGAGCAGAAGAACCTATTTTTTCACCGAAAGGTTTTTCTCCTTTTGCGCTTTCATCATTCCAATCTTTAGCACCGTTCTTTGCAACTTCTGTGTTAGGAGGGGTTGTCATCGGAGCCTTTCTATAAGCAGGGTGTTTTCCGAATACATTCAATTCACTTTCACGAATAGCATTTCTGCCTTTACGTTGTTTACCCTCATAGAAATCGTCATCGTCTCCATAGTTGGCGGTATCATTTGCAAGCACGTCATCTTTGACACCTTCAAAATCATCATCGTCTGATAAATCAAAACTATCAAGGTCTATATCGTATTGGTCCTCACCTCCGTTGTCTTCCCAATCATTATAGTCCTTTTCAAAGTCTAGATATGCACCTCCGTCCTCGACCTCTGGGAATGGTACGTCATCTGTGTCATCATCATTTGAAGGCATTCCTGCGACATCGTCGACATTAGCTGAGTCTTCGTTCACCTTTTCAGTAAATGGACTATCATCACCGATTTCTCCATTGCCAGGTGTTGGTACATTCTGATTATCGGTGTTATGTACTGCATTTTCTTCATTTACATCAGAAGGAGTTTCGGTGTAAGGTGATTTATCACCGATTTCAGTACCTTTTGAAGTATCAAGATAATCTTTACTCTTGCTCCAAGCCAATACTTGTTCTTCAGTCAGTTTAAATGTTCTACGTTGAGATTCATCGACCTTTGCCACCTTTCCGCCTGAAGGCTTTTTATCGGCTACTGAATTATCTGGAACATATTTCGCCTTTTCTGAATATGTATCATCCTTTCCGTCACCGTTAGGTTTTTTGTCAGATTGCATATCATTATCAGTTACCTTTGTTTCATTGTCATAAGGTTGACCCTCCTTCTTAGGGTCAGTACTTGCCTGTTTAGTATCCTTATCTCCATTAGCCACGGCAGTATCAGTGAAAGGTGAATTTACCTTGTCTTTTGAAGGATTTGATGCTGGTGCCTCAGGTAAAGTATGCTCGGCAGGTAATACATTTTTATCCTCTTTCAGTATGACAGCAACGTTGTTAGTAATTTGTCTAAAACGCTCCAACTCAGATCTCATCTCTTTGGTTTCATTAATTTGCCATTCAGAAGATTCGACCGGTTTAAATTGCTGTATTTCTACCTTATGGGTATTAGCTTCGTTGATGGACATCATTTTAAGGTCGAACTGTTTTGATGCCATCGCATATGTCTTGTATTCGTTCTCCTTGCGGTTATTCCATCCACCGATGTAGTCAAAATCTTCGGCAAGTACCTCAGTATCTTTTTTAGGGGCTACTTTGATATAGAACTTATTACATTCGTGAATAATACCATATGTCTTGCCGTCGGCGGCTTTCATCTTATATTCTACAATAGGCTTTGAACCTCCTGTATTCACAGTCTGTTCATTAATTCCATAACCGATTAGTTCTTTCATTCTTTGAACTTCACTTTCGCTTTGATAATTCATATTTAATCAACTAAATAGTTTTATTAATAATAAATATAATGTTAATACGATAAAATTTTACTAAATATTTCTTTTATTCTCAGTAATACTATTTACTTTATCATATGCCTTATTAGCAATATTCCATATCTTATCGATATACTTCATTCTTCTTATCAATTTATAAATAATATTTCCGCTACTCATCTCTTTCTGATTGCTTTTCAATCCTTCAGCTCTAAGATTCTTCAATCGATTAAAGATTTTTTCGATTTTATTTCCAAGCACTTCAATTTTGTGCCTATCAGTTTCTTTATCTATTTGGCGGTCTATTTTATCGATTTCGGTCATTACTTTTGCCGAATAGTCTTTAATGTATCTTGCATTAAGTTTTGCGTCTTGGAAGTCAGATGGTTCTATAACCCATTTATTGTCTTCGAGTGAATATTTTCCACTTGAAGGATTTTTCTCATTAGAATCTTCTACGCTTATTTCGATTGGGAATCCGTATATTTTTAAATCCTTGTGGTTTTTGAGCCATACTTCCTTTTTTGCCTTGAAGTAATCATCTACGAAATCGGGATTCCTATATATCTTCTTGAAATCATAAAGGATATGTATGTCCACATCAGAATATTTAGACCAATTATAGTTTGCGAGAGAACCGGTGAATTGTATATCGACTGGTTTTATCCATGACACTGACAATTCCTTAATAAAATCATCCGCAATGTCCAATAGACGGAGTCTAACTTTGGATGATAATTGATATTCATCTGAATTTTTCTTTCTTAACCAAAACTTTTCATTAAGTGTACTTCTTACATTGAATGAATTAAGATTCAATTCCGAAGAACTGACTTCGTTAATATTATGATTTATGCCTTCTTTTTTCAGACCATTGATATTGGTTAACATTTCTTCTCTACTTTGTTTTATTAATTTATCGCCGTTACGCCAAATACAATTTACAATAGCGTTCGGCATTATTATACCTTTATAACCGATCTTTATGAATTTCGTGCCATAACGACCATTCATTGATATTACATCTCCTTTATGAAGACCTATTTCATTATTTCTATCAGATATTGGTTTACCTGTATACGGAGATATCTCATTGTCGTCTACAAACGAGTTTTCGAAGTCATAATCCAAGACTATCTTATTATGGTCGATTTTATCTGAATCTATTTCTAAAATCACCATTTGACCACCTAACATTCTTGAATGGTCATAGGCATAGTCCTCAGCAATAGAATAGTCACTGGTCAGAAATATGAATCCATCAGTAGGTACATCATAAATCGAATTATCTTTAATAGGCCTTAATTCTTTATGAAGAATCGATTCTAAAAATAATGAAGTCGTACCGTGGTATAAAATCTTTCTCAAAGGTATATCCTTTGGTTTCCTATTGGGTAGATTGATTAATCGACCATTTATTTGTAATTTTGTTATTTTATCTTTGAAAATGCCGATTTTTAACAATCCATATAATTCTTTAGAATCGTATATATCGTAACTTTCATTATTTATTACTAAAGTATAACCGTTCTTGCCGTATACTATTTGACCTACTAAAATTTTCGGCAAATTTTCAAAGTTAAACAACGCCTCATATATATTACGGAAATTGTTATTGCTGAAAACATCTCTTAACTTGCCGTTCTTATCGAATATCGTGTCATACATTCCTTCATAAAATCGACACAATCGCTGCAACAATTGTATTACCATACCGATATTATATTCTTTTTGCATCGAGTCGTCATAGCTGAATATATATACTATCCCTTGGAATACGACAACAATGTCATTTTCCTTGAGTGTATTTTCGGTATAACTTTTCATCAATTTCAATTCGTTCAGCATAATTTTAGAAACTTTAACTATAAAATAAATAGAAAACCTTTGGTATTTCGAATAATTGTTGTATCTTTGCAGCGTGAAATCAAGAAATACTTAAAAGTTAAATAGTAATGTTAGAAAAAAATAGTGTTGTTAAAGTAGAAACTGAGAAGAGCAAGGAAATAGGGTCTACCGAAAAGGCAAATTTCTTTATGCCTTCACCGAAGCAATTATATAATCATCTTAGTGACTTCGTTATAGGGCAAGAGGAGGCGAAAAAGGTTCTATCTGTTACGATATACAATCATTTTAAACGTTTTCTATCCAATGTTTATGGCGCAACTGATGGTATCAAAGGTTATGAAAGATTCAAAGATGTAACTATCGATAAGTCGAATATGATGATTCTGGGAAATACGGGTACCGGAAAAACCTATATGATTAAAACTTTGTGCAAGTATCTTCATATTCCTTGTTATGTCGCTGATGCCACAAAGTTAACCGAATCTGGCTATGTAGGTGATGATGTTGAAAATATATTGGTCGGTCTTTTAAAGGCTTGCGATTATAATATTAATCAGGCACAATGCGGTATCGTAATAATTGATGAGTTTGATAAAATTGCAACAAAAGGTGAAAATATGTCAATAACCCGTGATGTCAGTGGCGAAGGTGTACAACAAGGTTTATTGAAAATTGTAGAAGGTGGCATCGTAAGTGTTCCTCCTCAAGGTGGAAGAAAACATCCTAACCAAGAATGTATTGATATCGATACAACCAATATTTTATTTATTGCCTTGGGTGCGTTTGATGGTCTTGACAAAGTTATTGAGAAAAGACTTAATACTACCCGTATTGGTTTTACTGAAAACAATAATAAGGGACAAATTAAATGTAATCCATTAGAAAAAGTCGAGACTTCTGATATTAGGAAATTCGGCATTATTCCCGAATTGTTAGGCAGATTCCCGATAATAACCCATACGAACCCGTTGTCTGAAGACGATATGGTTAGAATATTAAACGACACTAAAAGTTCAATAATTAAACAATATCAGAAATTGTTGTATATGGATGACATCGATCTTTGTTTCTCGAAAGAAGCTTTACGTAGTATTGCGAGACAGGCAATAGAGACTAAGACTGGTGCAAGAGGATTGAGAAAAATTATTGAAAATGTCTTAATGGACATAATGTTTGAATATGGTGGTAATCAAGGTAAAAAGAAGGTATTAATTACTGAAGAAATGATAAAAGGATTCACGAGAAAGGAAAAAGTAGCCTAATTGCAAATATAAGGTGCGTTTAAAATATACACGGCTACACTTATAAGCAGGCTACTTTCTTTACATAAATATAATGATGGAAAATAAAAAGGCATAATATTCAACTTCACCATTAGTTAATTTATTTTTTAAATGTGTGATAATATTTATGAGACATAATAAAATTAAATAATTAATAATGGCTAAAATACTTGATTTGAAATCACATGTACCTGAAGGAAAATATAAAGCAACGATAATTGAAGATAGTTTAATACACGACAGGAAAGAAATAATGAATTTAATCAAAAAAGGTTATTCATTCTCATCTGAAGTTATGGAAACCGCTGGTTTCATTAAACACATTCGTAAAGTTACTACAAGTTTATCAATTGTAGAACATAAAAAAGATAATAGGGTATACGAAAAAGACACCGCAGATATAAAATCTATCATACGTTCAATTTCTACATTGGAAAATGGTGAGATTGAAACTGTCGATGATATCGAAAATACTGATAATGATAATGATTATGACGAAGAATAAAAAGAAAATTATCGCCTTTGCGGGAAGGCAAAGAAGTGGAAAGACACAGTTGGCAAAATTGCTTAAAAATGAAGATGATGCTGTTATTGTTACTATTGCAAGTGCTTTAAAAAAATTGTGCTGTGACATTTTAGGCATCGATAGTGTCGACCGATTAAATTATTTAAAAGACAGCAAAGATAGAATTGATGCCAAACCGACTGACGAATGGGCATTAAAAATCGCACACAAGACTGGTATTGAATATAGCGACGTATCTAAAGAACTTAGTCGATATAATAATATAAAAGATGTACGTCAAATGATACAAGTCGTAGGGACGAATATCATCCGCAAATATAAACCTAATTGGCACGTAGAACAGTTAAAAAAGGAAATTAAGGAGACTAAATCCCCATTAATTGTTGTAGATGATGTAAGATTTCCTAATGAGTGCGAAGCTATCAATAAATTAGGTGGTCATATTTTCTTTATTATCAGAACAAATGGAATATCTGATACAATGGTATCTAACCACGAATGTGAAACCTCTCTTCGATGGTATGACTTTACCGATAATAGAATAATCCTCAATACAGAAACTCCTGAATATCTTGATGATTGTTTTATCAGATCATATCGTAATGATTTTTATGACACTGATACAAATGAAATCTTTGCCTCGGCAAATAAAGAGTTATTCAAGAATCCTTTTGTTATTGAAGACTTAAAGAATAGAATATAATGATGGAAGTTGTAGATAGAAAATCAATTAATGACGATTTGATAAAATATGATTATCTTGCTAAAAAAGATGATTTTATAATTGTTACAGAATGGACTAATCATGAAGGTGTCGATATTACAATCTGTGATGACAAATTAATTAGTTTAAGTTATGGCACATTAGATGCCATCGATTATTTGGTAAAAACGCTTAGATATAAAGAATAAAAGTATGAAAAATTTTTCAGTTAATGTAAATGGCAAAGAATATTGGATTTCTCGTTCGGTAGCAGTGGCGGGTTTTATATTTAAACAAAAGGGCGATGATTTGTATGCCCTGATAGAAAAACGAGGTAAAGGTGCTGCTGATTACCAAGGTTATTGGTGTTTTGTTTGCGGCTATGTCGACTTTGACGAGTCAGTTGAACAAGCTTTACAGAGGGAGTCTATGGAAGAGTTGGGTTTCGAAATAGACATTAACAAGCTTAAATTTGTAAAGATTAACTCATCGCCGTCTGAAAACCATCAGAATATCACGATACATTACATCTATTTCGCCGATGAGGATGAAAATTTTGATTTGAAAAAAGCAAAGGGTGGTGAGAAAGATGAAATCGCTGAAGTTAAATGGTTTAAGATTGGAGAAATCCATGACAATGAACTTCGAATTAATACTTATGATATAATGGCAGAAGACTGGGCTTTTGATCACGAAAAACGTATGATAGAGCATTTGTCACTATATTATAATTTACAATACGGAAATGAAAAAGAAGAAAAAAAAGAATAACATCCAAGAAGATGTTATCAAGGCAATGAGAAAAGCCAATCGTGAAATTGAATTGGAACGTAATGGTGGCCGATGGATTGCTGTTAATCGTCCACATAAGAATAAAAAGAAATATGATAGAAAAAGAGACTCTAAAGTTGATTTAGAGTCTCTTTATTTTTTTACCTTTAATTTAATTAATTAAACTTTTAAATGATTATAGACATTAATTACTTTTTTATAATATCCATTTGTCTTCTTTTTCGATGCCTTTGGACCTCCGTTCCAAAGTCTTATTGCCTTCTCAATATCGTTAGACTTGTTGTAGAATGACTGTATTATCATAAACATTTCTTCTGATTTCTTAGCACTGTACCTATCGTCATAAGTGTATTTTTTCTTACCTATAATGCGATTACATTCATCGACGGTGATTTTAGAAATCTGTAATAATCCTACGTGCTTACCACCTTTACTTACCATTTTTGAATTATGTTTGCTTTCGACGTGAGCAATTGCATTAATCAATCTTTTGAAATCAGCCTGTGCGTTAGTCTTAATAATATTAAGATGCAATAACAATACTAATAAAATACTTTTTAAAATCTGTCTTTTTTTCATGCTTTCGTTTAAATTTATTATTCACATCATTTCACAGATGATTAATCGAAAGCAAACCATTTTTAGAAATTTTATTATAGTACCAATCTTTAATAACCTGTTTTAAAAATTCCTTCCTGTCACTTTCATCTGAAATCATATTGTGAAACTTATCATCAAGAAAAAGAAGAAGTTCACTCGGTTGCATTGTCTTTAATGGTTGACCACTATTCGATAGCATCACCACGGTTGGTGATGTACATGGATAACCGTTAGTGTCAATATCATCCAAGTTTTGTCTCTTAAAATTCTTATCCATAAATTTCTTGATGAATAAAACTTTATCAGCATTTGGATAAAATGCCTCAGAAATTAATCCTGATATTATTTCGTCTTCTTTGTTTTCACTTATTACAATGTGTTTCATAAATTACTTGTCACGCAAGTATCTTTATATAAATATGTATAAAAATATAACTTCGACAAATATACTACTTTATTGTCGAAGTTATGTGGTTTTCAGTGTTAAAAATCGTTTTCGGTGAATATATGTGGCTCTTCACTATCCAAAATGATATCGGTTACTTTATCCTCAATAGTCTCCTCAATGCACCTTAATATAGGTCTCGCCCCGAATTCACGTTTATCTTTAATTCTATCGAATATTAATTCAATCATATGCTTATTAGTAAATGTCTCATCAACTGAATGTCCAATTTCTTCAATATTATTTTTTAATTTAACTAATTCTAATTTAATGATAGTTCTAATGTCATTTTCTGTAAGGGTATTGAAATTAATAATATTATCAATACGATTAAGGAATTCAGGGGCAAATTTGTTTTTCAAAGCTTTACTAATTATACGCTTTTTATTATCCTCAATATTTCCACGGTTGAAGCCTATAAGTTCCCCTCTCTCGGTACTTTCTTTTGCCCCGATATTAGATGTCATTACAACGATAAGATTTCTACAATCTACTTCGTTGCCTTTATTATCACTAATTCTTCCGTCGTCAAATAATTGCAAAAACATATTGAATACTTTTGAATGTGCTTTTTCGATTTCATCCAATAACAGTACACAATGTTTCTTTTCTCTTATCGCATTAGTCAGTACACCTCCATCATTATAACCGACATAACCGCTTGAACTACCGATTAATTTGTTGGTACTGGTTTCATCGTTATATTCAGACATATCGAGCCTTATCATACAATTTTCATCACCGAAGACTTTTTCAGCTATTTTCTTGGCGGTATAAGTTTTACCTGTACCCGTTGTTCCGACAAATAAGAAAACAATAGGCTTCCCTTTGCTCCGAACACCGACTCGTTTTCGTCGAATGGTTTTTGAAATAACCTTTATAGCATCATCTTGCCCAATGATATCTTCCTTCAAACTTTCCTCTAATTCTTTCAAACGTTTCTTTTCATCGTTATTTAACTTTTCCAAGGGTAAACCTGATAATACTGAGACGACCTTTCTAATATCTTCATCTGTCACACTTAAAGGTAATTTATCCAATCTTTCTTGTTTAATTTCGTTAAGTATTTTATTCTCGATATCAATTTTCTTTTTTGCAAATTCATCCAAACGGTCATAATAGTCAATTTCGGCAGAAGAATTATTTTTATAGTCTAGTTCCTTGGCAAGAAGTTCTTCTCTTTCATTATTTAATCTCTTCAATGTATTATTATCAGTTACCTCAAGATTTAATCTTGCACCTGTTTCATCCATAACGTTTATTGCTGAGGAAGGCAAAGGTATATTATTTAGATATTCCTTTGATAATGATATACAAGTTTTAATTGCAGAATTATTATATTTTACTTGATGAAAGGTTTCTAATTTATCTTTCACTTTTGATAATATATCAAATGTTTCATTTTCATCTGGCTCATTGAGAATTATAGGCTGTAAATCGCTTTTTAAGAAATAATAGTCATTACACATTTCATCAAAGACCTTTTGAGTCGAAGTACAAATGAAGTTAATATTCTTATCCTCCATTATCTTTTTGAATATAGAGGCGACATCACTTTCTGACTTTTCAGCAATATTGAAAATCGAAGATAAATTATCGACTAAAAAAATATATTTACCGCATTTCGATGCGTCGTCGGTGATGCTTGCCATTTTACTCTCGAATACACCTCTTATACCAGTATTCATAAAGAGCTTATTCATTTCTAGTTCTACGACAGTCTTATTTTTAAATGCCTCTGGTGCATTTCCTTTTTCGATAAATGAGGATAAATTACGGGCAAACGCTGATTTACCTATGCCGGACTTTCCGAGAATAACGACATTATTACATTTTCTCTTGGAAAATATTTGGAATATACGTTCATACAATTCTTCTTTGCCGTAAAATTCATCCAATTTACCTTCATTATATAAAGTATTCAAATTTATCGTATTCCGTTCAACGTTATTATCAATAGTATTGACCTTTGTTTTTATCGTGTCATTCTTTTTCGACTGTTGAGCCTTTTTGTCGTTTTTATCTTTATCGATTGAAGGTTTATGCGGTCTTAGGGAATAGTAATAATTAACCAAATAACGATGTATCTGTTGATAACTAACATTAACTATTTTAAAACTATCTGAAATGACGTTCTTTTTCTTGAATATTGCGCATAATAAGTGTGCCGAACTGATATTATCAGATACAGTTTCATCGGATATCTTTTCGGCATCCTTTATAAAACTATCAAAAGATTTATCCAATGTTACTTGCGGATCAGATAATGGAGATGAATTGTCACTCAAATACTTTTGATACCATGAAATCATTACATTGATGCTATCGCCTAGCATTACTCTTGATAATATCCTATATGCCGTGCAGTCTTTATTGGTTAATACCGCTAATACAAAATATTCAGGGGTAAGGGTATTTCGAGGAAACTCAGATGATAATTCATCCTTTATATATGTGAAAAGATTCTTTAATTCTTTAGTTATTTCTTTACTCATTACTAACGTATTTCTTTATTAGTTATCGTATAATTTATAATCTTTTAACATTATTTTTTCAATCAACTTCATGATTTTATGAATTAAAGTAGTATATTTGCAAGTGAAAAATATAAATTATAGCAATGATAGTATATAACAAATATTTGGATAATCAAGATTATACGTGGTATGATAGTTCAAATGTACTTTTCAGTAAATGCTACGATGATCCAAATAGCAACACAAAAACACTAAAGATAGTATTTAAAAATGGTAGAACGTATATATATAAAGATGTCGATATAAATGACTACCTTACTTTTAAAACAGCACAATCCAATGGTCAAGCTGTAAATACTTCTATTATTAAGAAGTATAAAGGTGTAAGAATTAGCGACACTGATGTGGATAAATTGACTGAACTCCGAGAGAAGTTTATTAATGACGAAAAAGAAATATCAGAGACACCTCTAAAAGACTTAATTTATAAAGTCGACTATAACGAACAGAATGGTGAATTTACATTGGCAATAGGCGATAAAGTAATCTATCATGGAAATGAGAATAAAGTATCATTATTCTCATTATTTAAATCAATGAATATTGCATATTCGTTGAATGTAGTTGATAAAATAGATTATGAAACTGATGAAAATAAAGAAAAAATTAATTTATAGATGCTAAATAATGTTGATAGACAGTATTTGTCGTTATTGAACGACATTTTGGAATATGGTGTCGAGAAAGACACCAGAAGTGGAAAGGTTTTATCATTGTTTGGAAGAACAATGAGATTTAATCTTAAAGAAGGTTTCCCTTTGCTTACGACAAAGAAAGTCTTCTATCGTGGAGTTATTGAGGAATTACTTTGGTTCCTTAAAGGTGTATCAAATATCTCGTATTTGAAGGATAAAAATGTCCATATATGGGATAAAGATGCCTATCGTTATTACAAAGAAGTATGTAATAAACATAAAGAAATGTATTCAATAGAAGATGACGATACAAATAAATTAGTTACCGAAAAGATTACACCTCTTAGTTTCGATGAATTTATGTCTAATGTGGGCGATAATAGATGCATTCTGTTCAGTAACAATGACCTTTACTTCTATGGTGATTTAGGTACAATGTATCCTACAACATGGAGACATTTCGGAAGCAACGATGTAGACCAAATTAATTATGTAATAAACGAGTTGAAGACAAATCCATTTTCGAGAAGAATTGTGTTGACCTGTTACGATCCTAATTCAGTAGAGGATGCTGCCCTTTATCCTTGTCACATTCTTTATGAATTCAATGTTTCGATTGACGAAAATGGAGAGAAATGCCTTAATTGTGTATTGAATTGCCGTTCGACCGATTGTCCTCTCGGATTACCGTTTAATATTGCATCGGCGGCATTTTTGGTGCATATGTTGGCACACGTTACAGGAATGAATGCCGGCGAATTACTTTATGTCGGCTGTGATTGTCATATCTATTGTAATCAAATAGAGGCTGTAAAGGAACAGTTGGAACGTGATCCTGACAAATATCCATTGCCTACTTTGAAGATTAATCCAAAGGTTAAAGATATCGATGACTTTACTTACGGAGATTTTACCATTGAAAATTATAATAGCTATCCTGCAATTAAAGCCCCTTTATCAGTAGGTTAAATTAATTTAAAATAAATTTATTATCAATAATGGAGAAAAAAAATAATATCGCTGTAGAAGCATTGACGAGACACGCTAATGAAATCTACAGTAATCTCAAGAAGGACACTATTGCTGAGGTTAAAAAATTGCAAGCAATGACAAAGCTCAGTGATACTGAAATGCAGACAATTTTAGGCTTATCGGATAAAGAGTTTTCTGCTTTGATGGACGAGAGGTTATATTATGTCATTAAAATTGACACTCTTATAAAGCTTAAAATATTAGTAAATAAGAAAATAGTTTCTTTAAGAGAGACTAATGACTGTTATCGGAATTTTGACATCAATGAATTTATAACACGTTATAAACGAGCCGAAATTGAAGATAGTATTAATAGACTGTTGAATACGATAGGTGTTACATCGGCAGAAGAAATCGATGCCTTCACTGATATGTTAACAGAAATGATGAAACAATCTAAGGAGGGTAAAATCTCCTGTATTCAAAATATTTATAATGGGTAAGAGAAAAAAATTTGATTTCATACCGAGTCCGTATCAAGAGAAAATATTCGATTTTATTACTGAAGGTTACGGTAATGCTGTCGTATCGGCGAAAGCAGGATCAGGAAAAACTTTTACTATCGTTAATGCAATGAAATTAATTCCTAAGACTAAGAAGGCAATTTTTATTGCCTTCAATAAGTCTATTGCTGACGAATTGAATGAAAAGTTGAAAAACAATTCAAATTGTATGGCATATACAACGCATAGTCTTGGTTTTAGGATGATTCGTAGAAATCTGGGTAATGATATAATCGTTGACGAATACAAGTACCGCACATATCTTAAGAATAATTTTCTGAATGTAACAGGACTTAATGATGGTGAGATTAACATCGAAAAAAATCAAATTAATGAATATACTGAGAATATATTGTTATTAATTGATTTTTCTCGTTTGTTTTTAGCTCATGATGACGAAGCGATTAATAACATAGTTGAACGCTATGATGTACCGTTAATTGCCAACGAAGTCGAGGTCGTTAAACGCTGTTTAGAATGGGGTAAGAACAATATAACATCGATAGATTATGCCGATATGTTATGGCTTCCTACGGCTTTAAATTTACGACCATTAGGAATGCTGTATGACTGGGTATTTCTTGATGAAGCACAAGATAGTTCTATTGCAGCGATTGCGTTATTTAAAAAATGTGTGAAGCCTAATGTCGGTCGATGGGTATGCGTTGGTGATGAAAAGCAATGTATTAATCTCTTTTGTGGCTCGAATGAAGATAATTTCAGACAGCTTTGTCATAGTGAAAATACACAAGTGTTTGATCTCCCGGTTTCATACCGTTGTGGCAAAAAAATTATCGAATTCTCTCAATCGATAGTTAAAGATATCTTACCGAAAGAGAATGCCATCGATGGTGAAATTAAGAACGGCTGTAAACTTTCTTGCCTCAAAGACGGAGATATGGTATTGGCACGTTCCAAAGCACCTTTGTTGAAGGTGTATACTAAGTTAATCAAAAAGGGTATAAATTGCTATATTAAAGGACTCGATATAGGTGCAAATTTGATTAATTTACTCGATAGCATCAAAGGTGAAGAATTGAATATTAATCTTAGAAAAGACGGAGTATTCATTAGGCTATATGATAAATTATTCGAGACAAGAGATAAACTTGTGGAAAAAAGGGGTCTCGATATTGATGACGCAACATTATCGTCATATATCATGGAGCAATATGATACCATCAAGGCATTGGAGGTATTGGCATTTAATTGTGCTACTAAAAATGAGTTGAAAGCACGTATAAAGGATATCTTTAAAGAAGACTCCAAAGGTGTATGTCTTTCTACTATTCATAAATCTAAAGGTCTCGAAGCCGATAATGTATATATTTTGTGTCATTCTTCAATGCCATCAAAGAATTGTCATCATGAATGGGAAAGGATACAAGAGAAGAACTTAATGTATGTCGCATATACCCGAGCAAAAAAGATATTAGGTTTCATTTCAGAAAAGGAAGTACCTCCTACTGGAAGTATGTCAGAGCCTGAAGATATCCTTAACGAATTGAATTATATCGAATCAAAAGTATGTGAAATCTTAGGAAGAGTCCCACTACAAAAAGTCGATAGTGTCGAAATGGCGAAAGCCCGTCTACAAAAGATGGAAAAGGTCGAATTACCTAAAAAGAAGAAAGAAAAGAAAATTAAAGTTGTTTCAAATAAAAAAGACAGCAATAAAAAGTTGCTGTCTGATTTGGAAAAATTATTTTAAATAGTCTGAGCATCGTAACCGTCTATCTCCATAATTTGAGGGGTAGGCGGTTCAATGTTTTCTCTGAATGACTTATTCTCGTTAATATTGAACTCCTGTTCGGCGGTTTCCTTATACTTTGCATTACGTTGTTTATAAAAGGAAACACATTCTCTCTGTTCAATTATGTTATATTCAAAAGGATTGCCCATCGTGGTATAATTTATCTTATTTTATTATTAATTGTATTCAACAAATTTGTCTGAGTGCCTTGCTCATTTTTAATTGCAAGAATATTACCAGAAGCAATATTCAATTTGGTATCAATGTCAACAAGCTTGTTCATCAAAGCATTTTTGGCTTCAGTTACCTCATCAGTAGTATGTTCATTAACTTTCTCACGGGTTTCCTCGTGTTCATTGATAATATGCTGCTTTAATTCTTTCTTCCAATCACGTTCTTCTTCTTGTAGTGTATAGACGCTACCGATTACTTTATCGTCGATGCCTTTCACATCGCTCTTAACAACCCCAGGGTTGTCTTCACAGAAGCCATAATCATTATAAGTGTTATTCATTGCTATATTCTCCTAATTTTAAGTCATTAAATGATTTTATTTGTTCATTAAGATCACTGAATTTGGTCTCAAAATCGATCTCATCGAATTTATTATCGGTATGACGATTGATATTATCAATAGCGTCGGCAATTGCTTCCTTGGTCTCGGTGTGAAATGCTGTGCATTGACTCTTACCTTGTTCTACCTTTTCAATAATTTCATTCTTTGCGTTTTCAATGTGACAATTTGTATGACATAATCTACATCTAATATCGTCCATATTTTCATTAACGCTGTCTCGTATTGTCGTGGATATGTGCTCGGAATCCATACCGTCTAACTTCTCATCAAGATATTCCTTAATCTGTTCGCAACGAGAAGTTAATGGAGTATAATCACCGTAGTCATATCGTCTTAAATCGTTAGTGTTGTTCATTTGGTACATATTTTTATATTTTACTATATATAAATAGTTTTATAATGCTATATTTATTATTAATAAGACATTTAAGGTAATGAAATTATTTGCTAAGATATACGATAATATAATAAAACTGACCGAAAATCAATATAATGTCATAAAAGGATTAATAACAGAGGGCTATTATGATGATTCTGTTACTCCTTTATTCTCGAAGACAAAGACGAATCGAGAATTAGGGGTAAATCCTTTGACCGTCGATAACGGAAACCATACACCGACTGATGTATTGAGGCAACCATCCACAATAGATTTTAATGGAGCCAATTTTCACGGTGTAAATCTCATTGTGTCAGATAATAAGTTTATGTTCTATAAAGTAAAAAACTTCGGCACTGACAAAATCAGTAGTACATTACAATTATTCGGTCGTGGTGCTGGTGGCGAAAAGGGACTCAGGGCGGCAATTGATACATTAAATGGTGCCGCAATGAGGAATAATAAAAGTTTACGCTTTAGAACTATCACATCTGAGACATTTAAAAATAAATCAAAAATGACTGACCATATGAGCAATACTTTTTGGGAATTCTCATATGATAATGGAAATACCTGGTATATAATGAAACCTCATCCTGTTCAGAATATGCAGCCAAGCAAAGTATTCATAAAAATGTAATTTTGGACGGAAGTTAATATTTATAATAAAATCAATTTTAATAAAATATGAAACAGACTTTTAAACTCACTGAAAGTGAATTGCATAATCTCATAAGTGAATGTATAACAGAGGCTATCGAAGATGAAGGGCTAGGTTCATTTTTCGGTGGAATGGCAAAGAAATTAGGGCGTGACGCAGGTTCGGCTATGTCAAATGTCGGCAATCGAATGGCTCAAGGTGCGAAGAATATGGGTAGTAGGATTGCTCAAGGTGCAAAGAACGCTTACCAAGGTGCCAAGGATTACGGTCAATCATTGTATAACGCAGGTGTACAGCAATCTAATATCAGCGATGCACAGACTGCAATCAAGACAATTCAAGGATTGGTACAAAAAGGTATATTAGGACAAAACATTGCAAATATGGTAATCGGCAACCTTAAAAAGTACGGTAATCAATAAATAATTTATTATTAAGATTTTTTAAGTCGGAATATTTTGCCTATTCCGACTTTTTTCGTATCTTTGCAGCATTAAATTAATTAAATAATAATTAGACTATGTATTTATCTGGTGTTTTAGTGGCATTCGCTGCCGCAATGATTTGGGAAAGAATGTTTTACCATCGTAATGATGGAGGTTTAAAATCTATGACAAAACATGAGTGGATTGAAGATATCTTCATCTCATTATGCTCTTGGTTTGCAGTGGTATTTATCGGCATTGCTTTTTATGTGGCAATCTATCATAAAGATGTTTTTGAAAAAATTACTGGTAGAAAAATATAGTATACTATGGAATTTGTTACATGTTATTTGATAGCTTGCACTGTAATATTCATATTGATAGTATGTGATATTAAATATTATGAAATTCGTGATACATTAAGACACTATAATACGATGAATAATCATATTAAAGCTATCGATGATAAATTATCTAAAATCGATAAAGATGATTTCGTCGAGTTAAATCGACTGATGGATGAAAGGAATTATTGGTTATCATTGAATAAAAGAAAAGAAAAATATAAATGGATTATTCGTTTAAAGAATAATAAATAACAAAATGAAAGATTATTACAATTTATCACAGTTAAAAAGAGTATATGCTGTCGAAGATACATTATCAGATAGATGGAGACATTATGTACCAAAATCAGTAAGTAAAATTAATTGGTTATTTAATAATAAACTATATACATCAAACCAAACAAGGGATGTATATGTCCGTTCTAGATATTATCTCCGTAGTGAAAAAATACCTTATTATACTTTAGATGATTTAAAAGAACAATTAGATTCATCTGAATATTTTGACTATGACAATAAAGAGGTAAGGACTTTTCCTAAAGTAGTATTGTCATGGTGTGATGGTTCAAAAACTGAAATATATTTTGCAACAAATGATGAAGCCAATAATTATGTCGATATGTTAGTTGCAAAATGTAAAGAGGGAGGGAATGTTTTACTTGCTCTCAGTAAAGATTAACAAACATTAACGGATAATTCTTTGGTATTTCAAAATAATTCAATACCTTTGCAACCGTAAAAATAACGAGGGGATTTGTAGTGCTTGCACCTCGATAAAAACGCTAAAAATCTAATGAAAACAGATTCCACTACATAATATTAATTTAATTAAAACATTTAAACAATTAATTTTATGTGTAAAAAAGTTATTACAAGTGAGTTTGTAAGTTGTGGTCATCCTGACAAAATCGCAGATACTATTGCGGATAGTCTATTGGATGCCTATCTCGAACAGGATAAGAATACCCGTGCCGGTATTGAGGTAATGGTTAAGGATAATAATGTTGTCCTTGGTGGCGAAGTATCTTCAAACGCAATAATCAATTACGACACCATCGTTCGTGATGTGTACAAAGGTTTGAATTTCCCACCAAATCATAATCTTAATCCTGAGAATATTAAGATCATTAACCTTATTGGCAAACAGTCATCCGAAATTCATCAAGGAGTCGACAAGAGTGAAAATGTTATTGGGGCTGGAGATCAGGGCTTTGTTGTAGGTTTTGCCTCTGATGACACTGATGTGTATATGCCTTTAGGACACTATATGGCGAAGAAAATTTGTCAATGGGTGGCATCACAGAGAAAACTTGGACTCGGTCCTGATACCAAATCACAAGTAATTGTCATACGTGATGATGCGACTTATGAAAATAAGGTCGATTATATTCTGGTCTCAACGATGCACACTGATGATGTCGATGTCAAAGAAGTTAAAGCCATCATAAAAAAAGCGATATTTAATAATACGGTCGGCTTCAGTGATGATGTCTTTAATAACTATATTCGTGGAAATGAGGACATCATCGAAGTCGTCGTTAATCCTTGCGGAGCTTGGCATATTGGTGGTCCTGTGTCTGACTGCGGTGTTACAGGTAGAAAACTCGTTGTTGACCAATACGGTGGTTATTCCAATATCGGTGGAGGAGCATATTGCGTCGATGGTGATACCGAATATATCGGAGAAGACTTGAAATGGCACAAAATTAAAGATTATGATGGAGGCAAAGTAGGCCAATGGAATAATGGAATACTGGAATTCGTTATGCCTTCTAAATATCACATTAATGATTCTGAAAAGATGTATCATTTCCATAGTCCTAACTCGATTGATATGGTTTTATCAGAAAATCATTCTATGGTAGCCAAGACAAGCAAAGGGAACATCTATAAAATTAAGGTCAAGGATGTTATCGATAAGATAAAGACCAATGTTACAGGATTTAAAGATCCTATACCTTGTACCTTCGAATACTATCCTAATGGTAAAGGGATTAATATGACAGATGATGAAATAAGACTTCAAGTAGCTTTCTGTGCTGATGGAACATTTAGTTCAATACCAGGAGATAAAGGGCGAATTAACATTAAGAAAAAGAAAAAAATAGAACGGCTTGAGTGGTTATTAAAGAGAACGAATACTGACTACCATCTCTTGAATAAGAGTGAATTCAATAACCATTATTATTGGTTTATCCCTCCGGTTCCTAACAATAAATCATTATATTCCTTATTTAAGGATGCATCATATAGGCAATTAGCAATTGTTGCCAAAGAGGTATTAAAATGGGATGGTGACGAGAAAAATGGAATTTTCCGTACAACGCATAAAGAAGATGCTGATTTTATACAATTTGTCTTCAGCTTAGTGTATGGAAAACATTCCTATATAAACAAAGATTCTCGTGTCGGCGGAGTTAAAAAATTAAATGATAGAGAATATGCAATAAATTCTATTTGTTATTCCGTAACCATTGGTACGACAAATGAAATTTCTTTTGGAGGAATAAAGTCAAAAGTACAAATAGATGATTTCGATTGCGACAAAATGTATTGTTTTACCGTGCCTAGTGGAATGTTGCTACTTCGTCGAAGCGACAAGATATTTGTAACAGGAAATTGTGGCAAGGATTATACTAAAGTAGATCGTTCGGCTGCGTATATGGCAAGATATTTGGCAAAGAATATCGTTGCCTCTGGCATTGCGAAGACTGCCAAGGTTGAATTGTCTTATGTTATCGGTGTTCCTGAGCCATCTTCAATTAATATCGAATTGACTGGCACAAAGGTAGATATCGACATCAACCGTCTCAAAGAATGGATAAAGAAAAACATCGACTTGACCCCTTATGGAATAATGAAAAGATTCGATTACTCTTACGGCAGAAATGGATATACGGAGATTAATGGTTTCTATGGTGTTGATGCCAGTACGCCGGCATTAAAAGTCTATTATCCTTGGGAAAAACTTGATATCGCTAATGATATAAAGAATTTATTTAATCTATCATTAAGTACTGCATTATAATGAACATTGAATTATCCCTCCGATATCAAATTTGGAGGGATAAAATATTTTTTTCAAATATATGAATAATAATAAAATATTTGACGGGGCATTGATAGATGCCATTGTTACAAGCAAGATGAAACACATATTTGATCCTGTTTCTGGAAACACGACTGAAACTTTGGTCGACAGTAGTGATGAAATGTATGCAGCTTTGTTAACTCTTAGGTATGGTGTTATTAAGATAAGCGACAGCCTATATTGCGCCCTTAATATTAATGATGATAAAGATTTCAAGGGAAATATTATTAAGTTAAATAATATCGGTGGAAAAACCGACCCTATATTTCTTAATAAAGGTAATTGGTCAAAAACTATTTTATATGATGACAGTAAAAGAACACACGAGACTGAAAATTACGATGGTATAAATATCAAAGAGTTGGCAGATGCCGACTATGACACTTACGAACGTTGCAGCATAAATGCAAAAAGAATCATTAACGTTAGGTCTTCTAAGATACTAAAAATGATTTTGAACGAATAATTATATTTATAATCATATATATAATAATATTATGACAATAATAAATGAACGAAAACTTAGAGGAATTATTCGTGAAAGTCTAAAAACTACCATTAATACCTTGTATGAAAGCAGCATGAATCGTATACATGAATATATTAAAAATTATGAATGTGCGATAATAACTGCGTGGAGAGATGAATTAAAGGATGTAACAGATAATACCTTTAAGCCTAATCATATTTATCACGAAAAAGGTAAACGAGGTAATAAAATAGTCGGGGAACCTTTTTCTGCTGATAACAATAAATTTAATACCCGTGAGAAAAAATTTTATAATACCCAGTTAAAAGACACCTTACGCAAATATGGTTATGGCGTTATAAAAGTTAGGGGTTCATATCGAGAATACGGAAAGCAAGAAGCACAGGAAGAGTCTTATTTCGTTGTTAATTTAAATGATGATCCTGATTTCAAGAAAAAAATGTTCGAGATATCAGAATATTATAATCAAGATTCTTTCATGTATTCGCCAAAGGGTACAGATGAAGGTTTTTTAATCGGAACAAATAAGGCAGCGTGGCCTGGATATGGTAATGAAGAACCTTCTAACAAATTCAAACGTGATGTACAATCAATTTTCATGTCTAGGATAGGAAACAGGGGATTTAGTTTCACAAATGGAGATAGAATTAATCCGAATGACCCAAAAAGGAAAGAGAAATTATCTTCAGATGACAACAATTATGAGACTGATATGCCTATGACTTTCCAAGACCGTAAAAAGGAACGTATAAAAAATAATAAGCGAAATGTCCGATAAGGTACTGAAAATTACTAGTATGAAGATCTACAAAAATTACCTTGACAATTTTAAACGATTGACCGAGTATACTATTCATAAATCCGATGGTAATACAGTCGAAACGGATGTCGATAATGCTGATACGAAAGGATGGAAATTTATAGGCGAAATTGTGTACGGAGGTCCCGATTGGCATAAAAATGATAGAAAATACATCCTTTGTTATCCTAATTATACCGAGGAAATTATAAATTCATTGGGCTTCAGCAGTTTTATAAGTAGTTACCTATCTGTTAATGCTGATACTAATGGTTCAGACGGAGGCAAATATTTTTATTCACTTTTTGACAGTCGTTTTGATAAAATAAAACTTAATGACGAATATAAAAACGGAATATTCGCATTGATTTTTAAGAAATATCTTGTTGATGACGGTGATGAAGCGACCCAAAATTATAGAGAACAAAAACACCAGGAGTTTATGAATAAATTGTTCCAAGTAGGTGACAATGTCATAATGCACCATAATAGTTCAGCTAAGATAACTGATGGAGTAATTAAACCTGGTATGCCTAAGAATAGCTATTCAAATAACAATGACTGGGGTGTTTATTTTTGGGCAAGTCCTAATAGCGGAGCTGACCAATCAGGAGCCGGTGAATATACTTACTATTGTATCGTTCCTATTGAACAAACTTACGACGTTGAGAACAATATTGAGAATTTTAAAACGGACAAAGAGGCACTTGCTAAGTACCCTTATCAATTAAAGGATTGGAAAAACGGTCAAGCTATCGCTTGCCAAACATCTAAACCTACGCCAATATGGAGAATTAGAGATAATCATAATGGCAAATGGTTTGATAATGAATGGAATGAGGTTAATAAGCCTAATGTTTTAAGTTAATTAACATTTTTTCTTTAATTGTTGCTGTGAAATATAGTATATTTGCGGCAACAATATTTTTTTAACGATTTATTTATGGAAAATATACGCATATATAATGAAAATTGTATTGATGTGATGCAAAGGTTGAAAGTCAATGGCGAAAAGGTTGATTTAACTGTTTGTAGTCCTCCCTACGACAATTTGAGATCATATCATAATTCATCTGAATGGAATTTTGATACTTTCAAACAAGTTGCTCAAGGTTTATGGGACATTACTGCGGATGGGGGTGTCGTTGTGTGGGTTGTAGGAGATGCAACGGTAAACGGCAGTGAAACTGGCACTTCTTTCAAACAGGCACTCTACTTTATGGAACTTGGTTTCAAATTGCATGATACGATGTTATATGAAAAAAATAGTTCAGCCTTTCCTAGCTCAAGAAAAAGTAAACGTTATACACAAATATTTGAATATATGTTCGTGTTCGTCAAAGGTAAAGTAAAAACTTGTAATCTTATTTGCGACAAGCCTAATAAATGGGCAGGACATACCAATTGGGGAAATAATACACAGTATAATAAAGACGGTGAACTAATACCTACAAATAATATTAAACCTGTTCCTGATTTTTCCCCACGTAACAATATATGGAAATATACAGTAGGCTTTAATGTCAATGAAGGCAAACATCCGGCTGTTTTCCCGTATAAGTTAGCCGAGGATCATATATTGACTTGGAGTAATAAAGGAGATACTGTCTTTGACCCATTTATGGGTAGCGGAACGACTGGCTTTGCCTCCATCCATAATGATAGGAAATTTATCGGTTGTGAAATCGATAAGACATATTTTGATGACTTCGATAAAAACTATGAGAAATATCAAAAAAGATGGAAAAAAGAAATGACTAATTGACATAAATCAAAAAGATACTATTTTTTAATAAAAATGTTTGGTTTTTACCTAAAAAAGTAGTATCTTTGCATCGTCTTTTTAAAAGACGAATATAGTTATTATAATAATTTAAAATTTTATCAAAACAATGAAAAAGATTTTATTTTTCGCTATCGCTATGGTAGCACTTAGTTTTGCCACATCTTGTGGTAGTTCAGCAACAAACTCATCAAACGATGTTGATTCAGTAAAGACAGACACTGCAAGTGTAGATTCGGCAAGTGTTGCTGACAGTGTAAATGTTGATTCTACAGCATTTTCTAAGTAATTAGGATTACTTTGTGACAATGATTCGCACAATGATTTTAATGTCATTATGCGAATTTTTTTATTTTAAGACTCCTATTCTATGTTTGAAATCTTTTAAACATTCTTCTTTATTATAATAGACATCCATATAACGATCAGGTTTGTAGTATTTTACCTTTTTGAGGAATTTAATATCTTCATCGTCATCGTTACCAAGGGCGATTTTTCTAAATCTATCGAATGAATTCCCTTTAGTCGGAATATATCCTCTAAATTCTTTTCCATCCCAATATATTATGAAAAAAAATAGGACTTTCCCAATCGCCACCAAATTGACCTTGTATGAATGGTATTCCGTCGACAAACTTAATATCTCCGATACCATCAATATTTTCTTCATCGTGTTCTATTTTATTTAGATCATCTCGTAAACGTTTAGGGGCGTTCTTATTCCGAGATATCACACTAATGAATTGTGCCGGAGTAATTTTCTTATTATCGAACCTATCGGCATCATCACCTTCTCTACAATGTTCTTTATATACTTTCGCCATATTGGAAATAAATTCATCCTTTGAGATTTTCTTTGCTGTCCTTCCTTTCGCAGGGTAATCAATGTCCATATTTGCCCATTTATAAGTTACATTGTCTTTAACGGCTTCTCTTATGATTTGCCTTAATATATCTTCGTTTAAATTAATTAACATGCATTTTAACATAAATTATAGAAATAAATATCATCATTTGAAATTAAATTATTAGCTTTGCAGCGTTAATATAATGAAATTAAATATGGAAAATATTATCGATAAAAAAGATAAGACATTATATCTTACTTTAAAGAAACAGTGGTTCGATATGATTAATGATGGAATTAAAACCGAAGAATATCGTGAAATCAAACCATACTGGGTAAAACGTCTTGAAGAACGTAAATATGATATCGTCGAATTTAGAAATGGCTATCAAAAGGATGCTCCAAAGATGAGATTTAAAATTAAAGAAATATCTATTAATACCGGAAATATCCAATGGGGAGCCGAAAATAATACTTCTTATTATGTAATCAAATTAGGAGAAAGATTATAAAAAAGAAAAATACGTTAATCGATGTAATTGCTATTTATAATATAATAATGAATTATTTCAAAATAAAATATGAAGCAAGACGATTTAAGAGGTAAGATAATGAACGAAGTTAAGTCTCAAATACGTGGCATCGTAAATGAGGAAGTTGCGAAAATCAATACAAAGCAAAGACTTAAGGATAAAATTAAACCTCTTGTAGCTGAAGAATTAAAACGTATGGTTAATGAAGATAGAGACTATGCAAAACTTCAGCAATTAATATGGGTTGATGGTAGTAGCGGCCGTGGTGATGAAGAAATGATGGATACTTTGAATCAAATGTATGACAATCGTGATTATGACGGTATGATAAAATATCTGTCACAATGGGACAACGGTGATGATAGTGGCGGCGAGATATATGATGATATCCAAGAATACGATGATGTATTAAAGGAGACACCAAGATATGTCCTTGTAACTGTTGATCCACGCCATTATTGGGGTGATCGTGCATACGGCTTATATATTAAACTATCTGCCGATGATGTTGAACAAATGGGCATTTAACTTATATTAACGGAAATTCTTTGGAGTTTCCGTTTTTTATTTGTACCTTTGCAATATGAAAACATTTATTATTACTAATAAAGGCTTATTGTCTAAGCTTGGAGGTCATCTGAAAAGGGAATTTCAGGACGTCGAGAATGATTATCTGAGTTTTTATTCAGACGAAGTTCGCTATGAACTTTCAGCGAATGGTAAAATGAAAAAAGCAAAGCGTAAAAGCTTTGCTTGGGTGGTAAGAAATACCATTGATGCGATTAAAAATAACCTTTCTAAATATTCGGAAGGTAATCCTACAATGTATTTTGAGGATATAGATATCGCATTGAATGGAGACTTGGTCGACGAATGTTTCAAGAAATATTGCGATGCGTCATTTAATAATTAAATCCGTTTTCGGGTTTATTTATAACTTGACCGATTCCTTGACTATACGAAGTTTTCATCTTACCAAAAGTTATAGGAATCATATATTTGACACCGATTTTTTGAAGTTGATAACAAATATCACTAAGAGTTGCCCCTCCTGATATATTATCATCAAATATTACGACGATACTATTATCAGTATTTTTTAATTCAGCCTCAGCCGGATCATTATTTATCGAAAAATAATTTTTCAAAGCCATTCGACTATCATTTCCTAATTTTTTAATTTGGAAATTAGCAGGTTGCCACATACAGATGTCATAAGGTTTTACAGGAAGACCGTTAGCCATATTGTATTCCTTTAAAATCTGTAATATTTTTTGTGTCCTTCCTTCAATTGATGGCCCTTTTGAATACTTAATTGCCTCAGCAACTTTTTTCAGATGAGGTTTATGGTATTTCTGTGCAATCGTGTCATAATATTCACCGGCTATCATAATATTTTTAACTGCCTCTTGATATTCAATATATAAATCATATAATTTCTTTATTGATTTCAAAGTAGGCGCACCGTATTTCTCAGGATTGTTAAGTCTTGCCGATACATAATTCAATTGATACAGCAGACTACCCGTTTGTTTACGGTTTTCTATTTTAGTAAATTCGTTCGCTTTATCGATTTCTGCTTTGACTGATTCCAAACGAGATAACCGATTTAAGTCGTTGTCTACGGCTTGCATATGACTTCCACCATTACCTCCCGTCTTCCAACGTTCAGAATTATAATAGTCTCGGTTTTTATCTATAAAATCGGTGTCTTTTTCCAAATTGGAGGTGTCTTTTTTTAATATGCTACTGCTGATTGCTGAAACTGGTAAATTATCAATAGTATGATTATTTTTCACAATTCTTTTTACCATCTCGATATTAAAATTGCTACTTGATGGGACTGGATAGATATAAATATTTGAGAAAGTAAGACCTTTATTGCTTTCCATAAATTGTCTTGCCCTATATTCTACCACAGCATTAACTTTATCTAAAAACTGCACCATAAAATTATGGAATTCAGAATCTTGCATTTCCAAGTCATATTCAGTATCGCCTAATTTAATCATCGCTTTCTCATGACTGAACTTACGTTTAAAATAATGCATTACTTCAGTACCATTAATATCAGTAATATTATATGACGTAATTCCTCCTTTCAGTTTAACTTCGTATGTTGTCTGACCACTATTATTATCCATCAGGTTAGTCTTTAACATATCAAGGGATGTCATATTCCCTCTATTTCTCGCAATACCTCCATTATTATTCCTCTTATACGTTAAATTGGCGATATTCTTATTTTTATTATTTGATATATCATTGATAAATACATCCTCATTAATATAGTATTGATAGGCACTTTCACTTATCTTAACTGTTTTTCCCATATGCTAATACATTGCTTTCTAGTAAATATAAATATAAAAATGTCCCTCAGTTATGTTATAAACAACTAAGGGACACATACGCTGTTAATCGTAGAAGAATTTAAAATAAGTTTTTAATCAAGTACTATAATAGATAATGATTCCATTTCAGGCGCATTTCTGTTTGTTCCTTTACTTGGAATAATGGCATCTGCTGAACCTGCTGCATCTTGTAATTGTCTTACCAAATCATCGAAATCGACTGAATCATTGCTATCAGGATGTACGACATATCTTACACCCGTTTGCCCTTGTTTATTATGTACATCATAGCTTGCACTGTACGACCATCCATTCTTTTCGAGGATATTGTTGAATGTATAGAAATCAAACTCCTCATCTTCTGGTTCATCCCACTCATTATCATTGCCGTAATTCCATTCGTCAAAGCTTTCTTTCAATTTGCTTTTTCTCGCCTTATTTTCAGCAAGGCACTCATCACCATTACTCCAATTCGAATCATCATCAGGATCAATACCTGCTCTTTTAAGTCCTCTTAAGGAAAGAATTTTAATTTTCTTAGGGTCAAAACCATAATCGACCAAATCATCAGTAAAATAATCTTTCTTATATTCTTTCAACTCACTAGGATCATATCCATTATAAACCCAACCGTTTAATATTTTACCTGTAATCTTAGAGACCGCAAAATAATTATAACTTCCTTCATCAGGAGTATTGTTTATACCCTCAAGACATAATTCCTTAGCACTTTTACAACGATGGTCAATACCATTACGTTGCATACATTCTTTCATTATTTCCATGGTTCTCTGAGAGATATATTTTTTAATTTCATCACGATTTAACTTCTGTGTCATAATATAATAATTTTTATATATTATAAATATTATATATAACCTCATTTTAATCTTTTTGCTTCGTTTTAAAACCCTATTAAAATGAAGCAATTTTATTAAAATGAAATGGTATTTATTGTATATAAATAGCAAGATAACAGATGTTTATTAAACTTTCAAAACGACAAATTAATGAAGTCAGATATATAGATGCCGCCAATCGTGATATGACATCACGTATGGATAGACCATATCGTAAAGATTGGCAAGAAAAATATAACCAACAACCTATTACCAATGATGATAAAATAAGAGTATATCACGGCTGTTCAATCAAAACAGCATTAGATATTTGTCAAAATGGTACCAGTGGCAAAGAATTCCATCCTCGTACATATTCTTATGAAAACGGAATGAACCCATTAGGTATCTTTGTTACTGTTAATTTTGAAAAGGCAAAAGATTTCGGTTATGATCCAAATGCAATGTGTATTCTTGAATTTACCGTAAAGGCATCTGACTTGGAGACCCCTGTATGGAATAATTCCGATTCTTATTTCGGTCAAGGTTCTAATCCTCAGCCTTTTAGAGATGCTGATGAACGTAAAATGCAAAAAAACAAATACGATGATGATGCAAGAAATGTTCCTGATGAAGATTATTTCGATTTTAGCAAAAAGAAAGATATTAAATTAGATAAAAGTTATATCCGTAATTCAGATAAGCCTGCAATGGCAAAAAGTATTTTTGATAATTATGAACATCAAGCACTGTTTATGGGAGACCTTAATCCTAATATGATAAAATACGTATGGGTTTGTGAAAACGGACAGAGTCAATATCAAAGGTATACAGAAAAAGATTTCTTGCGCAAATATGGTAATGTAAAAGGTATACAGAAAAAGTCTATGAGATTCAAAAAGGAAAAATTATTCCAACCTAATGAAGGCGTTAAATCTTGGGATGAGGTCATTAATCGTATAGTAAAGCAAGATGAAGGACAGCCTTGGGCAATGAGTAGAGAAGAAATCATAGATACTTTACGAGAATATCACGTTATGGATAATCCTACTTCGGATTTTGCCTTAAGTTATATAAAACAGATATTTTGGCCTAGACAAATAATCCAATTATATGGCAAAGATTTCTTTAATAAATATTTTAATAGACTTGAACAAGATTTCAATGAAAACTATATATATGATAAAAGTTTTCCTTTAACCGAAGGCTCATGGGGTTACGAACCTACTCAAAATGATACGACTCTTGATACCATCAATAACTGGTATCAACAAGGGTTCGATCTGCTATTAGATACCAGTAGTGACTGCAACGATGGCTCGTCAGCATGGAATTATATAGGACTTATAATTCATCTGGTAAAAACTATCGTCGATTCTGATGAAACTGGTAGTTTTGAACCTTCTTTGAAATTAAAGGACAGTGGCTTGTTTGAACGAATATATGAATTGCTTGATTTGTGCGATGATGATAAAACCTGGATAGAAAGTTGGGATGAACCTTCAAAAATAAAACAGTCATTAAAAAAGATCAGAAAAGAAGCCGATAAATATAGAAAAATCGTTGATAAAAGAACGAATTAATTAACGTCTATCATTATTGATTGGTCTATTTATATAATGGTAATTAAAATATATTATAAGAAAATGAGTAACATATATACAGACCCTTGGGGCTATGATGGTGACGTTTCTTTCATCAAGAGAAATCCATGTGGTTGCCAAGATGAACGTTCGGAAGAACAGATAAAAATAGATGACAAACAAGACGCTGATATCAAGGCAGAAGTACAGCGTAGTCAAGCTGTCGATGCCGAGCAATCTGCGAAGTTAACGGAACTTGATAACAGGATTAACAATCTTGACAATAATCAATATTATGAGACCGATGAATAATACTACTTAATTTTACATGAAATAATATGACGAGAACATTAGTACAATTTTGGAAAGGCAGTGAGAACGCCTATCATGAGTTATATATTCGTGGAAGAATTAAAGACAATGTCAGGTATACCGTGATTCTTAATGATGGACGGATAAAAGAATATCTTGGTTATCGTGAACTGAACAATTGCGACCTTGAGCAACTTGCGGCAATGGACGATGTTATGAGTATTGATACGTTTCAACGAAAATTTAATTCATTGAATTTCAAGAATTGTCGTTTATTGGTAGGTGATAACAATGCGTTTGATGAAGACGGAAATCTCAAGGATGAATATGTTCCGTCCGATACGGATTCTACGTTATGGTATGTGGTGGTGTTCGGGAATGATCCATCCAAACCGACTCAATTGATAGATTTCAATGAAAAGACCGCCCGTATAAAAACAATGGGTATGAAAGAATACCAAGTGGTTGACAATGTCTTGATGACATATAATTCAATTATATGGCACGAGAATAATAAATAAAATAATAATCATTTACTTATACAATGACCGAATTAAACAAAAAACTGTTTAAAGGTATCAGGCAGGTCAATTTGTCCACCTATCAGTCTTATGCTGATAAAGAAGGTTATTTATGGCTGATTAAAGACGGTAAGAACCGACATATCTATTTCGGTAATCAGCTATATTCGAATATTGTTCCGGAAGAAACTGACGGGCAGACAAAAAAATTGATTACAGAAGCCCTTGATAAACTGATAGGGCAAGATTTGCTGCATTCATTCGATAATGATGGGAATCTTAAGAATGAAATCAAACTTGACTTACAAACAACCGATGATGGAAAGGAAATCCTTCATCTTGTCGGAAAAGATGACGAGGACATCGCTACGTTGGATATGTCGAAGTTTGCCATCGACGGAATGGTTGACACCGTTTCCTATGACAATACGACACATTCGCTTAAAATTACATGGAATACAGAGTCAGGTAAATCTAATACCGTGATAGACTTGACCGACTTGGTTGATATCTATACTTCCGGTAATGGCGTTACGGTAAGCCCGGATGGTGTGGTCTCTATCAAACTTTCCGATGACAATCAAGATTTTCTGACCGTCGGCAAAAACGGATTGAGTCTAAAAAATATTGACGGCTCTCATATCGAGATAGGAAATACCATAACTGATGACAATGATGCTGTTATCGACAAGTCTTCGAACATTACTGATATTTTACAAAAATTATTTACGAATATCAAAGATGTAAAGACGAATGCCTTGTCAGTAAAAGGTGATGGGACAAGCATTAATGTCGTCCCAGATGGTGATTCTTCGACAAGTAAAATCCTATCTCTAAAGACCGAGTCGGCAACCACGGACACAATAAACAATGGACATGTCGAAATAGTTAGCAGCTCATCAGATGGTGTCTATGGGCAAATGTATTATATGAGCAATATCGAGTCCGTTTCTGGTAATATTGAAAAACCAAACATAAGCGGTGAAAATGTTAGTCTATATAAAGCCGAAATATCGGAAGACAAGAGACTGAATATCGTCGCAACCGACGAAGTTGAATTAGAGGATGTTACTTTCAAGGGTGAATTCCCAAAGACAACAGCAAATGCAATAGCAAAAATAAACGGTGGCAAGACAGTAACGTTAACGAATGTCGTGTTTGATGATACGGTAAAGGGATATAACGGATTTGAGATAGGTTTAAACAGCAATGATCTGCCAAAACGTGTCGACATTAAGAATTGTGATTTCAAAGGCAAGTTAAATAACAATGCAATATTGATATTCGGAACGGACAATGATGCCGTTATCAACATCGAAAACTGCCATTTCGCCGATATATCTAATGCCTTGCGTCTGTCTAACAAGACCAATTCCAAGAATGTAACAGTGAATATCAAAGACTGTGTTGTCGACAAATGGGGTTCACGTAAGGAATGGGAAGGCTTCTTGATATGCGAGGACTACACGTCACCTGACTTGAATTCAGCAGAAGCAAATAATCTGTTCGCACCTGAAAAGATACATGTGAACTTTATAAACCTTATCTATCAAGGAGAAAAAATAACACCTGACACGGATAAGCAAATATATTATGTTTATTATGATAACGGAGGTGAACAAACTGATGAAAATAAACTACCGAAAGTGGTAATTTCGTAAAGAACGTAATAATCATATAATGAAATAACCGGTGATTCCGTTTATTACAAACGGATAACCGGAAGTCGGTCGTCGTTCGACCTCTGAAGATAAAAACTTACAAATAATAATAAAATTTTTAAAAATAAAATTTAGTAATGGCTTTAGTTAAATTTTTTAGAGGTACAAGGGAAAATTATAAAAGTAATTTGGCTAAAAAGGCTAACGAAGTAAATAATGGTATTTATTTCATCACTGATGAGCATTGTATCATGATGAATGGCCTCCAATACGGTGGTGTCGACAATGAAATGTTCAAAGGATTCATCAAAGATGTTGATGTTGAAGGAAATATTCTTTCATTCAAGAAAGACGTTGAAGGTACATGGACAGATGTTTCTATTAAATTATTGGAAGCTGCCGACAATTCTATCGTAGTAGGAGACATTTTAAAAGATGGCGGTGTCAAAGATGGTTCAACAATCAAGGTTAATGTAAAAGCAGTAGGTGATGCTGACGGTCTTAAGTTAGGTGCCGACGGTCTGTATGTTGATCTGACAAAGACAACTCAGTCAATTACTGATGAAACTGCACGTGCAACACAAGCTGAGGAAGCGAATAAAACTGCAATCGAACAAGAAAAGAATGATAGAATTGCGGCTATTAATGGTCTTGATGCCGAGATTAAAGGTGGAGATGGTAAATTCATACAATCAGTTAAGGAAGAAAATGGTGTAATCGCTGCTGTTGAAGCTGATTTAACCGCTTCTGCTGTCGCATATGATAAGACTGCTGATAAAGTAATCGCTAATGCTACTGATGTATCCGCTGCCATCAAGGAATTGGATGCGAAGGTTGCTGCAAATAAGGATGCTGAACTTACTTATAAGACAGTAAAGTTTACAGACGAAGAAGTTACTGCTCTTGGCGACGTTAATGTAAAAGAAGCATACAAAGTAGTATCAGTAAATAAGACTGGTAAAGAAACTACTGTAGGCGACGTTATCAAGATTTATAAGGACTCTTCACTTGTATCCATTGAGTATACTGAAGTAAATGACAAGAAACAGAAGGGTCAGTTCTTGAAGTATGTTTACACCCTTGCCGATGGTACAGAAAAAACAGTCTATGTAGACATGTCAAAACTCGTTGACCAAGCAGAGGTAGAGAATGGTATCCAAGCAATTGATGGTAAATTATCTATTAAGATTGCTGAAGGTAATGAAGCAGACTTCTTGACCGTCGATGCTAATGGTCTTAAACTGAGTGGTGTACAGACTGCCATTAACAATGCACAGAAAGCAGTACAAGATAATCTCAATGCTGAAATAACACGTGCAAAGGCTGCTGAGAAAGCAAATGCTGATGCTATAAAAGTATTGAATGGTGCAGAAACAGTTACAGGTTCTGTTGCGAAGGCGGTTGCTGATGCAAAGAAAGAACTTTTAGGCGATGCTGCTGCTGAGTACAACACTCTTGGTAAGTTAGAAGACAAGATACAAGCCCTCGATGATAAGGCGACAAAAGCAGACACTGAGGTCGTTGCAAAGGCAGAAGGACACGTAAGAGTTGCTGTTGCAAATTCAACAGATGGTACACATAAGGTTGTAACCATTAGTGAAGATGATATCGCTTCTGCTGCCGCATTGACTGCTGAGATAAACAGAGCAAAGGCTGCTGAGGATAAAATAGAGGCTTCTGTTGGTTTGGCTACTGATGGTTCTCATATAAAGACAAATGGTAATTATACTAGTGGCGCAACAACAGTTGTAGGTGAAATTGCTGCTTTGGATAGACAAGTAAAGGCTAATGCAGATGCAATTGCTGCTGAAACAACAAGAGCAACACAAGCAGAAGCTAAAGCTCTTGCAGATGCTAAAGCATATACAGATACCGCATTGAGTTGGATTGAAGGTGGAAGCTACTAATTTTCTAAATTCATTATATAAAAAAATTATCCCGTCTATAATTCGATATAGACGGGATATTTCATTATTCCTTCACCTCGACAAAATCGTCACCATTTGATACCTTATTGACATCTTTATCTACTGTTTTATTATCTTTCACATTTTCATTTACATTATTATTAGAATGTACATTTACATTAACTGGTCTCTTATAACCCGCATTACTGATTTTTCTACCCTTTAATGAAATGATCTCTTGGGTAAGACTATCTATCTTAACTTGATAACGGTCAAATGCCAATTCATTTGCTTCAGCTTCGATTTTTAATTTTTCCTGATCAACCCTCTTACTTACTTCCATCTCGATATAGTCATTATCCTTGACCGTTGTCTTATACTTCACGAACCATCCGAGATTCGTAATAATTAACAGTAATGTTAAAATGGAACTCGTAGCTATTAACGTAATCATAGGATTCGTCTTTACCTTAGTACCTACCGATTTTTCGACCCTATTGACCAATACCTTAATAATTGCCGCCAATAACTTTCCGATAACTTTTAAGTGTTTCATTAATTCGCCGAATAACGGCTTGATTTCATTCTTTTCCATAAATAAAAATTTTATCTGTACCTTTTAATTACGTTTGCAAAGGTACAGATAAAATTCGTAATAACTTAATTTTTTAAGTTAATAAAATAAAAATAATTCCTAAGACAGAACCTGATATACTTCCGAAGATATCAGCAATTAAATCTTTTTTATCGAATTTACCATTATGTCTTGAATCATATATTTCTTTAATTACACCGGCAACGATGCCTATTATCAAACCGATAATTCCACTTATCCATAATGGTATTCCGAATATTAATCCCATCGTTAAAGTAATTAACAATGAAATCAGGACACATATTAAATAATGGCATACTTTATCGATATTTTCCCTCAACCATTCAATTAATCTGTCTATCATCTTTCTTCATTTTTATAATCAATTATACCACGATATACTTCAAGACATCAACGTGCAAATCATTGCCGTCGTCATCAATAAGATGATATTTTAAGGCATCATTCTCATTTTCAAGATATACGACATATTTGAATATCATTGAGCAGTCACTATTTGCCCAACGTCCATAATCACTAATTAATCTGAGCATATTTTATAATATAAAGTAAATTAAATCTCTATATTATAAATAGCTCAGATTAAACCTACTGTAAGAAATTGATCAGTTTTTCTTCAAGGAATTACATTCCTTCATTACAATATCAGTAATAATATCAATATTCATCATAATCTGCCAATGAACATCAATTTTCTTACCATCGTCAAGACCATTCTTTGAAGGCGGCCAACTGCTGAGAATTACCTCATATTCACATCGACACCAAAACATATAACGACTACGGTCTTCGACGAATTTCTTGAATTCTTCAAAAGACGAAGGCTTTTTCTCACATTTCTTCAATGCCTTATAGCATCTGACGAAATAAGGAATGACATCGTATGAAACGAACTCCCTACGATTGATATCCTCAATAATTACGTTAAACTTCTTCATATTAATTAATTTTTTAAACGATTTATATTATGATGCAAAGATAAACATTATATGCCAATTCCACAAAGATTTTAACTTAAAAAATATAAAAAAATAGTATAATTTATAGACTATTTATTGGATATATGAAGAATAAAATCATTATATGAAAAAGACAATCAGATTAACTGAAACACATATACGTAATTTAGTTCACGATGTGATACATACGTTAATAAAAGAGTCATACGGTTCATCACAGATAGATTGGGATAGGGTTGATGAAATTACTTTTAGCTGTTGGTATGATGAGGATGACTTGCAGGATGCCATAACAAACGGAGAAATTGAAAACAACCAAGAAGGATTAAATGAATGGTTCTATGATAACCTTTTCTTTGATATGACATTCAAAGACTCGGATTATGAGCCATTAGGCTATATTGAAGAGCCACAGTCAATGATGGATACATACGGTATTCCTGAGGAATATATAGAATTAATCGTGAACACATATAAGAAAAATCCGAAATTAAATTATGAATACAGAATAAATGATATTTCATATGAAATGGCAAACCAAATGGGAAATACTGATGATGCTTGCAAGAGAATGTTTAAAACTTCTGATGAATACTCAAAAGGTATGCACGGATTTATATTGAAAGACGGTACGATAATTCTAATGCCACCAGGTGGAGACCATAATAATATTACATCGATAAATGGTGTTGACAATAAATGGCAATTCGTCGAAGATGGTAATCCAAGCATACTTGACAATAATCTTAGAGTAGGAAACACATTGACATATGAACAGCAAATGGTAGTCAGCAGAATGATCAGATGCTACTCAGATGAAGAGTTATACGTTAGTTTCTTGGGAGGCCCAAAGGGAGAACAAAGCTGTCGCTATACAAATCCTGATTATAGACGGGTAATCGCAGATATTAACAGATATTATAATGAAGGAATTATACCACAAGGAGACGGTTTTTAATACGACATAAACAAGACAATAGTAAGGGGGCATTATTAATAAATAAGCTCCCTTTATCTTTTCCATCCCCTACATTATATATTTCCACATATCGTCATCATCATAAATAACTTTCTTTGGTATCAGATGAAATTTATCGCATACAGGACATTTACATATATCATATAATTTCATTAGGTACACATTTCCTGCGTGTTTCGCTTTCAATTTATCAAGATACGCTGAACGCACAGTATCGTAGCCTTTCTTGGATTTTGGAGAATGCCCTTTTCTGTATTTATAATAATGAATCCTATTGCCGACATAGGTATAATCGACAAATGTATTATCTTCCGTTTTCATAATTTCTCTATTATTTTTACGTTTTCAATTAATGGTTCACCATCACTTCCTCTATCGTCCAATAAATCGCCAGTTACCAAATAACGAGAACCATAGTAATATGCCATATAATACATGAAGTCATTGAGACCCTTTTCGGTAACAGGAAACGGCATTACAGGTACATAAGTACCATCAATATTCTTGTATGCCTCGTAAACTGATACACCTTTTTCCTTGCCGATTAATTCATCGATTCTCCATATGGAAGAATAACCATCCTCAGGAATATCACCGAAACGATAATATAATTTTTTCATAAGAATTAACTTGACGGTTCTTCAAATTTCCATTCATAGCCTTTATAACTTTTCTTTAAACCACGACAACATAGGGATATCTTGTCTCCACATTTTGTATTACCAAGATAACGACCTGCTTCACTCATTGTCGCAAAACGATTTATGATTTCCCCATTTTTCATTTGCAATATGTCGGCATTTTCAGGACGTTTAATTTCTTCGACCTTTGTCGGCAAAATTATTTCTTCGTTAAATTCGTGCCTTAGAATTGCTTCGTATATCTTTTGATTAATTTCGCCTTTCTTATAATGGTCATAAGATATCTCTTTCAAACGCTGTTTCTTATGTCTTCTATATGCTTCAAATGCTTCAAAGACATCATCAAAGGTACCAATCCTTTTAGACTTCACACGGTCTTTGACTATGACTTGATATTTACCTTTTTTAGTTTCGCTAACTCCTGTCGGTAAACAGGATTTCTTGGTTTGCCTTGTTATCATCATTGTATTTATGTCACTCGGAACAAAACAACAAGTCTCAGGCGAATATAATTTATTACCCTCAAATAAAATATCTTTGTCTAATTGTTGTCCTTCTTTGTAATTTTTATTAAACCATTTCTCGAAATTTGAATATGTAAGCCATTCATCACATACTTTGCAATCATCATATGTGTGGTTTCTAATACGCTTGTTTTCATTTTCACTATAACATCTTTGCAGCATACTATCCCATACGATGTAACATTTTGTACCATGTACGCCATTAACGTCTAAAATGCCGAGACAAATATATTATTTTTAAACAACAAAATAATAAAATGCTCTATCTTTTTAATGGTGGAATTTTTCCGGAAAAAATTTTTTAAATCGTCTCTTTGAAAAGAAAAGAAGGGCTATTTCAGAAAGTCAAATTATTTTTCCGGAAATTTTTTCTAAGGGATGTATGAACAACCGTGCCCCACCCTTAACACTTTTTAACACTTTTTAACTGAGTAAGGGGATACCTAGAAAGGGGTACGTAGGGGGACCTCCCTACGTGTTCCACGTGAAACAGAATGTTAATTAATCTTAAAAGGTAGAGTGATTTTTCGTCACCCTACCATTGTTAATCTTCCTTAAAGATAGTTAAGCAATCTTTGTAAGCAAATCATATGCCTTCTGCACCTTCTTCAGTCCGCTGCCTTCCATAAGTGCCGAGAACTCACTTTCTTCGTTGCGCCACTTGCTTTCGTTGTGGAGCATTGTCGTTACTCCGTTGATGAGCCACAATTTTGTGCCACGGTCGAACTGCTGACCGATGCCATTTTCGATAGAATCACGCAAAGCCATAATCGAATTTTTGGTACGTGTAGCAATTTCCTCTACTGAATCCAACTTGCCGTCGGCTTGCTGATAGAGTTTAAATTGTGCTGGCTGCAACAAAAGTTGTGCCGTGAAGTCTTCTACATACTTGGAGTCGACCTTCTCTCCCTGCAAGCCTTTCATACGTTCGATGAACTTTGCTGAGAACTTAACTGACCGAGAGAACACCTCAAGGGCTTTCTTTCTATTCTCTTCGATTTCCCAGTCGAGTCGGGTATTGACGTGCTTGGTATGTTTAAATACTACCTTATTTGGGCATTCTCTGATGGCCATATTAAGTGTATTTTGGCAGATAACACGAACCGGGGTGAAGAATGCCATAACCGCACCGCTGCCGTCGTGCGAGTTAGTAAATACCACATAATTCTTGATACTATCCTGAGGAGAGAGGAAAGAATCTTCTCCCAGTCGTGCCGTAATGAAGATACGTTCGCCGTTGCCGAGACGACCTGCCGTTTCGATTTTAGGTGCAACGCCGCTGACCTTTTCGATAAAGTTGATGAACTCAAAAGCCTTGGTGTTCTGAACTACTCCGTACTCACTACCGACAACACCGAGAGTTTTGTCGTTTCTCTCATCCACCGTAGCGCAGTGGCTTGAAATAATATTATCCTTAGAGAGTTGCATTCCTACCAGTGGATTTCCGTGCAGTATTGCGTCATATGCTTGGTCATTAATACGGACAAGGTGCTGCTTTACCACGTTATAATCGAGATGAGAATCCTCAATTACTTCTTGAATAGTGATATCAGGACGGTCGGCGTAGCTATTGCCGAAGGTTGATCTCTGCCATACGACTGGCTTTGCCTCTGATGGTCTGATACTAACCATTGACTTATTGTCAACTGTTGTGTTGTTCTCTACTGCTACTACTGAAGGGTTATTCAAACTAATTTCCATAATTTTAACTTTTAAATGATTAAACTTATTATTTCCTTAACTCTGATGCAAAGGTACAACTTTTTTTTTGAAACTACCAAATAAAAATGAATTTATTTTTTGTATTTAACTTTTATTAAGGAAAGGGCTATTAAATGATAATAGCCGCTTTCTCTAAGGTTGTCGTATAGTTATCCGCAATATATTGCAGATTATTGACAATTATCTCTAATTCCTTAATGGCCTCATCCGTGCGTTGCATAAGGATATTTAGTCCCAGACGTCTTCCCGTGCCGTTGATACACTCATGTGTTTGCATTGGAGAGTTAAGTACACCCGACTTATTAACGCCGTCATGAAGGGATTTCATGTCCTTTGCCACGTCTTCAAGTTTCCATGAGAGTTTTCTCACGTATGCGAACACCGATTTAGAGTTATGTTTGGCGATATCATTTATTTCGTTGATAACTTCGTTGACTGCCTTTGCACTCATTGTGTAGCGCACGAATGGAGATTGAATCTCCTTGAGGTTAAGAATATCTTTACAGATAGTTCCCCACTGACGATATCCGTGCTTATAATAAGCAGAAAGGGAGGTCATTACCTTTGCACCACGGAGCATTATTTTAATATCCTTTGGCAGGATAGTAATTTCCGTCGGGTTCTTCTTATTGCGACGGGTTGCCTTCTTCTTGCCGTTGGCTTTCTTCTTCTCGGCGAGCATTTTCTTATACTCGGTGATAGTCATAACCTGACCGTTGACCTCAATAGTCTGAGCCTTCTCAAAACTTGAAATTGTAGCGTATTTTGTTGCCATATTACCTTATTATATTATTAAAGGGTTAAACTTACTTTGTTTCTTAAATCTGTTGCAAAGGTACAACTTTTTTTTTGAAACTACCAAATAAAAATGAATTTATTTTTAGTGGTTTAAGAAAAATTAATCTATCTGTTAAACTTCATTAACTCATTAAAAATAGATTAGAATTTATTTGGTTATTTACCGGATTTTTTGTACCTTTGCATTAGAAAATAAGAGATAATGGTAAGGGTGAAACCTTAGAGTATAGTCTCCTTGGGGAGCATTTTTATTTAGTTAATTTATGTTTAAATTTTATAATAAACGCAATTACCTTCCACCTATCGCAGGCAGAAGGTAACAATAAACTAAATATCTAACAAACGACCAAAAATTCTTATTTAAGCCGCTTTTTCGCCGTCTGGCGGCACTATCCCCTGCTTGTATGGATAACCGCCCGTGTACTTTGTTACAGCGTCCATAACGGCTTTAAAATACTTTTCTATCTTATTGAAGAGGTCTTCAGCTGACTTGAAACCCTGCTTGCGGAATTTCTTAACACCATAGTCTTCAGCAGCGATATTCATCATTCCACGCATGGCGTAATACTTCCATCGGCTATTTTCCTGCTTATCCTTTGGAGATAGATAAATACTTCCGTTGCCGTGTACCTGTACCTTCTTATTCTTGAAATCAATTTCAAAGCATAAGTAGATACTATTCAGGTTGATATTGTTCGGCCAATCCTCTTTCTTGAGAGCGTCCAGTGTGATAAACTGAAGGTGTGGGCAAAACTCTGTGAAATTGCCACGTACCTGCACCGCCGATGACTTCTCAGTAACTACCTTAAGGATATTATTAAATTCATCCTTAATTGTCTTGATATCGTTTTCTGTATTATTCATATCTTTATAACTTTTAAATGATTAAACTTATTATCTTATTTTGATAGTGCAAAGGTACAAAGAAATTCTGAAACCACCAAATTTTTAGTGTTAATTCTTTGTTAAAAAATCAATTAGTATTTTATATATTTTAACTAAAAAATGTTAGTTGTGAAGGAGAATATACTTTAAGGGTTTATCCTTACTTATTATTTTATAGAGTTCATTCTCTTTCTTTTTCTACTGCAAAGATACAAATAAAAAACGATACCACCAACATTTTTGAGTTAAAGGATGTTAATGGTATTGTTAATAAATGTTATCGGTCTATATGGATGCCGTTTCCGTAAATTGGCTTTTGATAGATATCATCGGTACTATCTGTTTCGATTTCCTGAGTGAAAACAATAGTATCTTCGTCTTCGTCTTCTGCCTCCACACGGAATAACAGAAAATACTTGCACATTTGCACCTCAAAGGTATCTTCGTTTACCTTTGCAGAATTGTCTTCTGCATACTTCAAAAACTCTTTCTTGAGTCTTGCAAGTTGCTTAATAAAATCATTTTTCTTTTTCATAACCTTATAATATAACTTTTAATTGATTAATAACCTTTGTTCTTTATTTCTGATGCAAAGGTACAACAATTTTCTGATATTACCAAATAAAAATGAATTTATTTTTAGTGGTTTAAGATTCTTTAAGATTCTCCATATTCTTCGGTGAAATTATTTAAGACTTCAGTCTTGTATACGATTTTATTCTTAAAGAGTGTTTAAAAATTTGGTTATTTCATATTTTCTTTGTACCTTTGCAACGTCTTTCAGAGATATGGGAGGCATAACATTAATCAATTAAAAGTATGTAGTAATATGAATAAGTTTGGAATTAATAGAATATACGCTGCATTTGCGCTTTTCTGTTGCGCTGGTTGCTATTGTGTGGTAAATAGTAATCCATACCAAAATGGCTTGATTCTGGGGCTTGTATTTGCCCTTTGGCTGCTTTTGGTATGTATGGCGTTTGAAAAACCTAACGATGGAGAAAAGAAAGTTATTAACAAACTTTCACATTTGGTTTAACTTTCTTTAACTAAAATTATTTGGTAGATTGAAAATTTCTTTGTACCTTTGCAGTGTCAAATTAAGATAAGGACAAATTATTAATCAATTAAAAATTATAAGATTATGAGAAATAAGGAAGTTATTAGCAAGTTTGTAAACTTTGCAGAATCAGCAGCTACAGCAAATGTACGCTCAACAGGTAACAAGTTGTTCAATTACGAGACTTGTATCGCTCAACGTCACGAAGGTAAGATTATCGTGAATGTTACACGTTATTCCGTAACCACATCAAAGATGCAGAATTATCTCCGTCGTGAGTTGTCAGGCTATGACGTGACTGATGTTACGGGTGTTCCAAGAGGAACGTGTAACTTAGTCCCTTACATTAAGTAAAAGGCTTATGTCTATGAATGTAGAGGTTAAGGTACAGACAACGGAGGGTAAGTATCTCTTGAATGAGATACACCCTTCTCTCAAGGATGGTGATGTTATTAAGGCTATCCGTGTGAATCAGAAAACGGGTTGTGTCGACTTCAAATGGCACGGCGTGGATGCTTGTCTGTGGATGGGTGTCAACTGTGTCGAGACGAAGAAACGCAAAGTATTGAACAAATAAATTACTTGTGTGTGTATATGGCTTTAAGATATGCAAATGAGGTTATCCTGATGGACGATAAGAAAGTCCGTCAGGTGACCATTAAAAAGGCTGAAAAGGCTTATAATGAGGGTAAGAATGTATGGTTGCACTCATGTAATATGAGATTGAATAATCATTGGCAGCATCCATGCAGAATCAGCAAGAAACAAACCGAGGATAATGCCTTCACTTGTGGCAGTACGTTTAAACAAGTAGTAAATGATTTTAAATACTACAATTGTGACAACGAGCGTGGTAAATACCCTATTTTCTTCATCGAGGTTGAATAATAGGTATATATGTACTCAAATGAGTAACAGATATTAACGAAAGCATTGGTAAGTGTTAAATTCGTGTTAAACAGATAAAAACATTTGGTAATATGAAATAAAATGCTTACCTTTGCAATCGCAATTAAGAAATAAAGAATTAAATAATCAATTAAAAAGTAAAGTTATGTACACTATTGATAAAGAATATCTCAAGGCGTTAAAGAAACGCATTAATGGTGAACGTGAAACTCTTATTAATGAATCTTGCAATAATGATAACGAGGAGACTCTTGAAAAGAATGATGCTCGTATCGTATGTCTTGAACGTATTGCGAGAAACGTTCAGAATGTCCTTAGTGGTATGGTTCTGTTGGAAATTACAGAAAATGTTGAGGATGATTGTCAGGAGTAGGTAGGCAATATTTTTAATATGGTAGTAAAATAGCCCCGACCACAATAACTTGAAAAAGAACAAAAGCGCCTGAATAGTTCAAGATGTGGCGCCGTAGAATAGACGAGAACATTTTTAAGTTAGCTTGTATAAAAGCAAGTGTGGTCGAGAAATTTTCTAATATGTACTCAAATGAGTATGATGTTCTTAATTAAACATTATTAACACAAAAAGTTTGGTACTTTCAAAAAATATTTGTAACTTTGCACTCATAAAAACAGAAGTAAGAAGAACGGCTATGACAAGTAGTTTAAGTGGTAAAAACACTATCGTACCTTTTCATATTCGTCTATCGGTTAGGACAGGTGTGTTAATCCGTAACTCGGTTCGACTCCGAGATATGTTTAGATATGATGTAAGGCATCTCGAAAATGTCCTTGTTATCTCCGTTCTTCACGACTTCTATTTTGTTTAAGGCAATAACAAATAGATTAATTAAAAGTTATATATTATGACGATTATCTCAACGAATTTCGGTTCTTTTAAAATCACGTATGATGAACAGGAACCTAATAGGGTTATGGTTATCAATCCGTCGACCAATAAAGCATTAATGGTTATTACAGATACCCATTGGTGGGATAAAGATGGTATTACACGTTCCTTATATAAAAACAAGGCACGTATACTCAAACGTATGTCAGAATAGTTTATTCATAAAATATAAATTAAAATAGGTTCATAAAGATTAATGGGAGAGAAGTGTTGGCATTTACAAACACATGTGCTGCAATACATTTAACTACATAATTTACAAATCGTCGTCAACACATCCCTCTCTCCCTAAATTTTAACAGAGATTTAACATTTAAAATTTGGTTATTTCAGAAAAAAGTAGTACCTTTGCAGTGTGATTAAGAAAAACATCACATAATGTACTCAAATGAGTATGCTATTGGAATATACTATTTGAATTATTAATCAATTAAAATTATATATAATATGAAGAATTCAAAAAGCGCAACAAAACGAATGAAAAGACGTGTTAAGGGAGTATTGAATGCTTGTAAAGCAATCCTTAACAATTCCGCCAACAATGGTTGTGTAATCAACACAATCGACAAGAAGTTAGCTGCGTTGAATAGTTAAAAGTGAGGAGAGGAATAAACTCTACGATGAAAAAAATGGGAGAGCGAACATCGTAGCAAACCAAGAGTTTCAGTACTTGTTTCAAGGTACTTTTAAGAGGTTTGCTTTTTATTAGGACCCTTAGCTCAGTTGGTTAGCAGCAACGGCCTCATAAGCCGTAGGTCGTAGGTTCAAGCCCTACAGGGTCCACATTGAAATTGCGGATTGAAAAATTGTACTATTATGGAATCCGTGATAAGTCTATTCTCGAATGAATATGATATAAATACGAACTGATAACTTTTAATTGATTATAGAGGAGTATGGTCTGTGAAGATAATACTCCTCGTTTTTTGTATACATATTTATCATTTTTCTTTATAAATGTGGAGTTTCATAATGAAAACAATTTACATTTATCAATGAATTAATATTTACATTCATTTAGGCATCAAGTCCCCAAGCATCTTTACCTTGCCTTGCATTATCAATCGCATTTTGTCTTATGCTATCGTCTTTCCAACCACCTTGTTTTGTTCTGAAATATGGGTTTGTTCTTAACTCCTTTGCTGCCCTACCTTTTGGAGTCATTGCGTTGTATTGGTCGACACCGATACGTGATTTACGTCTTTTCTCTGTTTTGTCGTAATAATCTTTCCAACCACCTTCACGTCCTGAATGTTCAAACTCAGCGTTTCGGTCAACATATACCAAGTAATGATTTCTATCGTTCAATTGGAGATATGAAACTTTATCGCCTTTATCAAGGTTATATCCGTTTTCTTCTGCCCATATATCAAGTCCATTATTGGTGATATATTTGCCGTGGTCTTGATTATGTCCTCTCAGAATTTGATGAAGTTCATCATATGTCAGCACACCGATAATATCATCATCTGTGAGGTTATGTAAATCGCTTGATACGTAATGGTCTAATTTCCCACCATATTGCTGAAATATATCATATAGCTTTTGAGAGTTAAGTCCTTGTGCCTCCTTCAGTATTCTACCAAGGCTTTCACGGATGATATTTTCAATCAGTCTTTTATTGAGCGTTATTTGCATTTTCGATTTAAATTTCAATTCAGTTTATGAAGATAAACATCAACGGGATGAAGAATATTTCAGTCGACACAAGAAAAAGAAAACAAAAAATTCCGTATACTGGACCAATATAATTTTTAAATTTTAATATTATCATAAATATAAATTAAAAAATATCTAGTATACTGGTCCATAAAATTCATGTATACTAGAATATTAAAAAATAAATATAAATTAAAAAATATCTAGTATACTGGTCCATAAAATTCATGTATACTAGAATATTAAAAAATAAATATAAATTAAAAAATAAATAATAATATTATAAAATATCTAGTATACCAGATGCGTGCGTGCGCACGTACACGTATACACGTAAGTGAGAGTTTAAATTTGCCGTTAGGCATAATATTCAAATCTGTTTTCTTTCTAAGTGGAAAGAAAACTTAAAAGTAGATTAAAAATTAAAAAACATGGTCCTTGGACCACAAAATTCTCAATAGAAGATAAACTTGAGATAAGATTAAAAATCAATTCATTCTTCATGTTGGTCCTCGGTCCTTGAAATTCTTCAAACTAAAAATAGATTAATCTAAACGGACCTTTGGACCAAAATAAAAAATTTCAATTCAACATGGACAAACATAATCTCTTCATTCCACGAACATGACAAGGAGCCTCAGCATGAAAAATGAATTAATTTAAACTATGCAATCTCAGGAGGACAAACTTATTCATCGCATGCAATATTCCAGTCTTTCAGTATCCTAATAGTTCTCAGGATTCGTTCCAGAGCCATTCCTGTTGATGTACGAGCGACGATCGACCTCTCAATGGTATAATTGTCCACCCGAGCAGAGATAGTGGCTTGTAGAGCATACTATGGACGTATTTCAGCATGTAGGCAAATTTCTTCAATTGGAGCCGAATGTTAAAATTATATAATCTTAAGAATCTTTCAATGAGATTTAACACGAAACATTTGGTAGTCTCAGGGATATTCTGTATCTTTGCACCATCAATCCGAGGAGGCATATTCTTCAAGGACTGGCAAGACAAGTTTAATCAATTAAAAGTTAAGACGGACATGACAATAGCAAAATTCAAATCAGATGAGACAAGGAACAACACCGAGTATATTCTTGAGTGTATTAAAGCAGCCTTGCGCAATTATCCATACGATACCGAATATCAGGTGGATATTACCATCACAACGGATTACGGATATTATTTCCATACCACGCTTGAATTTTATCGTTGGGATAAGACTTTCTTCGACGGGAATGTTTTCGTATGTGAGGAGTATATCAAAATCCACACAATTCCACAATATCAGGCATCGGTCAGAGGTAAAATCATCAACGCAACACATCAATTTCGCAAGAGTGATATTGAACGTCACATTTCAGACTGGTTGAATTGATAACGTATCAAAGAATTCGATATTTGCGTTCTGGTATCGTTAAATTAAGGCATTTCTCCCTCAGGAGGTATAATTTATCCACCTGAGTGGAGAAAACGGATAAAACAGCAATACCATCATATAAATCAAAAAAAAATACAATGGCAGAATTAAGAGAATTACAAAAAGATTTCGTCGGCGTAGGTGAAGTAAAGGGATTTAAATTCCATCAGACACTTGCGACCGAAAAAGGATATATTTACGAAGTGGAAACCTAACCTTCATCGCCACATCATTTCGAAGTATTCAAGAGGAAATTGACGTATGGTGTAAGGATGAATGATAAGACAGGTAAACTTGAGGAAGATACAAGTAGAATGGTAGTATCATATCCTAAATCAACCTGTTTCGGTTTATGGGCGTGGTCTTGCGCAAATGAGGAACATGCCTTGAAAACGTACTATCAAAGGGTAGAAAAATCTATTGATAATGAAGAATTATTGGAGTTTTAACATCAATTAACACAAAAAGTTTGGTAGTCTCAGAAAATTGTTGTACCTTTGCAAACGTAATTAAGAAACAAGAAGTTTAATCAATTAAAAGTAATTAGAATTATGATGAATATTAAGTCAGTAGAGAATTTGTATAAGAAGTACAACGGCAAGACACTTGCAGACGACTTCTATGTAGTATCACGAGAGTACAATAACTTTCAGAATGCTTTCAACAGAATGGCAAAGGATATTGCAGCTAATATCAATGCTGAAGTGGTTAAAACTCTCAAGGGTCATTACGATGGTTCAATGTTCTTCAAACGTGGTGACAGATATGTATATGTACACTATGGCAATAGCGTAAATCGCACCCATATTGATTTCGGCAATAACACGTGGAGTAGTTTTATCTATTGTCGTACTGCTAAAAGTGATAGCGACTATACAGGCGGCACAAATAATTTTGTTTCGCTAAATGAATTGGCAGACAAGATTGATAAGTTGCTCGGTTAAACGATAGTAACAAAGGCCGATTAGCTTAAAGGCATAGAGCAGAAATTTCCTAAATTTCAGGTTGGGGGTTGGAATCCCCCATCGGCCACTCTTCAATCTTACCATAATTTTTACAAAGTATTAAAGAAAAATTTTTACAAAGTATTAAAGAAAAATTTTTACGTATTGCTATTATACTTTCGGTGAAAGGGAGTGAATGTTTGCAAAATAACATCACTTCCTTTTTTATTTATTAACATTCTCTTAACTTTCATTAACTCAATAATTTTGGTAGTTTACCAGATTTTTCGTATCTTTGCATTGTAATTAGAAAGGAACAGATTACAAGGGCAAGGGTGAAACTTTGGAGTATAGTAGACAACACGGCTTTAGCATTTTTGTTAATTTTATATAATTTTATTATAAAAGGAATTAACATTAATTTTAATGAATTTTAACATTAAAAATTTGGTAGTATCAATTTATTTTTGTACCTTTGCACTTGTAAATAAGAAACAAAGTAATATTAATCAATTAAAGTTATATAATATGGAAAAGAGAAATATCGTTAATTCAATTATTATTGATAATAATCGTATCGACCTCACTCCTTACTTTGGAAAGTTGGATGAGGATTCGCACGTAATCAGTTGGAAGGCACTTGGTTATATGGCAAAGCCAGTTAAGGGTAGCCTTATCATAGGTGAGGAATACAAGAAGTATTCGGTATTGCCAAAGGGCAAGAAATACGCTGCACGTTTCCCTAAGTTTCCGTTGTATACCAATGAAGAGGGATTGCAGTTCGTTTCACTTATCCTAAGCAGGAGCAATTTTGCTAAGGCGGGTAAAGTTTTATTCGTACTTTATCGTAAGGTAGAAAAAGAATATAAACTTTGCGGTGTAGTAACCGAGGAATTTTAATAAGATTGTAAGAATTCATATTTTGAAGGCATTATCCATAAATGCGATCACCCTTGTCCATTATTCAGTCATCGCCCTATGCTGAGTAAGGATGAGGGTTTTTTAATATCCATATTTTAATTCTTAATGGAAGTTAAATACAAGTTAAAGAATGTAAATCCTTTGGTAATCTGGGATTTTCTTTGTACCTTTGCATCAGAAATAAGAAAATAAGAAGTTTAATCAATTAAAATCAATTAGAAGTTATGGCAACGATAAATGACTTACAGATTATCAATGGTGGTAAATGGCAAGGCAATTATGCTTGGCTATTCAACGACAAGAAATACAATACCGATACTATCTGTATTAATGGTGAATGGGTTCGTGGCTTGAAGATATGTGACCCTAATTACCCAGTAATCGTATTATCCACCAATAATGTAAATGAACGTTATCTGAGACGTTTCTTGCCTACATTAAAGGGTGCAAAGAGAGTATACCATAAAGAGTATACTGATTACGATACAGACCCATATGGCAATAAAGTTGCCCGTGGCACAATAAGTTACGATATTTGGGATTTGAGAAGTCTCTTCAACGTGACTGAGGATATAAGTAAATTCCTTGACTATGAGGATAATGAGAGACTGAAAAGCCTCAGCAAGTAAAAATCAATTAATATTTAATAGCAATATGGAAAATCAGTTTTATTTTGTTTATGCGATTCTCCTTAACGGAGATAGCACTGAAAAACTCGTTACAGACGAGGAGCACCTTGATACGTGTATTAATACCGCTAAATCGAAGTTTAATACTTCAAAGGTGCATTATAACAAGGCAGTAATGTGCTATGATGGTTATTTGGTTCAAAGTGAGTATATGGGTACAAAGTAATTAATTGTTTGACGTATGGAAGTGAAATGTAACAAAGAACTCAGTGAGGAGGAAAAGGGAAGATTAATTCCCGCCTCCTTTGATGATAAGGATTTGCTTACCGATTTCGATTATATTACTGGTGGTGAGTATGTTGAAATTAAATCCCCTAATGATTCAAGAACATATCGAATGTTATTCTTTGATAATTACGGCTACGGATGGTTATTGACTTATTCACTGAATGGTAATAATTTCGGCTTGAAATGTGTATCAGACGGAGGTACGGCAGGTTTCGGTGAAGTTTGGGAAGATATGTTGGAAAGGGTAAACACTGAATATAGTGAGGACAATCCACTTATCCAAGAAACGATAATAGACAAGGCTACCAAAAGTATTAGCGTACATTATTATCATATTGACGAATAAAATCAGATAAACGTAAGGAGTATATCAAAATCCAAACAAATAAAGGATAGAGATATACTCCTTTTTATTTATTAACACTCTATTAACACTCATTAACTTAAATAATTTGGTATTTCACCGGAATTTTCGTACCTTTGCAATAGAAATAAAGAAAGAGATATTTCAAAGGTATGGATGAAACCATAAAGTATTATCTCCTTCACGTATAATAAAAATCTGTTAATTACTATTAAAAATAGATTGATTTTTAGATAGAATTTTACAAAAGTTAATTAAATGTTAAAGTGGGAAAAACATTTGGTAGTTTCAGAAAATTGTTATACCTTTGCAGTATCAAAATAAAGATAGAAATATTAATCAATTAAAAGTAATAAGCATTATGACAAAGCAGAATAAAGATAATAAGAAAACGATTTATGTCGTTGCAGGTGAAGGACGTGCCGATGGTATTACTTACTATTGGCATAAAGGAAAGAAATTTTATTGGAACGTATGGAATAATGGAATTGAAATTTATAAGAGTAAGCAGGGTGCTCTTCGTAACGCAAAGAAGGCAAAGGCGATGTACAAAGATTCAATAAGTGAGACTTATGTTCTCCAAGGTGAAGAAGGTATGTCACTTGCAGATTTCACCAAGGTAGAAACTAAAAACGAGGAAAAAACACTCGATTAAGTTTCTTTAACGTGAAAAATTTGGTAGGGATGAAAAAATTCCCTACCTTTGCAAACAGAAATTTAATTGAACCGAATGGAATTGAAATTTGCATTCAGAAAAGAAAATATTAATTAAAAGTTATTAGATATGGAAACTCAAAGATTAATGGTTCCAAAATGGACACATCAAGTAAAAGTCTTCAATGACGCAATAAAATCGTTGGAGGCAATTAAGGTAATCGCCGACAAGTTTGACGGCAAGGTTATCAATAAGCGTTTTATTACGAAATTGAATGAAATTTCAGACGGCAATATTATTATCTTCTCGCTTGAAGAAAAAGGCTATGATAAAATCGCTGGGATAAATGAAAAGGTTGTATCATTATATCTTACCGATAGATGTTTCAAGAATGATAGTGGCTCATGGTCGTATATTGATGAGGATAGCTTTAGTATACTTGAAACAAATAATAAGGATTTCTATATCAATAAGGACGGCAGATTGGTGAAGGAGTATTTTATTCAGGGTATTGATAAGACGATTGAGATTTTCAAGTCAAAGATTGCCAAGTATCAGGATTGTATTGACCATTTTGACGAGTATATGGCAGAGGTTAAGAAGATAAATGCGAAAATTGATGAATTGAGAAATAAGATACATTTTCCGATGTCTATCTTAACTTATTCTATCCGATTGCCGTTCTTGTATTAAGTAGACTTAAATAGTAGACTCATAAAAAATAGTACACTCTCATAATTTTTTACTAAATACATTAATTATATATATTTTAGTGTATCCTGTTCGTGAGAATGGGATGCACTTTTTTTACTATTCATATATGTTTTAACATCAATTAACTTAAAATATTTGGTTAATTCAATTTATTTCTGTACCTTTGCATCAGAAATAAAGAATAAGAAGTTTAATCAATTAAAAGTAAATTAAGAGTTATGAGTTATACAATTTATTATGATGTGATGAGTGTTAAGTTATCAAAGGGTAATAAATATATCCCTATGGTACTTTCGGGTGACAATAACGTCCGTCGCTATGATGGTAGTCGTGCCCGTTCGTGGAATAATATATCAGACAGGAAAGGCAAGGTATTTTTCACTCCTGATGAGTTAATGGAGGAGACAAAGCATATTATTGATACTAATGAATATCTTTCAGATAATCGTATCAGTGGCAACGGAAATATAACCCCGAGAAAACTCATCAACCTTTCAAAAAAGTGTATTCAGAATGCCATATCTTTCACTCAAGCAGTGAATTTATCTATTGCCGTCTATTGGTATGATAAAAGATATGATTTTACTCCTCAGAAATTTGTTCCTAAGACCGAGGATGAATTGATAGATTTTGTCAACGCTGACGAGAATAAAGGTAAAACACTCTTTATCGGTTTTCAGAAGGAGAGTGATGCAACGGATTTAAGTGAAATGATGAATACTTTCAGAAAAGCGTTTCGCAAGAAATCTAACGGCGTGAAATGTTTGCACTGCTATCTTTGGCCTAATGGTAACAGATATCATGAGAAAATCCACAAATACGTTGGCAAAGGCAAAGATGGAGAGCCTGTACTGGTAGATTCATATGATAAGGCATTCAAATTCGAGGATATAACTAAGACGTTAATGCGTTCATCATTCCATTATCTTAAATATTATAAAGGTGAGAGTGATATTTTCAGTGTAAGACAAGTAGAGTTATAAATAAACGTAAGGTAACATATAATGAAGTAAAATCCACATTAACCCAAATTATATGTTACCTTATGAAATTAAAAGAATAAATCGTTTCTAAGACGTTTAATTTCATTCTATGATAAATTATAAGGATAAACAGAAAATAACGGCTTATATCGAATATATTAAAGCCTATGAAGATGCAGATTATATCGGTTACTTTCTCAATTTGACAGAGGAAGAAAAACTGAAGGAAATCAATAATGAAGATTGAGTTAATCTATTTTTAACATTTCGTTTAACTTTTATTAACTCAATATATTTGGTAATATGGAATTTTATTCGTACCTTTGCAATAGAAATAAGGAATGAACCTTATAATAAAAATAAGAGGTATGGGTAAAGCCATAAAGTATATTTTCCTTCACATTCAATACTTTTTAGTTAAAAAGTTTAAATAATATCAAAGAAAACTTAAAATGTGATTGTAGTTTTATCAGGAGATTTCAATTACAATTAATTCAAATTATCTCCTGCAAGACTTTCAAATTGTGATTTTTGCAGGAGACTTCAGTATCAAATTGTAAATTACGATAAATAAATTAATCGTATTAAGATTCTTTAACAAAGAATTAACACTTAAAATTTGGATAAATCAATTTTTATTTGTATCTTTGCATCATCAAATTAAAAGTTATAATAATATGGCATTATTCGTTTCAGTAAAACCAAAGAGTGTAAAGGTAAGCTATAATAGCTACTTTGACAATAACGGCACTCATTATAATCAAATGGTCTCAGTCGTATTGACTGATGAACAATTGGAAGTGTTTAATAGTATGGTAAATGATACTCAACTTTCAAAGGGTGTGAGTGAGTATACCAAAATGCACCTCAGAAGTATTAAGTTCGGTGACAATTACACCAATTTGACAACGTTTGACTATTTCAGACGTTTCTTTGAACCATTAAAGAGTAATAGCCGAATTAAGGCTAACCGAAATACATTACTCCGTATTAAGAAAGGATAAAAGATTTCGTTATGACGGCAAAGGATTTCAATGACCGAGGACAGGCTAACGTTTCATTCAGTGAATTCAACGATTATATGAATGAACGTAAGGAGCAAGGTGATTACACTAAGGAAAAAGACGGAATAACATATTATTACAATAATGGCGGCTGCCTTATTGGAAAGTATGATAATAATGAAAACTATGGCGTAACATATTAATCTAAATGATATAACAAAAATCAATTCATTTAATCTGATATAAAATATGAAACAACCTTTAAGAATCGGTGATGTAATCGAAGTCAAGGCAAAGGATAGACGTTATTCGTCAACCGATTATAAAATCAAAATTACCGAAATCACTTCACGTATGGCAAAGGGACGGGAAATCGAAAAAGACGGAACATTATCCCTTTTCGGTATGAATCATCGCTTTAATCTCAATTATGATGATAAGGATAATATCGCCCATATCTATGGGCATGATGATGTCTTTAATTGTTGGAATAGAAAGGTAATACCAGTGTCAACGGAAAAATACACATATAAAACAATATGGTAAAATCCATTTTCTTCTTGATTTAAATATATGCAAGGAGTATGCCCACAAAGTAAAATAAGGGTATACTCCTTTTTCATTTATTAACTTTTGATTAACATTTATTAATTTAATTAATTTGGTAATCTCATTAAAAAGTTGTACCTTTGCAAACGTAAATAGGAAATAAATAATAATAGATTAATTTAAATAATAAGAATATGGAATTAAGTAATAATCAAGTTATCCAATTAAGAAATGGCAAGTGCGGTGTTGTTGCGAGTTTCAATGACAAACCATTTCAGCTTGTCTTTGATAGTTTCACCACACCTATCGGCAGATATAATGCCGAGTTGAAAAATAAGAATACCAATTACGATATTGTTAAGGTATTCGACGGCTCAAAGGTAGAAAACGTGTTGGACGTATTTAAGAAAAAGTTCAGTACCGATGACCTTACACTCGTATGGGAAAGTAAGGAGTAATAAAAATCAATTCATTTCTAAAATTAATATATGACAGAAATAGAGATAATTAAATATCCACCGACAGGACAGGATATTGAAAACGTAAACAAGATAAGGAGTTTCCTGAATGAAGAGGATATTCCTTATCTTGAAGACACTGAAGTATTCGGATTGTTTCATTTGAATGATAAGACAACCCAAGTAAGATACGTTGATTCTTATTTTCATAAGATGGATAATTCCAAACGTTTAGGTGAGAATTGCAAGGGTATACCACATGATTATTTTATCAATATATCCCACAATAATCATGATAATGGAATAAGAACCATTTGGGTATTTGACTTTGAAATGGCGCAGGTCAACACTCCTTATGAATATGAGGGAAAGGTTATCACGGGTTTTCACAGACAATGGGAAGTTATCAAAAATACTATTAGAACAGCTTGTGGCAAGATACATTATCGTTTTTTTGCAAGAGATTGTGAAGTAAGGGAAATCCCTAATAGTGAATTGAGACCTTTCTTAAATACTAATTGTTTTTATGGGTATCGTTCAGCAAATAAGAATTTGGGACTTTATCTTAAAAAAGATAAGAATGGATTTAAAAAAGGTACGTTGCTTTTCTGCTACACTTTCGGTATGAATTTCTATGGCAATAAGAAACATCAGGATAAACCAAAGGTAGAAGTTATCAGAGCGTCAACCCGTTTGGAATGTCAAGTAATCGGCGGTATCAGCAAGTGTATTAAATATTTTTGCGAGAATTATCCTACACTGACAATAGGTGAGGATAAGAAAGAAGTGGAAGTGGATGATATTGTCTTTTACGTTGACGCATCACATAATGATAGTAGGGGTATGACCAACTCCAATAGTTCGTTTAAATTTGTTTCATGGCAAGGTACCGGCTTTATTAACATGTTTACCGAGGACACTGACCAAGACGGATTGAAAGGTAAGAAAGGCGAAGTGTTCATGCGTAGACCTATGTTCCATAAACAGATAATGAAAGCAATAGGAGAGGGAAAAATCGTCTCTATCGCAAATGCAGGCACTATAGTGTTTGAAATGTCAAGAAAGGAATTTATGAAAGAAAATTCTAACTCTTAACTTTCATTAACTTAAATAATTTGGTAGTATCAGATAAATTGATTACCTTTGCATCAGAAATAAGATATAAGGGTAATCAATTTTTATTTTGCCTTGTAAATCTTATATAAGAGGTATGAGTGACATCATAAAGTATAATCTCCATCGGGATTAATAATTTTTTGTTAAAATTATATAACTTTAAATGAATTAATTTAAAATATAACCGGAATGTTTATCAATGTTAAACCCGAGTTAAAGAATGTAAATCCTTTGGTTATCCCGATTATTTGTTGTACCTTTGCATCGTCAATCAGAAAGAACGACAAAACAGAGATAGATAAATTAAAATATTAATCAATTAAAAGTAATAGACAATATGAGTAACAATAACATTTATTCAGACGAAATCATTAAGAGACAAGCCGCTATCCTCTTGGAAATGGAAGAGGGTGTGGGTATACACGGATTCATTTGCGATGAGGACAAATATACCGAATTCCGTAATGGTCTTACTGAGATATTGAGAAAAAAGGGTTATATACGTCCGTCTTATAAGGTATCATCAATGTGGTTTAGCGATGGTAAATTATGCAATTTTGATATACAGAAAATCAATAACGCATATTTTGACATATCTTCATATGACGGCTATTATAACGAGGTTACTACTACAAGTGGCAATTATCGTGTACTGCCAAAGAACTGCCGTCAGGTAAACGAGGAGACACTTTCACTTATCCTTGATGAGTGTGAAAAGTTAATCAATCGTCTCAAGCAGATGAAAGAAGACGCAAAGAAATCACCTGAAATAAGTGAATTGATGGAAACATTACTTTCATACGCACAGAAACACGTTGATAAGGACATGTATACAGTGAAATGGGAGAAAGGCAAACTCAATATGGAAAATAGTAATACAGAGCCATATAATTGCCTTGTGGTACGTTATAAGGAGAATAATGAGTATCATTCATCAATCGTATTCTCAAAGAACGAAATCGGAGAATATTATGCCACTCAACGTACCCCGCTTTGCGGACAAGGAACAATTAATTTCACACTTGACACTGCGGAGGAACAAATAAAGAAAATAATCAATTTTTAACATATTGATTAACCTTTATTAACTCAATAAATTTGGCTATCCCGATATTTCTTTGTACCTTTGCAACAGAAATCAAGGGATAGTCCCAAGATAAAATAAGAAACAATAAATCAATTAAAAGATATGAAAATGACTGATATTAAAAGTGATAAGTTCATAGAAGACCTTCTCACTGCAATTATAGACTTATTCAAGGACAATCCTGATATTAAGGAGGTTACTTGCAATAAGGGTGATGATGAAACAATACCAAGAACGTTTTTCATCAAAGGTGATAAGCTATTCTGCAAATGCAAGGTGGCAGATATGGATTTTGAACACGAAGTAACACCTGATTCATTCCACCGATATGATTACCTGCACTATGCAAAGGTAATATATGCAGAAATAGAGGATATGAAATCATATCAATATAGTGATAAGGACGGATATTTGCTTGACCGCAACGGAAACAGACTTTATCAAACATACAATTAATGAATTAATCAATTCATCTAAAGTATGTAATAACAATATTAATAAGATTAATTAATTTTTAAAAGACAATACGATTATGGCTGCTACAACAAGTAACATTAACAACAATGAGAATGAGACAAAGGTAAAGAAGGTTTCTGCAATCGAGACCGCTATCCGTAATACCGCCAAGAATAAACTCGCCGGTAAATACAATCTTGCACAATACAAGGAAGGTGCGAAGAGATACCAAGAAAAGGTCAACGCTATGCTCCATAAAGCAATATGTGAGCAGATAGTGGATTTCAAGGACAAACACCCTGATATTCCGTTCTATTTCATTCTCTCAGTAGGTATCGCCAAAGGGGCATACAAGATGAGTGAATTCAATAAGGGCTACAAGAAGTTTAAACCCGAAGAGGTTGAACAGGTTGCACTCTACGGACAGGCTTACAACGCTTATAACGGCATTAAGTCCAAAAAACTTTCTGATGTGACTATACGTCTGATGATGCGCTATTACGAGAAAGTAAGCACCGATATGGACACTTTCACCAATGACCTTAATAAGTCACAGGTGTTAGGCAAAATCGCAGTCAAAAGAGGTGATTACGGACAACTCTGCAAAAACCTTAATATCCCATTCGATATTAAACCGAAAGAGGATGTTAACGACAATGAGGTAGAACCAACTACAACAACGGAAAATACTCCGAATAACGCTCCACAAGTCACTGAAACAACCGAGGTGGGCAATGATACTACCGACAACGTGGAAGAGCCACACGCAGCGTAATAAACGCTAAATAAAGCATACAATGGGATATGTAAGTGTAACGAAATAATAAAGTTATATCTTATCTATCCCATTTTTTCTTTCCCTATTCATAATAATAAATTGTCAAATTAAGAAATATTTTTACATATTAATATAAATCCTATACTATCTGAAATGTTCTATTTGGGAACAAAAATAGGATAATTCAGGAAAATCGCTATAGAGAAATTTTAAAATGATGTTCTAAAACGGAACAAAGGGATATAAAACTAATGTATTGAAATATGTTTACAACAAGAATAAATCATTCACTTATTAACGTTTTTTAAATGAATAAATTTGGTAATTAGGAATTAATGTAGTATCTTTGCATCATCATAAGGAAATGAATTGTTAGTCATAAGATGATTCTTGATGGTAATTGTACGTGAGTATAGTTACCATCTTTTTTATTTAACATTTCAATTAACTTTCATTAACTTAATAAATTTGGTAGTCTTAAAATAAATTCGTACCTTTGCAGTGTAAATAATGAAATAGATTATTTAAAGGTATGGGTAAAGCCATAAAGTATTGTCTCCAACCCGAGCATATTATTTTAGTTAAATAATATTAATATTTAAAAATAAAAATAAATCTATCCTTACTATGAATAAAATAATTCTCTTAACATCGTTTAACACAAATAATTTGGTAATATCAGAAAAATGTTGTACCTTTGCAAACGTCAATGAGAAGATATATTCAATATCCAAACAGAGACATATAAAACATAATAATAAAATAATTAATTTAAAAAACAATTAAAAGTTATGGCAATGGCAAATATTAACACAGAAATCAAGGAAACAACCCTTAAACTCATTAAGTTGGTCTCAAACGCAATCGTTGAGGATTTGAAAGACAATAGCGGCAGTGTGTTGGATGTTGACGATATTATAGACACAATGATTGAGGCTTACAACATGTGGCAAGAGGACACTCACGACGGAGTAGATTACATTTTCAATATCAATAATAAGGATGATGTAATATATTTGTTGCAAAACGACAAAAATATACAGGTAAGGGATATTTCTTCACTCTATATCAACCAGTACAATAATAATGGTACACCATACTTCCTATACGGTCAAAACTATGAAAGCCCAAAGGTATTTACGTCAATGAAACAACTCAAGACACAACTTATTGACAATACCGAATGGGCAATTACACACCTGTTCCTATTTGCAAACAATACCGATACATACCATAAAATTTTCAATATGTATATCGGCAATCTGTTCGGAGCATAAATAAAACAATAATACAAAAGGTAGAATGGGCAAAAACAAAGATATTTAACTATCTGTTTGCCTATACTACCTTTGATAACAACAATATATAATACAAAATAAAAATCAGATTATCATTATTATGAATAAAGTTATACTCACTGCACCAAACGGAAAAGTCTATATCACTAAGACTAAGTACGATATCAATGATAATTTCTCTTCTCTCGCTCCATCAATCAAGGATTCAAACAGATTCTTCAAGGAGAAAGACCTGAAATTCATCAAGGAAACACTAATGCCAAAAGGTAGAGTAACCGCAATAGACGGAATGCAGTTCATCGCTCAAGGCTCACGTATCTATACCATACCAATGGACGGAAGAACAACCGAAGCCAAGAAGCTAAGTTACTTCGCATGGGATAATGCCTATCAATTCATCAAGGATAATAAAGACACTCCCGATATACCGACACTAAATCCAAGAGGTATCACGGAATTAAAAGTAATATAATTCAATCCAATACAATCGAAAGAAATGAAAAATTCAGATACAACAACGACAATAAATTACCCGAAATATATCACGTTCAGTACTAAAATGGTCACTGAACGTGGTAGAAAACATTATGCCATTAAATGTTATAATAATCAGCAAATTAATGATATATTAAGCAATTTATGCACATATGACGGAATAAACTATATCCGTATTAATAACACGGGAAAATTCAAACAGAAGAAAAATAACATAACTATCTATGACGGAAATAGATACTATGAAAAAAAACTATTTCAAATTCTAATAGATAGATAATAATATTACTAATAATATATGTACTCAAACGAGTAACTAAATAGAAAAATAATATAATATCACATATATGAATAAATTACTATTCAAACGTTATCCATATCTTAATAGACTTATTAAGAAAATAACAAGTAATAATACACCCGATAATACCACTTTCGTATATTACAATACAATGCAGGTAAATATACAAAGCGGTACAAGTGATTACATGGACGTTACTATCAGAAACGTAAAGACAAATGATGAAATCGCATCTTTCACGTTTGATTACCTGACCATGGAAATTAATATACTATTCGCCGATACTAATGATATCGCAATGGATATAATGCACTCATTCAAGCAAGCGTACCCATATGGTAGAATTAATTTCAATTTCAATCTCAATAAATCCGATGATATATTCACCGAAGAAGACTATCAGGAAATCACTGCCAAAGGATTCAAATGTAATTTAATTAATCTATAATATAATAATACAACTATGCAGAAATATATACCAGTAAAAGAAATTAAAGATTATCTCAAAGATAAATCATACACCTCAATCCATAAAACAGGCTCTGTAAAGGGAATGAAACGTGACTTCGGATGGGATAAAGCACAAGAAATCGTCCGTAGCGGTCAATTCATATACGCAATATGGGGATAGACAAAATAGATAACACGTAAATGATGTTATGTACTCAAATGAGTATGTATGTATCTATGGGTTATTATATATGACACAATATAAAAGTAAGACAATCATTATAGGTATAGGATAAAATAAATCAAAATTATCTCATACCTTTTTCGTATACATAAAAATAAAATGATTTATAATGAAAGAAATATAAATCAACCGGAATATAATAGTAAGTAAAAATATCCGGATGAAAGTATTACCGGATAATAAATGCACCAGTAGATGAAAAATAAAAGTAAATTAATATTTTATAATAAATTAACAGTAGTTAAAGTTAATTTAAAATTTTTAAAAATTGTCAAGGAGATAGACAAGACACAGTTTTTTCTCTCCAATTTCATACTACCTACAATCTCATTTTTTATACTTTTTAATTCACTTTTCTCGTTCCTCATCATTCTTAAGGAATGGAAACTTATAATTAATCTATTTTTATTAACATTTTCCGATTATTTTACAGATAATTACCATTCAATTTACGTAACTCCTTAATTCTAAGTGATTTAGCTTTTATTATCGGTTGGGCGATGGAAAACTATGTGTAATTATATAGTTTTTTCATCTTAATATTCATTAAAATAGGTTAATAATTCAGTTTATTTTTCTTTTTAAAATTTATTTCCCAGTATTATAAAATAATTAAAAAATAAATAATATATTCCAGTATACTAGTATTATTTTATATTATATATTTTATAATATTCTAGTTTATTTTTTAATTTAAAATTATATTTTAATATTATCTGGTTTTTATATTTCTTTCTTTCAGATTATATTATCTTACCGTATTGTACTCAAATGAGTATGTATATACTTTTTAGTTTTCTTTAACGTATATAATTTGGTAATTTGGAATTTTCATCGTACCTTTGTAGCCTGAAAGATAATAGATTAATTTATTTTTAATATTATATCAATAGTTCGTTAATAATTCAATAATGTGCTAAGCAGCTATACGCTGTAA